AAATATAAGGGAGTACTTAATGAAAGCTAGAATAACCATACATAATTACAACGAAAAAATAAGCACATATCAAGGGGAATATAATAAGGATAATTCAACAAATATAATTACTATTATATTTTCTAGTTTAATACTAGAAGGTAATGACAAAGGAGATGAAGGAGTAAGGTTAACAGGTACAGACCACACACTTCAATTATATTGGAAGAATCCTTGGTCTTTACGCGGTAAGTGGAAATCTACAAATGGTGAATGGGAAAAGATTACTATATCTATGAAGGAAAAAAAGGAAAGGAGAATGATTGATTGGTGGGATGATGATCATTTTTCTGATGTGGTTGAGACTACATTAATAGCTTTTTTAGAAAAGATGACATGTAAAGAAGGGTACGATAAATTATTCAGAATAAAACCTAATCAATTCAACTTTTTGAAAAAGATTGGACCCTACTTTACTCCATTTATGAACTACTCTAAGAGTGACAACAGGAGATCTCCATTTCAGGACGAGGATGTAAGTGATAGATTTACAGAGGACCATGCTGCTATATTTCTTGCTGATTATGATAGGCCAACTGGGGTTATATCTGTATCTGTATCTGGCAATCAGGATAAGGGAGTAGAGGATTCAGCTGCTAAAAATATGACTGAAAAACTAGGGTTACAAGGATCTGCAGCTGATTACATAACATACAGGACGGCAAACACTTATATGTATTATTTAAAACCTGAACCTTCTCCACATAAGGATTTAGGTACAATACCTGAGTTATGGAATAACTGGTCTAGACCCTATGCTCTATACAAGCTTGCTTATAGAGACGAGGGTGGAATATTTGGTTATAAGATTCCACTTCGTATTGATTTTAGAAACAATTTAATAGGTCCTATTTTTCCAATGAGTTTTACAAAAGCTTTAAATGGAAAAAATAATGGTTTGTATGAACTTCCTGAAGACTTTCAAAACAAAACTATGACAAAGCTAACACATATAGAACTACAAAAATCATGCAGAATGGCGTCAATTATGCTAGACTGCGACGAAATGATTCGTGAGAAGGAAATGTGGAAAATAATAGCTTTGGAAGGGAAGAGTAAATGCACATTTTCAGTTGACTATGAGCAAATTAAATCTTTATTTTATGCTAGAGATGCTCCCGTGACACAGACAGGTCGTTTAAGATATATTAAACACTGGGTAAGAAGTCATCAAAGGAGGGTAGGGGAAGGAACTGACTTCACAAACATTCCTAAACATTTAAGGGGAGAGGAAAATATAACAATAGGAACTACTCGGTTTAAAATTATTCACCCATAAAGTATTTACGAAAAAAGGGGATTAGTCTACCTCTTTTTTTGTTCCAATTTTAATGATTGATACTATATATATTAAGTTATAAGACTAGGGATATTTATTTTTAACATTTAATTTAATTTAAATATATATGGAGGAAATATGATAAAGAACTCATTCATAGCTACAAAACAAAAACGAAAAGGTAAACTATCAATTGGTAACGAAGGTACACATACAATTAGAAAACATCAGGACTACATACTTACTAATTATTCTGACGAGAGATACTTTATAATGAACGAACCTCCGGGTTCAGGTAAGAGTACGACTATTAAGTTTGTAATGGCAAAGAGGTTACATAGGGACAATGAACACAAGTTAATAATATGCATACCACAAACGCTAATAATAAAATCCTTTAAAGATATCAATTTACGATATACTGATGGTGCTGAATTAGATTGGGCAATTGGCCATGATTTATGCAATGGAATAAACCTTGGAAGAAAGGTAAAATTTTTAGAGGATTTTCTAAAAGGAAAGAAATCTTCTAATGATAAAGAAATATCTGATAGAATTTTAATAACTACACATGCTAACATGTCGAGGATAATTCAACATTATGGTAAATTTATTGGGGAATTATTCAGTAACACTACATTGGTAATTGATGAAGCTCACCACATATTATTTCCTGAAACTGAAGAAAGTGATTCATGTAATATGATAGGTAAACTTATAAGGGAGTTAACTACATTTGACGATCCTACTACATCTATATGGCTTCCAACTGCTACATTTTTTAGAGGAGACCGGGGATTAATATTACCAGAAGAAGTTATTTCGAAATTTACTTATCATTTTTTACCATTAGACCGACACTGGGAAGAGAACATTAAACACATTAAGTCATTTGAATTTAATTTTGTTACATATACTGACATTTTTGATTCGGTAAAGGAGGTAATAACTAAATTTGGTAAAAAGAAGTATGTTATATATTGTCCTTACGTAGGTAATCTTTTGAATGGAATTGACAAATATATATTTAGGGACCGACTTATTTCCATAATAAGGGAGGTTTGGTCTGACTGCAATATAATGGACTTAATTACTACTAACAACAGGGACGAGAAAAAGAAAATAATTTTTGATAATAAAAAAGCAGGGAATATTGACATCATACTTGCTTTGAAAATTTTTGATGAAGGTTCTGACTGGTTATATGCTGAGCAGATATTGGATCTTGCACCATCTAACTCATTAAGGGTTTTAGGACAAAGACACGGGAGACTATGGAGGGATCTTCCTAAAAAGACTCATATAGGTTATAATGTTTTTTTACCATATATTTCAAAATATAATATCGAAGTGGATCGAAGATCACATCTTAGTAATAGCTATAATGCTTTTACAGCATCGTTACTTTTACGGGAAACTATTGAACCAATACCTTATATAAAGAGAGGTAGAGGTAATAAAAAAAATGGTACCAGGACTTATAATTGTTTTATTGAAGAAGTTTCAAATGAAGGAATAAGACAGGATATTATGGATAATATTATTATGGAATTAATATTTTTGAAAGAATCAAAAGGTGAACCTACATTAGACGATTCTAAAGAAACTATTAAAACTGTTTTAAATAATTTTAATATAAGGAAGGAGATGATTGATGATATTACTATACACATAGCTAAAATGTTAAGGAGGGATTCTATAATAACTGATTCTAAAGACCCAGGATATAAGAAGGGTTTGGATATATCCTTTATGTTGGAGGCAGGATTTGATAAGATATGGGAGAATAAAATATTTGATAAATTACTAGTTTTTGGAACTGACCAATTAGGAATTGAGACATTTAAAGAGTTTAGGGAAATATTTTCTAGAAGTTTAAGAATTATAAATGAAGATCATGTGAAAACTGCTGAGAAATTAGCAAAGGAAAATGGAGGTAAAATTCCCACTTTTAAATGGTTATCGGAAAACGGTTATATTGCTCTTGGAGGTTGTATTATGAGACTTCCTGAATTATTTGATCATTTAGAGCAAGAAAAATTAGTTCTAGCTTCTGAAGTACATATTGAAACTGCTGCTAAATTAGCTAAAAATAATAATGATAAGATTCCTAGTCATTCATGGTTAATAAAAAAAGGATATGGTGCATTTGCTCAATATCTTATAAATCACCCTGAGTTATTCACTAATTTAAAACAAGAAAATTTTTTTATATCTCGTGAAAAACATATCAAAACTGCTGAGAAATTAGCAAAGAAAAATGGAGGTAAAGTTCCCTCTTTTACATGGTTGGAAAACAATGGGTATATGCCTCTTTCCAGTTATTTTACGAAACATCGTAAGGTGTTCAGTCATTTAAAACAAGATAATTCTTTTGTAAAGAAGGAAGATTATGTAAAAACTGCTGAGAAATTAGCAAAGAAAAACGGAGGTAAAGTTCCTAATCCAACATGGTTGAAAAATAACGGGTATGGTAATCTTTACGGTTGTATGTATAGAAATCCTGAATCATTTAGTCATTTGAAAAAGGTCTCATTGAGAGCAACTCATAAAGATCATATAAAAACTGCTGAGAAATTAATAAAGGAAAACGGAGGTAAAATTCCTAGTAATACATGGTTAAATAAAAACGGATATAATGCATTTGCCCAATATTTTAACAACCATTCTGAATTATTTTAGTACCACCCTAATTAGGTTGGGAGATTGTTCTATAAACGAACAGTCTTCCAACCTTCTTTTTTGTTCCAATATTATAAAAGGAATCTATATATATTAAGTTATAAGACTAGGAATATTTGTTTTAAATAAATTTAAATAATTGGGGGAAAAATGGAAAAATTTGATATGAAGTTTATTAAGATTGCTGATGAGATTTTTAGTGAAGCTTGTAATAATATAAACGAGAAAGAAAGACCTTCTCTTTTCATATTGGTCAAAGATTTGAAAAACGGGGAAAGTGATGTAGACATTATTCCTGTATATGATCCTGCTAAAAGAAAAGAGGCAGGTAATTTTGTATCTATAATATCTTACAAAAATAAAAAGGATTTGATATTATTCATATGGGAAACTGAAAATACATTGTATATGTCGTACACCGAATCGGACGGAAAGAGTGCTCTAAAGTTTGGTACTAAATACAATAAACCAGAAGGAATATATGTAGGAGATTCAACCTGGGAATTCAATTCTCCATTTGAACAATATGTATCACCCTGGAATGAGGAAAATCGTTTATTTATCGAACAGTTGATAAAGGATAATCCTCCTCCAGATCCCATAGGAGATTCAGAAATTATGGAAATAGTTGGAGATGTATTAAAGAATTTAGCATCTAACCATTGTCAATGCGAAAAATGTAGAAGGGAAAGAGGAGAAATTTTAGAAAGTGGAGCATCAGTACATGGAAATTTTGACAATGTGCTTAACAAACTTGAGATTCCTAATGATAAAAACAAAATAAATTAAAATAGGAAACTGAAATATGCAAACTATTGAAGGTGACTAACTAATGAACAGGTCTACTAAACAATGGAATGATAGATTTAATAGAAGAAAGAGTAAAAATAATAATGATGAATATCTTACTAGAGAATATAAAAAAAGTATGGTGAGATATACTGGTAATATATTGGGTGGATTCAGGTCAGAATTTATAGAGATAATGGAAAAACATCCAGGCTTGAATGCTGAGAAACGTAAGGAGATTGAGGAAATTCTTGATGAAGCTATAAAGAATTCTAAGATAATTTTTACAAAAAATATACTGAAACAAAAAAAAATAAAATAAATTCTAATAAAGGGGAATTAAAATGGAAGAATTTAAAATGAAGTTTAAGGAGATTGCTGATGAAATTTTTAGTGAAGCTATTAATAACATAAATAAGGAATACAGACCTTCTTTGTTTATATTGGTCAAAAAAATGGAAAACGAGGAAGTTGATGTAAACGTTCTTCCAGTCCATGATCCTGCTATGAGGAAAGAGGCAGGTGATTTTGTATCTATAATATCTTACAAAGTTAAAACGGATTTGGTATTATTTATATCGGAAACTACACATACATTAGCTATGGTATACACTGAATCGGATGGAAAGAATGCTATAAAGATTGGTATGAAAGACATTACGCCGGGCGGGGAAACCTATATAGAAGATACACAATGGGCATTCAATGTTCCATTTGAACAATATGTATCTCCCTGGAATGAGGATAATCGTTTAGTTATTAAAAAAATAATAGATGATAATCCTCCACTACCTATAGAAGATTCAAAAATTGTAGAAATGGTTGGAGATTTATTAAAGAATATAGTACCTAAAAGTTGCCCCTGCGAAAAATGTAAAAAGGAAAGAGGAGAAATTTTAGAGAGTGGTTCATCAGTACATGGAAATTTTGACAATGTGCTTAACAAACTTGAGATTCCAACTGATAGAGGCAAAATAAATTAGACGAACATAGTAAAAAGGAGAGGATTAGTCTACCTCTTTTTTTGTTCCAATATAATGACGGATGCTATATATATTATTAAGTGATACGAGTATTCGTTGAGAATATACATTACTAAAAATATAAGGAGCTAAAATGAGTGACAATAAATTTAGGATTATAATTATTGAACATGATGATATCTCATCATTTTTAAATTTAAATCAGATAGATAAAATTATTAACGGTACTGAAAAATCTAAATATATAACATGGAGAGATCCTTTAACGGTTCCGTCCTTTATTAAGGTAGCTAGGAAATTAGCAAACTTAAAACAGGATGATATTGCTGGGTATATAAAAATGGATAGGTCCAATTATTCAAAAAAAGAAAACGGGAAAGGTTCATTTTTATTTAGTGATATCTTAAAAATATTAGATTTATTAGAACTTCGTTTACCTTCTAATCTGATGGAAGACTTGCGACGCAAATTAATAGGACTTGATAAATAAGGAAAGGATTTAAAATGGGTGAAATATTTATTACGTCTGGAAACTTTATGGATGAGATTGAGCGAATAATAAAACATGCTACTGAAAATCCAACCTCATTAGAGACTATGGAAGCTTTAACTAAAGGTGAAGCATCTCCTGGAGGAGTGAATGAAGACTTTACTATTTATGTAGTTATAAATGATGAGCAAGTATGTATTACATATACACATGAACAACAACCTCCATGTATGTGCAAACATTTATCTGTAAGTGTTCATGAAAAAGGTCAATTACCCAGTGATAAAGTAATGCAATTGATCATGACATTAGTTGGATTTAAGACTCCTTATCGTATTATTATTCAAACTCCCCTTAAATGGAATGAGGAATTTGGTGGTACTACTCATGAAGCAATTAATTTAATAGAACCATTATCAGGTAAAATAAATGATTTACTAAAAAAATAAAGGAGAATATATAATGTTTGATTTAGATAAATTTGAAGAGGCAGGGAAGGAGATAACTGACAAAATTTCTGACTATGATATTAAAATATTATATGAAATGCTTAAGGCTTCTGACCCTGATATTATAGGTAAAATAATAGAATACCGTTATGGTGTAGTTGGTATTGCTGAAAACGAAATTGCTTTAATTCTCCGTGTAATCACTTCTAATTACATAGGTTATTATGTTGCTAAATTTATGGAGAAAGAGATTGGTAATATAAAGAAATCTTTAAAAGAGGTACAGGACAGACTTGATAAGGTACTTAAGAAGGTTGGGAGGATGAAATGAAGACAAAGTGTTATAAATTGATAGCTTAAAAAAGAAAGGTGATAAAAAATGACGGCATACATTAATTTTGTAAGGATTCTGAAAGACTTTGAGTTGAAGTTAAATGAAGAAGAGCAGCAGGAATTATTTAGTGCTTTTGAAGACGAGGAAGCTTTTTCTAAAGCTAAAGACGGACTGAAATTTTTGAAGGAAGACCTCACAGGAAATATAGGAATGTATGAATTCGGTTTTAATGAGTTGAATGAGGCATTAAATATTATGGATGTCGTAAAATATTCAATGGAAATATACGGTTCTGATGCTGGTAATATTATAAATTTAGAGGTATTGGAAAAGAACATAAAAGCATCCGAAAAAATATTGGATGAAGAAAATTCAGTACATACTGCCATTAACAACTTAAAGAAAGGTATTCTTCATAATGAAAGTGATACGTAGAATATTCATACAACCTGATGGATTACTTGCACTGACTATTGATTTGGATGGTCAGCTTGAGTTTAATAAGATAACTTATCCTGATACTAGGCTTGAAGAGATGGCCAAGTATTTAGATGAAGGATTATTTGTAATGGAAAAAAGATCGGAACAGGAAGATAAAACTACCGAATTGAATAAAGTAGATGTTTTGATAAAGAAGATTAAAGAGGGTATTGGTGACGTAGTTGAAAGTGAATTAAGAGAAGTTATTGATGATGAACTTGGTCAATATAAAAACGCTATAGAGGAAAACAGTGTCATGACGCTGGCATTTGATAAAGTTAAAAATCCTGATAACGATCCACGTACCCAATTTAGTTTACACTTTCATACCCCTGAGATTCTTTATAATGAGGAATATGATACATGGATTGTTGAAAAAAATGAGGACACTGGAATTCACATTAGTGAACATTTTAATGAAACGGTAGAAAAATGTTTAGAGGATAACCCTGATAAAAATCCACAGGATGTATTAATTAGTCTTGATCATAACTTTTTTACTATTCTATCATTTTTACTTGAAAAATATGATTTGGAATGGAAAGATATTGATGTTAATAAGGAGGATCTTGATTAATTAAATAAAAAGAAAGGAGATGAATAATGGAAATAAGAGAGGGTAGTCAAATGGATCATATAATCAAATGTGTTAATGGTCCATTTGCAAAAAAAGTATTTTCGACGGCAGATGTTTCTATGTTTTTATACGAAAAATATGGTTATGCTGAAGATTCAATTAGGAGCGAAGTCACGAAGTTATATAATGACGATCCTGGTATCTTACTTCGGAAAGCTTTCTATAAGAAAAAGAAGGCAAAAAATGGTATTAAAACTTTTCATTATCTTTATTGTCTCAAGGGTAATTTCAATCTTTTTAAAAAAGTAAAATTAGAAAGGGTAACGGGAAACGGATCGGTAATTTATGTTAGCAGAAAGATAGGTGTAAAACCTGGAACTGTAAGGATTGGAAGTGCGATGGATCATATAATAAAATGTATTAATGGTCCCTTTGCAGATAAGGTTTTTTCAACGGATGATATTGCAGACTTTTTATATGAAAAATATGGGTTCCGTAAGACATCCATTAAAGGTTTGGTTGCTAAATATCATGAAAAAAGTCCAGCAGGAACTCTTATTAGAAAAGGTTACTATAAAAAGATAGATACTGTTGATTTCCCGGTGTTTCATTTCCTTTATTGTACTAAAGGGAATAACAAACTTTTTAAAGATGTTAAATTAAAAAAGGCAAAAGGTGGTGGGAATAGGTGGTGATATAACCAATACGGGAAAAGAGAGGTATGGCAACCCTCTTTTTTTGTTCCAATATAATAATGACTACTAAATATATTACTAACTAAGGAAGGGTTATTATTCTATTTTTAGATTTTTGACTGCATCTTTAAGTATAATATTCAAGGCATAATTAGCAAGTTCTTCTTTATCTTCTTTTATTTTTTCAAGACCAAATTTAACTAGGAAATCGAATATTTCATTTGGCATATCTATACTAAATTCTATAAGTTCAATTTTCTTTTCATTAGTAGTTTCACTCATTTGATTCTCCTTTTTTAATATGTTCTTAAAATTGGAAATTATTATATATTATTTTAATTACAAAGGAGCATAAAAAATGGAAAATGACAATACTAAGAATAAAGTAATGCAGATTTTTACTGTAAAATGGTATCCTTCTTTTTCAGATATTGAGGAAAAAGTTTATATATGTGCATATATATCAGAAGATGCATATAATTTTATGGTTAATTTATTTAAAGATACCTTACATAAGGTAAAATGTAGTCACTTATATGAGGAAAAAATAAGTAAAAAACCAGGTCCTATAACCATTAAAAATCTTGAAAAAGGTAAAGCATGGATGATCTGTTCAGGAATGAATGGAAAAAAAGATCCGGAAAAATCATGGAGTTTATAGGAGAAATATGAAAACAGTTTCAGCTGTGGAATTTTATAAAAAAAATCCACATATAAAAAAAGAACATTTAAGAATGAGATTTCTTTGGGGTACAGAATCTAAAATAATTTTTAAGGAAAAGGAAAAGGAAATGCCGGAAAAGAAAACTGATGAGCAGCTTGAAGGAACTAATATGATTATTAGATGGATTTTGAGAATTTTGACTGCTGTGGCTCTATTAATAATAGCTATAGTTTTAAATAATTACAATAACAGAATCACTGAGTTGGAAAAACGGATGGAAGTGATAGACGTAGTAGATGAATCTATAGGAGCAATAAAGTCTGCTATTAAAGCAATTGGTGATGATACATATACTACTGACGAAGTTATTAAACTTAGAAAGGAATTAGATAATTTAATTATAAGATTTAATGATTATAAAATACCGATTAAAAAATCTAAAACTAAAAAGAAGAAGAGATGAAGAGCTTAAGAAAATTTAATCCAATATAATAGTATTTGTTATATATATTATAATTTGAGTTAATGGAGTATTTGGATTAAATTTTTAAATAAAAGGAGGACAAGATGTCAGACAAGATGTCAGACAAGTTAGATAACGCAATAGATTTTACTTTTGATAAGTTAGATTGGGTTTTTGATCATACATTAAGTCCAGTTATTGAACATGTTATTTCACCTGCAATGGAAAAAATTGAAAATAGCAAAGCTGGAAAATGGATTGGCGAGCATCCCATTATATTTTCAATTATAGTCGGTGTTTTGGCTAGTGGTGCTATGAAAATGGCTAATGGTGATTTTGATGATCATGATACTTTTGGTAATGAAAACAGTACATTTGGAATGTCTTGCAGATCAGAAAATCTTGACGGTATGGATCAAGATACTGAAATTTCTCTGTTTCAAGAAGGATGGGAGGCTGCTGACAGTGAAGAACGTCCTTGGTTTATCTCTGAAGAGGATTGGGAATATATCAATGGTAGCTAAATTAACCTTAGCATGGAGAAGGAGGACAAGATGAAATGTTTACGCTGTGGTAAATGTTGTCTGTTTCCAGTGGTTATAGTTGCTCCTGAATGGGTTGAAAGGTATAATCCAAAGGAAGAAAATATTGAAAAGTTTGGAGATCAGGTTTATCATAAACATGATGGAGAAGTATGTCCTCATTTTTCTTGGAATGGAGATACTGCTGTGTGTGCTATTCATGAAAAAATTTGGTTTAAGGACACTCCTTGCGGTCAACATGGACAAATTGAATCTGATGAAAGTAATCTATGTAGAACTGGTAAACACGTTCGGGATAAACATATAAACGTGAAGGAGGTATTTTACCTGGAAAGTAAGGTTAAAGAGCTGAAGAAAATGGAAGAAGTAAATGAGCAAAATGTTAGTATTCTTGATTTATTGGTGCAAGATGGAGTAAACGAATAAAAAAGAATAAAAAAAAGGGACTAGCAACCCCTTTTTTTTGTTTTCTTTTTATTCATTTTGGTAAAGGTTGAATATATATATTAAATAATGGATAGGTTTTTCATTGAAATTTTACTACTGAATAGGAGATTATAATATGAATAGTGGAATAGTATATGTAGAGGGTTTGGTACTTGAAGATATAATAAAACATTTTCCAAAAGGCACTAAAGTTGAAAATGAGCATAAACGTATATGGGGAATAATTAAGTATGGAAATATAATTATTGAACATAGAAATGATCATATTGTTGAAATGCTTAATGCTATCGAGAAGTGTGGTGGACTTGTAAAGAAGATTCCAATTTTTACTCATCAAACAATGATCATTCCCATAACAAAGGAGGAATTAAAAAAGACTTTATCAGGAGGAGGGTAATATATGCATGGTTATACAATTGAAATTAAAGGGAATGGAAGAGTTAAGACATATAATATATATGCTATAAATAATTATAAGGCATATATAACTGCTTGTAAACTGGTTAAATTACCAGAAAATAATAGTTTTAGTTATACTAATAGTATTCATTGGGGAGGAACATTAGTATACTCTTGCAAACTAGGATTTATAAGGAGAAAAAATGCCTGAAAAAAAAGATTATGAACATGAAGGATTTACAGAAACTCAATTAGAATTTATGCGTCAGGATCTTGAAAGTGATATGTCTCTTACAAAAATTATTAATATGGCGAGAGAATCTATGGAGAGTAGGGGATTAGATTTTGATGCTGAATTTGAAAAGTGGAAAGAAGATAAAGATGTGTAATCTTACTTAATATGGAGATGAAACTACAATGGCTGATCAAATTGGTTTTTGGGCATGTCAAGATTTTGAGTGGATTGGTTATAGTCACAACCAGTATCTAACGAAAGATGAAAACATCTTTCTCATTGCTAAAAAGATTTCCGATTTAGGTCTTAATGTAATGATTCAACATATTACTAATCTTAATGAAAATGGAGATCCAACTGGTAGAATATTATGGGTTGATGATATAAGTCATAGATTCGGTCAGAGGTGATTATGGATAAATATGAAATAATTCAAGAGTTTGAAAAATTGTCTTTTTGGGATAGGATATGGGTTGCTACTTGTGATGATTTTATTATGTTCTTAGATATAATTCCATGGATAGGTTCTATAATAGCTGGTGCTTTATTTATATCTGCTATTCCTGGAATAATAAAAAAAATTAAAGAAAGGGATTGGTGGGCATGATTTTATATAGAGTAAGACAATGGTTTAGTATATTAAAAAGGAATCTATGGGATCAAGGGGTTACTGTTTCTGAGCGTAACGAGACATTTCCTCATGAGTATGCTATGCATATTAAAAATGATATGGGAAGGATTTATACAACGTTTGATTTTGAAGCGGTAATATATCATAAAACAAATTTACAATGTTTTGCATTAGTATATTATAAGGTTAATGATATCAAATTTTGGGATTCTTGGTTTGATCCTAATAGGAGATATAAACTTAAAATTAAAGTAATATCATCTAAGAGAATATCAGATGATGTACAAAAATTTATAGAGGAAAATCAACAAGATCCTGCATGTGAGATTTCATTTACAACAGGACCTCATATGTTTTATCTATAGAAAGGAGTAGAGGAATGAGTGAACCATTTTTTAATTTTGATTGGAAAGCATATAGGGAGTATATAAGGACTTTATCTAAAGTAGAAGAAATTGTTATAAAGAAACATTTTGACGAACTATATAAAGCTAATTCTAACATGGTTGAAAAATCTCAACCTGAACTTGAGGAAGCTTATTCCTTATTTAAAGAAGGTTGGATTATGTGTACTATGTTTATTAAATGAAGTAATAAGAAACCTAGGAATCTTTTGATTGAATTTCTAGGTTTCTTATTATAAATATTTATATTCTGAAAAATTTTTACTATTTAACCTTTGAGATAATGTGGTATACGGAACTTTAGTATGTTTAGAAGCTTCTGCAATGGAGTTATAAAAAACTTCCATAACTAAAACTTTTTTTGCATGAGGTGGGGTAATACCAAACATTCCATTTTTAGAACCTTTATTTGAGCATTTTTTTCTTATTTTTGGATCACTATATGTTTTATTAATCGACTTCTTCATCTTTCTTATTCTTTCTTTATACTTTTTTTCTCCCTCAACTATTCCATATTTTTCAATCATTCCTTCAATTGTACTATAGTAACCCATTCTATCTCTATTTTCTTTTACATCATAAAATTTTTTTATAGATTTTTTCCAGTTTCTTTTTGCTTCTTCAGAAGGTTTATAACCATAAGTTCCATCTCCCCCATCAGTAAGATTTGTTAAGGGTCCTAGATTCAAATCTCTTCTACCAATAACACTAATAAATTCTTTTTCTAATAAGTTAGCTTTTATTTTATCAGGTAAAAACTTTACCTTGACTATTATTGGTTCTATATTTAATTTTTTTATTTTTTTAATTTTATTCTTTTTAAAATAATTTTTATCTAAAGGATGTAACTTTAAATGATCCAATAGTCTATTTTTTGTTCCTCTTCCAATATAAAAAGGTTCAAATTCAAATATAAATATTTTTCCTTCAATCGTATATTTAAAATTACCTTTTTTTGTTGGATCTAAATATGCATAAATATAATATTTTTCAGTTTTCATCCAAATATAGGTTTAACTATTTTTTGTTTTGGTATACTATGACTATAGTTTCTCCAATCATCTTCTATATCTTCAAACATATAAAATTTAGCATCGAAATTTTTAATAAGACCATTTTTTCCTAATTCTGCATTAACTATATATCCACCAATATTAGGTACTAAACCTTTACGTTTTAGATAATTTGTTTGACCTTCAAATGCTCCACATTGCATTCCGAATATTGATCCAATCATAGCTTGTACTTGAATATGTAAATGACCAGACAGTACAAATCTAATTGTTGGTGCCATTTTTTCTCCGCTTATTATTCTTCTTAATTCGCTATATGATATTTGCTCTACACCTTTTTGTAATCTATAAGATACTGAATATGGCACACCTCCAGAAGGGTGCCACAGCTTAAGCTCTACTCCATTAAGTATAGGTATATCAGCATCATCGAAACCTACATAATGTACATCTTCTCTTTTTGATGCTATTGCTAATACAGGATTATGACCACCACCCTTTTTAATAAAGGCATAATCATGATTACCACCTAACATATACCATTGAAAGTCACCGGTTGGAAGATTTTTAATTACTGAATCTTCTTGCTCTTCTGCTGATAAAGCATATAAATCGAATTGCTGTCCAGGGTATACATTATAACCTGCTACAATATCACCTGGACTGAATATGTGTTTAACTCCTCTTTTTGAACATATATTACAGAACTCATTTAGAGCGGTTATTTGTGCTGCTTTGGATCCAAAGTGTAGGTCGGATGCTACACCAAATGTTATTTCGGTTTCTGATATCTGAGGGACTTGTTCGACTGATGATACTAGGTCTGTAAAGAACATAACCATATCTTCATGAATGGTGATATCATAACCTTTTGATCTATGATAGGAAACTAAATTATCTATTCTTTGTGGTGAACAATTAAGATCATTACATATGTCAATAATGCTTATATTTTTTTGTTTCGAAACAATATCAAGAAATTCTGATACGTCATCTTTTGGTAAGTTTTCTTTTATGGTTTGATCATTTGAGGGTTGATTTGGACTATCATCTTTATGTCTATATTTTATATTATTTACATATCTTCTGAAGCTACTAATTCTATCTTTGTAATTGAATGTTCTACATGCCTCATTAAATATCTCTGTGGAATCTTTTTTCTGTTTGAGTTTTTCCTGAACGAACTCACATAAACCAGGATATTTAATTTTACCCATAATAAACCTCCAATATAATATTAGTATTTATTATTTGTTCTAAATTCTTGAAATAATTATATTTAGTTACTATCTGATATTATTAGAATAAATCTTACGGTTTATAACAATGTAATATTGATAAATGGAGTATTTTGTTTTAGACTAGGGTGTTACATGGGAAGGAACTATAAGATGGGAGAAGAATATTCAACTCCCATCCATTAGTTTATTATTTTTAACCTTTTGGACGATATGGTATTTTAACATCGTGAGGTTTTGTGCGATGTAATTGATAAGCTGCTACTAATTCTTTACCTTTTAATTTTCCTTTTCTTTTTATTTCTTTTGCTGCTGCTTTTACTTTTGCTGCTGCTTCTTTACCTGTTGCTACTACTTTTTTCTTTGTTGCTGCTGCTGCTACTTTTACTTCTTTACCTTTCTTTGTTGCTGCTGCTTTTGCTCCAGGATAAGCTGCCTTTGCTTTTGTAGCTGCTGTATAAGCACCATAACCTGCTGCGCCAACAAGTGCTGCTTTTCCGGCCGTTTTAAGATATCTTTTAAACTTCTCTTTTTTAGTTTCTTTTTTATCTGCATCTGCTTCTTGAATGTAATCTAAGAATAACTCAGTTAGTTCATTTGATTCTAAAAGACAATCAACTAATAGATCTGGAAGAATTTCAGCTTCTGTTAAAAGCTCATCTTCTGATACAATTTCATCTTCTTTTGCTTCTACTATATTATCTGATGGATCCTCTAAATAACTTTTATAAAGTTTCATTACAATAACTCCTATTTTGAATTGTTAATATTAATCCTTTTTAATTTGTTCTATAATATAGTAGTGCTATTGATCCATATATAAGAGTCATATATACTATAGTATCTAAAAATGAGTATATAATAAAATGATCTTCTTTGAATTGTTTAAATTTTCTTTTTATTATTTCTAGTAAGGTAGGTTTTTTTATTTGATGAGTAACTATTTTAGGTTGTTGTTTTCTTTTTTTCAATTTTCTTTTTTTAGATTTTTTCATTATATTTCTTATCTCCTTCTTCACATATTTTTTTGACTATACCTTCATCCTTATTAAAAAGGATTGACGTAAGAACTATAGCTCTATCCGATCCATGGGTTCCTAAGATAAATTTATAATGATAATAAATATCTCTATCTTTTGTAGTATTAATAATAACCTCCTTTAATAATATGTTACTAAAATAAACATAAAAATCCCTATTTTAAAGTCACTACTACTATATATATTATTTAGTGATAGGATTCATTTGTTTTTAATATTTTAATATTAAGGAGGTGTAATGAATAAAATTGAAGTAATTAAGTTAATTAAAAAGTTATGTGAACCTGCTACATTAACAAGACATGGTAAAATTTATTTGGGTGCCCTTGAGAAATCTTTTGATGGAAATGGAGAAGAGGGTTTGAAAACCCAAGTTGCATATATAATAGCAAATGGAAAATGGCCAAAGAAGTTTAAAAGAAATAAAAAATCACTTGAATCTTTTGCAGATAAAGGAGACTTCTAATGACAGGTTGGACAATCGGCGGAATTATACTATTTATTATAGGGATTTGTTTTAAACTTAAAGTGAATCCTATTCTAATTATATTTGAGATTATCGGAGAATTTTTCGATGATTAAAGGAGAATAAAAATGCCAGATAAAATAAATGAAATAGACAAGCAATATTTAGGTGATGCTGTATACGCTCATTTTGATGGTTTTCATATTGTATTAACAACTGAAGACGGTATGAGTGTGACTAACCAAATTTGTTTGGATCCTGATGTAAGTAAAAAAGTAGAAATGTATATTAAAAAACATACCATTGTCCCAAAGGGAGGAGGATAATGAATACTAAAAATCAAAGTCCTGCTCAAGCACGTATTGGTGATCTCGAAAGACGAGTATCTACTATAGAAGATAAGCTTAACAAACCAAACGAAACATTATTTCATGCTTTTGATATTATTTCAAAAGACATGCATACAGCATCATATAGACCATGTGATACTTGTCAATTGATTACTAAAATAATTAATAAACCATTTGGGTGTGAAGTAAGAAGACTTGAAAGAATAAAAAGAATTAGGGAGTCGAAACCAGAACGAGGTGGATAAAATATGGCTACTTTAAAAGAGTTAAATGAAAAAGTTGCAAAATTAGAAAAAGAGATGGGAAAGCAAAAAACACTGACTAATATTTTACTTCATTTCATTCAAACTTTTACGGCCACTAATGAGTATAAGGTACGGTTAAGAAGAGATAAAAAGAACTTTCAAAGAGATCTTATTCTTCAGATTTTGTTTGATAATGATAAACCAGGAGGTTTAAGAACCGTGGAGGTTCATGAACTCCTACCTGTATTAAACAGAAAACAAATTCATAATGGGTTAACTCAAATGGCACAAAAGGGTGATGAAAGAATTAAACGTCCAGGTAGGGGTTTTTATAAGTTTGGAAGATGGATTAGAAAGAATCAAAAGAAGTAGGAGAAAGGGGGATTTAATTCCCCTTTCTCCTTAATATATTATTTACCTAATTTATCTTTTTCTTTTTTTGCTTCTATTAATTTCATAACATGAGCAATTTGTCTAGCACTTACTTTAACACGTGGCGGCGGTTGTGTATTTGATAATGAAGCAATAGCATTTAATATAGTTTGAGAATCTGTTGCGCTTCCTTTTGCTCTTGCTCTTGAAATAGCATAACCAACTACTGATACCGCACTTATAGCACCACCAACTATTGTTTGTATATTTCCATTCAAAGCTAAACTTTCATCTGGTGATATAATTCCGAATACTACTGCTATCCCTAAAATAGCTCCAGCTATAGACATTCCGAATTCTGTACTTTTCTTTCCTGGTTTTGGTTCCATGGTAAATCCTCCTTACTTCTTTTTTGGACTTGTTAAAAATTCTTCTCTAAATTTTGTAAACCTTTCTTCATTTTTTTCTAGTTGTTCTTGTATTTCTATAATCTCTTCTTTATTATATTTTACTTGCATAGTTTGTATAGTATTCCATACTGTCCATGTTCCTAATAAGGTAACAACTGTAGTAATAATACAACCTATTAAAATATTTCTCATAATAGTTTTAGTTTGTTCTTCTTCTCTTTTTTCAAGTTCTGTATTGAAGATTCTTTCTATTAAGGTTCTATTTATTTTATCATTACCATTTCCAGTCCCCATTTAAACAGCTCCGCCAAAAACTAATTTATTTTGATCATCTCCGCTTAGTTGAGGTGTTTGATCAAAACCTTTTACTTCTAATATACTACTTAATTTTTCAATTGCTGAAGTCCAAGATTGATTAGAATTTGTTTTTAAAGCTGAAGTTAAAGCGTATGTAAAAGCACCTTGCCATGTTGATCCTATATATGCATCTGCTGAGGTTTGATGATCTTTACAACCTGATGCAAGAATATGTCTTTGAGTCCCTTTTGGTTTAACTCCAATTTTTCTTAATAATAAGTCTTTATCAAGACTTCTATTTCTGATATCAAATGGTGGTGTAAGGAATCTAATTTTTTTCTTCTTTTTAGATATATCTCTAGAAACAGAACCACTGTGACAGCAATCAGCAATCATTGTGAGATTAGTTCCTTCAGGTTGTGTTTTAAATATTTCAGCTATTTGATCATCTAATAATGGAGCATCCCAATCATGGTCGTATGGTATTAATATTTCATCTAAACCATCATCTAGTTCATCGCCATTTCTATCTCTTACTTGACTACCATGACCACTATAATGAAATACTAATTCATCACCTTCATTAGAATTCATTAACCATGTTAACCTTTCAAAAATTTTAGCTTTAGTAGCACGATCATCATTTAGAACTCTAATGTTATCAGGATCAAATCCATACGTATAAACCAATAAATTTCTCATATTCGTAACATCATTTACACATCCACTTAAATTAGCATCCATATGAGCTGGATAAATATTTATACCAACCAATACTGCTTTCTTTACAGGTTCAATAATAGGTTCAGGTATTGGGTCAGGAGTAGGTTCAGGTATTGGGTCAAGAATAATATTATCATCTTGTCCAGGTACATATGGATATGGATTCCAACCAGAAAATAATGATTGTATTTTTTCTAAACATTTACATCCCATAATAAATACCTCCTTTTTAATTTGTTCTATAATATAGAAATTACTATATATATAAATTATTGAATAGGAGAGTTTGTTTACTAAAATTGAAAGGAGACTATAATGAGCGATTACTATAATGAAAGTATTTTAGATTTAGAGACACTAAAAAAAGCACCCCCACCTCATATTGTCCATACTGATTCAGGCGGATTATTTCCAACCCATACTCATGGATTAAATATTGTAAATCTACCAGAAATGTTCATAAATCATAAAGCGTTTGGTTCTGTTGATAATTGTGCAACCATAAATGAAATTTTTGTATACCTTATGTTAAATTCTTCAGAATTTAATAAAGTAATAGAAGGTACGTCAATAGAGGTTCAATTATGGCCAAAAGAATCAGATTTAATAATGTGTGTTAGAAAAGTACTTCCAAGTTTTTCTGGAGTTAGTGCTGCTTATAGTCAGGAGGAAATAACAGGAGACGTAAAAGGATTCAGACAAATTTATGTTAAAGATGATGATCATGTTTTAACTTCAGAATATTTTAATGATATAATTAAAAAACTTGACGCATTACCTGATGCATGTACATGCGGTCAATATTTAGGGGGTGAATAAGTGGGATATATAATATTATGTGTCATACCGGAGAATTTTAAAATATCTGATCATTTTGAGGATAGATATTTTAAAGAAGTAGAACCAGAAGATATTGTTCATACTAAAAGTGAGCTAATTAGAATAGTAGATGAACTTAAGATAATCGGATTTTATAACGGGGAAGAATTAGAATTTCCACCTTGTATATTAGAAAATATATTTCAAGAAGAAGGATTAATTTTCAAGCAATTTCAAAATGGGTATGGTATTGATCTTCTAAATATTAATTGTATTATAAATGAACTGTTGGATAAGTTTGTTAATCAAGAGTGAATAATTATAAAGGTGGTAGAAGTTTTACCACCTCATAATTAAATAGGTTTACCTAGAAGCTTTCCGGTATTTTGTTGTACTTGAACTGCTCTATCGTCATAAAGGACATACATACCAGGATCTTTAATATTGGTTACATCAAGATCAGGGAGACCAACTTTTTTCAACCAATCTTTTATTAATCCAACATCTTCTTTTTTGTATACTCTTGCAGTAAATATTTTTACTATTTTACCATCAGCAATCCACTTCTTTACTCTTTCAAACATTTCAGGAATTGGATCACCAATCATTTTTTTCTGAGCATATCCTTTTTCATAATATGCTAATGTTCCATCAAGATCAACACCTATCCACGGAGCGAATGTTTCGGTATCTTGTTTCTCTTCATTTAACATAACCAATGATTCATCGTCTTTTTTTTGTTGATCTTTTAATAGGTTTAAATAGTCATTATCATCCATTATTCATCTCCAATCTGAAAAAGTTTTTCATCTTTTCTAGCGATTTCATTTATTATAAATAAATCTTTATTAGTGATGGTTACTTCTGATAGATTTATTTTTTTTGGTTCTTTTAAAATATTCTTTATATGCTCTATATATAGATCCATAATAATTCTCCTTTTATATATGTTCTTAAGTATATATATTAATAAATAGATAAAGTATTTTATTAATTTTTTTAATGGAGGATATTGATGACCATAACAGCTGAGATTACAAGATTAGATGCAATGACAATGAGTAGAGAAATAATAGATTCTATAAGATCTAGTACAATTATAAAATCACTACAGATAGAAAATGTTATTTTAGATTATATAAAGAGACATAAAAAGATAGACTTAACAGGACTTAATAATAAAAATCCAGATGAACCAGATTCTTGGATGTGCTGCGGAGGAATTAAATTAGACCTGGATAAGAATTGTAGTATTTGTTCTGAATCATATGAGTAAGAATAAAAAAGCTTGGGAATTATATTTTAATTCCCTTGTCTTTTTTTGTTAAATGTAAGTGCCAATGTTCTTCTGAATCATTGAACGATTTATCTGGAAACATACCATTATGATATTTTTCAATAAATAATTTAACCTGAATTTTCTCCTCTGGACTTAATCGTTTCTTATGTGTTTTTACTACCATTAAAGGTACGAAATGTTTCCTACAATTAACTCCAAAAAAGTTTTCCTCTTCCCATTGTTTTCTCTTAACTGTGCAAAGCTTACAAGATTTGCGTTTAGCCATTAGTTCTCCTGTTCATTAGATAGTTCATAATTTAGGTACCTTATATTCTTCTATGACTGCTCCAGGTATTTTTAATCTTTCTTTTCTTACTTCTAATATTTTTTTATAAAAAGTTTTAAAATTCAATCTTGTATGAATGGAAATTAATCTCCAAAACTTTTCTTCTTTATTTTTTCTATTTCTTAACATTGACTGAATTGAACTTGCTAAGGCAGACTTTCCAATTATAATCATTGGATAATCAAACAATTCTTTTTTATCTAACATTAGATCTATTAAACCAGTTCCTTCAACAACACTTTTTTTATTAGAATTAATCATTTTTAGAATACATTTATAATATTCAGATATTAATTTTTTATTTGGAGGATGTTCTGCTATAGTCCAAGCAATACATTTATCTGTATGAAGGGATTGTGCTTTATATTCTTTTGCGAGATAGTTTCCTAACGTTGTTTTACCAGAACCTATAAGACCTACTACGAGTAATGTATTAGATTCTCCACTTTCAAATTTATTAAGATCTATACTTATTGTTTTATCCGAAAATAGGTAACCTTCTTGAATTAAACTTAAATAATTTTTAATTATATTATTCTTCATTTTTTTCGCTATCTTTACCTTTTTTATATTGTTTATATTTCTTATATAATTGATGTGCTGCAATACCTGCTAAACCAGCGACAACTGCCTTTGGTGCATGTTTTGATACTTTTGCTTTTGCTGATTTAAGCTTCCCTACAAACTTTTTTCTTGCTTCTGCTCTTCTTTTTTTTGCAATTTTTCTATCTCTTATTCTTTTTTCTCTTTTATAATAAATTTCACCTGATTTTTCTGCGGCACGACCAACACCTTTAGCTACTTTATAAGGTAATGTCACTGCACTTAAAGCAGCTTTACTTGTTCCTTTTGCCATAGTGGCTACAGACTTTCCAGTAGCTTTTATAGCAGATTTGATTGTATATTTTTCAGACTGAATATAATCTAAATAGGATTCTGTAATTTTATTCATATTAAACCTTCTGATATGCTTTTGATAGTTGTTGTCTTATTTTTTGTTCTTTTCGTTTAAAATAATTTATTCGATTATTAACTTTTAAAACACATTTTTGTGGATTTTTAGAACTTCTACATTTTCCAATAATTTTCTTTAAATCGGTTTGAATGTTTTGTGCTGCTTTTAATCTATATTCTAATATACATATTGTTTTTGAGACTCTTGTATGTCCGATACATGCCTTGGCAGCTTTACTTAAATGTCTGGTATAGACTTTTACTAATATAGCAATCATAGGGACTGTTATAAATTCTTGCAACGTCTCTTCTTTTTGAATGTATTGTAAATATGAATCTAGTATCATTTGTTATCCTCGAAGTTTAGAATATAATGAAATTGAATCTTGATTTTCATTTCCTAGCATTTTTCTAAGTTGTCTACAAACTTCATCTGGTTCATTATCTCCAATAGATTCTAATAATCTTTCTTGAATATTTTTATTTTTCATTCCAAATGATGCCATTAGAGCCAATGGATCATTTTCTACCATAATTTTTTTAGGTTTGACTGGTTTTGGTATATTCTTTATATTTCTTAGAGATGAACTTGTAAACATATCAACAAGATTATTCATTTCTGTTAGTTTTGATTGTACTTTCTCTGATATTAATTTTTTCTTAGGAGCTGCTTCTATTTTCTTGAATAATTTAGTTAGAACTTTCTTCTTTTCAGATTCGTCAATATTTTCAGGTTTTATATCTTCTTTAGGTCTGTTAGTTTTTTCAACTAATGTAGCAGTAACAGCTTTACCTTCAATTTCATCTTCACCTTTAAGAGCAGCTTCTACTTTAACTGGTTTTGCAAGTTGAAATTCACCTGACCATGGATTCAAATAAAAACCTTCTCCATAAACTTCAAGTTTACATTTTATGATATCTTTATCTTTTAGATTCTTTACAATTGTTTCTAATGGAGGTACTTCTGCTAAAATATTATCAGACAATATTTCTAATGGAAATCCATAATGTACATTTTCTATTGTAAATTTTAAAACACCTTCAAGTTCTTTATAATCAATTCCTTGAATATCTATTTTATATTCAAGTATTCTTTTTTTGTTAGTGTCTAGTTGTAACATATAGCTACCTCTTTTAAAGTATATCTGTATTTAGTTTTTGTTCTAATATTTCTACTATCTCATAAATAAACTTTTTATTTTTTTTATTAAATTTCCATTTTCTATCAATATTTTCATCTACCCATTTCTTAAGAGATTGATTATATTCCTGTGACATAGAATTCCAATCACAAACCATTTCAACCATATCTTCTTCTGACATTCTAATACAATTATGATAATATTCTGGATGATGAGGATTAGTTTCAGAGTGATGTATCCAAGCATCAAATATTAAATCTTCCATTCCATCTGGATAACTAAAAGGCTCGTTATTATTTTTAGCTCGATAAAATTCTGTTAACCAAACATATGGAGTATATTCCACATCACCAAATTTGGATTTATCATGTATATCAGCTCTACTTATTAAATTAATTTTATTAAGATTATACTTCTCATGAACTTTTTTATTTATTAAAGAAAACATACTAAGTTGCACAATATTAATATGACTGTTGGTTCTTAGTTCAAAATATTCTTTCATTTCATTCGTTGGTTTCATTATTTTTCCTTTCACTATATTGGAGTTATTACTACTATCACTCCAGTTGGTGGTTCAGGTGGACAACCATCTGGATCTGAAACTTCGTTTGAATAATCACTTTCAAGATTTTCAGTGTCATAAGCTGTAACTACAAAAAACCATGTTATACATCCATCAAGTTTTAGTGTAATCTCTGGATTAGTAGGATCAAATCCAGGAGCAGTTAATGGAATGATAATTGGAGAATCAGCTGGTACACCCCATACTATAGCTCCAGTACCACTATATGGAGTTCCTGTATTTGTATCATAATAAACTTTATAACCTGCTAAGTCAGGTTCTGTATTAGCATCCCATAACAAAGTTGTTTCTTCAAGAATAATATCAGGAGGTGTAATAATATCTTTTAAAGCTACCACCTGATTTGAAAGATCACTTTCTAAAGCAGGTGTTTCATTATCAAAAGCTGTAACTGATATAAACCAATCTATTGAAGAATCAAGTCCGGTTAAAGTAAATTCTGGATTTGATAGAGTTTCATTTATTATAATAGGAGATGATCCCTCTACTGCTCCAGTACCAGTATATAATGAATTAGGATTTGTACATGTATCTTCTCCATCTGGACACTGTGATATTTCATCATAATAAACTTTATAACCTGCTAAGTCAGGTTCTGTATTTGCGTCCCATTGTACAGTAATATCTGCATAACTTAAGGAGCATATACTTACTAATAATATAAATAAAACTAATATAATTTTCTTCATAATAGCTCCTTAAAAAATTCTCTTGGCACCATTGAGGTTCCTGTTTGGGTTACTACATAACCGGCACATTCATTTGCTATTTTAGCAGAGGTATATAAGTCGTTACCTAATGCTAAACAAAGAGATATAATTGCTACTACTGTATCACCTGCTCCGCTTACATTATAAACATCGACAGGTTTTGATTTAATTTTAATTCCACCTTGTCTTCCATGTTTTTGCTCTATTAACTCCATTCCATTTTTTCCCATAGTTTTTAATACATATTCAACTCTTGGAAAATAACCGTTCATCATTTCATCATGTTCTTTTTGGTTTGGAGTCATTAAAAATATATCATTATATAAATGTGAATTTTTTGGTTTTGGATCAACTATGATATTATTACCAAAACTTTTAAGTTTATCCATTAATGGTTTTGTTATCATACCTTTAGCATAATCTGAAATTACAATTACATCATATCCATTAGTTAATTCAAGAATAGACGTATCTACATCTTTTATATTCTCTGTGTCATATCGAAGTATTTGTATTTGTCGTTCATCAGAAATAATTCTTGTTTTAATTGTAGTTGTTATATCAGATCTAGAAATTAAAAACTCTGTATCAACATTTAAACTTCTAAGTTCTTTCAGAATAATATTCGATGGTTGATCTTGACCTATTGCTGTTACACAAGATACTCTAGCTCCAATATTTGAAAGATTAGATATTACGTTTCCACAACCACCTAGTTTATAATATGTATCTTTAACAGTAACTATTGGTACTGGAGCTTCTGGTGAAATTCTATTAACATCTCCAACTATATATTCATCTAACATAATATCGCCAACTACTAAAATTTTCACATCTTCGATTTGTTTCATAGATTCTCCTTTTCACTTTTATTGATTAAATCCTATTGGTTATTTGTTCCAAATATAAGGTGTAAATACGAGGTTATTTTCGACGGAAAAAATATGGATCATTTAATTAAATCTAAATAATCCATATTACTATTACATTAAGTCTTTAAAGACGTTAATTGTTGTTCTATCTTTTTTTATAATATCTTCCCAATATGATCTCATTGTTTCAATACTATCTTCTTTAGTTATTTCTTTTGTTAATGGGATACCAATACTAAATGTCCACATTTCACCATTTTTAATTCTTGTATTAAACCATTTAGTAGGAATTCTTTTACCATCTTTAGTTTGTATATCATTAGTAAATTCATTAAATATTTTTTTTCTTTCTGGACTAAAAAGATCTTTTAGAGGAGCCATTTCAATAGGAAGAAATTTAGTCCAATTTTTTCCTATAATTTCATCTGAAGATTCAAATCCTAAATCTACTGATAATCTATAACTACATAATCGTATTTCCATTTCTGAATTTAGAACTAATAAATAGATATCAGAATAGTCAAAAATATCTCGTAAACTCAATTCAATTTTCTTTTTTGTTTTATTTATTTTTTTAAGTTCTTTAGAAAGATGAAGAAGAGTTTTTGTTCGATTAATAATTATAGGGTGAGTAACAGGTTTTTGAATATAATCAAATGTACAATCAAGATTTATAAATGAATTATAATTATAATCGTAACCAGAGTTAAAAAGAAATACAGCATACTTATTTATTTTCAGTATTTCAGAACATACTTCTCTTCCATCAAGTGCAGTTTTTAGATTAATATCTATAATAAATAAATCTACATCTTTAATATTTGTTTGTGATAATAAGTCTTCTGGTTTTGTAAACGTACTAACATTACATGGTATATCACTTCCTATTAGAAATGATTTCATTATTTCTAAGAATTGGTCTTCGTCATCTAAAATAAATATAGTATCATTCATTAGTTAACTCCTAACGATTTTGCTATGGCCTCCAGTATTTCATACTTACTCCACATTTGGCCTATTAGAGTTAATAGTGTAATTCCTACAGTACCAATTAATGCACCAATAACTATAATTTTTGTTTTGAGCTGATTATGATCCTTTAGGGTTTCTACTCTGTGATCGTCGATCTTTATGTCAATATTTTCTATGTTTCTCTCATGGTGTTCTGAAAGTGTTGTTATTTTATTAATTATAGTTGTATTTTTTTCAGAAATTTTTTGTTGTTTATCAGCTAAAGAATTTAGGTTAATAATAATATCTGAATGTTTTTCTAAAAGAGATTTACTATCATCTAATAATTTTTGATGTTGATTTAGAAGTGTAGTATTAAGTTGAACTGTATTTTCATAACTCTGCATTAATAGGAATAGATCATCCCTCGACATAGCCTGCTGATTCTGATCTGCCATTAGTATCTCCTGTAAACTACTGGTATATTGAACGGATATATTCTATATTTTTTTCTTCATAATTATGGTTTGGATCTTTTAGTTTTATCTTCCCAATATTACCACCAAGTCTATATGCTACGTGAATCCATCCGTCTGGAAAAAATTCAGCTATAAGTTCTCTAAACTCACAATTTTCTGAAATCCACTCCAATATTTTAATCATAGGAACGTTATCTATAGGTTCAAAATCAACTGCTTGCCCTTTTGTGTGATTGGATTTTTTAGAACTTCCTATCTTTTCACAAAGTTCAGGACTTCTAAATCCTGATGTAATTCTTATTCCACCAAATTCATTTCGAACTGGTTGAATAATTTGTGATGCTACTATTTCTATATTTTGCCATTGCTCATCAGTTGGTTCATTTTTAATATTATATCTTGTTGCTGTGTCTGATTTTATAAATTCTCTATACTTAAAATTTGGAGCGCTCAAAATAGATCTATTCATATATCGTAACATAGTTCCTCCTCTAACATCAAAAAAAGGTCTAATTAATCGTGGTAAATACTACCATTATTATAAGAAAGTTTTTCATAGAGAGAGGCAAGTTTATTTCCTGGAAGGGTTTTATTTGATTCCTTAATATAATTTCTAAGTCTTGCTTCTAGAAGTTTTAATTTTTCAATAAAGATATGAACGTCTTCTACAAGTTTAACTTCTTCTAATTCTGGATCTTCTTTCGTTTCTAAAACTTCAATAAGATTACTCAACATAGATAATGTATCTTTTGTAGAATCGGAATTTATTCCTTCCAAAATTGACTGTACTAGTTTACTAGATTGATTTAACATATTTGAGTCTCCGTCAAAGTTTTCGACTAATTGGCAACAACTTGTACTGTTACTGTATTAACTGGCATAAAAACATAAAATGAACTAGCATCAACAATTCTACATGCTAATGGAATAATTTGTTCGCTAGTACCTGTATCCCAAAATGTAACGTTATGGGCACTATTAACTGGATCTAAAGAATGTGCTACAGTAGCTCTATAACAATCACCGTATGTAGGATCAGTTACTCCAGTCCATGACGAAATAGTTTCTCTATATTTTCCCTCTAGTTCGTCTATATCTGACTGCACTGATTCAAATCTATAATCTGCCATTACATTGTCCTCCTGTTATACTTCATGCCACGTAGTTCCTTCAGGTAATAAAACTATTGTACTATATTGTGTATTCATTACAACTGATGTTGCACCATCAATTGTATCCGATCCAGCTCTATTAATAGTAGTTGTATTTCCATCTGTATTAATTATTGTTAATCTTTTATCACTACTAGATGCTAAAGGTAGTGTTATTGTAGTATTATTAGATACCAGAATTGTATCTTCATCTCCTGTTGCAGTAGTACTAGATGTATATATTTCTGTATTTACAACTCCTGCTCCACCGCCTCTAATAGTTCTTTTTGCTGTTGTTGGATAATCAGGATCTGTACTAAGAATAGCTGTTACTTCTAGACCTGAAGTAGTATCTACAGTTAATGCATTAATAAATACGTAAGGTGATGGATCTGCATCAAATGCTGCTCTTCCACTTGGATGGATGATTTGAATTTGTGCAGATGGAACAGGGGATGTTATTTGATATGTATATTTTAAAACTACATAATATGTTCCTGAGGATGCCCAGGCAGAACCAGTTAAATAATAATCACCATCGTTCATATCAATAGCAAGATCTTCAGTTTCAATCAAAACATCGTCTTTAACGTAATTTCCACCATGTACCTTGATTGTATTAGAAGTGATAATTTCTACATATGGAAGGTTTGGATATACTAAACAGTCATCTCCAGAGGTTATCATTCTGTTTATTTTATTGACATTATCAGATTCAAAACTAGAATAAGGATCGACGGTCCTAATTTGTGTAGGAACAGGATTTCCCATTATTTACTCTCCTATACTACATGTTGTATATTTTTATTTTGTTCTTGACATAAGTATATATTGTACCAAGTTTTATACTTTAGAGTTTATTCTGAGGACATAGTAAAGTTTTAAGAAACTATATATATTAATATATGAGTTAATAACACATCTTTTAGTTCGGGGAAAAATTTGGGTGCCACATTATAGCAGCACCCAGTAACATAATTTGTAAAATAATTCTAAATATAACTATCTTGGATGTATAATTATGTTCTAAACTTATATATATAACAGTTAGATATCTGAGATAGATCCATCAAAATGTTTCTTTATATCATTAATAGAAATAGGTCTTTTATTAAAAGTAATTATTTCCCAATTGTCTTTTTCTAATTTATAATTTTTATTTGGATCTATATAACTATCAATATTATGCCAGAACGTATTAGGGAAATCAAAAATTATTTTAGAAACTGGATCTGCCATATCAGTAATATATTCATAAACTATCCTATCCTGAATATCTTTCTTAGATATCACATAATTATTTTCTAAATTATTAAATTGTTTATGGAGAAATCTTAAGATTTCAACTTTATGTTTATTAACACCTTTAAAGTTTATTACACTTTTCTCAATAACTTCTTCTTCTATTTTCTTAACTTTACTCATGTCAAAATCTTGTGGTTCGTCACCTCTGTCTCTAGCGTTACCTTGAGTATCTTTAAATAATACACTGTCATTAAATTTAGAAGTTGCACTTACATATGCTTCTGGATTTTTTGGACTATCTGGATATTTAAAAAAATACTCAGAATATGTCATACCATGAATCGCTAGATGAGATGGAACAATTCTCCCAAATGATTTTCCACATTCTTGACAAATAACTTTTCCACCATTTTGTAATGGATATTTATATATAACGTCTTCTCCCATTTTAAATACTCCTTTTCACGTCAATAGGTTTTTAATATGTTCTGAATAATAATCGGAAATAGAGTTTTTATTCAGGAACATATTTGTATAGAGAGGAGTAAAAAAATATGGGTAATAAAAAGTTGGGAGAGGATGAGGTTAGGAGTATAATACGTGAAGAACTTGAAAAGATATTACAAAGAAGATTTTCGTATGAAACTAAATTTGAACCTAATGATATTTTTTATATGTGTATTAAAAATATCATAGAAGAATCTTTAGGTAGTTCTAAACATCTAAGGAATCTTAATATAGAATCATTAATAAAAATTGTTTTGAAGGAAATTATTCAACCAAAGTTAGAAGGATTAGAAATTAAACTTAATATAGATCCAAAATTGAAAGGAGGGTAAAAATTGCTAGATATGATTTTCACTGCAAATATTGTAGTATTCATAATTGGATGAGATTTAGAATTGATGAGAGGAGAATTATATGAATTTAAAAGTTACACCAAAATATTATCATAAATATATAAAAGAAAATGAAGATGGTAAACCTATATTGACTATTCCCCCTAATAGTTATTATGAATTATTATGGAAATTTACTGAATATTTAAAACCAAAGATTCCAAAAATTAAATATGTTTATGGAATTCCTAAAGGTGGAATGTCAATAGCACAATATATTGCATACAATATGAAGATAGAATTAAGAACTAATCTTGATGATGCTGATATTATTGATCATTTTCTACTTGTTGTTGATGATGTAATAGAAACGGGTGAGACGTTAGATTGGTTTGAAAGACAATACCCAAAGTGTACTACTGCTGTTCTTCATAGAAAACCAGAAACTATAAGAAATGTACATAAAACAAGTGCAAAAGTATTTGAACCTGATTATTATTTACATGATATAGATGGTAATGTATGGATAAAATATCCTTATGAACCTATTGATGATCCGATAAATAGATAGTAGTGCTTTTATAAGAAGGAGATTACAATGGTTGCAGTCGGTAGATTTGATGGTAGTTCAAAAGGTAATCCTGGTCCATCTCATATAGGTTATGTAATATTTTCTGATGAAACAGAAAAAAATGAAATAACCCGTTACTCAAAATCAATTGAAGATGGTACTAATAATGAAGCTGAATATAAAGCTTTATTATTATTAACACAGCGAATATGGAAACTTGGAATTGAAAAAATTATTATAAAAGGAGATTCTAAACTGATAATAAATCATGTTAATGGACAATGGAAATGCAAGGCAGAACATCTTAAGAGTTTGTTATCTCAAGTAAAAAGAATGTTAAATAATATTCCAAATTGGAAATTAGTATGGGAACCACGTGAAAAAAATGCAATTGCTAATAGATTAGCAGATGGAAAATGAAGGGAGGGTTAATGAATTTATATACTGATATGTTGTTGAGTAAAAAATCTGGGAAGCCTCCTGTAGCTTACACCAGTATTAGCGTTAGGTTTCTAAAACAAAAATGGAAGGTGAGACCTAAATATAAGGAAATAGTGGATAAATATTTAGCTTCATTTGGATACAATAATTTTGATGTTACCATATATCCACCTTCATGGAGAGAATATGAGGAAAAAATAAATATGTGTACTCAATCAGAGGTAAACGAAAAGAATCAAGCACCATGGTTAACAGATATTAGAGGTTATGGTGTTCCAGTTTCAAGAACTAAAGAGATGCAAGATGCAATTGATAATATAAAAGGACTAAAAAGTTATAAATAACTAAGTGGGATCTTATATTAGAAGTGATATAAGATCCCACTATATCCGTAGGAGGAAATATGTTTTTTATTTTCATGTCAATAATATTTGGATCTTTAACTGGAATATTTCTTATACTTAATAATATTTTTCACTCGTCGTGTGATTGTGGATTTTTAATAGTAATAGCTGTTATTTTAGGTATTATATCAATCATATTTATTATGGTTGCTATAATTGCAACTCTTAGTGAAATCTCTTACCAAATAATATCTTTTCAACTTATAAGAGAGTCATTAAGAAATGAACAGATAAAAAGAAATAAGAGGAAAAAGTTATTAGAAATATTCAAAGAAAATATAACTCATTATATTGACATAGAGAAATCTATTTTCAATGCAATGAAACCAGACACAGTTGATGTTTTTTTAACTAAATATCCTGAGTTAAAATCATCAGACGTTATAATCAAACTTGTTGGTAAAATAGAAGGATTAAATAATACAGTATATAATGAGATTATTTCAAGGAATAAAGAAATAAGAAAGGTATGGATTCGTGAGGAAGATCCATGGATATTCAAAAGGTTTATTCCTAAACGTCCGGATGATTTAAAAGATATACTTAATAAAGTAGAATTAACTGTAGAAAAAAAGGAGAGTTAAAAATGAGAAAAATGTTCGCAGCAATTATGATTATTGGTCTGTTGGTATCACCTGTATTTGGAGAAGAACTTTTTAATATAACAGTAAAGAAAAGGATGATGGATGGTAATGATAGGATCAAGACCAACAGATTTTCGGATCCTGATATGCCTTTTATTTCAATTTATATTACAGAGATTAAATCAGGAAAGATGTTTGGTGCGGCATCTGATCCTAGTAACAGTTCGATTGCAACAAGATTAACTGGTGCCTTTATACCAGAACTTATAAATAAAGAAACAAAATTCGATTTAATAAATTTAAAGAAATCAATCGGATGGAAGACTATTAAGGTTGCAAGATATTATGATGCACCCAAAAAAACATTGGTATATGTAGTATACTCAACGACTGGAAGGGATGGTTCTTATAAACATAACTTGAGTGCTGTCCCATTAGGTTTTACGGGTAAATAAAAAGGAGGAGTTTTAAGATATGTCTTTAATGTGTAGAATGGAATGTAGAATGGAGTGTATAATGGCTCCAACTGGAGGTGTTACCAGTACTGTGTTTCCATACGCAGAAGTCATGTTGGAGCAAACCGATTGTCAGAAAGCTCTAAAATTTGTTAGTAAAAGAAAGTCTATGAACCTTTATCGCTCAATGATGGATTTTTTGTTTTGTGAACTAGACCCAAATCCATGGAAGTTTAAATGTTTTAGGTTTTATAATGATAAAGGAAAACCATTGAAAGATGAAAAAATTGCTACAAAAAATTGGCTTATTAAAAAAGATTTAAAATTGGTAATTGCAATATGTCTGGCACTCAAGTGTTTAGATGAAGAACGAAAAGTAAGTTGGGGTTGGTTTGCCAAAGAAGTTGAAAAAGAGTTGTTAGCTGCGTGACAAGAAAAGCATGGGCGGTGTTGGAACTTATCCAAACCCCCATGTTTTTTTGGATCCATTATATTTTTTTATACTATATATATTATTAGTTGAGAAGAAGGTTTGTATAAAAATTTAATAAAGAAAGGAGGATTTATGATAAGCAGTTATGAAAAAGATTTAAAACATGGTTTCCTGTTAATTCTCCATTCTACGAAAACAGGACGTTATAGAAATGGAAGATTTATTTGCAATGTAAAGATTGATTGTGAGATGGATAGTTATTCATACTTAAAAATTCATAAGTGCAGATACTGTAAAAGATATTATGTTTTACATAATAAACATGAAGTCTATTTTGAACCATTACTAAAAAAAAGACTTCCTAGTTCTGTTTCATTTGTATCCTGTAAACCTTGTGATTCTGTTGGCCATGATAGTCCACTTGAAGAGTATCCCGTTCATATGGCTCGTGTTAGAAGTAGGATAGAAATGTATTTATAAAATTCTTAAAACGAAGGAGGAAAAATGATTTATTTAGCATTATTTTATCACGATGATGATCCTGAAAGACACACGACATTTTCATTAACAGTAAAATCTGAAAATGTCAATGAGGCAGAAAGTAAATTCAAGGAAAAACTAAAAGAACTTAAACAACATGAAGCATTTGATGATGCAAAACAAATCTATCTAGATGGTATTTTTGAATTCGGGTCTATTCCTGATACTCCAGTAGCTATAGCATTTAGGAGTATCGCTCTAGATAAAACTTTCAGGGGAAAAATTGGTTGTGATCTTTTGGAGGATAATAAAGATGGTATCATTGTATATGGTAATGATGACCCAGATGATCCTGGACCAAAAGATATTGAACCTTTTATTGAGTTCTAAATCCATTATAAAATAAATGACTATATATATTATTAGTTGAGTATAAAGTTGTTTATTTTATTTATTAACTTAAGAAAAAAGGAGGTAATAATTATGTTAGCAAGACTTGCTGGTATAGCATGCGAACAAGGAGTTAAAACCGGAGCACTAAAAAAGATAGGAACTATATTATTAACTATAGTTACTCAGGTGACAATCAATAAGTTGTCGGCTGCTCCACAAATGGACAGAACATCGTGTATTTTTCGCCAAGGTAGAACCAGAAAAAATAGTAAGGGAGAGGATACCGGTTGGCATGAGGGTCCCAAAACTGGAAGTTTACATAAACATCCGAGACCTGGAGATGATATCCCTGACGCCCATTAAATATTAGGTGGATTCATATGGTCCAGTAAAGTCCTAAGGCGTAAAAAATGGGAGACGAATAATTAGTAAAGGTTTCGTCTCCCATTTTTTTGTCACGGAAAAATAGTCCCCCATTTCTGAGGGACTATTTTAATTATCTAACTACTTATTATGCACCAATAGTACAAGTAGCAATACCATTACTTCTGATAAGAGCTGTCGCGTAACGAGACAGGATAGTCAGTGAAGGTGTTGCTCCAAGTGGGTAAGGGTGTAAAACTGCCGGCACATATGGGGCATAAATGTAAACTGCCTTTAAATCTTCTACCGGTTTATAAACAAGAACCATGGTACCTTGAGGAATAACAGAACTAGTAAGTACTTTCCATTTTCCACCAGCTACAGAAGCTGATCTATAACCCATGTCACCATCTACAGATGAACTACCAGTATAATTAAAACCTTGTAGATCTTCAAGTATAGCAACATCAAGAGGATTAGCTGCGATTACATTAGCAGATTCCATATTAGTATCTGTATAAACTTGAGCTGAAAGTTTATTTAGTACAGGTATAATATTTTCATGCCAATATTTATCACCCCAGGTATATCCAGTAGGTGCTGTTCTATTGAAAGTATCTGTATGAGATGCTGTATTCAATCTAGTATTACCAGTGATAAGAGCATTAACGATTTCTCTATCGATATCTAGAGCTATTTGCTGGCCAAGAATATTAACGATTTCTGCTTGCATTGAAAGATCAAACAGAGCGCGCATATCTTGTTCCATATTAATAGTCCAGTTTGCAGAGATTTGTCTATCTCTTGCGTATAAACGAACCTTATCAACGCTTAATTGAACTGAAGGATTGATTTGGTTTTCTTCTAGTGAGAAGGTTACTCTATAACGTGCATGTGTTACAATTGCAGTTGTACTAGCAATATTTACAGTACCGTTTAAGTAATCAACTTTACCAGAAATTACATCTGCAGAACCGCCAACAGTAACGCTTGATGAGAAGTGACCTTCAACTGCAGGTACTATTGAAACGTTTGTATAACTAGTACCATCGCTACTAACAGCTGTGATCTCAAAATCTCTTTCAAGATGAGCTTCAGCACTTGTTACAGTAGGTGAAACTACACCAAGAACATCATAGTCATTACTTGGAACAGGCATTGATGCTGAAACAGGAGTTCCAACAATTGGACCACCAGAAATATCTGTAGATGTTACAGGTGCTGCATAATCTGTAGAACTATTAGATGGTTGAAATGATGCTGTAATAAAAGCTTTGATTGTTTCAGGTTTGTCCATAGGACTTAATGTGATAAGCTCTTTAGCAACAAGTTTTGGATAAAAGACTCTAAGAATTGGAAGAGTCAGAGTTTCATAAGGATTAATTTGGAACATTGAATTTTCAAGTAAATTAACTCTTGTGTTTTCTGCCAGTTGAATAAATACTTCACGATCTGCTTTACTTTCAATTGATTCTGCTAGAGCAGTTACGTATGTATTAAAAGCAACATCGTCAACTAGTACTTGTTTCATATTGCCAGGTTTTGAAGGATCTACACCACTAATTTTTTTAGTTGCGCGATAGACTTCGGTTAAAATTTCTTTCATAACATATTCCTCCTACTAGGATTAAAATAAATTCCACTTTGAATTTAAAATATGTTCTTAGGAAAGTATGACCTTGGATTTAAACTTTGAATTGAGGGTGGGTAAGTTTGTAACTTGTGGGGTTAGGAAACAGACTTATTTCTTTTCTCTTTCTTTTCTAATTTTTTCTCTTTCTTTTGCCATTTTTTCTTCTGCTTGTTTTCTATCTTTTTCAGTTTTAGCTTCTGCTCTTTTTTGCTTCCAATATTTATATGATTTCCATGCTCCATATACAGCTAGTGCTCCAAGACCAATAGTACCTGCTGTTTTCCAATCACCGCCAGTTAAAGCTCCGGTTGCTGCTTGAGTGGCAGCTTGGCCAACAACACCACCAGCAGCAGGAGGTCCTGCTTTTTCTTCTTCAGCTTTTTTTATTTGTTGTTTTTCTATATCTTGTGCTCTATCTAATTTATTTTTGCTTAAGATATTTGCTTTATCTATTTGAAAATTACTAAGTTGTTTAGTATTAGCATTTAATCTTGTTTGATCTCTATGAATATTTCTTTGAAGGGTTATTTTTTGTACATCATCTTTTGCAGTTTTCAATTTTTCTTTATTATTTGCTAGTGATTTTTTAAGGTCTTCATTTTTTGCTCTAATGTCGGATATTTTTGAAGTATTATCTTCTGAAGATCTTTTATATGCTCTTTTTTCAACTTCAGTATATTCTTCAACTAGACATTTGACTCTCATTTAATTGAACCTCTTTGTTATTATATTCATTGTATTTTTTAAATGATAATTTAGTTTATCATTTGGGAGGTCATCTATAACTTTAAGTAAGACAACCATATCATGTTTTGATTGACCTTCAATCAATCCAGATGATACTAGTTTTTCAACTCTTTCTAAAAGTTTTTTTACTTTTTGTTTTCTCTTATAGCTTTTAAACATTTCTTCTAGTGCTATTTTCTTTTCAGATACAAGTTTCTTTTTTTCTGAATATTCTTTTACAAGAACTCTTGCTGATGCAACTTTTTCATTAAATACTTCATCAAGTAGAGGTTGAACATTATTTATGATTTTATCAGCTAGGTCTATTTTGGATTGATCTATATTTTCTAAGATTTCATCAGGTATATCAGTTTCAGTAATTATCATAATTCGCTCCCCAATTTTTCTAGTACATTCACTTTTAAGGAAAAACTTTCGTTATCTAATTTCGTTATTTTTTCAGTAAGATCTTCTTCAATTGTTTTAGATTGGTTTAAAAGGGATTTTTGTTTTTCTAATTTCTCATTTAATACGTGTAATTTATTTTCTATTTTGGTAGCGTTTTCAGTTGAGAAATTTTCATCTTCTCTACAAATTATAAAAACCTTATCTACTATTAAAGAGATAAGGTTTTTTTGTTTTTTTAGTTTGTTTAATTTACTTCCAGATTCGCCATGTATGATATTCATTTATATTCCTTTCTTTTTTATACCCACTTATCAAAGAATGTGATAATTTTACTTTCTACTAATTTATCAAAGTAATCAGGTAAGAAGCAATGACCACCTACACATATTGTGCCACAGTCTTCTGTTAACATATGAGATTCAAATTTCATCTCATTAAAATCAACTACAGCGGATTTATGAGAAGGGGATGAAACTGCATCGAAAGCTATAACTGTCAATGGAGCTTTTACTTCATTATGATTTGGAAGGCGATTTAGTTCTGCCATTCCTCTCATAGAGAAACCTAAACCAACTTTATCTTTTAACAGACCAAGAAGTATACCACCATTTGGAGTAGACGTAGTTTCCATTTCACCAATTAAATGATTACCTCTAAACTCAAAATTTCTGATTATATGAGAAACTTCTTTAAGAGAAACTGTTGTTTGACGTACTTGATCGAACGGTTGATTACCTTGAGGAAACGGATGATCAAGTTCAGACATTAAAGCTCTTCTTTTCATTCTATCAACTGTACCTTCCATACCACTTTCTAATACTGTTCTAGGATAAAGTCTTTTATTTTGATTTATCTCATCAACTGTTTGAATAACATTTCTGAATATTGCTTTTCCAGGAGTTGAATGTACAATTTTAGATTCTCCGAATACAACACTTTCCATAATAAATGAACTCATTATTTCCTCCTAATTAATCAGGAATCCTTACATCTTTACCTGAATCTTTATCTTTATAATATTTTGCTAATATTGAATATGCTTGATCTAAGAATTTATAAAACAGAACTATTAAAGGATCTAAACGATCTTTAAAAAGTTTAAGATTAGAGATTAATACAAAGAATAATTCTAATGATTTTGAAACATTAACTCTTAGTTTTATTAATGGAAGATCTGTACTAGATTCTAGGTATGCTTCAATAGAAGTTAATCTTGCATGAATCTTTTTTAATTCAAAAATACGACCTACCTCTTGAGGTGACGTAGGTCCCTCTTCTTCAGGTAGTGGCATACCCGTTGCTGGATCTATTACAGGAGGTGCCATTCCAGCTCCTGGAGGACCTGCTGTACCCGGAGGCATTGCAGGTGCTGTTGTTTGGATTTTTCCAGGTGGTATAGCATCTTGCTCCAAAGGAACTTGTGTTTTATCTAAAGATACATGAGTTACATAATCAGTATCCATTACATTTGGAACATCATTATCTTTAACATCTGTAGCATCTTTATAAGATGGAAAAGGATTCCCTGGTGATAAAGGATTATGCCCAAATTCTCTAAGTTTCTTTTCTTTTATGACATCATCTAATGATTTAAATTTTAACATAATAGGTCCTTTTAAATTATAATAGGGGGGTTTCCCTCGCCGGTACTTACCTCCCCTAAAATAATTATTGTTTATTAAGCAGTTGGACCTTGAGCAACTCCACTATTATAAACTCCACCAGCTTGAGAAAAGTCATCAGTTTCAGTTTCTACACTACCACAAATTGGACAGGTATGTATAATTATCTCTGATTGAGTACCTGCTATAAATTTCTGTGTAACATCAGATTTCATATAAGGCATTCCTATTGTTCCACGATTTTCTTTACATACATAACATAATCTTGCATATGTTCCCATTTTTAATTCCTCCTAAAGGTATGAACTTACTATCTTTAATATTTGTTCTAACTAATTTTTAGTAACCTCCACCCATTCCACCCATTCCTCCACCACCACCACCAAGAGGATCTTCTTCTTCATCTGAGGTTCCTAATTCTTTACTTATCTTTCCATCAACATCGAAATTTTTAAGTTCTTTCCAATCAATTCCTGTAAGGTATTTTTTCTTTGAGAATTCTTTTGGTATTCCAATACGTTCTAATGTTTCAACTAGATTAGCAAGTTCACTCATATATCTAGCTTCTCTTTCGAACTGTAATGATTTTGGTGTTGGGAATGCTATAGCGACATTATCAAGTATAGAAAGTGCTGCATCTGGTTTGATAATATCAAAAACTTTTTGTATTAACTCATTTACTTGATGAGTCAAATATTTTTGGTGACCTATAATAGTTCTAGCAAATAAAATATTCTCTTCAGATAGAGCAGCTTTATTTGATAGATTTTCTTCAATATTAATAAATGCTGACGGAACTCCAAGAGAAGCAACAACTGAATCTCTTAGGAATTTCAACTCATCTACTTTTTGTCTTACATCTACATTTCCTTCAGTAAACGTACTTATATCTACAAAAGGTTTACCATCTTTTTGAGGTATATACACATCTTCAAAAGTTGAGATCATTGAGGGGATTGTATCAATGGATCCATATGAGTCAATGGATATTTTTCTTTTTCTAAATTCTTCTTTCAACTTTTCAATCATTTTCTTAGCATCTCTTGGTAGTCCAATTTCAACAGCTATTTTTCTTTTTTCTGTTGACCTTGCTATTCTTTGTACTGTTAATGCGGTTTCCATAGCTATTAAACATTTAGCTGTGAATTGACATGAATCGAAAATTGATTCTCCATAAGGATAATATTTTATTGTTGGTCTCATAAAATGTTGCATTTTATCAGGTGGGACATATCTTATATTTAAAATCTTACTTGTAGTTTGAGTTGAATCTACTAATGTGGCAATAATATCTTTTAATTCTTTAGTATTAAATTCTTTCATTTGAGGTATTTTTTTCTCTAAACTTTTTACAATGCTTCCACATATATCATTAATAGCATGATCTGCTACAGTTACTCCAGGTAACATAGTCATTTTAGGAAAAGCTAAATACCCGAAACAAAGAGGATAAAGTTCACTTTGTAATTTTACTACTCTCGCTGGATCATGAAACACTAGATGAACTTTTTTAGCATTTACATCACCTGTTTTGGCTTCCAAATAATGAGTATAGTCTATATTTATTTGATACTCACCGGAAGTTATTATTTCTTTTCTTCCTTCAGAAATAGCTGTGGATTCATTTATTAAATAATCCTCTGCTAAATATGCCTTACTTGAAAGAGCTGTTTTTGCATCAGCAATTTCACAAAAGAAGTCACCCAACATCAATGTATTTTTTACAATTATATTAAGATTCTCTTCTAATTTTATACTCTTAATTACACCTTCTACTTCTTTTGTTTTTGCTTCAGTTGGTGTTTCATCTTCTAAAAACTTTTTTGGATTTATTTCAAGAACAGCTTTTGTTATATCATCAGGAGAAATAATATTATCAGTTAAAACTTCTAAAGCTCTATAACAGTAATTTATAAGATTAGCAGTTCCTTCAAATGTTTTATATCTAGTTAATCTAACAGCTTGACCAAATGTTGCTGGACTTGCTCCTTGACTGAATACTCCTTTATTAGTATCTATATCAATACCTGATGCAGTTTTTGATATTAGATTTCTAACTAAATCTATATAACCATTTCTTCCACTCTGTGATTTATAATTGGTTATATCTGTAACAGCTTGATCTAATTTTTGATCAATGCTTGTAGTTTTAGTTCCTGCTATTTGCATTTTAAGGTTTTGATAAATATTTGAAATTCCCATATTTTTCCCCTATTTATTAAACAATATCTTCATCCATAAGTTTATCTATAGATGCTTGTTTAATTTCATCGTCCTCAGATTTAGTATTAAAATATTCAGCCATAGTAAAAAGAAGTGTTTCCTCATTACCATATAGATATACAAGTTCTTCTTTTAAATTTGGTCCCAATAATTTTAACACTAAATTTATAAAGTCAACTGAATATCTATTAAAATCTTTTTCTGAAGGTTTGGTTCCTTCCATTGAAAATACTAAAATTCTATCTTTATAAATTATATCAAAAGCTTTTTCAAGAAATGAATCAAAAAGAACTTTATAATGTGGATATTGAATTACATAACTTTGTCGTCTTTGTAATTCTTTATAATGTAAGAATTTTTTGACACCAAAAAAGAAAATAATTTGTAGTGTCAATAATATTATTGTTAAAGAAACTATATAAAATATTTGCATTATTCTTCATCCGTAATATAATCTTCATCGTCAGAAATAGTATTAGCTTCTACAGATTTTTTAGTTTTGGAACTATCTATTACTGGTCCACTTTCTTCATTTGATAATTCAGAAATTACTATAGATGTTACTTCTTTAGGTCTAATAATTGCGCTAGAAGAAGATGTTTCTATAATTGATACATTACTTAACTCAAGTAACTCTGAACACTTTTTGGTGTAGTCAGAAATTTCAGTATCATCATCATCAGTTAGAATTATTGGCGGGCCATTCTTTTTTTCGATAAGTATTTGTTTCATAAATTTTTCCCTTATTCAATATCTTCCTCCGCCAGTTTATCTAGCATAGAAGTGGGTTCAGTTTTTTTCACAGTTTTTTTTATAGTAGTTTTAACCTTTTTATCTTTTTCTTTCTTTAGAGATTTTGCTCCTCTTGTTTTAATAACATCTTCTACGCTAAAATTGGTTATACTTAAAAGTTGAAGTTGTTTAAGAAGAAAATCATATCTTTCTTTAGAACGAACTATATGGTCAAAAGGACTTCTTACATTCCTTCCTCTAATACTTACTACTCGATTTTTTTCATTAACTATAATTTTTTTTGGAGTAAAATATTCCATTTCTATTTCCTTTCGATCTGTGAAAAAATGCGAGGAGTAACTGAATACTCCTCGCATTTTTTAAAGTAAAAATTATACTCTTATTTCACTAGAATCAATATCAGTTACTTCTTCTTTTTCATCATCTTTAATAGCTTCTTTGAAGATTACAAATTGTTCTTCAACTGATTCTTCTTTATCACCCATATCTTCTGGGTCATGTGCAGACGATCTTAAATCTGGACCTACTGCTTCATCAATATCAGCAGCTTCTAATTTTGCAGCAGGTGGACCAACAGCTTCTGCTTTATCTTTCCGAGGTGGAACTTTGTCAACATCAGGAACTAAAGCTCTATCATCCATTTCATCGTCACCAGCTGCTACAGTACCTGAGTCATCTTTTGTGAAGTCTTGTTCTTCAACTGATTCTTCCTCTTCACTTACAACATCTCCTACTTCCTCTTCCATCTCGTCAATAAGTTTTTGGATGACTTGATTTTCAAGCTCATCCGCTTCTGATGTAATTTCTTTATCAACGTCAAGAGGTTTTTCTTCTTCTTTTTCTTTTTCTTTTTCTTCTTCTTCTTCACCAGCTTCTTCTGCTTCTTCTTCTGCTTTTTCAGCTTCTTTTTCATCGTCAGCTTCTTGCTCATTGACTTCTGTACTACCAGTAAGATCTTTCATAGCACCAGTGATTTTGTCTTTTAACTTACCAACGTCAGTATCTGATTTAGGTGCTACTTTAGGCATTGCTTTACCTTTATCATCAACAGCATCTTTTTCAATATGATCTACTTCTTCAGCTACTGTATCATGATCTTCTACTGTAACACCTTTGTCATCAGATTGATTAAAGTAATATCTCTCAAGTATATCAGAAACATTTTTATGTGTTTGAAGCTCGCCGCCACCATCGTAACCAATTATTGGATCTAACATTGGACCTTTAACATCTACATTTTTAGATGTATCGAATTCGCTTATAGCTTCTTTTAAAAGCTCCATGTAACCTACTCTTTTAGCACTCATTTTTCATATCCTCCTTAAAGATAATAATAACATATAAATTTATAATATGTTCTCAACTACTTTACTTCAAATTAAGGAGTTCGTAACTTTAAAATCCTCCTCCAAATCCTGAAAAGTCTTTTATTTCTTTTTGTTTTGTTGTTGAGTCAGGTTTTTTATCATTTGATACTTTGTTTCCAGACAAGAATTTAAAATGACTAAAGTTAACTTTAAATTCTAAATTGACATTTGCTTTTCCACTTCTATTCTTTCCTACTTGGGCATAAACTTTAGTATCGTCAATTTTATCTTTTGATAATAACATTACACAATCAGCATGTTCTACTTTCTTAACAGATTCTGAAATTTGACTAACACTTAATTCTCTTGAATCCTGTATATCATATGCAGATTTATTTAACTGTGTTGGTACTATAACTGGTATCTCATATTCAACTGCTAGAGATTTTAAAGATAATGTAATATCTCCAAGTTCAATTCTGTACATATCATATCTTGTATCAGTTTTCAAAATATCCAAATAATCTACATATAATCCCTTTATTGTATCTCTTCCATATTCTGATGCAACTTCATCTAATACTTCCATTAGATCTAAACATGATACAGACTTAGATGGAAAGTATTTCATTACTATTGTACTATCCGTTTTTTTCAATTCATTTAATATTTTTTCTTTTATATTTACACCATCTTCTATATCTTTAAGAACATCTTTTGTACTCTTATTAAACATAGGTTGATATGTTCTTAAAAGAGATTCCTCAATTGTGTTCTCAAGAGTTATATAAATATAAACCCTCTTAATTCCATTTTTCTGTGGTTGAGTTACTTCTACCTTTTCAAAAACTTCTGATGATCTTGTTGCTGAGTTTACAATGAAGTTATTTAATAACGTAGATTTTCCTGCTCCAGATGAACCACCTATTATATATATTCTTGATGGTTCAAACCCACCATTAAAAACTTCATTATCAAGAACACTATAACCCGTAGATGTAGTATTAGCTCTTGAATATTTTTTCTTAATTAAATCAAGAACAGGTCCAAAATCATCTTCTACTAAGTCTAAAGATGATGATGCTTCAATAGCAACCCCTCTATTCTCAGACATCATATTAGAATACAATGTCTTTATTATAGCTTCATAATCCAATAGTAAATCGTCAATACTTTCAAATGAACCATCCTTAAGTTGCTCAAGAAAATCAGATAATGAATCATAATTAGAAAATAATGAGTTAAGCTTTTTTCGTAATCTTATCTGACGAACATTATCCTGGACTATTTGTTCAGTAATTATCTCAGTTACTTTCGTCTCTAAAAAATCATGTAAAGGTTTATATTTTTCACTAAAGCTTATACTATCTAAAATATTTTCATTAGTTTTATCATTTGTAACTTTAAGATCGCAAATCTTTTTTAAGCATTCAAATTTTGTTTTTATTGATACAGATATATCTAATTTTTCTTTCTTTTCATAGAAGTCAAGAATAGCTAATATGTCTCTATATAATACCGGACTCTTCTTAACTTTAATTGTCTTATTTAATATAACACTAAAACATGCGTTTAAAAAAGTTTCAGTAATCAAATTTCATACCCCTCCTATAGATACAGGATCACATACTTCAACCCATTCTTTTCCATCGTAAACAAACATAGAATCTTTTATTTGATCAAAATAAGCATCACCTTCTGTTGGACCAGCTGGTACACCTCCATCTTTCCAAACTATTCCACCAGACAAACTAGGATCAGGTGTAATAGTAAATGGGTTAGCATCAGATTCAATAGTAAATGTCTTAGCTTTCTTACCAGTTATATTTTCAATAAAGTCAAGTTTTCCGTCACCTAAACATTTTGGACATGTAGTACTTTTAGTTACAACTTCAAACTCTTCATATTTTCTTTTAACTAATCCTAAACCATCACATTCGTCACATATATATTCGTATTCTTTTATTTTCATAATCTAATTTCCAATTTTTGTGTTGGAGCTACTGATCCAATTCCAACATTACCAGATGAATCTATTCTCATTCGTTCTGCTTCACCATATTTTAATTTTTTACCTACAATTTTTTCAATAAAATCTAGTTTACCAAAACCGGAACATTTAGGACATCTATAACTAGATGACATTGGATTAAATTCATTGTCTCTATATTTTGTTAAACCTAAACCATTACATTGATCGCATACTTCTTCATAATCTTTTAGTTTTTTAGTAGATAATGGATAACCAGGTTTAGCTGTTTTTACACTAAAAGTTGGACTAACTATTGTAGGTTTTCCTGTAATTATACTACCCAATGTTTGGTACCCCCTCCCTTGTATAAGTTTTTAAATCTTCTGATTGTTCTATTTGGTCATTAGTAAACATAATAGATAAATCAATAGTATTACCTTTAGGAATTTTAACACCCAAATCATATATTTCTATATCTCTATTTGAACAATTATGTACTGTATATGAATTTGCCACAGAAGTTTTTTTCCCAACTATTTTTTCAATAAAGTCAAGTTTCCCAGTACCATTACATTTTTTACATCGTACTGGAAATGAGTTATCATTACCTAAGTATTCATATTTACACCCCAAACCTTTACATTTATCACATGCTTCTTCCCACTCTTCAAGTTTCATCACCCCACACCCATTTCTTTTTCCCGGTTATTTTTTCGATAAAATCAAATTTTCCTGTACCTCTACATTTAGGACATATCTTTGGAAACGAGTCTCTATTCTTATTTGGTTCATGAAATCCAAAACGACCAAAACCATGACAATTAGAACACCACTCTTCCCATTCTTCAAGTAGTTTTCTTTTACCTGTTGTCTCCATCACCATGGAGCACGCCCCTTGATTTTCTATCTAACAATTTCTCGATGTTTTCTTTTGCAACATCTTCCATTCTTAGATTCAAATCGGAACATAGAGCTGCTATATACCACATAACATCTCCAAGCTCTTTTTTTATGTTAGTAATAAATTCATCATCAATAACACCATTTTTATCTCTATATAACTTCTTTACTTTTTCAGCTACTTCTCCTGACTCACCTGTTAAGCCAAGAGTTGGATATAGTACTTTTAAACCTTCCTTACCATGTGCATAAAAAGCAGTCTTTCTACATTTGTCTTGATACTCATTAAAGTCCATTTATTTTTCTCCTTAAATTTAAAGTTCTTTGACCCCATATTTTTAAATCATTCACTTTTTTTTTACCAACTATATTTGTAATAAAATCTACTTTACCCCATCCATCACATTTTGGGCACATACAACGATTACCCTGTTTGGTACCTATCATATATGAGTCACAATGTCTTAAATCTATAATACAGTCTTTATCATCATTTTTACACCATAATCCAGTACCTTTACATTTATCACATACGTATTCCCATTCTTTTAGTGTCATCTATGATAAACTCCTACTTTTCTCATTTTAACTTTACCTGATTTTTTCCCAACTATCTTTTCGATAAAATCAAGTTTTCCAGTACCGTTACATTTTGAACATGTTACTTTTGCACCATGAACATATATATATGAATGTGGATTATCTCTTGCAAGAATCTTTTTTTTACCTCTACATAGATCACATTTAGTTTCCCATTTTTCTAGTTTCATATTACACCGTAAGTAGTCTTGAAGTTGGATCAAGTTCCATGAATTCATCTTTCGCTAAACATTTATCTACAATATATTTACAATTATCAGTATCTAAGGCAGTTAACATATCTAATGATCTTATAATTGAAGTTGATTTAGCTTTCTGTTTTTTAGTTATTTTACCAGCATTAATATTTCTAGTTATCAATTCAATACGTTTATTAAATTCTTCAAGATCTCCATTTTCATATAATGAATAAATTTCTTCTACCTTAGATTTCATTAATTGCTGTACTTGAGCAAATCTATCTAACATACAAAACATAGTATAAACTTTTACTTCTTCAAAAAATGTACCAGTTTCATCATCATATACTGTATTCATATTTATTGGAATTGGTTTAAAATTATTTCGAATAGATAATTCAGATATTACATCATCATATATATCAATAACGTTTTTATTGAAGTTGTATCTTTTATCAAGATTTGGACTTCTTATATCAACTTTCTTTATTATTCCATTATCAACATGATAAAAATATCTGCCTATCATAAGACCTTTATAAAGTCCACTAGAATCAAAAGTCATTTCTAATTCAATTCCATGCTGTACTTTAACATGCTTTTGAAATAGTTCATAAAATAATATATCTCTGAAATTTGATCCACCTAATATATGAAATTTAAGTTTATCTCTTCCTGCTTCAATTGCTTTTTTAAGGATTGGTATTAAAGGTAATACATATATGATACATGGTATAGAAACATCACTTGCCATATTTGCTACGATACCACCAGTACCAAAATAATCAAATGCTTCAAACATTCCATCTTGATTTAATATATCAGTATATATATCCCATAATTTTGGTGTTCGAAAATGATGAATATAAACTATCTTCTTACGAGCTTCATCAGGAAGATTTTTAGCTATATTATATGTTTCTAAATTTTTTGTGTATATATCATCAAATGAATCAAATAGAGTACATCCTGGTCCAGGTGGTAAGTCTAAAATAAATGCTCTATCAAACACTTCATGTTTATCTCTTACAAATTGATAATAAAGATCTATTAATAATTGAGTTTCACTTTTATCAATTCTTCCCACACTTGCTTGGAATCCACCGCTATCAATCTTTAATATACAATCATCTCCAAAACCCGAGTCTCTTATAAATTCAAATATACTTGCTTCATTATCTATATATTTTGCGTAACTTCTTTTTCCTGAAAAATTCTGTCCAAATGAATGTAAGAAACCATGACATTTACTTGATAGAAAATCTGAAACTTGTTTAGGTGTAAAATGATCTTCAAATCTATTCTTTGTATTTCTAATAGAAAAATTATTTAATATTGTAAAAAGAGTTTCGCAACCCGCTAAAACATACCCACTTTCTGCCATTTATTTTCTCCTTTTTTAATGATTCAATTTCCTTTATAATATGTTACCATTAACATTAAAAAAGACCTAAACCCCAGCAAGAGTTGATTGTTGAACATCAGATATATCTGGTTTATTATCTATTTCTTCTCCAACAGTTTTTTCATCTTCAGCAGTATCATATAATACCCTCTTATGATAAATTGATTCTAATTCTTTGGTAAGGAATTTTTTTGTTATATTTAGTGTTCCTATTTTCATATTATCAAGCTGGCGATCATTTGCCAATCTTTCTACAGTTCCATCAATTGCTTTTGAAATTATTTTTTTAGTATCTTCTTTATCATTATTATTAAAGAGTGCTTTAGCAGTTGCCTCTACTGAGTCTACTATCATTAAAATTAATGCTTCAGTTGATTCAGGTCTAGGACACTTATATCTAAATTTATCTTCTGGTTCACCTTCAACATGAAATGCTTGAACAATTGTATCTCCATGATGTTGACTTATTATTTCAATAACTTCATGTGGCATATCTTCCACTTGTAGTAAATGAATAACTCCATCACCAACATGTTTAGTTATCATATGATATGACATATATGGATCCAAAGTATCATGAATATTAACTCCTACTGATTGATTCTCAGAAAAATAAAGAGGAGTATTCATTTTTCCACAGTCATGATATAAAGCAGCACACTTTATTAACTCTATATTAAGACCCAACTCGGAAGCAATTGTTTCACACATATTAGAAACGTTCTGACAATGTTTGTATGAACCTGGTGCTAATTCTCTGAATTTATCTAGGAGTGGAAATGTTGGGTCAAAAAATGTTTTATCTATTTTTATTTTATCCATTCTTATTACCTCAAAAGTGCCCTTCCTAATAATCTAGGAAGAGCACTTTATCCGGGGGTGGTGGGTTAAAAATTAAGATCACATTGATCCATAATTTAGTTCTACTTCTTCTCTAATTGAAATTATTTTAGCAATATCGAAAACATGTTTATAAAGATGTAACCCTTTTGATGAAGCAATTATTTCCCCATCCTCCACTCCAATTTCCATTGCTATATATTCCTTCATCAATTGAAGTGCTCCCAGATTTGCCGGAAAACCACCCCACAGATCCCATGATCTGAAATAGGGAAAGAAGTGAAGTTTACCATCTTGAATTCTAGTATCGATATGTCTCAAACATGGAGGATCTTGTAATACCATATCAGATGGATGTGCTACTTGGAGGACCATTTGGTTATTTCTAAAACCTTTATTTTTATATGTCCAAATAAGTAGTTCCATTTGATTTAAGAAAGAAGTATAACCTTCTATGGATATTATTTTATCATTATTCCATATTTCTGAATCATCTATATAAATACCCTTAGTAGACATATCTTTAATTGGAGGAATAGGATAGTTACAAATCCTTTGACCATAAGTATATGATTCACCTTCCTTCAATTCGCCAGTCATTAAATATGGAAGGTAGTCATTAAGATATCCTTCTTCTACAGGATCAGGTATTGCCCATCTCTCTGATATTTTAGGAAGTAAAGGTCTTGAACCAGGGTATTTAATTTGAACTGTAATATGATCAAATTCTAATCTTTCACTTCCTGCATAAGATCCTTCATCAATCTTGAATACATTACCTTCATCAATTACTTTATAAATACATTGAAACCAGGCATCATATAAATCTCTTGCCTGTATTTCTATAATATTATTCCCCATTCCTCACCTTCCTTCCATATACTTCACCAAGCTTCAAAACTTTATATAATACACCATCCAACATAAGAGCTTGTCCACCTCGTTGATGACAATATATAGTATCCCCAACTTTTAGAGCTGATGATACATCTGGACCAACTGATACTACTTCACATTCAAGTTGAGGAGTAGTTGGTGCAGCAGTTTCAGGGATTATTATCCCACCTTTACTTGTTGTTTCAATTATTTCTCTCCCTATAACATGATCACCAATTGCAACTAAATCACTCATTCTAATTCTCCTTTTAATTTCGTTGTTGTTTATTTGCGTCTTTCATCCTCTTAATTGCAGCTCGTTTTTTTCGCATCCTTTTCTGACTTGGTTTTTCGAACTCTTGCCTCATTTTCAATTCCTGTAATATTTGACAATTCATTACTTTCTTTTTGAATCGCTTAAGTAGAATTTCAAATGGTTCACCTGGTTTTCGAACTACCAATATTCCATTATTTCTTTCTACAATACTACTATTGTTTTTATAATACGCCACTTTTCTTTTCCTTTCATCCTAAACAAAGTCATAAATTATATGTGCTCGACTTGAAAAATTAAACTTTAACTCTTCACATAAATCAAATACATCTGGTGCACATTTAAACAATTCTTCTTTAGTTTTACCCTGAGGCATTATAAAAATTTTTGAATTATCAACTTCTCTTAAACTATAAAGAAATTCTTTAGTTAAAGGAAGATAATCCCATACAACTTTTAAATATACCCTCGGATCATTTTTTACAATTTTTATTATATCTCTTGCTTCAACTAAATCTTTTCTTGAAAATAATTTTGGTGAGAATATGAATTTTATATTTCTTGAATCTAATGATATGGTACTTCTTAATTTACATAATTGATGACCATTAGTTTCTACATTTGCTATAGGATATTCAAGTTGATTAAGAAGTGCAATTGTTTGAGGTAGATTATTCCTATAAGTAGGTTCACCACCAGTTATTAATATACCACATTTATGTTTTTTTATTCCTGACTGAATATCTTTAATTGAATATTCAGCTTCATTTTGAATTCTCATTTTAACTAGAGTATCACACCATTGGCATGGATTTTTATTTTCTACTCTATCACAATATTTGAATCTAATGATTACCATTGATTTTCCACAATCCGGACCCTCTCCTTGGAAACTATAAAAGTTTTCAATTAGTTTAACTGATTCCATTTTCACCCCTTTCAATTTATATTAATATGTTCTCATTAAAACAAATAAATACTTATTCATATTCACACAGGTCAATTATATCTTCAAGCTGACCTCCGCGTCTAATATAATCTAAACCTCCATCAACAAAAATAGCACCACAAGCACAATATTTAAAATCATGTCTGTGTGTTGATTCAATTATAGTTTTACATTGATTACATTGAGCTTTATTAGATACAAGAACTTCTTTCTTTTCATCTGACATAATATTCTCCTTTTTTTATATAGTCATTATTTCTTCTTTCTTCTTAGCTTCTGTTAATGGTTTCAAAATAAGTTCATATCGTTCTTTAAATGATTTAGCTAACATCATTTTTACATTTGGATTATAATAATCAGGTAAAGTTTCTTCTTCATCTGGTACAACAACAATATCTAATTTCTTTCCTTTTACTAACATATTTTTATTATAATTATCAACAACATCTTGTGGAGCTTTATCAAGATCAATTCCGTTAACATGAAATAGATATCCCCTATTACCAATTGAATGTATAGGATATGATACTTCATTAAAGTTTGCCATTCCTCTAACACCTTCTGGTAAACTCTTATATTCTTTAAGAGGTTTATTCCAACCAACCGGTTTTGCTACTGTTTTAGAACCTTCTTTTATAAGTTTAATAAATTCTTTTTCTTTTTGATTTATAAACTTAAATAAAAGAGGCAAACCAAATGATTCGGATTTTAAAATAATATCTAATAACTCTTTTAGAAAAACCTTTGTATGAGATGGAGTATCTGATCTCTTTACTGAAATACCCATATAAACTATTTCATCAATAGCTCTGCCTTCTTGATTTGTTACATATATTGAATAGTATTTCTTTGCAAGAAATAGTCCCCTTCTTATTACTAACTCATTTTTAAGTTCTAATTTATTATATTTAGAAGGAACATTATGACGAGCAATAGTTTTTTGAATTGATATACTGTTTAAATAATCCTGCATTCTATTACACCAACCTATTATCATTTCATCAGTTTTCTTTCCTTTAAATTTTTCAAAACAAATAAAAATTGAATCTGTATCACCTGTTATTATATTTTTTGGTTTTCGGTTTGGCATTACTTTATCATAGACTTCTTTTCTAGTAACATCAACAACTCCTTCTAATGGGTCTTTTGAATCACCCTTTAAAAATGTCATATAGGCATCACCTTCTATTATCGAAGTCTTTAATGTTTCTTGTCCTCCTAAAGTTATTGCTGCAGCACAATTAATATCAAAAAACCTAAAAGCTTTATTTGCAATTACTCCATATAAGGAGTTAGCAAGAACCTTATAAACCATCTGTTTAGTATTATAAAAATCCTTCAACTGTTCATCTCCAGCTTCTTTAGCATCAAGCATCTTCTTTTTATATGCTCGTCTACCACTTAAAAGACTTTCAAGAACCTGTGAATAAATTGATACCTCGTCAGAATGATTTTTGAAGAAACATCCATTAATAGTATGAATTAGATTTTCATCTTTTATCTTTTTTAATATAGCTTCTTTCTTCATAAAAATTCTTTTCTTTTCAAAAGTTGGATCATCAATAATAGTTATTTCCTCTGACATACTATCAGGGTTATATGCTATATCATGACCAACAGCAGGGTCCTCAGTCCTCATAACAAAATTATTAACCCCTATATTATATGTCATAATTAACGATGGATATAGTGATGTATAATCAAGGTCAGCTGCATAATCATAAACACCTGGTGTTGGTTCAAGAACAAATGCTCCTGGATAATCTTTTTTAGGAACATGCGGATTTGAATTCTTAGATGCTAATCCTTTTTCTCTCAAGAATGAAACTATTATAGAATCCACTTGACCGAATGGGGAACTTGCTCCATCAAAACTTGAATTACATATTATCCTTAACTCATTCAATAAATTTATATGTCCAAGTTTATCTTCCAATTTATCTAGAAGTACGGAGTCCCTTATATTATATTCAATTAGTTTATTAATATCTTTATAATACATTTCGTTTATAGGAAATTCCATTTTAACCTTAGATACCTTTACTTCAATTTCTCCAATTGTACCAAGTTTATAATTTTCTTTTTTAGTAAATGTAAATGACTTATATAAGAATAATTGATCTAATACTATACAACCAGGAAGGTTACATACATATCTAAAACCATCAACATAGAATTCTCCAAACTTTGAAAAACTTTCTTTTGATATTTTTATTCTTGGAAGTCTATTGAAAATATATTCAAGGTCGAATGATATTGCATTCCAACCAGCAATAAAATCAGGATCAGTTTCTTTAAAGTCAGCAATGAAAGTAGTAAGCATCTTACGCTCATTTTTAAATATTTTTATTTCAGCACCTTCTTGTTCTTCTATAGGATCTGTATTATTATCTATTACATAACATATAACTTTTTTATGATATACAGTTGAAATCATATTAATTGGATACTTAGCTTCTTTTGGATGCGGAAAAGATTTATTATCAATTCCTGTATCTATCTCAATATCAGCAAACATTATATTAGAATTTATTTTATCTGCTTCCGCTTTATTAAAATGATAATAATCCATAGCATGTTTTACTGTTACTCTAAGATCACCTTCATAAGTAGTTTCAAAATCTAATTTTACTTTTTCCTTATATGAAACTTTTATTTGGTGTAACTGATCATAAGGAATTATCTTTCGTGGTGGTAACCCTTCTGGTGTAACATACGCTATATAATCATCACACTCTTTATGATATACTTTCTTATTATCTCTATCCCTGAATATATAAAGTACTTCATTTGTTTTATTAAGATATTGAATATCAACTAATCTAAAATCATCAGTATAAAACTTATCCGGAATCTTATATCTGAATATTCCTTTTTCTCCTTTTTCTGCTTCACTTGCATCTACATCTATTTGTATAGGTTTATCCAAAAATGCTACTATGTTAGCTGCGCTTATTATATCTCTTTCAAACTTTTCTTCAAATGTTCTATTTCTATTTACATAAGACGGATGAACAGTTAATAAAACTTGAGTACCTTTCCAATTAAACATCTTTCCTCTTAGATTAGTTATTCCACTTTTACCAAGACCAAAAGCTTTCATTGGAGATGTACCCATAAGAACTATTAATTTTGGATTACATGCTTCAATAATCCTAAAACAATTTTCTTTACATCTATCTATAACTTCATCTTCCGGATTTCCTGTATTACCTTTTTCATCAAGGGTAAGACATAAAACACAATTCGTTAATAACCACTTACACTCTTTCTTTATATACTTGTTAAAATACTTTCTAAATGTTTGTCCTGCTTTCCCTATCAACGGAACCTGTTTTTCAACTTCATTCTTACCTGGATTCTCACTTACGAATACCACGTCAACTTTTGATAAGTCACTTTTTGAATTAGTTTCAAGTATACAGGAAGGTGCGTTTGATAGGGAGCATTTAGAACAATCAGCGAACGAGTCTTTTATCGAAAACATATAACCCCTTTCATTTTATATTAATTCATCCATTTATATTATGTTCCTATCGTAAAAAAAATAATCCATTATATCGAGATATACTATATATATTATGGTTTGATAGATAGGAGTATTTAGTTTTGATTTTAACTTTTAAAAAAGGAGATTAAATATGTCTTATTATCTTAAATCAATGTTTGTGGCAATAGTAGTAAGAAAATGCCCAAATTGTAACTTAACTTCTGAGTACGCTTTAAATTCTGAAAAAGAAACAGTGTTGTGTCACTGGTGTTGTTTTGGATTTGAAGTAAAAGCTTAACGGAGGAAAATATGACAGTAGCAATAAAAAATCACAGTTTATGTTTGATATCAATAATGGTCTTAACTATTCTGATATGTATATCTGAAACTGGGGTTGAATTAGTGATGTGTCCTGAATATGTGTTTCTCCTAAGTGGATTAGTTATATGTCCTCTAATGGAGGAATATGGAAGAAAGAGAGCAATTGATTCAGGAGTAGGATTATCATGGACTATATGGTTTGTGCTTATTGAGGGAATCACTTACCGGTTTGCTTTTTCAGAAATGGAGTTATCATGGTTCTTATTCTATAGGGTATTGGCATCAACAGCACATTATGGATTTTATAAAACCCAAGTTAGATGGGGTTATAAAGAAGCTGTATGTATGCATTTCTTATGGAATACAACATTTTTGATTATTCTTTAGGTGGTTTAAATGGGGGGTTGCTTTAAAGTGACCCCCATTTAAACATTGACCAAATTAAAATTCTCAGCTATAAAATTTTTTTGGTTTATTTTTTTCTTTGATTTTTTACCATTTTTCTTATTTTGTTTTTTTGGTTTATCAATTCCGAATGATGAATATACTGAATCTTTCTCAGGTGACTTATCAATGAGATCACAGAAAAGAGAAACTTCATGACCTTTTAATAATGGAAACTTTTTTCTAACCTTTTCATATAGAGTAGTTTTTCTTTCCCAAGTGATATAGTGAATTGATTTTCTTCTTACTTTAAAGTCTTTAACTGCTTGTTTAATAAACTTAAATAAATCTTCTAATTTAATATATCTCAGACCAAGATTATTCATATAAGTATTCATATATAGATTCAACTTTGCATTACCTATAAATGATCTCATAAGATATGTACATGTAATAGGTGAGTTATATTTTAGAAGAACCTCTTGTTGTGGAATTGGTGAATTCTTTTTTCCATCAAATATCCAGTTCCAAAATACTTGATATGGACTTATATTAGACATCTAATTTTCCCTTTATGTTCTTTTCAATAAAATTAATTATTTTTTGTTCCATTTTTTTAATATTTATAGTTTCTTTTTCCCATATTACTAATGTATTCCAACCATGTTTTTTAAATCCTTTTATTTTTTCTTGTTCATGTTCTTTTTTACTTTTACCTGTAAAAACTTTACTATGATAATAGTCACCAAAATGTTCTATTAATAATTTGTATTTATAACAAGTAAAATCTGGCCAACATCTTCCAATTTTTGGTTCTGATCTGTCTCCTGAAAATAACCATTCTCCAGGATGGGTACTTCGTAATATAGAAAGTATTAAGGATTCTGGTTTATTTGGTCCATTATTTTTTCCATGATAAATTCTTGTAGAATCATATGTCATTTCAATCATTAACATTAGACTATCTAATGGAAAATTACGATACATATCTTTCATTTTAAAATAAGATATTGTATTTGCTCCATGATTTTCCTTTACTATCATATCTTTAAAACAAGAATGATCTGATAAATTTCGTATAACTGCATCTATTGTTCTCCATTTATAAAAAGTTATTTCTCCAATTTCTCTTGAGGTCAGCATACGATTAATATCAGATCCACTTGCTCTATGTTGCTGTAAAGCATAGACTGGAGCTTTTCTTATATCATCATCAAATTGACAAGTTTGGAGTTCTCGTTTTCTACCAGATAATGGAGCTGCTTTTCCACGTTCATTCGTTTGTCTCTTTCGATTATATTCTCTTTTTTGTTTTAGAGTTTTCAATTTATTTCCTTTCATTACTTTTCTAAAATTATAATTTATATTCCTTCCATAGCTTCATTAAAATCACAATTTGTTAATCCTATATAGGGTCTATTCTCTTTCATTATATAACATATGTTGTCATAAAACCCATTTACTTGTTCCTGGCACAATAACTCAGGTACACCCATATCCCCATCAAGGACTTTATTTATAATCGTATATAACTCATTTTCGTTATTATAAAGATAATCTCTGGGAAGTATTTCAGGGAAACATAAGTTATTAGGTGCTATAGGTACACAACCACATTTTATTGCATCCATAATTGTATAATTAAATGTATCCTCTTTAGTAGATATAAGTAATGCTTTTGCTGATGAAAGAAAATCACAATAGTTTGTCCATTCAATAACTTCTTTTCTTTCAATTGGAGAAAACCATTTAGATACTTTCTTTTCAATAGTTTTATTAACTTTTTGTACACAAGGTCTAGCAACACTAATTATATCTCTTGTCTTTTTAATATAGGTTGATGGTTTAATTATATAGTCTGGTGGAGGAGGAAGAGTAGTTACTATAGTATTATCCCAACCTAATTTATCTTTATGATATTTTGATCCTACAAATATAGCATCAAATATTTTTGATTGATTAGTTTCTATTCCAAATTTTGATTTTTTATCTTTAGAATAATAATCATATTTATTTTTTGCAGTACCATGACAAAATGCAAAACAATTTTTTGGACGTTTATGAAATAATACATTTGGGAAAATTCCTGGAAAGCTAATATCAGCTAAAAATAAAATATCATCATCTCTAAGTTCGATATTCATATAATGTTTTATTTGACTAGTTTCAAATTTTATTGATTGATCTACTGGAGAAAATGCTACTGATTCACCTCTATAATATACCTCTGAATCATCTCCAAGTATATAAACTTCATCAAAATGTTTATTGAATTCTTTTGCTAACTTACCAAACCACCATTCAGAGTATCTCATCTTAGTTGGGTATTGAGGTACATAAATCAATCTACTCATATATCAACCTCCAGACCTAATTTCTTTTTTACTCTATTAAGTTTATATTTATAAATCTTATCAAATGTTTCTTTATGAATATATCTCATTTGATTCGCCATTAAAAATACATCTACAAATTCTTCAATGAGTTCTTCTATGGGTATTCTACCTCTTTCAAAATGATTTATAGCAGTAAGAGCTTCTCCAACTTCTTCTATAAACATTCCTACTTGAGCTTTGAGTCCCCATTTTTCTAATGCCATTTTATATACTTCTTCATCTTTCATGATGGTCCACCTCTTGACATTTCTAAATGGAATTTTTCTGTACTTAACCAACACTTTCTAATAATATTTGAAGTTGATTTTCCTGGTTTCAAATCTATACTCATTACCTTACCACAATATGTTCCTACAAAATCTTCCCCAACAATTTCCCCTTTTTTCCAGTCTCCACCCTTTACTAAAATATCAGGTTTTATTTTTTTAATAAGTTCTAGTGGAGTTGGTTCGTCGAATAACTGGACATAGTCTATATATTTAATGGCATTAAGAACTTCTTTTCTATCTTCCTCATTATTAATAGGTCTGAATTTCTTATACCCTAATGATTGCATTGATTTATCTGAATTAAGACCTACTATCAAAAGACCCATACCAGTTATTTTTTTGAATAATTCAATATGACCGGAATGTATTATATCAAAACATCCATTAGTAAATACTATTCTGAATGTATCTTCTCTTGCTTCTTTTATGAATGTTAAAAGATCCATTTGCACCTTCCTTCAAAAAGTATATATTTCTTTTCATATTTCCACAAATCTTTTTGACTTGGATATACGTTATTTAAGATTTCTTCTTTAGGATTTAGATATGTATTTTTTTGTGCGAATAATTCTTTTAATGGAATTTTTATTTCGTGGATATAAGGTGCTAACATATTAGTGGAATAGAATATTACGTTCAGTCCACTCCTTGCTAAACTTTCACCTACTGATCCCTGAACTCTATGAGCAGGATGTATTTCATAAATTGGGTCTGGAAAATAAAATATATTTTCTGGTTGTAGTAAATTTGGTGGGATGCTCTTTAAAAATAATTGAGCTTTAATTGTGAAATGTTTTTTAAGTTTTAAAGTTTCTTCTCTTCTCTTATCATTAACATCTTCAGTATAAATAATAATTGGAGACTTATCTTTTTTCTTAATAATCTCCCAACATCCTATTATCTCATCATCTGGGTGCGGCGCTATAATTATTAATTCATTCATTCACTTCTCCTTTTTCGCAAATTTATTCACATTTATAATATGTTCCCATGATATAAAATAAAATCCCATATAAAATAAAATCCATTAATTAAAAACAAAAGTATATATATTAATTACTAAGGCATATCTATAATAATTCATCTAATTTCTTAACAAGGAGATCTACAATGACAGAGCATTTGGGAGGCAGCGAGAGGGAACTTGTATTACCACCGAACAGTCATGCATTCATTTTGAACAACCAGAAAGGGGAAGTTGAAGTATTTGTTGGTCCCTATAAGGCAAATCTGGATGCCAAGACTGATCAACCAGTTATTTTTGACTATAATCAGAAACAGTTTGTACATGTTAACCATTTAAATAAGGCAATCAATACCAATATCACAGCACCGGAAGGTTGGTACCTTGCTTTGAAGAATCCTGAAAAGGATAATAAACATCCTATTATAGGAGGTCAATCTGGAAAAAATGATTTGTTGATTGGAAAAAAAATCAACATCAAAGGACCGTCATCATTTGCTCTTTTTCCTGGTCAAATGTGCAAGGTGATAAAAGGTCATCATCTAAGATCAAATCAGTATCTTATCGTAAGGATTTATGATAAAACTGAAGCAATTGCTGCTGGAGTTACACATGATCTTCCTGCTTCTCAGATTATTATTGATACCACCAAGACAGATGATGATAAAGGTGGAACTGCTGGTACAGATACCACTTTAGATTCTGCTAAAAAGAAAGACGAATCTGTGGCACCAGCTACACCAGCTTCAAGAGAAGTAGAGGTTGGACAACTGATGATTATAAAAGGAACCGAAAAATCCTTTTATATGCCACCAACAGGAGTTGAAGTAGTTCTTGTTAAAGAGAAGGAAGGGTTACAAGAATATGATAATTCCGGTAGCAAGGTAAAGATAAAGAATCGATATGTTCAAGATGCCGTAACCCTTGAACGTCTGGAATATTGTGTCCTTCTGGATGAGGATGGTAAGAAGGAATACAGAATGGGTCCAGATGTTGTATTTCCGAAACCTACTCAAGAGTTTATTGAGAAAAATGGCAGTAGAAAGTTTAAGGCAATGAGTCTTAATGATATTTCAGGCATCTACATCATGGTTACAAATAAGTATGAGGAAGGTGGTGGTATATCACATAAACCGGGTGATGAGCTTTTTATTACCGGAAAGGATACAAGGATTTACTATCCAAGGGAAGAGCATGCAATAGTTAAGTATGATGAAAATGAAATTCATTTTGCAACAGCTGTTCCTGAGGGTGAAGGAAGATATGTAATGGATCGTGCTAAGGGTGAAATAGCAACTGAGAAAGGTCCTAAGATGCTTCTCCCGGATCCAAGAACGCATGTTATGATAAGAAGAATCTTAACAAGAACTCAGTGTGAGCGATGGTTTCCTGGAAATATTGAAGCAATTCAGTATAACCAAGAATTGGCAGCCAGTAATAAAGAATCTTCTGACTCTGGTGAGATAGGTTATGTTTCGGATGCAAATTTTCGATCTTCAAGAAGAAAACGTTCTATGTTCGATGAGGATGATATACTGGATATGGATCAGAGTCGTGGTGTAGAAATGTTTGCATCAGCATCAAAAGGTTTCACCGGTGATAGTATTCAGAAAAAACAAACCTATACCAAACCACGAACGGTAACTATTGATACAAAGTTTGAAGGAGCAGTACGTATCAATGTTTATCAGGGATATGCTGTTGCTGTTGAATCAAAGTCAGGGGAAGGAAGGATTGTTGTTGGTCCTAAACAATTTCTTCTTGATTACCATGAAAATTTGGTGGATGTTGGTCTTTCACAACATACTCCAAAATCTAAGGATCATTTGTATTTCACTCCTTATTTAAGAGTCCTCAACAATAAGGTATCTGATAGAGTAGATGCAGAAACCAGAGATCACGTTGAGGTGGAAATCACGTTATCATATATTATTGATTTTACAGGAAGTAAAGAAGGGTGGTTTGATGTTGAGAACTATGTCCTATTTGCTACTGAAAGATTAGGATCAATGGTTAGGAATATGGTTAAACAATATGGTATAGAAGATTTTTATACCAATGGTATTGTCCTTATTCGTGATCTTATTCTTGGAAAATCAGAAGTGATGATTGCAAAAGAAGAAATTGCAGAAAAAATAGCTATAGCTAAAGAAATAGCTATAGCAGCAGTAGCATCGAAAGATTCTGAGCAAGAAGTTGAGGATTGGACTGAACCGGAAGAAGTTGATTTTTCCAAACTTTCAGGTGATAGACCTGGGAGACCTTTTAAAGAAAATGGTATGAAGGTTTCTGATGTTGAGATTCAAGTTATTAATGTTGGTGATGATGCAATTGCTGACCTTTTGACAAATGCTCAAACTGCAGTTGTTGAGCAAACTCTTGAACTCGAAGGACAAAAACGTACTGCTGAATTTATTGAATCTCAGCAGAGTTTACAAAGAAGAACTAATAAAGCTGTTCATCTCACTACTGTGGAAAAGTTAGAAAATGATAAAGGAGCTTCTACAGAACAACTTGCATTAAATCTGCAAGTTGCTAAAGAAGTATCAGATGTAACAAAGCAAAACCTTACAGAACAAGAAGCTCAAGAGAAAATAAGGGATGCTATAGCTACAGTGAAACGGGCAGTTAAAAAAGCAGATGATGATCAGAAGTTTAAAACTGATACGGATCAAGCTGTTCTTGAGTCTACAAGGATTGAGGCATGTACCAAAGCATTTGTTGATAAGTTTAAAGCTATTACTCCGGATCTTATTGCTGCAATGCAGGCTAATGGAGATAAACAATTGGCTCTTGGAATGGCACAGCATTTAGGTCCTAAAGCTATTCTTGGTGGTAGTAGTCTCTCTGAAGTTATGAATAATATCTTGAAAGGTACTGTTCTGGATGGTTTGGACCTGACAAAGCAGATTGAGAGCGCTGTTGATAAAGCTTTGGAAGAAAGTGATGAATATTAGATGAATGTAGGATATTAATAAAAAAAAAAGATGGGTGCTTGAGGTTTAGGTACTCATCTTTTTTTTCCAGTTGAATAATGAAAGACTATATATATTACTTAATAATAATAAACCGAAAATATTTGTCAACTTAAAAGGAGGATATGTGAACAACTTTCTAATTATTTCATCATCATTATTCTGTTTAGCTGCATCTTGTTACCTACTTTTGAAAATTACTGACCCTCTTGAAGAAATAGGAGTAAGGATAGGGAGACTTTTAAGACTTCCTGAATCAGTAATAGCTTCAACACTTCAAGCTTTCGCTACTTCAGGTGGTGAAATAACCATGGCAATCTTAGCAGCTACTCCATTCATATCAATAAGAATGTTTGATGCTCTTCAAACAGGAGAGAAAGCATGTTCAGGAACATTAAACATGGCATTTTCAGCTATGGATAATTTATTAGGAATTGGAGCTCTTGCAATTATAATAATGATTGTAGCAGAGAAAGTTAAAAAAGAAGCACTAGTTCCATATAGACCTAGTACAATAATTAGTCTTGGATTTTATATAGCAGCATCAGGTATGTTAGCTATATTCATACTTGATGGTACATTAAGTTATATTGAATCATGGTCTTTAATGGGAATGGGAATATTCTTTATTTTATTTCAAGTATTATTCCCATATACTAAATGGTATCAGTTATTCAAAGATGATGAGGAAGAAGAAGAAATTGAATTTGTACCTCATCCAAAGACTGAACTTGCTGAATGGACAGGATCAATGGTAAAGAATTCATTTGAGTATTTATTTCTTTTATTCGGTCTTGTAATATTCGTTATGTTATGTATGATGGCAACATTCAATTTGGGTAAGTTAGGAATAGTTTCTATAGGAGGTATTCTTTTAGCAGTTACCTCTTATGTAAGCAGTTTACCTGAATTTATGTTAGCATTCAGATTCATTATTAAAGATAAAAAAGATGAACTGTTAGCAATGTTATTTGGTAGTAATGTTATAGATCTTGGATTCTCAGGGTTTCGATCAATATACTTAAAAGAAGATATGCAAGTATACACAACTGGATCTTTTCCTGAACTATTAGTTGGATATATTTGGGCACTTCCAATTGTAGCAATACTCCTTATGTTGGGTTTTTTGACTCATACATTCAGATGGAAGCACGCTAAATTTCTATTCATATTTTATCTGTTTTATATTATTTCTGGTTTCATCTTACTTTGATAGTAACCGCTGTGGTTATTATATACGATTCTAATTCTATTTTTGAAAGGAGAAAAGCAATGACCGACATGTGTAAACCGGGCGAATCAGCAAACCTGGAAGACAAGTTTGAAAGCATGATGAACAGTTTGAAATGGAAGGGTTTCAATGAAAATGGTCAAGATATAGTTCCTGATCTTGATATTGCAATCCTTGCAACCAAAAAAGATGGTTCAAAATCCATCTTCTGTTTTGCCTCACAGGGAAACAGAAATGCTCCTGACTTCATTCTTATGTCAGAAGATGCAGGAGTTGAGGGAGAGGATAAACAACCCATTGATGTTGAAAGGGTTGAGAAAGCTTCCGTATTCAGTCTTGATCCATACAACTATCTTGATCTTATTGCCTGGGACTGGGGAGCAATCAAAGACAGTCATGAAGCAAGGTTTGACAAAGCAGCGGCTCATATCGAGGTTAAAACTTACGGCGCCGGCGATCCTGTGATTCATGATATAACCCTCGATTGTGGTGATCTTAAAAGTGGAGCAAATGTTTCATGGATTGCCAGAATCGACAATACCAGTGAAATGGGTCCGAAGGTTGTTAACATGAGTAAATCATGTATGTTGGCAACTGCTCCAACGAAAACGCCGCAAATGGTTGAGATGCTTAGCGAAGGTCTCGCAATATAACACTAACATTTAAAAGGTACGAGGAGAAAATTACAAAATGAGCTTACAAGAATTTAAAGCAAAGTTTGTTGAAAATGGCATTATGGATGCCGAAGAGTGTGTCGAATTTCGGACAGTGGTTTTCGAAGATGGTAAGGTTGATCTCGAAGAGCTGCGTATCGCAACAGAGCTGCAGAATGAACTGTCCGGAGCAGAAAATGCTCCCGAATGGAAAACTCTGTATACCGATATTCTCTGCTCATATGCCCTTGATGATGAGGACACCCCAGGTGTTGTTGATGAATCCGAAGCGGATACACTCATCACCCTACTCGAGGATATTGATAGCCTTGAGCTTTATGCACTTACCCAAATGTGTGCCCGTGGTACCGAGGTTCACCCGAAGCTTATTGCACATGTTTCAAAATGTATCGTTGATCTGATTGCTGAGGATGGAATCGTTGATGATGATGAGATTGAAATCCTGGAAGCTTTCGTATACGGTGCCGGTGGAGATGGTGGTGCGAAAGTTACCTGGGACGAAGCAAAGGTTGTTCAGGAAATAAATGACCTTACGGATGCCAAACTGAGCGAGTGTTCAGAAAAATGGGAACCGTTCTATGTAAAGGTTATGACAGATGTTATGTTGGCCGATGATGATACCCCAGGCGTTGTATCGGATGAAGAGGCAACACAGTTCGTTGAGATGATTAAGGGTGATGGAAAATACAATCCCTGTGAACTGTCCGCCATGACTGCCATTAAATCCGAGGCCACCGAGATCAGTCCAATTCTCGAAGCCGTGTTAGAGATGAATCAGATATAGCTGTTTGATCTGACCATCTTTATATGTAAACATGAATGGCCGCTTGCAATTTTGTGAGTGGCCATTTATTTAAAAAGAAAGGAAACTATAGTTATGGCTTTAATGGAAAAACCCGGAGATAAACAAGAATTGCAAGGATCCGGTGATCATGTGGTACATGCGAAATTGTGGTGGGGTGGAACAAAACAACTTGCCGCTATAGATATGGATCTTCATTCTTTAGCTTTACCGAAGAAAGAAGGTGCTGCTCAACCTCCGAAGAAGAAAGGTTTCTTAAAGAATTTCATTAAAAATGTTGTCGGAGATTCACCTGAATCCTATCAAGATGAAGTTCATATTTATCATGGGATGAAAGGAAGTCTTGACAGACATCCTTTTATCAAACTTGACAAGGATAGCGGAATTGGTGGAAGTGTTGATGGTGTAGATAGAACCAGCAATGAGGAAAATATCCATTTCAAGGATTTGACCAAGTACGATCTTATTGCAATTTCTGTTAATAACTATGGAGGTAGTACTTTCAGAGAAGCAAATTGCAAACTCATTGTAACCTGCGGAACTCAGAATCTTGAAATTCCTGTTGTGGAGACAAGTAGTGGTGCCTGGTTACTAGCTGCTGTTATTGATAATAGGGGTCCAAATCCTATGTTGGTCAATATCAATAAAGTCTCCAGAAGTCGAGCAACAATCAACGAAACAATTCAATCACTCGGATAGGGAGATTATTATGGGACTTGGAGATATATTTAAATCGGCATCCGATGCAGTATTAAAAACACTGGATGATGGACATACCTTGTTCAAGAAGTTTAAGAACCAGAAGTTCATGGATGCGAACATGGCTGCTTGTGCAATGACTACTGCAGCTGATGGAAAAATTGAATCATCGGAGGTACAACAGACGTTGATTCTAATAGGAAGGGATGAAGATTTGTCATGTTTCGAACCACCAAAAATGACAGCTTCATTTCAGGATTACATTAAACAGTTGAATGAAGATCCAGTCATGGGGAAAATGAATTGCTTGGCCGCCATTTCAGTGATAACTGATCCCAGACAGAGAGTTCTTATTGTTGGTAAGTGCGTTTCAATTGCAAAAATCGACGGTGACTACGATGAGTCTGAAAAGACTGTTGTCAAGGAAATATGTGGTATGTATGATTTAGATCCGGCACCCTTCATTGTTTAATGGTTAAGGATTGGCTTGACGTCGGCCAATCCTTTCTCCGGAAAAATAGGTCGAGCGTGTAGTTTGCTCGACCTATTTTTTTTGTTGTTTTTGGTGCCCTTGTGGGACTTGAACCCATATCTTGTGCTTTAGAAACACCTGTTTTAACCAGTTAAACTATAAGGGCACTTAATTATAATAATCTTAAATTCTTAAAAATTCTACTATTACCTAAACTTGCTATTGCTGTTACCTGATTACCTATATCAGGTTCTCTGAATGTAGTAAATTTAATATCTAATGTATTAAGTTTAAACATCCAGTCTTTTAATTGATGTTCATCTTTGACTCCTAAATAAATAAGCGTTCCATTGCTCCATTCAGTGTAGGGATCATTCAATAGATATTCTGCTACTGTATGACCTGCTTGTACTGCCTGTTGAGATGGAGACATATTACGCCGCACAATCACGTATAACTTCTTCATCGACTTTCTCCATCCATTGATTTTTTATATCTTTTACGTAGGATAATTTGGGGTAGTAGTTGTTGGGGTCGTAATTATTTTCTATCTGTTTCATTGTTCTACCACGTATTAGACAATAAGCAATATGATGGTGTCTATATTTATAGCTTAACATAAAAAGACCTTCTACATAACCATCTTCTGATCCTTTTCTTAAATTTTTCTTTTCACGTATTTGTGTGGCGATCAATTTTAAATATTTTTTAAACTCTTGTTTCATTTTATACTTAGTCATTTTTTTTCTCCTTTTAAATATTATTAAGTTATAAGAAATATTTACTTAATAACTAAGGAGATGCTCTTATATTAATCTATGTCATTTTAATACTCCTTTCTTTATTGGAACCCCAGGCGGGACTCGAACCCGCATGTAAAACGCCTTCGTAGGACGTTGCTGTTCCGTTCAGCTACTGGGGCATATTTAATGCTTTTTCAATTTCATCGTTTGTTTTATTTATAGCTTCTACTACTTTTTCAGGAGTTGGTTGATTCAGTATTGGACGACCTATTACTAATAAATCAGCACCATTTTGAATAGCATATTTTGGAGATGAAATTCGTAATTGATCATCATCTTCTGAATACCAATGAGGTCTTATTCCTGGACAAATTTTCTTTATATTTATGTGATTTATTACTGGTAAAGATAAAGGTGAACAAACTAAATATTCATATTTTCTCAGAGAAGCTTTCTCAGCCATTCTTTTTACAAGATCATCAATATCCTTTTGATTATAAGTATCTTCAAAATCACCTTGTAAAAAGGATGTTAAAATAGTTACTCCAGCAATTCCTGTTCCATTTGATGGAGGAACAAAACATGAAGTACAATGAATAGTAGATATATCTGCTCCAGCAAGAAAATGTAAAGCAAGAGACTCTGTCATAGCAGAAGGAATATCATAAAGTTTAAAGTCAAGCATTATATTACCAAACTTTTTTGCTTTACTAACGAATTCAATTCCCTCAAGCACAATTTGTCTTCTGAGTTTATAACCCCATACTAAACCTTGTGTAAGTTCCATAATTTCAATTGATTCTTCTACTGATAAATTATCCAATGGTAAAATTATTCTGTTATTCATTTGATTCTCCTTTCAAAAAGTTCACGAAAATGGTCTCCCTGGCACGATTCGAACGTGCATAAACAGACGTTAGAAGCGTCTTGCTATTCCGTTTAGCTACAGGGAGATTATATTATTTAACAAAAATACACAACCAATTATTTTCATCATCTGGATCTGATATTATTGGAGTTGCTTGAACTAGTACCCAATCAGTAAGTCCTATTGCATCTAATTCTGCTTCACTTTCAGCAGTATCATCTATAACTATTTTTTCAACTCTATAAGTCTTTGCCATATTGTAACTCCTTAAAAAATGGGGCCGACGAGGAGACTCGAACTCCCATAAGCTACTTTACAAGAGTAGTGCTAAGCCAATTTAGCGACGTCGGCATATTTATTTTTACCATGTAATCTACCTAATATATATATAATAGTATCATGAGTACAAATGTTAATGGATATATTTCAGGCCATGAAAAGAAATAAAAGAATAAAAAAAATAGTATTGGTATTTTATTCATAACTCTCTAATAACTCTTCAAGAGTATCAATCTCACTTTGTATAATACGAGGGTATAACCAACCTACCATTTCAGTTATAAGATCATCTCTTATTTCTATTTGTTTTCTTATTTCTTGTGGATTTAATTTTTCGAATTCACTTTTATCTATTAGATTTCCCATTATTTTCCTTTCGTTATTGGAGGGCGTGGGAAGATTTGAACTTCCGCGTCTTTCGACATTCAGTTTTGCAGACTGCCTCCTTAGACCACTCGGACACACGCCCAATATCATTTATTAGTTGTTCTAAATCTATACTACAACTAGTATTTTTTTTATTATTAGTTTTATGTATTATTAAATCACAATTTAATACATGACTAATTATTTTTGAATCTATATTATTTTTAAAACCCTCTGAAATAGAAAACTTATGATCTCTTGAGATTCCATTTGGATTTTTAACTGGATGATACCAACCATATTTATTAAGTAATTCTAAATTAAAAATATTTGGATATTCATAAACATTAAATTTAAAAGAACAATCAAAATAATATTGTTCATATTCAGTTCTTTCCTTATCTTTCTTTTCCTTTAGATATCTATTACTACATTTAACTGAACAAAATTTAGAGTTTGTGGTTATCTTATCACACTGTTTACAAACTCTTAATATTTTTTCTTTTTTTACTATATTTTTTCTAACTCCAATACTTATTTTCTTTTTTGTTTTATCAGAATATTTTCGCCCTGTATTATTATAAATGGCACTACATTTTGATGAACAAAACTTTCTTGTGATATGAGGTAATTTTTTTCCACAATTTTTACAATTCATATTTTCTCTTTTAAGTAATGGTGGATCGCCTCGGGGTCGAACCGAGAATGGAACTATGTTCCGCAGGATTAAAAGTCCTGTGCCATACCAGTTAGGCGAACGATCCATTTAAATTATGTTCTCATTAATTGTGTTACTAAGTGAGGATTAGTTAACATAACAGACCCTATTCCTATATGACTACAACCTAAACATTCTTTCATATAGGATATATGTTCTTTTTTATTAAATGAACAACCAGCAACATTAAGACCTTCATTAATAAATTTTCTAATAAATGCCCAATTATCTTTTCTTGCTGCTTCACCTGAGACACCACCAAAGTATTTTGGTACTGAATTCAAATGTATTCTTCTTATTTCATTTAGATCATAATAATATGGATCTTGTTTACAATTTAATTTTAAGTAAAGAGGAAAACGAGTATTTGGAATTCTTTTATTTTTTCCAGAGCTAACATTAGGACAAGAATAATTTAATTCAATTCCTTTAAGATTATCATAACCTTTAATTTCATCACACATATATTGGATTTCATCATCGGTTCCATGTAAAGATAATATATCGGTACCATCATTATCTCTATTATGATCCCAACACCATTTATTAAATCCAGGATTGTGTAATCCATTTTTATTCCATACTGTCTTACCAAATTTTAATAGAGCAAAAGGAATACCTCTTTTCTTTTTCAAAGTAATTGTTTTTGAGATAACAGTAAATTCAGGAAAATTAAAACGACATATTTTATGCCATAAATATCCTTCTCCATGATAACCCATTGCTCCTGATTGATAGAAAAAATTCACTATTTTTACCTGACCTCCCATATTATATCTGATATAAATTCACCCGACAGTAAAATTAAATGATCACAATGTTTTTGTTCTTTCATTTCATCTAGAAATGAATCCCAATTATTATCCAACATATCAATAAATTTTTGATCACTTCCCCTTTTCTTACATCTATTTAAATATTCATCTTTTATATTTTTAACTGGATAAACTAATGAAAAAAATATTTTATTATTAACAAGAACATCTCTAACAACTTTATGAGATGAAACAAGAATGTATTTTGTTTTTCCAATATTATACTTAATATGATCAATATAATTTTGAGGAAAATTAGGGTGTCTTACTCCAGGTTCTATCCATGAAAATTTACTTGAATCAGAGTCTAATACTAATTCGTTTGTATTCTTAAAAAAATGAGATTTACCTGTTGCTGGGAATGCTGATACTATTTTTGTCATTTCTATTCCTTTCACTTAATTCATTTATAATATGTTCCTTATGACAAAAAAAATGACAAAAAAAAAGGAGGGGAATACACTCCATTTTTTATTATAAATGTTTTTCGCATAAGTCTGCTACAGCACACGATCCAAGTAATACCATAACATAACACAATATACAAAATAAAGTTATAGTTGTAAATATCATTTTAAAGATTGTTTTCATTTCACCTCCACATGAGTACATATTTCACAAACTCTTCTGTTATCATTTATATAAACCATATAACCACCACATACAGGACATGTTTTAGGTAAGTTTTTTTTCATTTTAGATTTATTTTCTTTAATTTTTGCATCTCTCATATCATTAAACATTGTAGAAGAACAACCGCAACCAAACATAGGGTATACAGAAGCTCTTTCTCTTGCATAAATTTCATCATATATCTGACATAAATTATCAGATGTTAAATATGAACATTTGCCTCTAGTCCAATCACTATAAGAACATGGTCCAAGTGTACAACAAAATCCACATTGTACACATGGTTGAATAATTAATTTAGGTTCTTTCATTTTATCATTCCTCATATATTCTTTTTATACCGATACCCTCATTCTCCCAAACATCAAGTACTTCAAATTCTATTCCATAAACATTTATTATTTTTGCTGTTATTGGAAACGTAATAGGATTCTCAGAACTTGATGTACTGAACGAAAATTCTTCATCATTTATAGATGTTAATATACATGATTCCTTCATTCCTATTATAAAATCACTACATGAACAATAACAATAAACACCAAGTTTACATACAACAGCAGTAGTTTCCTGTTGACATTTATCTATTTTTTCTTTTTTTTCTGCATAATATATTCTTTTATTTTCAGCATCTTTTTTAATATTGTCTTTACTTACTTTAACACCTAAATAAATTACTGATGCTGCAAATAACAATGCTCCTATAATCATCATAGAATAACCAACTATTTTTCTTACGTTTATTTTCATTATTTTAACCTTCCTTTTTTTATTTCAATTTTAGTTATAACAATAATAAATAACCATAATAAAATTGTCATCACATAATGTTTTTCTACAAATGAATGAGCAGCTATAAACATAAACCAGCTTCCTGTAAAATAGTATTCAATATTCATTGTTTTCCTTTTATTTCTGCTTGTCCAAATGAAATTATTAGTATATCAATCCAACCTAGTACCCAAGTTTTTTCATCAGTATATACTGCAATAATTGCCATAACATAACATACAAGTAATCCGCAGCCATATAATAATATTTCTATTAAAATTTTCATCATTATCCTTTCGATATTAAATTTGAAGTAAGGGATTTAATCTCAAATTATAATATCCTATTAATGTTTACGTTTAGCTTGTAAAGATTTGTGTGATAAGATGTTTGATATAAACATCGCATCTTGTGCAGAGTTTCTTAGACTTAATGTGGCCAATGGTCTCCAACTTTCCAAAAACTCTGGGTACTCATCTGACCATGTTAGTTCATGAATATTTCTATGAACCAATTGACGAAACTCGTCAAAAATAACTAATAAGTCACAACCCTCTACGATATTAATAGTAGCTAAACCATTAATATCGTTAACAAGTTTTGATATCTCCGTATCACCAAACTCTATATAACCAGCTTCATAAACTGCTATTATAGAACCCCTGCCAGTTAACCACCAAATAGTCGAGTGGTTTTGCCTACTCCAAATTTTCATTTTAACCCTACTCTTTCTATCAACTTCAAAACCACCTATCTTAACATCAGTCTCGATTCTATCGAATCTATCTAATGTGTTTTTTTGAGGTATAATAACCTCTTTGAAATTACTTCCTTTTTCTTTTGACATTGTTGCTGTCTCCCTTCTACTTTATTGGATACATAACAAAGACAAATCCCTTACTTCAAAAATTAATATATATAGTAGTCGACGGATTAAAGTCAGAGATAAATTAATATCTCTGACTTAAATTATGGAGAGGGTATGGGAAGTTGAATCCCAACTTTCTGACAGGCAATCAGATGTGCTACCATTAACACTACACCCTCATTTTATGATTTTCTACAATTTTTTCTATTGCTTCTTCTGTATGTTTTCTTCCTCTAAAGCCATAATTATCTGTAAAAAAATGACAGTTCATACATAAGACTTCTTCATTTTCTCTTTTTTTATTTTTAATATTTCCATCTATATGATGAAGTTGATATGGTCCTGTTTTAAAATCTAAAGAATTTAATTCACACTTATTACATCTAAGACCTTGTTCTTTCCATATGATTTCTTTTCTTTTATTATAACCTAATTCTTCATATTTTCGATTTTTCACATATGATTCAGATTGTCTTTGATATTTACATTTCTTACATATAAATTTATAACCATTTCTAGTAACAGTAACAGGTTTAAGATCTATAATATGATCTTCATTACATACATGACAAGTTAATGAAAATGTATATATTTGATCAAAATCTTTAATATTATATTTTTCAATAATTTCTTGTTTGAAAGTACTTTTACTTAATGAACCTCTTACTCCGTTATTACCTCTTTTTTTAGCTGCTATAGATATTTTCTTTCTATAACCAGGACATTTATTAAATTTTTCTGTACACCAATTACCAAATTTAGCTTCTGAACCACATTCACCTTTACAATACATTCGACCCTCCAATCATTTTATATTTTGTTCTGATTGAAGGGTCGAATGATATATTGGAGAGGTAGACGGGACTTGAACCCGCAATGTCAAAGAAGACACCAGGGTGGAAACCTGGCCACTTACCATTAGTGTACTACCTCAAATTATCATTTCAGTCCATACAACGAGAGACCGCCAGGGGTCATATTTTATTTGTTATCAGTGGCATGAACCTGTGCGTGTCCAGAAAGAGTATGGATGCACATCCGTTCTTACTAGACAGATTCACCAAAGCGACTCGTTAACCTTTCCCTGCGAAGAGTCTTATATATTCCCGAGCCAGTGGCAAAAAGACCGAGCAGAGCAATTTGAGCAGTCTCCCGTTTTATAGACTGAAATGTTATTTTAAATTAACAAATTGAAAAGAAATTACATCTTAACCATGCAACTATTTTTGCCCATAATATTTCAACTCCAGTAGGTGGAGCAGGTGGAATATTATCTACTACTGTAATATTTCTAACAACAGAAGCTGTTAACATACTTTCATCAGCAACTCCATATGTCAATGTATAATCTCCAACTGTATTAGGATCTACACTACCAACTACAATTATAAAAGAAGTAATATCTCCATCTAAATTATCAGATGCAGTAGCACCAGGATCAGTAAATGCAGAACCTCTTTCAAGAGTCATAGGTGAAGTACCATTAAGGATAATAACAGGATCTGTTGTATCAACTCTTTCTACTACCTCAATACTTTTATCTGACTCATTACCAACATCATCAACTGAAGTTACAACTGTTGCATAAAAACCATCTACTTGATTATTAAAAGTAAAAGTTTCGGTGCCAACAGGAACTACCTGGGTAGGAGTTCCACCATCCTTCATTAATATATGATTTCCAGTTGTATCACCTTTATTAACAATTAACATATAAACATTATAATTAGAAATATCAGTTTCTGGACTAGCATTCCACTTAACAATTATGTTAGAATTTGCAAATACTAATGAAGGACATAGTACAGCTAAAAAACATAAACTCATTAAAAATCTTCTCATTTCTACCTCCTAAAATAATGGTACCCCCTGGTGAAATCGAATCACCGTCTCTGGCGTGTAAAACCAGCGTTATACCATTCTACTAAGGGGGTATAAAATTAAGGACTGATATCGTTACGTTATTTCAACTATATCTTTGAACAGAATAGAGTCTTCCTATTGCTGCTCTAATAGTTATTTTATTCTTATTTATAAGAGTCCGATTGAACGATATCAGTCACATTTAAATGGTGGAGCCATGGGGAGTCGAACCCCAATTTTCTGAGTGCAAATCAGATGTTCTTCCATTGAACTATGGTCCCATTATTTATTTTTACGTGCTTCTTTTTTTAAAGCATCTTTTGCTTCTATTTTTGCTTGTTTAGCTATTCTTCTAGCTTTATTTGTCTCCCAACGTCTTTCAGCAGTATAACGATTGTGAGCAGGTTTACGTTTTGATCTACCTATTTTACGATTTTTCTTACCTTTGTTTTTTTTGTCGGCCATTTACACGTCTCCTATTTAAGGTTATTACGTGTATGGCAAACCTCCTACTGCTAAATAAATCATTACTTCTCCTTTATCTTTATTAAATTTGTGATATTACAATCTGGAAATATTCTTTCTATTAAAAAATTTCTTGCCTCTCTATAAGATTCAAATCCAAATTTAATATCAGATGATTTTCTTTTATTTCGTGCTTCAACATAATATTCATAAGTATAAGTTTTTGGATCTCTTTTAACTATACCAAATCTTTCATATACACTTCTATTATAAACTTTATTATTATAAACAAACCAATCTGACATTTTTAAACCTTTCTATAATTCTTTTGGATTTTGTAATGGAATACCTTCAACACACAATGGACATGATTCAGGATCCCAAGATTCAACTGGTTCATCTATTAAAGATACTGTTGAACACTTATCTGTTTTCCATCCAGTCCTATTCCATATTGATACTATACCACTAACTTGAGCACCATGTTTTTCAATTGCTTCAGTTGTCAATTCTACTGACTTTCCAGTAGTTATTATATCCTCAACTATTACAACATTAATATTATTCTCTAAAACTTTATCATATCCTCTTCTGAATTGCATTTCTTCATCTACAACTTCGTAATCAAGTGAACACAATTGAACCTTCTCAGGATAAATAAATATAGTAGAAAGAGAGTTAGCAATTGGAGCAGCTAAAACAGCACCTGCTATTGCTGGACCTGTAATTATGTCATAATGAAAAGAGTTCCTTATTATTAAGGACATTTCTAAAATTATTAATTCAAATAATTCAGGAATACAATAAATTGAATCCTTATTAATATAAGTATCAGAATGACGACCGGATGTTAGTTGAAAATGACCATTCTTAATTACATCTTTCTTATCTAATAATCTTTTCAAATTAATTCTCATTATATAATCCTTTCATATGGTGCTCCTAAAAAGAATCGAACTTTTGTCTTCCGGTTATCAGCCGGATGCTCGACCACTGAGCTATAGGAGCATTTCAATAATATGTTCTTTATGAATTAGAAATTAACTGACTGTAAGTCTTGATGTTAAATTTAGAAAGTCAGCAACGTCCTGTAAAGAATTAAATACACTTGAATGGTATTTCTTAGCTATACCACAAACTTGTTTGAGGGATTTTAATTGGTGAATGTCAAACTCTTGATCTCCGTCCTTTTCTAAAACACATAATATGGTTTTTTCTGGACGTGTTATAGAATCTTCTATAGCTTCTGCTATTGCAAATACACCTGTCATTTTAGGTGTTATTACATATAGACATTCAGAACATTTTTCTCGTTGTTCTATTTCCTCTAACATACATGCTTCAGTCCAATCATCAACAACTGGATTGAAATATTCAATTTCTAATTTTTCAATTAATTCATCTCTCCATGTTGAATTATTACATGTTCCACCTAAAAATACTTTTTTCATAATTCGCTCCTTTCACTTGTTTAAGTTTAACTACGATTCATTGTCTATCATTTTTTTATTAGTTATATCAGTTGGTATAACTATTTGATTTTTCATTTGCTCAAAGATTTTTAATAACTCTACAGATGCTGGGTTTGCTCTTGGGTAGGTTTTACCATCTCCTGCTGCGAAAGTCATTCCATTTCTAAAACTTTCTATCGCCGCTTGATTTCCTTCTAATAATCCAAGTGCATCTCTTTGCATTATAAACATCCATATATCTACACAATGTTTTAAAATTTCTGTTTCTTTTGGATTATCTTTTTTCGGAAATGTCATTTCAATCCAACATGGACAACCTTCTTCTCCATCCCATAATGTCTGTGGGCAACCTTTCTTGAAAGATGATAAGTTTCTAATACATGGTGGTTTCTTTTTAGACATCAATTATCCTTTCTTAGTATTCAGATACTCCTGAAAATTTAAATATTTCTTTAACTTTTTATAGCTATTATAACTGTTACATATGCTGGATTTAACGAACCTCCGTTAGAACCTGTATTACCATGATAATGATATCCTCCACCTCCAGTCGCAGTAGTTTGTTGATTGGCTGAGAAGGGCGCATCGTTACCACCATCAAGGATGGCTGTTAGAGTACTATTCCAAACACCACCATGTGTATGTGAAGGCATTTCAGGTACAGTCAATCTATGACCTGCTGTACTATGAACATGTGCGAGACTTCTACCTATTAAATCATAACTACCAGCTTTAACAGCTCCTGCGTCTCCATCTTCTGCTAACATTATTGTTCTTTTGTATGATGGAGAAGAAATTACATTATCTCTTACCCATCCTGTAGGTGCACTTGCTTGAGCAAATAACATATAAGTTCCAGATGGAAATTCTGTAGCAGCCTGCACTTCATCATACGAAGCAACTCTTACCCATTCTGAACCACTACCAAAGTATAATCTATCACCTGATTGATCATATACTAAACGAGATTCATCATCCGAAGTCCAACCTGGAACTGATGCAAGTTGTTCAGAATAGAACTTTCCTTCCATCTCAATACCAAAATGTTTCATACCTTACTCCTATTTAACTAATCTAATATTAGGTATAGTAGGTCCATCTTTACCTTCATCACTAAATACCTCTTCTAAAATATCTCCAATAAGTTTGATGCATTCAATAATAACTGGTAAAAATTTTTTTGTTTGTCCTAATCTAAATCGAGATTTGAAAATAATAAAAGAGTATAATAGAATGATTGTAATAAAACCAAAGATTTTATCAATCATATTATACTCCTATTTAAAACATGGTGCGAGGGGCAAGAATTGAACTTGCGCAAACCCTGGGCTTCAACCAAGTGCTTCTACCGGACTGAGCTACCCCCGCATATAAAAAATGATTCATACAACGATCATGAGAGGGGTTAATGATTTATGTATGAATCATTCTAAGAATATGGTCGCCGAGATGAGATTCGAACTCATGTGTTCATGCTCCCAAGGCACGCGGGACGGCCAGGCTGCCCTACTCGACGTTATTTTTTTTAAATAATTTTTCTTTGACTTCTTTTTCTAATAATACACTTACACCATCAACATAATGTGTTAAAGTTCCATCACCATGATACACTTGAGCATAATGATGCCAATTACCATCTTTAATTTTTGCCCACTTTTCTTTAGTCATAATTAATCTTCTTTCATATTAAATCTAGGTACTAACTTTGAACAATCATCATTAAGTACAAAGTCACCTTTCAATCTTTTTGCATTAAGATATATTTCGATAATATCACTACACTGAAGTGACAATCTTATCATAGATTTTTTATGATAAGATATTTCTTCATTTAGATCTATTAATTTGTTCTTGGTTTCTTCATCTATTACGATACCATCTTTTATTTCTTCTTCAAATATTTCATCAAGTATTTTTTTACCGGATGATAATTTTTCATTTTTCTTAACTTCTGTAATAACTTTATCTGGTGATTCTACATTTTTTTCGGTTTTTTTCTTTTTCTTTTTAATTATATTTTTGGTTGAAGGTTTAATATCTTTATTAAACCTCAATGTTAATTCGAGTTGTCTTATAATTACTTCTGGATCTAGATCGAGACATTGTATATCATTATTTTCCCAGAAGGATCCATCTTCATTGAATATGTCTCCAACAGGTCTGGTTAAAGGTCTCATAGGGTGGATCTCATCCTTTGAGTTTGTTATGTTATTATTTTTCGAATAACCTAACTGAGATGGACCGGTAGCTCCCCAAAGGACGACACCCATTTTCTCAAGGAACTTATTTCCAGAAAAGTGTTGCAGACTACTATCTATAGCTATAAACGACTCACAATATTGTAATAGGGAATTATAGAATATATAAGGTGCTTCTATTGAGACACAATTTTCTAATCTAAAGTGCTCTTCATTAGGTAGAGCAAAGTTTAAAATTTTAATATGTGGCCATCTTATTTTTATATTATTTACAAGTTTTTGAGCAAGTACTCTTGGATAATCTTTTATTTGCCCAAATCTATTATTTGCATGATATGGAGTTTGGTCAAAGTTAAGAGGAGATTGACTACCACTGAATTGAATTATTATAAATTTTCCAGTTTCTTTTGAAAACTTTTTTGCTTCTTTTTCAAAATCTTCATGTAAATATATTTCAGGGAGAGTTTGTTCATCATAATCTAAATCATAGAGATGACACCATGATTCTATCATGTGTTTTTCGCCTTTAATATAATCACTATAATATGGTTCAGAATGAAGAATATTATTTTTTGTATTTTTTATATAATTATCATAAAATCCAGGTAAGTCATATGGGACTGATACTTCTACTAAAGGATGACATTCGAAAATATCTGGATAACCTGATACAATAATAATTTTTTCATCTTTTGCTAACTTTGGTATAAGAGCTGAAAACATAACGTGTTTTCCTATACCTCCTTCGACTAAATAAATATTCATTTTATTCCTTTATTTAAATTTGTTCAAGAATTTCTTCACTTACTCCTATTTTAACTTCTTCATCATTTTCAGGTTCAACAAGATCAATTTTTCCTTTATATTTTATTTTATGATCTTTTAAATGTTTAAATTCATCAAGAGTTTTTAAATAAGTATAAACAACTTCTAGTATTTTATCTTTGGTACATAATACTTTTTCAAATTTTTTTAGAGGAACATATACAACTTTTTTATATACTCCAGTAGCCTTATTATGTCTAGAATATTCTTCTGCATAACCTCTTATATGAGCTCTAACTCGGTTATTACTAAGATCTATAAAAACATCGTCAGCTCTAAAATATGCTTTTTCAAAAGTAGTTCTATATGAATTTGATTTATTTTCTTTATTTAATTTTCCTTGTAGAGCCATCTTATTTCTCCTCTAATTTTTTGAGTCTTTTTAATACTCTTTTTAGTACTACTTTTAATATATCAATTTTATCCATATTTTCTATTGATAATGCTAATGCTGTACCATCTACTCCTGATAAACCTAAATAATCATTTCCAAAATCATCGTGATCAAGTTCGAATGTTTTATGAAAATCTTCAGCAGTTGGTCCTATAAATTCATCAAATCCTATCATATTTGAATCGTCATGAGTATACTTATAAATTTTTAAAGGTCTTTTTCTCAAACACTCAGTTACACAAACATTACATAAATGTTTTATATGTCTACTAGAAAAGCTATAATATGCTCCATTTCCAGCTACTGGTCTACTAACTGTAGCAACTCCAACAGTAGCACATTGGCAAGTTGTGACACCATATATTCCACCAGAATTAGAGCATGTACAACCAATTATTGCAACACCAACTGTTGAACGACCATGTATAGCAATAGTTGGGGCATGTGAAACTATACCGTAACCACATATACCACATACAACAAGAGCTCGACAACAATAAGCAGTACTACAAAGAGATGAGTTATTTGCAAAAGCGTGTAATCCAGGACCAGTTCCATCACAATTTTGGGCATGAATGGCAGCCTGAGTTCCACAACTAATTCCAATTACTGCTTGGCTATAATGACTAGTTGACCATATAGAAGATCCACAGCAGTTATAAACATCCATACCAATACTGTTGACCACATTACTATAATTACGAACCCTCAATACAGGAACAGCATAAGGAGTACAACCACATATACGTATTAATTCACACTCCCCAACACCACCTGATTTTTTAATGACTACAGCAGGACTGCAACATGCATTAGTTCTTATATATAATCCTTGTCCGGTAGTAGTATTAGATTGACAAATATGTACTGCATCTCCCGTACTGCTATAACATGAAGATAAATTATTAGTAATTAATCCGCTACAAAAAGTTTTACAACCATAAACATCTTCAACAACTCCTGGTGAATCTTTACGTAAAAATCTGGCATCTGCTTCTGCTTTAGTATATGCAACGCTAGGGTCTATTATAACCCATGCATTTCCATCTCCAAAAAATAACTCTTCAGTTGAGCTAAGATAAACTATTCTACCTTCATCATCTGTATTCCATGCAGGAAGAGAAGATAATCTTTCTATTCTTATTTTTCCTAAACAATTTATATCATAAAAATCCATATTGATAATCCCCCGAAATATCGGAATTAAATACTTTTAAAGAATATTAGAGTAAACTTTATAAGTTATAACCATTATCATATTATTCCAATATTCGGTTATACATTCTAATATAATATAATATACTTGTAACTAAAATGGTGTGTATGTTTATGATGTATTGGATATAACACCCGTAATCACAAAAATCAAATAGTTTACCAATCCCTTTTAAATATGTTCTAAAAAGAAATTGGGTGATCATAGGTTTTGTTGGGGTGACTGGAGGGAGTCAAACCCTCTTCCCCAGAGCCACAATCTGGTGCTTTATCATTAAGCTACAGCCACAGGTTATATTTTATATTTTTAGTAAAATACAAACTGTGGTTATACCTCTTTATTCTACGTCTATTATTTCAATACCAATAATATCTATATTTGCTTCACTCTCATCAGTCAACATTTCTACACTTTTAACTATTATCTTTGGTTTAATAATATCATCTTCTCTTTGACGTATTGGACCACTTTTTATTGACCAGAAAGGTATAAATTTTCCCATAGTTGCAATTGCTATAGACATATTAAACCTCTATTTGTTTCCACGTTGTGAATTGTCCAACTTCTTGAGAATCTGCTTCAATTTCGTATGAAGATATTACATTATTAGAACTCCCTACTGATGCTGAATCTGAATAGATTCTAAGTCTTGCTGTAATTAAATTTCCGTGAATATCATATGTAGTATTATCAATTAACATATTTTGATGAACTAATCCAAGAATTCTGTCTATTTTGTCTTCCTCTATACTAATTTCTAATTCTTCTGTATAAGTATCTAAAAAATCATCTTCAGTATTTGATACACTCCACACAACTAAATAGGAACCAACATCCTGATTTGTCCAATCGGCAGAAGGATCAAGAGTATCTAAATATGATTTAGTGGTAGAGTTATAAGTAGCAGTACGTGATGGAACAATAACTGTAGTAATTGCTCCAGTAGTACTTATAATTTGATAACTTACATCAGCATCAGTTTCAACGGTTTTGCCATCACTTCTAACTAATTGTAATGTAAATCGAATTTCCTTATTTTGATTAACTACCATTATTCAATTTTCCTTAATCTTGTTTGAGCTCCCCACCTTAGTTCTTTAAATACTGAAAAATCTTCTGAAAGTAAAATTGACATATAATCTAAAGTTCTTGAATCAAATATAACAGGAAATTTAAATTCAATGAAAAGTTGCATCATTGTATTAACACCACATGAAACAGGACCTTCTACGTGAACCCCAGCGATAGAGTAAAAATCAAAAAGAGATTTTAGTGGTAAAGCTTCCAAAACTTCACCATCTTTAATACGTCTATATAACATACCAATTTCAAATGCATTATTAAGTAATTTATCATAGGCTAATTTTGGCATTGTAGCATCTGCTAATTTTGAATCATGAGCATCAACAAAAACAGCAGACATTGAATCAACAAACATTAAATACCCAGTTGGTGCCGTAACTATATAATCTTTTGGTGAAACACTTCCAAGAGCAGAATCAATTTTAAATTCATCAATATAAAATTCAATAGGTGAACCTGCTCCTGTAGATACATTTTGTATTCTTATTGAATCTATGCTCTCAGAAACTAAACTCATATCTTCTAAAATAATAGTAAATTTTTGCCACACATTAAAAATTCCGGTATTTATATAATCTCCTATATTAACAGTTATACCAATTTGACCTATTCCTACTGTATCCCACGCGTTTAAATCTAATCGTTTAACTCCTGTTTCAGGCCAACTTTCTAAATAAATCCAACCAGTTATTGATGTAGAATTTATTAAATCAAATAATATTGGAGAACCATATTCCATTTTAAGAAATTGACATTGACTATTATGTGTAGTTCCTGTTCCATCTACACTTTTACTTCCAGTATAAGCTTGATCAACACTATCAAAAATCCAATTTCCTAACAACGCTGAACCTGTCCAATATTCATCATCAGTACCATCATGAATTCTCTCAGGTGAACCTTGTGGAGAAGCATTTACTGCCATATCAATTCCATGAAAATCATTCACGAAAAATCTTAGTTGACTTTCATATTCATAATATTCTAAAGTAGCTACTTTTAGAGCATTATCTTCGGTAACTTCAGCATGTAAATTTTTTCCGAGTCCATTTGATATTTTAGCATTAATCATTTCAAATCCTTATTTAAGTACTTAAGTCCATGAAAAATAATGTTACACGACAATATGCAGTACCTGATAATTGATCAGTAACTAGTCGTATTTCTAATGTATCACCTCTTCCTATAATTACTGAACCTGCTTTATTGAATGTCATCATAGATTTGCCATCTCCAGGATACCATCTATCAAACTCAGTAAATAACCCACTTACGGTTGGTTTGTTTTTATAAGCTGATAAATTAGCAATATTTCCACTTGAAAAATTCATATTAACTGGAGTTACTTCATTCCCACTACTTTCATATTCAGTTCCTGTTCCAAATTGAAAATATGTCTGAAAATTAATAACAGAAGTTCCATCTAATTCAGGAGCTTGAATTCTCATATATGATACAACAACATGTAGGTCTGGTGAATCATTTGATATATGAAGTATAGTATTTACTCCAGCAGATATATTTGATGTTTCTCCAATAACTTGATATACTTGAGCTGAAGATCTACTTATATGATGTTGTAATTCATGAATTACAGCTTCAGCTGACATTGCATTATCAGCATTAACTTTAACTGAATATCCTTTACCTGTTCCATCTTCTATTTGTAAGCCCATTTATAAAACTCCCATATTTAGATAATTAATTACTTCCATTACGATCATGAAAAAGTACAATAAAACCATCTATATTAACATTTGGATTCGTAATATAAATAGATAATGTTTGATTTTGTGGAATTACAATATCAGCATCAAAATTCCAAGATTGACTTTCAATATAACTATCATTTGTATAAAATTTAATAATTTCGCGTCCGCCAGATAAACCAGTTATATTACATCCATATTGAAATACTCCACCAGCTAATCTGTTACTTCCAGCGTTTAAATTTGCTGGGACAGTATCAATTCCACCAGTAGGATCTCCAGATTCGGCGACTTTTATTGTAAATATTTGATCGCCAGTGCATCTAATTATCATTCCTTCACAAATTATATTTTCGCTACTTGTATTTTGCATATATACAATACAACAAGCAGATGTTGAATCCATTGCTGTATGTGAAAATAAGAAATTATATGCATCTTCATGTTTCAAATTAACATAATGTTCTTTTGTTACTGCAACTGATGAAACAGATAACTGGTTCTGAGAATTTACTTCTGCTGTATAACCTCTTCCTTTTCCATCTTTTATTGTATCAGGCATAATTTATTCTCCCATTTATGTTACGTCTCGGTTTAATCCCCACCATTCAAGTTCGATTTTTTTCTTTTCTAAAAATTCGATTTTATATTTATTAAAATAATTATCTATTTCAATAGCTTTTTCTCCTGAACTAAGATTATGTTTAGAAAATGAAACATACTTGACGACTTCATAAATTTCACCATTTTGAATTTGAGATAGCTCGCTTGCAGAAGTATTAGGATATAAGCTTATAATTGGTCCTTTTGTTTCAAGATTTTGTTTAATAGCTGTCCTATAAGATATTCCAGAATTATTTATCAAGACAGGTACAGGAATATGAAAAACTACTTGTAATTCTTTTTTATTCCAAGTTTGTAACATAATATGATAATTACTCATTATGAAGTCCCCATATCTATATCTTCATTACTTAGCATTACATCTGTCATTAAACTTAAATGGATATTCATTTTTTTTAGTTCTTTCAACATATAAGAAAGTAAATCTGAACTTTCTAAATTGGAAACTTTTAGTTCATCACCTGTAGGTCCAGTTACACCAATTTCACTAGTATTACCATCAGGATCAGTTCCAAGTGCTTTTCCATTTGCATAAATTATCATTTATATATCCTATTTAAAGTTTGTTCTTTCCTTTAGATCATTTAATTTACTCGTTTTTATCTTCCCAAAAAGCAGGTCCACCATAAGCTTTAACAGCTTTATAATATTTTTTAGCACGTGATCTTCGTAATTTTTTTAATACAGATGATGTAGTATAAAATTCAATAATTCGGAGTAGGTTATTTAAAAATATCCTGTCAGCTTCTATCTTCGCTTCGTTTGTTGATTCAGCAATGTGGTACATATAATCATGAATATTACAAGCTTCTGAAATATCCAATCCGTAAATTTTATCAGGAATAAAATCAAACCTAGCATTAGCTGCTCCACATCCATTTACTATTTCATCTCTTGCTTCAGGTGTAAGTCTCTTGTAACTTGGAGGTGAATATAATTTTAATTCCGGTTTCATGTTGTTCCTCTTTTAAAAATGGTGAGGGATCCAGGACTCGAACCTGGGTAACCCGAAGGTATCTGGTCTACAGCCAGACGCAATTGCCGCTATGCGAACCCCCCATTATTTAATCTTCATAAAACTCAAATTTTTCACAAAACTCTTTTATTTCTCTTACAAAAACTTGAGTTTCATTATTACTAACTTTAACATATTCTACCATATGTTGACCGTCTTGTTCATTAGTACAATTTATTACAAAATCAATAATTTTATATAACTGTCCGTTTTTCTTATTCTTATAAAAGTCAAGAATTTCTAATTCCTTTGCCATTATTCACCTTTCATTATTTTTGGTAGTCGCACGGGGAATCGAACCCCGATTTAAAGATCGAAAATCTTTTGTCCTTGCCATTAGACGATGCGACCATAATTCTTTTTAAAAAATTTGTTAATTTAATATGTAAATAATTTGTTAGGTTAGGTTCAAACCATTTACAATCATTTTCTGAATTTAGTTGACACGGATCAAACTCAGATGTTTTATAACTACTTTTAGGTGTTGAATATGTTTCTTTTATTTCTACAACTTTCTGGTTTTCTGGATGTAAACATTTTTCATACATAGCATGTCTAGAATCAAAATGTTCACAATTATCACAAAATACTTTCATATATTCACCATTAAATTTGGTCGAGTGACTTATACGCGAAATTTCTGCTCAATCCATGAGTGGATTTTACGGGTACCCAGCAGCTAATTCTGCCCATTTAACAATGTATAAGTCACTCGTCATCTGGTAGCGAGTGTGAGTGACGATCTCACCTAATCAGAGATATGAGCTCTAACCGGTCACCAACGACCCCTCGCCGAATATGGTTGCGGTGGGGTGATTCGAACACCCGTGCTCTCGTTAAAGAACTCTGGGTTATGAGCCCAGTGAGCTAACCACTACTCGACACCGCGTTATTTTATGGCGGCGAGACCCGGATTTGAACCGAGACAGGTTTTACCCTGGATAGCTTAGCAAGCTACTGCGATCCCAGATTACGCCACCTCGCCATTTTTTATTTTTCTATTTCAATAGTTTTTTCTTCTTCAGATTGTGCTACTGATTCCATTTGTTTTTGCATTTGCTCTGCTTGCTGTGCTTCAAATTGTTTTTGTCTTATTTCTTCTATCCAAAGATCTTCTTTAAATTTAGCAATATTATGAGCCATTAGTAAAACACTCTTACAATAAGTAGGAGCGCCTTGATTTTTCTTTTCAAGATAAGATAATACAAATTTAGCATCCTCTTCCATTTTTTCATAATTTTCAGAATAAGTCATTTTTCTTTTTTTCCTTTCACAATTTAAGTTGGCGGAGTATAGGGGAATCGAACCCCTATTAGTAGATCGACAATCTACTGTGCTACCATTACACCAATACTCCGTATTTATATTATGTTCTAAGTATTTTATTATAATAACTCTTAAAAAAAGTCATTACATTATTTGAATAATAACTGAATAAACTGTAATCTGTAGTAAGGATAAATAATAAAACTATTAATTTTAAAAGAGCTAAAAAAAATAAAGTTTTCATTATTTACCTCCAAGTAATTATTTAAATGAACCTATGATTGTATTCCTTACAAATTTTTGTATTTCCCAATGTGTATCACTATCACCCTCAAAATCATCTAAAGCATTTTCAACTAAATCTTCAGCATCTCTTAATATAACTTTTAAAATCTTTTGAGCTATTTCTCTTTTTACTATTTCCCTTATATCATAATCTTCAATACATTCTTTAATAAGATTAGCATCAATAAGTTTTGAAGTTTCTACTTTGATATCTTTCTTTATATCATTATAAACCTCAGGAACTTCTTCTACAGTTTTATCAAGAACTTCGTCTATTTCAGTATCTTTAATTTCAAAATCTTTATATAACATACTACCAAAAAAATTTTTAAAATTATGTAATATATTTGGTTTATTTCCAGCTATTGATATTCTTTTTCCGTCTACTGTTATATTTATTCCCATTTTTCACCTTTCGTTTTTTAATGGTACTCGGGAGAGGATTTGAACCTCCACTCTCTATGAGAACTAGATCCTAAGTCTAGCGCGTCTGCCAATTTCGCCACCCGAGCACATTTCTTTATTTTTCTTTTACTTTCGTTTTCAAATCATCAACTTCTTTTTCAAGATCTTTTTTGATTTGTCTACTGCCTGTCTTTAGTACTTCTGTCATATCTTTACATACTTCTGTTTCAGTAAATTTAGCAAGTCCAAAACCTACTGCTATTAATGCTATTCTTACTAACCAAGGCATTTTAATTCTCCCTTCTAATTATATTATATATTTATAAATAGTATCAGGTGCATCTTTATCACCATCAACAGTAATATAAGGAATATTATTATTCTTTAAAAAGATTAATATATTGAAACTTACAATATCTGCTTCACATTCTGTTTGAGCTCTTCCGTATGTTTTATAAGGTTTAGTTCTATTCAAAAATATATTTATATTTTCAAATGAGTCAAATATTTCTTTAACCAATGGTTTGAATGAAGGAAAATAATTCCAAGTAGTATATAATAATCCTTGTATAATAGGTGAATCAGTTATTACATAATCGACATTACCTATTAATCTATTTAATCTGCTATATTGTTTAGTTGTTACATACATCTGATTTTCAGGTCTTAGTTCTTTTAATCTTTCCGCATATACTAAATCTTTTGCAAATTCTGTAACTAATTCAACACTAGATATTTCATCTGACATTTTCATTTTGAAGAATAATCCTGCAGCAGTAGTTGATTTTCCTGAACCAGGTCCTCCGAATAAATTAATTACTTTCATCAATTTCCTTTCAAATTTTGTTTAATAATAATTTCTCATTAGGTTTTCTATCTAATACTTTTTTCATACATGAGAGAGCGTATAAAACACTCTCAAGATTATTATAATCAATTTTTACAACATTAGGATGTTCATATTTTTTATTATAATCACAAGTAGGCATAATAACTAAACCTCTTGGTCTATTTTCAAGCCACTTTTTAACATATGGAGGAAAGTCATCAACTAAAATTTTACCATATACCATACCTTTATTTTCAGTGATAGTCATTTTAATCTTATCTTCTTTTAGATTTAAATGATCTTGACACCATTCAACTTTTTCTTTCCATGCATCAGGTCTTAATACTGGTCCTTTAGTTAATATATGAACATTAAAACCCATCAGGACTGCTTCATTTAAAAGATTCATTCCTCCAGCAATTGGTTTCAAATTTCTCCACCAACCAGCTTGACTCATAATAGAATACTTTCTTGCTTGCATATATGGATAATTACGATCCCATGGATCAACAATTGGTTCATCAGGACTTCTCATTTTTTCTAAGTCTATTTGCATTTGAGAATCAAAATCAACTATTGTACCGTCCATATCAAATAGACATATGTTTTCACTTTTCATTTTTATTATCCTTTCAAAAATGGTGCCCGAGGCGGGACTCGAACCCGCACACCACTATGGATATCAGAGCTTAAATCTGATGCGCCTGCCAAATTACGCCACCCGGGCATTTATATTATTGTTCTTATGAAGTATACGTAAACGATATTTTAAATGATTCATCTATTAATGGAGGTCTTATAACTATATCTAAGTTTGATCTATTCTTCAAAGGTATAATTTCAAGTTCATACCATTTGAATGCTTTACGGTTTTTTAAGAGATCTAAAATATTATCAACCTTAGAAAAAACAACATTCTTATTATAATTATTAATATGTTCATCAAGAATACATCGAACTATTTTTTCAATATATGTAATTAATCTTCTTACATTAAGTTGACATAATTTAGATGCTCCTTCACTTCTTGGCTTCCATATAAGTTTTTTCTTTCCAGTGATATTTTCAATAAAATCTAGTTTTCCATCACCTATACATTTTGGGCATACTACAGAATAATTTTTATCTCCTATATCTACAAATGAGTCTCCATTACATTTATCACATATTACTTCCCACGATTCAAGTTTCATTTTATTCAATAACCTCTAATTGATTTCCATTTATTTTATCAAGAACATCATCTCCTCCTCTTGAATAAACGCTGGCTGTACTTTGACTACACCCAAGAATTACAGAAGCTTGTTTACTACTACCATTTTTATCAATTACAGCTCTACTATAAAAACCTCTCATTAATTTATCAAATTCTTTTAGTGTTAGATCTTTTGAAGCTATCCATTCTATAACTTGAACTATATGGTCTATAGTTATTTTTGGGATATTTTTGTTCTCTGTTTCTATCTCGATAGTTCTTACTGAATTATCTTTAATTTTATCCAATAATCTAAGAGCTTTAACTACATTGGATGTGACCTTTTTATTTACAATACTTTGATTTTGAATTATCGTAACACCTTCTTTTTTCATTGTATTTGTAAGCTGAACTCCCATTCCTTGATTAGCAGTAATATTGGTGTTAGCTTGATCATCATCTTCAAATTCTAATATATTATACATGAAGTCTTTTAATTCGGTTAGTTCATTTCCATTATATTTTTGAATTTCACTTTTCATATTTTTTCTAACCTCTTTCTTTTTTATTGGAAAACCATATTCAAGATATTCTAAACATGAAGAACATACAGGTTCTCCATGTTTAGAACCTCCGATTTCATCATCAGAAATAAATTCTTTACAAAAGTGACATATATGTTTGCCTTCCATTTTTTATACATCCAAAAGATTCCCAATATTTGCAGAGATTTTCTTACCTCTTTCTTTCTCAGTTGCAGCAAGATAGATAGCTTCATCAAGTTCTTTCTTTTCTCTTTCTAATCTTGCAAGATGACCATCTTTCTGAGTACTAAGAGTATCAAGATCTGTTTGAATGTCCATCAGTATCTGAACTATTTCATCTACTGATTTTCTCTCATCTTTACTTCTCTTATTAAATTTCAATTTTCGTGCTACTGTTCCCATCATTGTTGTTGTCTGAGTTCCATCAAAGTCCATTTTAATTTCCTTTCGATTTTTCTAGTTTAAAAAAATTTAACCCTTTCACCTATTCACATTTTAATTATGTTACATAAAATATAAAAAAATACCTATTTTTATGATAAAAAATGACAAAAAAAAATTCCTATTTTTTACCTCGTAATAGGGAAAGTTTAATCCTTTTTTGACAACGACTACAAAATCCATATACAGGAGTTTTTATAGCTGGAGTATCTACCACTTTTTCATTTACTTTACCTCCTCCAAATGAGCAAACATATTGAACTGTTAATCCATAATTTTTAAAATAATACGATTCACTACTTCCACAATGAGGACAACTTATTATTGGAACGATTGATCTACCTCCGCTATATAATGATGTACTATACAATAATTTTCAAAATTGTATAGTACATCATACATAATAACTTTATTCGATAATAATTGATAATTGACCACAAGCAGCTCCTGCTTTTACTTCTGCTTTAGTGGCAATTGCTACTGCAAAATCATATCCTGCTTTTTTCAATTCTTCTTTAATTTTGTCAGTCATTTTAATTCTCCTTGTTATTGGGGTTAAAAAACTATTAAATTAAATTACTACTTTCAATTACACCTTCTCCTAATGAATTATATTCTGATGTTTCATTTGGATTAATTGGAGATAATTTTATAAAAAAATATTCTGGATCAAAAATTTCACGAAGTTTATTAATATCAAAATCCTCTGGTCTAACTAATGTAAGATTAACTGTAGTTTTTAAATTGGACTTTGTTCTTATTTGACCTAATTCATTTAATGTAGCTTTATTTTTATTAGGAATCAACCAATCTCTATACTTATCATCAAGTGAATGAACACTCAATTGAAGTGTAATATTATCTTTTATCCATGAATAATCTTGATCTTTTAAACCTATAGTAGAAATATAATGATGTGTAGAAATACCTCCAGTCATTATAGGACGAGGACTATCAAAACCGTTATCTAATGATGATATAGCTCTTTTTACTTCATCAATATTCAAGAAAGGTTCACCCATTCTTGTATAGTTTATTTTAAATTCCTTTGCTATTTTAGCTGTGAAACCACCATTTTCAACATTGTTAATAATAAACTTTACTTGATTTACAATTTCCTTATATGTGAGATTTCTACATTTTTTTAATTTTGAAGTATCACAAAATTTACAATTTACCGGACATCCACTCATAGTAGATACACCTACCATCCATCTTTCTTTTCTTGATCCCAATGATTCAGAATCTTTTAATTTATTTGAGTGGGTAGAAATAGCATCTTTTGTATACCAAGGTAAAAAAGTATCTGTAGTTTCTATAAGATATCCATCATCTAATTCTAATGCATATACTATACCATTTTTAAATTTCTTTGATTTTTTAATTTTCATTTTAAATCTCCTTAAATGGCAGCATTTTTTCTAACTTCATCAAAAGTCATATCACGAAACAATTCCCCATCTTCTAAAACAGTCTCAAGTACATCAATATGATTATCATTTTTTACATTGGTAGTTACATAATCACTACCATGAGATCCTTCAATATGATAAACATATTGTTTACCTTTTAATGATGCCTTACTTATTTCTGTGGGTTGTTTAAATATATCATGCCATACACCTTCTCTTTTTTGTGCAGAGCTTTTGAATGCAAACCTTTGGGTATCACGATTTGTACTTGAATGAAGACCTCCACCCATTCCAAATACTATATTTTCAGCACTAAAGTTAGCATCCTTCATAGCATGTAATATATTTCTTACTCCAATATACTGAATACCATCTCCCCATAAAGCTCCTATCTTTGGATTTAATACTTTAAAATATTTACTATTAGGAGAAGTACCAAATATATTCTCAAGAAGTTCAAGAGTATGTATAGTTGTAGATACCGGTTCACCACTATCAGGACGAAATACCAACTTACCATCACGTGCTAATATTTCATCTTTACAATTAGCTGCAATTTTAGTAATGAATCTTTCATGGTTGAAACTATCAATTACAACACTAAGAATACCAGTAGGAAATCTTTTAAGAAGATATCTAAGAACTTGTTCTTCTCCATCAGGACCGAGACTGGTCATGATACTATGCTCAGTTGCAGGAACTGAATAAGCACATACTCCGGAGTTATAATACTCCATACCTAACTCAATTGCTACAAGTGTGTCTGTACCTTTAAAATTTACTAAATGTCCTAAACCTTGAACCTGTGCTTCTTCTACACATGATGCTCCTCTAAATCCAAAATCATGTAACATGAAATCCAATGGATCTAAAGTATCTGAGGTTTTTTCAAGATAATGTTTACATACAATTTTTACTTCCCTAGATAATGTAGCAACTGTACTTCCACTCCATGCATGGGTCATTAATGGATCTAAGTGACCAGGTAACCAGTAGAAGTCTTCATCTGTAGCTTCCATGGTAATTAGTACATTATCTGTAGGAATTAATGTTCCCTCAGGTACTGCCTTTATACGAATGGGTAATATTCCTTTATGCTTCTCAAGCATATCATCCCATCTCTTACGTTTGAATATATCTTGGTTAAAGTGTTGCATGCAAAGATTATCAGCTCGATCAATCTTTTCTTTAGTTAGAACCTTACCTAATAGGTTCTTTTTAATCAAAAATTGAGGACTAAAGAGTAACGTCTTATTATATAACGCTCCCTTCCTTGCTGAGAAGTATTCAAAAGAATTTTCGGTTTCATCAGGATACATGCTAGGATGGCCAATTTTGTACGAATCGGTAAGTGTGCAAATGTTTCTACTCATGTTTTCTCTCCTTTTTAACAATTAACTTAGGATTAAATTTTATCATCAAAGAAGCTTAAAAAACTTAGTTTTTCAAGCATAGGTAAATGAATTGGGATTACAACATCTTTTAATTTTTTATTCATTTCAAACCATCGCAATTCTTCAATATCATCTCTTGCTTCAGGTTTACCAGAAATATATTTAGCTGTGAAAAATAATGTTGTAATTTTTGCCTTTTCATTTTTATAACGCCAATCATCAATAACAAAACTTTCTATATATTTTGGGTCATGTATAGATAGTGTTGTTTCTTCCATAACTTCTCTACGTGCTGCTGCTTCAAAAGTTTCACCCGCATCTACAAAACCACCTACAAATCTATACATAGTTTCGTATTTTTTTCGAGCGAGTAATATACTCGTTTTATCCTCATTTAGAATTGCAACATCAACAGTAGGCATAGCATTAGTGTATTGATTTGCAGTAGTCCATATTACACCAGCTCTGAAGTCAGGAGAAGATTTAACTGTTCTTGATATACTCTTCCTTATTACAGAACCGCTAACAAAACTAGTTTGTTTATGCTTCAACTCAATACAACTGTGTTTACCATTATAATGATCAATGAATGACTCTCTTCCTCCATATAAAGCAACCGATTGATTTGGACCAACTAGATCTTTAATTTGTTCATCTAGTTTTTTGGACCATTCGTTATCAGAGCTCATATCTTTGATGTACAAGATATTTATATCAGAATATATAACTTGTATCATCTGTTTTCTTGCTTCAAAATCTAACGGGTTATTTGTGGTACATTGAACTGGACTTAAACCGAGAAAGATGATAACCTTCGCATGTCGATCTTTTACAGTCTGAATAAGATCTAGATGCGCTTCATGTAACTCATCAACTTGGAATCGTCCAACAATAATACCAACATCTGCGTTATTCTGCTCCATTGTCACCTCCATAATTTAGGGTTAAATATTTATAATATGTTCCTTATTACAAAAAAAATGACAAAAAAAATGAGATGCTATTATAATATAATAACATCTCATCTCATTTTAACTTCTATCCAATACACGTTCCAGGAGCAGTATTGTTAGATTCATTACCTTCATTTACATCGTTAGCAGAGTCAATAATAATACCGAAAATACAATCTGGGGTATGACATCCACTAGGAAGGGGAACTGTAGGTAATGATATTGTAGCTCCTGCAGCTATTGGCGGCGTTGGAATTACAAATAAACCATGATCAAAGAAATCTATAGTAGTCGATGTTGCTGGACAATCACTGGTTCCTTTATTCTTAATATTAACTACCAAGATACCATCGACATTAATCTCACAATTCGATGCCCATTCTGACGGTACTATTTCCAAGTCCGTAGTACAGGGACATGGACAAGATGGACAAGGTGGACAAGGTGGAGGATCAGGACAAACAGTAGGAGCACATGCTGCGATGAAAAGAAATGCAAAAGTAGCTAAAACTATTAATATTTTATTCATTTTAATATCTCCAATTTAAATTTAATTCACATTATGGTACTAATCTAGTCAATAGTAATTGTTTCTTATTTTCCCTCCTTCCTTCCTGTTTAAGTTATGGTGGACGTGCTCGGAGTCGAACCGAGGTCCAGAAACCATCCAATCATATATCTACGATTATAGTCCTTTTAAATACTTCTGAGTTTATAAAAGGACATAAACCCTCAGAAGTTTGTGAATTCGGATTTCGGTTTTACCTTAGTATTCACAAACTAAAGTTAACCTATCTATCTAGTCGACGCCAAGATCCTTTTAGATAGCATCAAAGGTTTGACGTGCCGCCTCTTTAGGCAGCAAGTGCAGCTGTGGCATAATCGTCAGCAGCTGCAAATGCTAAATTGTCTGCATTTATGTTTAGTTGATCTTTTAAGGTATTGATCATTACCAATCGCAATATTCTCTTCATCATCCCTGTCGAAGCCATTTCACGCCCATTAAAATTTTCAAGATATTCATTTAATTAATATATATAGTAATACTATACTATCTCATTTTTCCTATTCTTTCAATTTTTTCAAAAGGAGCTGTTACATTAAATCCATGGTTACAATTTGTACAAAAAATATTTTGACAACATCCTCCACTTGAACCTTCATAAAGTTTTGTTCCACCACAATCAGGACAACAACTATTAGTAATCATTTTATTAAAAATTTTATATTCATCAATTTCAACTTTATCACAAAGTTCTGAACATACTTGTACTACAAGACATTCTTTACAAGGGTACTTTTCTTTTTTTATAAATTTAAATATTTCCTTATTCTCACTTGAAAAAAATTGTTTTACTTTTTCTACAATCATTTAATTTCCTTTCTTAATATTTATTCTATCAGTACATTCTTTCGCAGCATTTTTAGCTCTATTTGCATATGCTATAGATTTTCTACAATCATCAATAAATTTTTCAAATTTTACATTCTGCCATCCACCTTCTCCGCCATATAAAACATCAGAACATGCTTCACATAACCTTATGAATTTTGAATGTGTTTCATTCCATAAATCTTCAGCTATAAATTCTCTTGCAAATTCCATTCCGTCTTTAACAATTAGATTTTCACCTTCTTCCCCTTCTTCTTTATAAAGGACCATTTTTTGTTGTCTACCTGCATAACTACAATCTGTAACTTCATCTAATTTAATAAATCTTCTACCAGTAGCTCTATGTACATAAACATTTTTATTCATATTAATTTCCTTTCTTCCAATAAGGTAATACCGTACTAACTTGCTCTTTCCATGTTTGGTATACAGCAATGATTTCTATACCATTAAAAGTCATTCTGTACGTTTCTTGATTTCCTTTTTTAGTAACCTCTGTATTTATTTTTATACTTTCAGTACAATATTTACAAATCATTTCATATTCAAATTCAGTTAAACCTTCGTAATTATATCTCTCCTTCATACGTTGTTTTGTATGAAGATAACTATACATTGGATCACTTCGTTTCATTTTAGTCACACTTCCTAATGCTTGCTTTAAATTTTTTAATTATCTTTCGTTCATAATCTTTTAATAATTCAGGAATTATAAAATATTTTATATATAAAAACATACTTATTAAACCAACAATAGCGCCACTTGTAAAAAACCACATTTCGTTAAGTGTTATCATTGAATTACTCCTTTATAAAAAATTTTTAATAATATAACCTCCAATATATGTTAGAAATATAAATCCAAAAGATACTATAGGTAAACTATCTGAAATTTTTACTACCGTAGTCCAATAATTCATTTTATCTGGACATTCCTCTGTACACACCATTGAAATAATACATTTTTTACAAGGATTTTTACAAAAAGGATTAAACATCATTTTTTCTTATACCTTCCAAGAGTCATTCCAAGAAACCCACCAAGTAGAGCTTCACCAGCTTTTCCTATTTGATTTAAAACACCAATTAAAGATATTACAATAAGTAAAAGAATAACTGCAATAACTATAGCAACAATAGCTATTATTTCCCACATAATATTTATCCTTTCACATTTATAATAGGTTGGATATGATTAATAACATCTACTACAATTCCTGCCTGTGCTTGAATTACCTTGTCAACATTTTTATAAGCATCAGGTGCTTCATCTAATGTAGACTTATCAACTTTAGCTATTATTCCATCCATTGACTGTTCAAATCTTTCCATTGTAATAGACTCTTTTGCCCATCTTCTAGAACCCTTTCTTCCAGCTCCATGAGAAGATGAATTAAGATATTTTTTATTACCAAGACCTTTAACAACATAAACACCATCTCTCATATTACCAGGTATAACTCCAAGTTGATTTTTTAATGATGGAGTAGCACCTTTTCTATGAAGTACTGTATTATTATTCTGAACAATAGCATGATTATGATTTTCATTAATCATCTTAAATAAAAAGTTATGAGATAAACCAACTATATCTAAAATATTTTTCATCATCTCTGTTCTATTAGCAAGAGCATATTCAAGCATAAATTCTAAGTCTTGTATAAACATCTGACCCCATTCTGAATGTAGATGGAAGAATCCTTTAGGTAAATCTTTATCAATGAGTTTTGTTTTCTTCATATAAAAACCAGCAACAGAATGACCAGGATTACGTGAACCAGAATGTATAGTGATACAAAACATATCATTTTTATCTTTACCCAATTCAATAAAATGATTACCCCCTCCCAGTGTACCTAGCTGTTTCCATAATTTTTCATTTACTTTTTTATTTAAAGCTTTATCACCAGATGCTGATTTGAATTCATCAAAACAATGAAGAGAATTTTCTCTCATATTAAATCCAACAGGAATATGTTTATATATTTTATCAAATAATCTTTGATTCTTTTTATCATTTTTAAGTATATCATAGTAAGGTATATCTGTTACTATACAACACATACCACAACCTTCATCATATCCAACGTATTCAGGAGATACAACATTATCTAATAATGCAACTCCACCTATTGGTAATAAATATCCTGTATGACAATCTGGCATGATAGCTAACTTTAATAAAAAGTCAAACGCTAGATTATTATAGACTTGTTGTTGTGCGGATTGTTCTAGTTCGTGGATTGGGATTAATGATGCTAATTTATCAGTCTTCACTTTTCTCACCTTTCCTTTCCGTATTCTTCTGTATCATTTAAAAAAAGATATGGACAACATAAATATGCTTTTAACTTTTTTCCTTCCCATTCTTTTTTAGTACAAAAGCACAGACCATTGTGCCAGTTGTTATAATTACAAAAACCTTTATTATTTATATCTGAATATTTACATTCAGTCTGTTTATTTCTGAATCGTTCCATTTTATCCTATTGCGTAATTACATATCCTATTAAATTTGGAAGGTTTTCTTATAGGTTCATATTTCTCTTGTTCTTTGTTCCACCTATACCATTGTTTTTCATATGACATAATATATAAACCGGATTCATATTCTTCAACTACTGCATATTGATAATATCCACATTCGTAAATATCACCGCAATTATTTTCAACTATTTCTTTAGCTTCTTCTTCAGTTTTAAACCATCCAACAGTTCGACAACCACCTGATATATATGCACCTGCTTTAATAGAAGTTACTGTAAATATTGTATTCATTATTTCCTCTTTTCAAATGGCGGCGAGTAGACGAGTCGAACGCCCATGCTTTTACACACGCCAACGGCTTTCAAGGCCGCTTGTCCCCGTGGACGGTACCCGCCATTAATCTAATATACTCCTAAGTCTTTAAGAATCTCATCTATTCCTAAAGATTTCATTTTAAGAATCATGAACTCCATAATAGTTGGTTGAAATGGACTCCTTGCTAAAACCATATTTAGTTCTCTTAGACTCCTATCACCTTTCTTATTATTACAAGTTTTACATGAAGCAACACAATTTTCAAATGTTGATTTCCCACCTTTTGAGGTAGGATTTAAATGATCTATATTTAATAGTATGCTTTCATGATGTCCAGAGGCATTCAAAACTCTCTTTTTAGTTTTACTATTAAACTCTTCTCCACAATATTGACATGTAAAATTGTCACGAACAAATACATTCTTTTTACTAAAAGGTACTCTAGTCTTATAAATAGTACGAACTATTTTAACAAGTCTTATTACTAATGGTATAGCAATTTTCCAAGTTTTTAATTCGTCAGTTAAAATCCTAGTAGTCTCTTTTAAAACCTCAACTTTATTCTTACAAACCAGGCGCATTGCTGTTTTCCAATGTACTAAATTTAGAAAACTGTAATCGCTATTTAAAACAATCACCTTGTTCATAATATACCTTCCTTTCTATATTTTTTTACATTTTCTTAATACTCTTTTTTTATCAAGATACTTTAGAATATAACTTATTTTATTTCCTTTCATCCAACCATATAATGGACATGAATTTGTAATTATATTCTTATCATTTGTTAGTATTCCACCACAACCCCAAGTCGTGTTTAACCAATATAGATTTTCTTTCATAATTTTTAAGTGGTTGCCGAGTGAGGAATTAAACCTCATTCTCCCTTTAAGTTCGGTTGTAATAATCAATATACTACTCGGCATTATTTGGCTGAGGGACAGAGATTCGAACTCCGATTACAAGATTCAAAATCTTGGGTCCTGACCATTAGACGATCCCCCATTATTAATATAGTTGAGCTTCTATTTGAGGTGTTTTCGTATTAGCTAGTCTATATATACCTTCATATTTCCATAGACAATCTTGAGTTATATATTCATAATCTTCTGCTTCTTCAATAATAGAAGTATGAAATAATGAATGTTGAAATTGTTCTATTGATTTGCATTTATCAAAACATACTGGAAATATTCTTGAATGATTAATACATTTTTTACATGGACTTATCATAAAGTATCCTTTCGTTTTTAATGGAGGGCAAGGAGAGACTTGAACTCTCATACTTCGAGTTAACAGCTCGACGCTAAGCCAGTTTAGCTACTCACCCATTAAATGGCTCTCAGGGGAAGGGTCGAACTTCCTACTAAAGCGCGCGTCAATTAATAATGCTCCGTATACATCCTGAGAATAATTTGGCTCCTCAGACAGGGGTCGAACCTGTAATTTATGGTTAACAGCCATACGTGATGCCAATTTCACCACTAAGGAATATATGGTCCTCCCAGTAGGAATCGAACCTATCGTCTTTCGCTTATAAGGCGAATGCTCTACCTGTTGAGCTATGGGAGGTTTATTTCACATGAAAAAATAATGGAAAATTATTTTCAATATGTTCTTTATATTGTATCTTATCATCTACTAAAACACTTATATGATTTTGTTTACAAATTTTAGCTTTACTTGACCACCAACTTTCATCATCACAATACCATGATTCATTTTCATTTTGGTGCATTGGAATACCTTGTTCTTTAATCCAATCAACTACAGAAATTATTTCATCATAGTGGGTACCTAAAGTATAACCTGCGTCAGTAAGTTCTACAAAAATTTCTTTCCATGGTGGTCCAGATAATATTATTAAATTATGTTCTTTATTTAATGATATTAAAATAGGTTTTAAAATTTCTGGATACGTTTGTAATACTCCGTGAAAATCAAATGCTATCTTCAATGTTAATTTCCTTTCGTTTAAATTGAGTATTCTGGTTCAAAGTCAATAAAACATAAACCACCATCTTCACCCTTAATTGGGCACCATATATATTGTGGATTTTTAGAATCATTAATATTTCTATAATAATTACGTTCGCCATTCCACCATTCTGGACAGCCAGTTCTATCAATAATCCAAACTGCTTCATCACCCTCTTTTAAATCAAACTTTTTATCTAATTTATTCAAGTCCTTATGATCTTTAACAAAATATGGGTTATTCAATTCTTCTGCTGATTTATATCTTTTTAATTCATTCATTAAGAACTACCTTTCGTTTAAACTGTATACTCTGGTTTAAAGTCAAAAATACACATACCTTTTTTTTCGTCTGGACTCAATAACCAAAGCCAATCCCTTATTTTATTATCTGCTGTATATTTTAAAAAACATAAATGAGCATTCGGCCAATCTTCTCTTATAATTCCTTCAGAATGAATATATGCTTCAGAACCATCTTCAAAATTCATTGGTCTTTGAAGTAGAATATATAAATCTTTGTAGTTTCTAACTATAGGTATATTTATTTCGTTTTGTGATTTATATCTTTTTATATCATCCACTCTTATTTTCCTTTCGTTTTTATGGCACGCCGAGAGGACCTCGAATCCCCACCACTGGTTTTGGAGACCAGTACTCTACCCGCTTGAGCTATCGGCGCATATCAGCATGAAGTTTTGAATGTTTAGATATAGTCATTAGTTCTAGATTTTCTATATCATTATTTTTTTTAATTTCATCTTTATGATGAACAACTTCATTAGTTTTTAGTTTTCTTCCTAACAATTCTTCAATTTTAGATCTATGAACATATTTAAATTTATTTTCATTATCAGTAAAATATTCATAACCTTGTGAATCTATACCTATTTTTCTGTTAATACAACCTTGTTCTTTATGACTTTTTAATCCTAATTCTGTTTTACAAATTTTTCCACATACATCACATAAAAATTCACCAATTTTACATGTATCACATAATTTAGTTTTTCTAACACTTGAAATATTATGTCCACATAATTTACAAAAATGTTCTTCTTCTGCTTTACCTACTCCACCTAATGTATTACTTATTTTTCTTTTGGTTTCAATAGAATGTTTTCTACCTTTTGTGTTATATGAAGCAGAACATGCTCTTCCACAAAATTTAGTATTTGTAGTTTCAACACCACATTTTAAACAATTCATTCAGGTTCCTTTATTTTAGAATTTACATTCATTGCATTCATTACTTTTTCGACTAACACTGTCCAAGGGTCTGTACGTAAATGATAGATTTCTAAATGGTTATATTTAGCTTTATAATCTTCTGGCCAATGAACTCTATATAAATGTTCTTCTGTTTCAGGGTCTACGTGACCTGTATTTATTATTCCAATGGTATCAATTTCATCAAGATTAACATACACTCTAAGTAATAGCATTTTATATTTGTTCCTTTATTTTTATTAATTGACGCGATATGAATCAACATCTGAATGAGTAGTAGATACTTCAATAAATTTACATTCATCTGTCTCTGAAGTGAACCTATGATATTTATTTGGTTTTATTCTATATGAATCTCCCTCATTAAGTATTATAGGAGCTCCAATATCTAATTCAATTATAAGAGTTCCTTTTATTACAAAGAAAGTTTCATCCTTTATTTTATGGTAATGAAATTTTCCTTTTGAAGACCATTGACCTTTAAAGACTGTTAATCTTTTACCACAATATAAGTCATTATTCTCAAACCATTCTTCATAACCCCAAGTTTTAGATACATATTTTTCCATTATTCTATATCTCCATTCTCAGTTATCTTTGTAGTTTCATAAGCAGCTATCTTTCTTCTATATAATTCTAACTTAGCACATTCAAGAGCAGAAATACATTCAGCATAATTATCATATGATTCACCATGTTCTTCCATAAATAAATGACAAAGTTTAGTGAAACAATAATTTAGTTCTCCACCTGTATCTATAGTATTACCTAAGTAATTTAAAGAATTAATAAACTTAAATCGTTTAGCTCTTTTTATGTAAGGCATTTTTCTCATCCTCCTTAATAACATTAGTCATCCAATCGGTTGGAGTTGCAAGTTTTATTTCTCCAATATGCTCCATAAGTAAATCATCTATACAATACATACAAAATGTATGTGCAAATGATGGTATAAAACCCGTTCCAGCTTCTGCAGATATTGTTAATGTTATATTTTTTACGTTTCCATGTATAGGACAATTATATTCAGATTCCTTAGTTGGTCCAATTTTAAGTCCATGTGCTGGTCCTGTATGTACAGGTGATGGTCCTACTAATGGAACGTCTTCTTCCCAAGGTGGTATTACTCCCATTTTATATCCTTTCTAAAATTTCGCTAGATATTTTAATATTTTTCCATGTTTTTTCGATCATGATATTATGAATTGTTAATGGTTTAACATTGTATTCAAATGCAACACATTCCTTCATTGTTTTATATTCACGACATCTTATATCATATGGAAGTAAATATTCTTTAATAAATTTAACATTCTCTTCGTTTAATTTTGCCATTCCATTAGAAGAACCAAATTGTCTTGCTGTTCTATTTTTTCTTGATCTATCTTCGTTATTTTCTTGTATAGTACCTATAACTAAATGTGTTGGTTCTATACAGGCTGGATTATCACAACTATGCATCAAAATTTTATCTTTTGGAATAGGTCCAATAAAAACTTCATATGAAACTCTATGAGTAGCAACATTTTTATTTTTTATATGAATATTTCCATATCCATGTATTTTATAACCATCCCAAATTCTACAACCTGTTTCTTTATTTACAGTAGACCTATTCAATAACCTATTTTTTACTTTTTCTCTATATCGTTTATCTTCTAAAACATCGTATATATACATTTTAATTTCCTTTCATTTTTTCTAGTAAGTCATTTTTCCTTCGATTAATGGTTTAGACGTTTTTGATAGTGGTAAAAAAATTATATTTGGATTATCATTATTAGAGCGATATGGTATTCTTAGGTATATAACTGCTGCTATAAATATTCCATTTGTTATAAGTAATCCAGTTTTATTTTCTATCATTCTTTTAAGAGCATAACTTGAATGTTTACAGTATTCAAAGGTTCTAGCTTTTTCTCTATATTTACAAGCTCTTAACCATTTTATACATGAGTCAAATGCTTTATTTCGTTTATACATTCTGGTGCGAGCTGCTTCAAAATGTTCTGGATCATCATATTTATGGTAGAAACCTATATCACAAAGGGTGGGGTTATCGTCTATAGTTTTGGTTAGTCTCGGATCCTCCATCATTCTTTCCTTTAGATTTTTTAAGTTCATAAATTGCATAATCAAAAAGTAGATCTAAATATTCAGATGCTTTTTCAGATTTACGATCAGTAAATTTATCTGAATTTATAATTATGTTAGTAGCAACTTCAGGTAAATTACATAGGTCATGTTTGAAGTCATTGAATTTATTGAACTGTTTTTTATTAGTATTATGGTGTGTCATAGCTATACTGGGTTTAAAATTTCTATTAAAATTGTTCATATTGCTTCCTCTGTGTGGTTTTAAATCTGGGTCATCATTTGAAGTGCTGATGTGTATTCTGATCTACATTGGGCATGATTCATATAATCACCAGTAAAACTTTGTATATAAGCTTTATCAATGTATAAAGTTATTGCGATTCCTTCCACACAATTATGTTTTTTATTGTTATAATGTTTTGATACAGTTTCAGATATTATACCTGTTAAATTTCTCATACTTTGAAGATTATTACTAATTAGACCTGCTTCATCAAATGCTTTTAATGCACCATTAACTACTGCATCAATATCACTAACATCTTCGTCACAAATCATAGAAACATATAGTGGCCAATTATAAAGTTCTGATGCATTAAATTTTCTTACAAACATGGGACTATAATTTTTTGATATTAAATTTGTATTACATATATCATCATTTATTCCCATTCGATTTCCAGATAATTGTCTATCAGTAATTAATTTTTTTGCTATGTCATAAGGATTATTTGCACATGTACATGTTCCTGGACAATTATTTTCACAACTACCTTCACAATTTTCTACCGTCGTCATTTTTTCTATTCCTTTCCTTTTATTATATTTTTCATTTAATAAAGATATTATTTCTAATATTTCAGAATCTATTCCTTTCTTTTTATTATATTTTTCATTTAATAAAGATATTACTTCTGTCATATTAATATCTATTTTATTACTTGACATTTTTATTCCTTTCATCTATTAATTGTTGTCTTATACTTTCTATTGATACTGGTTTAAAATCATTCACATCAACACCACAATTAAAAACATTACCTAATATATGATAATGATCGTGAACATGTCCACATATAAAAAATCGGTTTCTATCAACTTGAGATAAGGAGGGATCATGACATACTATAAACTCTTCATATTCCATATACGGCCAAATAAGTTGTTTGAATCCTACTCCGCCATCTCCGGCATAAAATCTGAAATTATTTCTATCGTGATTTCCAGGAATGATAATTTTGTTTTTACATTTGATTTTAGAAATGAGTCTTTGATAATAACCTTTATTATTTGCTGCTTTAAGACTTAGATCACCCACGAAAATTAACCTATCATTTTCTCCAACTACATCATTACAATTTCGTATTAGTGCTTTATCGTGATGATCTATATGCTTAAATTTCCTTTTACAATACCTCATAATATTACTATGGCCAAAATGCCAATCGGAACTAAAGTAGTCCATTTTAATACCCTTTCATTATTTTGTTACACAATTTTAAAATAAAAACCTACAATCCTTTTATGCTTTCTAAAATATAACTGAAGCATGAATCTATATCATCGAATGTCTTAGTTGTATGGTATCGTACCCAAACATCTTCTCTCCATTTATTATCTGAATCAATTAAATAAACAGGAATTTTATTTTTGAATGCATGAAGCGTTTCCATTGCTGTTCCAAAAGAAGCTCTCCTTATATATACAATAACTATATCACATGATTCAATTGCTGCTTTATCTCCTTCTACAATAAGAGCAACATCTTTTTCTGATAAAGTTCCTCCACTATATTTTTCTAAAATTTTAGAGTCAACTTCTTTCATTGGATCAAATATATCTAAATGTCTTCCATATCTTTTAGAAACATATTCTCTATATTCCTTTTCTCCTGCATAACCTGCCAAGTATACTTTAATCATTTTCCTCTCCTTACGTTTTCGATTATTTTCTCTTCTGTTTCTATCCATCTGTCATCAAATTTTGTTCTATACTTTGAATAATTAATTAAGGTAAGACAATTCCATGCAGCATGTGCCATATGAGGTAATTTACTTTCTGGATCTATTTCTTCTCCTCTCCAGAATGCCCAACAATGTCTCATTAGTGCACCGAATACTCTACTCCATTTCATTCCTTTTCGCCAATTATGATCTTCATATTTATTACAACCAAATGTGTATATTTGTATAACTTGTTCTAATGCATATGGGTCTATCAGATCATATCGACTTTTTCCAAAGTCATATTTAATTCCCTCTTTTAACTTTTCTTTTTTCATGATAAATCCCCATAACCAGAAAAAATATCTCCTTCATCTACTCCAAATGATTTAAGTAATCCAAATATATTTTTTTTACTTAATCCCATTAATGGAGCTTCAACCTTTATTGATTTTGGACCTGCAATTTTAAATAACTCATTTATTTGTACTATATATTCCTGATAACAATCAGGAAAAAGATTTAAACGATCTGACCAATCACATCCTAACCATATTGTTTTAATATCTTTACTTTCAGCTATACTAAGAGCTATACTTAAAAATACTGTATTTCTTCCTGGTACATACATTTCATGGACATCACCTGAATCATCTTTAATACCATCTCCGGTAAGACCGCTATTAATATTTAGATTTTTTAAATCGACTGTTTGGTATGGTATCTCTAATTCTTCTAGTTGTTTTTTTGCTATTGATAATTCTTCTGAATGTAACTGATCATAATTGATAAGAAGGCAATTGATTGATAATCCAATCTTATGTGCTAGCTCTAACATAAGTCTGGAATCAGCACCACCACTATAAAGGATAAGAATTTTCTCCATTTAATTTCTCCTTTTCGATTAAATAATAATTCATATTTCCCATTTATTTTATGTTCCCTATTTTATAAAAAATGACCATTTTTTATCAATCCAATATAAACGATAATACTATATATATTATGGTATGAGAAGTTAAGTCAATTGTCGTAAAAATCCCACCATAATATCATAACTTTCAAAAACCCCACGAAGTATTATAGTACTCTGAAATAAAGAATAAATGGCGGCGGTAGGTATAGGTATTAAAAAGTTTTTTAATCAACGAAGTAAAATAAAACAAGAAAAAGGAGAATGATCATGACAACTACAACTATGGATAATGATGGCAAGGTAAAATTTTACAAAACCAAAAAAGCAAAATCAATCCCGGTGCTGGTTATCACCGGAATCGTGGTTTTCCTTTTATGGACGGTTAATACGCTAACTGTGAGTAACGATTCTCTGAACGCTTCTCTGCAGGAAGCTACTGTTATTCCGGACAATTACATTATTGAGGACTTGAATGTGGTTCTCTGCAATAAATGGTATATGCCATGGACAGACCAGATAGTCAGATTTTCAGGTGACAAACTTAAAGGTACTCTTTGTCCGACAGATAAGACTTTTACCTATACCTTGACTCAGAAAGAACTTGAGTTAACACATGCCGGTAAAACTTCCTTTGATCTCACAACCCTGGAACCTGGATCAAAGATATATTTTGACGGCGGCGGTATAAACGGATGGATTCAGCTTCCAAATAACAAGGAAAGTGAAGTCGCTAATCTGCATATAAGTGTGGATTTGAACTTTGATCTTATAACCGAAAAGTAGCCTGTATCTACAGGCTGCCGCCAGGCCGAACCCTACATACTTCATAGCGATGTGTGGGGTTCGGTCCCATTTATTTTTTTGTCCATAAATAATAATTTTTATTACATATAGAATTCATTGAAATTCTATCTAAATTATTAATTGCTAAAGTTTTAAATACATCATAATTTTTAAATGCTCCTTTTATTTTTGTTACTATTTCATTATCTTTAAATGGAATAGTTCCAGATCCTTTATAATACTTTAATACTCTGGTCATATCTCTTATTATAATAGGAGTACCAGTTGACATTATTTCTGATATTACTCTTGGACAACCATCTGTTCTATTAGAGCAAACTATACCGAATTTTGATTCATTAAAAATTTGATTTACTTCAGATCTAGTTTTAAGACCACCGAATTCAATATTTTTAACTCCATATTTTTTACAAATATTTTCACCAACTTTAGGTTTATTACCTATATTGATTATATTTAAACTTTTCAAAAAATTAGATTTGGATATTTCTCTTATAAAAAATTCTTGACCTTTATAAGTTTTCTGCATAAAGTTTGCTGGAAAACAAATATCATACCATTGTTTTGATCCATACTTATAGAAGATAGTTGGACAAGCAGTTTTATAAAATGGAATACAATTAAATTTTTTATTAAAGTCTCTTTCATCTTCCATTAAAATCATATCATATTTACCACCATATTGTGGAGTAATTCTTTTACCTGTTCCACAATATAGACTTCTTGGTTTAAAGAAATTATAATATGTTTTAGTTAAATTATCATATTCTTGAAATCCTCCTCTCCAAAATGTAACATAAGGTTTAGGAAGTTTCATACATTCAGAAAAGTCTTCTACAAACATTTGTTTAAATTTCTTTCCATTTACATCAAAAGTTATTGTAAAAGGTTCTTTACCTTTTGGTTTTAATCTCCATATTATAACTTCATCAAAATAATTATTTCTTAAAAACCATAAACCTTGAATCAAATAAAAATCCCAACAATTTTCTTCAAATTCTTTTAATGTTCTATATTTATGGTACGATTCAAACTGTCTTAAATTACTACGAAAGAGCCAAAACGATTTCATTAATACTCCTTTTCTTTTTTGTTCCAGTATTAAAGTTATTATTATATATATAAATTAGTGATAAAAAGTTTGTTTTTAATAATTTTAAAGGGAGGTAATATTTATGTTAAAAAACGATGATACTAGCACAATGGTTAAAATTAAAAAATTTAAAGCCTTAACACCTTTGGAAAGGAACAGGAGGAAAATAAAAGTATGGATTAGTAGCATTAGAAAATTAGCAAAAGAACTCGGTTATAATGTTAAGTCAACTGGGGAACAGCTGCAGGTTAATTTAGATTATACTCATGCAAAAAGTTTTAAATTCAGTCCACAGAATAAACTTGGTTATCTCAGTATGAGAGATCGGTTTTATGAAAAACTTTCAAACGAAAAGATTGTAGAGGGTTGGAATCAATACTGTTTTCTTTCTATTAGAGATGAGGAGTCTCTATTAGATGCAATGAATGTATTAAGAGCATGCATCAATAGTCGTGCTGGAAGATAAGATATAAACTAAAATTAGGTAAGGATAAAATTATAAACCTTACCTAATTTTAGCGTTATTAGGGTGAAAATACCTCAACGTATCATATGATATTCGTACACATTTTAAACCTAATATAGAAAGGGAATGGGGTGTTATATACGCCCCATTGAATTTATTAGGTGATAAATCAATGTTTGGGATATTCTTTTTTCTCTTAAATTCAATGGTATATTTATCCTCTAAGTTGGTACTTTTTAGATATTCTTGAAGGGAACTTCTTATTCTATCAATTGGATTTTTTCTATAAAAGGTACATAATATATGAAATGAAGTTTTACCAGTAAATCTTATTCTAACATTTTCAATAAGATCAAATTTTTCAAGCTCATCATATGTATCCATTGTACATTCTTTTGCTTTTTTAAAATTATCTGAATCAATATCAACAATAGCTTGATCCTCATACCCTCTCATTAATGAGTAAATAGCAATAGTTCTTCCTGTGATTCTATTATCATATGTAGAGTTTGATAATGTAATAGGTTTTCCCTTCTCCCAATTCTTTCTTAATACTGGTTTATTAACATCAACCATTATAGCAAACATAAGTTGTCTAGATCCTACTTCTCTTAAAATTAAACTTTTATTTTTTTGATAGTAGTTCCATACGTCTTCTTCCTTAAGTCCTACAGGATAGTATTTATTTTTTACAATAATTGTCTTTGGATTTTTTGGGACTGGCATCATTTTCCTCTCAGTTAAAAAACTATTTGCTATATATATTAATTATTGGATGGAGTGAAATCTATCTGCATTTTTTTGTGAAAAATTTTATTTTTATTTCCATTTTATTTTTGTTCCAATTTTACACGAAAAAAACCAATCCATTATAAACCAAAAGACTATATATATTATTAGTTGGTTATAAAGGGTTTGTTATGGTACAATTATGGACCTATATAGCTTAAAGGTAGTAATACAATTCTCGTAACCATTGGGGTAAGCGAGAAGTAGTATAATTTATTTAATGAGTAGTACCTCCGAAACCTGGGTGAGGTTAAACTTGGTAAAAACAAGAAAAGGGGACTAGAAAAATGAAAAAGATTTTTAACATTACTATAATGATTGTGTTTTTGATGGTAGGGATTGTAAGTGCAGATATTAATGATGGACTTGTTGCTTATCAACCAATGGAACCGCAAATAGAAAATCCGGAACGGGATTTCCCTTATTGGATTGACCCGAGTGTTGATGAAGTGGATCTTGGATACAACTTTACATGGGATAGGGAAATAGTAACTCCAGATGGTTCAAGAAATTATAGTTGTATGTTGGATCCACAATTTGGGGCAGAAATAACAGTACCCGATCTTTCAGAATTAGCAGAGTATACAATTTCATATTCAATATTTGTTATGTCACTTGGTGGTGCAAATCTGAATGTTATTATTCCTCAGTACGGGTATTATCATATAATAGTGACTAAAACCCAAATTGATGATGATGATTCGGTTGGTTTCAGATTCTACATCAATAATGTAGAAGCTCCCGTATTTTATTTTGAGGGTGCTATTGATGTAGGTGTAACATTTGATTGGGATGGTATTCAGGGAAGGGTTGATGAAATCCGAGTATATGATCGTGTTGTAGGTTCCCTTGATCGTGCTGCTATTTATGATCATGCAATGGCCGGTTGGACACATGATGAACCTGTGGATGATGAACCTATGGATGATGAACCTGTGGATGATGAACCTGTGGATGATGAACCTATGGATGATGAACCTGTGGATGATGAACCTGTGGACGAGCCAGTAGTTAATCCTGAAATAGAACCTCTTGTTGGAGCTAGATCTGAACCATTAGATATTAGTGACGCTGGTGCAGAACTTATTGATTCTGCAAAGGATGCAACTTGTTTCATATCTACACTTTTATAGGGTGTATCTTATGATATCAAAAAACGGGGGGGTAGAAGCAAATGCAATACTACCCCGTTTTTTTTTGTCTACTTTTTATAATTTTCGATTAACCAACCTATAGTATTTTCAAGACCTTCATCTAATTTAACTTGCGGAGACCATCCTAAGTGATTATATATTTTTGTATTATCTGCCCAATTTGTTTTTAAATCTCCAATTTTTTCTTCTACTATTTCAAGTTTAAAATCATCAAACGCTCTCTTTTTAAGTATATGTATTATTTCACCAATAATGAAATTTATTGAAGATTCATTACCTGTACATAATTGATATATTTCTCCTCCAATATCTTCTGTAGAAACACAAAGTTTTATTGCATTAACTAAATCATCTACATATACAAAATCTCTTGTTTGATTACCATCACCATATATATTAAAAGTTTTATTATCTAATACTCGTTTTACTAATTTTGCTACAAGACTTTCTTTACGATGAGAAAAAGGACCATAAACATTACTAAATCTTAATGAAGTAGTTTCAAGTCCGAATGAATGATAATAAGAAGTACATAAACCTTCACCAGCTAATTTAGTTGCCCCATATGGAGATACTGGTCTTGCTGGTAAATCTTCATGAATTGGTGGTTTATGATCTCCAACTCCAGCGCCACTTGAAGCAAATATAAACTTTTTAATATTATTTTTTCTAGCTGCTTCAAGTAAATTAAAAGTACCATCAACATTTGTTGTAAAGCTGGTTGTGGGATCATCAACTGAAAGTCTAACTCCGCTTATAGCTGCTAAATGAACTACATAATCAATATCTTCCATTACTTGATTCATATAAAATTTATCTTTAATATCAACTTCTACTAATTCTACTACAGGTTCTTTAAAATTATTTGGATGTGTATGTTTATATTCACAAACATATTTAAGGTCATCAGCTTTACCGAATGACATATTATCAACTACTCTTATTTCATGTCCTCCTTCATCTGCTAACTCCTTAACTAAATTCAATCCTATAAAACCACACCCACCTGTTATTAACCAATTCGCCATTTTTTAGTCTCCTATTTTTCTGGTATAAATGCTCCTATTTTATCAACCTCTTTATTTTTATCCCATAATGAAGTAGGTATTACTTTATCAATATCAACTCTATCTTTCCATTTATGAGCAATTTTCATAACATCTTCTATTAATGCATATTCTAATAATTTAGGTTCCCATCCTAAACTTTTAAAACCTTCATTAGCAAATTTTAACTCATTTTTAGGATCTTCATTTCTAGGATTTTTATAATATCTAATTTCTGCTCCAGTAAGTCTTTTTATTGTGTCTGCTAAATCATGTACATTTAAACATTCAGCAGCTTGATTTAAAACTCTAACACGATCACCTTCTGCTGGAGGATTTTCAATAGCTAATTTAATACATTTAACTGTATCTGAAATATGAATAAATGCTCTTGTTTGTCCACCTGTACCATATATAGTTAATGGATGACCTATAGCAGCTTGTATAGCAAACCTATTTAATACAGTTCCATAATCACCATCATAGTCAAAACGATTAATTAAATCTTCATGTATTATTGTTTCATCAGTTTGACATCCATAAACAATACCTTGATGTAAATCAGTTATTCTTAAAGCATCATTCTTATTATAATAATGAAAAAACAAAGCATCTTGACATTTAGTTAAATGATATATAGATCCTGGATTTGGAGGATACATTATTTCAAGATCTTTTTCTTCTCCATCAACATCAACTTTGACTTTAAGATACCCTTCAGGAATTTTCATTCCTACTGAAGAATAACCATAATAACCAGCTGTTCCTAAATGAACAACATGAATATCTAAACCTGATTCAACAATCGCATCCAATATATTATTAGTAGCATTTAAATTATTATTAACCGTATATCTCTTATGCCAAGGACTCTTCATTGAATAGGGTGCTGCCCTCTGTTCAGCAAAATGAATGACCGCTAAAGGTTTAATTTCATTAATCATAGTAAGAAGTCTATGAAAATTATCATGGACATCTATATTAGCATAATGAATAACATTACCTGACCTTGATTGCCACATAGCTCTACGATTTGTAATAGAAGCAATGGGAGTAAGAGATTGACATTCTAATTCAACATCTATTTTTCGTCTAGATAAGTTATCTACAATAGTAATATTATAACCTGCTTTTGATAAATAAAGAGCTGTTGGCCATCCACAAAAACCATCTCCACCAAATATTATGATATTTTTACTTTTCATCTTTTTTCTCCTTACCAATTAACCACACACGAGGATCCTCAAATTGTGTTATTGATTCTTCTTCTTTATTTCTAAAAATTAATGTATTACCTTTAGTTGTTCTAAATCTTCCTTCAAGTATTATTTCACCTATGTGAACTAACCTATGACACGATGGACAAATATAACATTTATTCCATTCTTTATTTACACCATCTAAACTAAGACTATGTATATGATGTGTATCTAAAGAAGGAAATGATCTTTTACAAATTTCACAATTATTTAGTTTCAATCCATTTTCCTTTTCTATAACATTTCTTTTGTCCTACATGAATATAATGTACTTTATTATGATCTAATATGAATTTTCTTAATCCCATTTTTTTAGATGTATGAGTTAAGTTTTTTGCTTCATGTAATTGTTTTTTCCAACCTATTTTATCAATAATTTTTATTACATTTTTTGTATTAAAAATACCTGAAGCAACTGATAATAAATCCATTTCAGTTAATTTAAGATCAAATATTTTTAATTTATTATTATTCTTTTTTGCTGTATCTCTTCTAAATATAATTTCAACAATATTACTTTGAACCTCCATTATTTCAATTATTGGATCTATATAAATATCATTGATAAATTTACAATCATCTTCTAAATGAATATGAAAATCTGATTCACAATGTTTAATTATTTCTGCCCACCAATAACCTGGTCCTGCTTTTTTTCCCAAAAAAGTAATTTTATCAAATAAATTTCCATTACCAAATATCCATCTTTCACCAATTTTTTGACGTTTAGGATCATTAACTTTATCTTCGACTATGACCCATCTAAACTCATGTTCATCAGTCTTAATATGTTTCCTAAATGTAGATATTGATTTTTCAAGAAGATCAACTCTAGCACAACTATTAACTAACACATCTATAATCATTTATTCTCCCTAAAATTTTTGTGGGGTTCCTTTAACATTCATATACATTTTATGCCAATGAAGAATTACAGGATTAATAATAAATTTATCTCTTTTTTCTTGTGTCCTTAAATTGTATTCAGGGGGAAGAGTATAAACTTTCAAATCTGAACATTGCCATAATGAAACTCTAAATGATGGTTGATCATTTAATTTACCAGATGCTTTTTTCCATAGTCCATAGTTAACTCTCCATACTTTAAAGAAGCTTTCAACTACAGGAGATTTTTTAAATAAAATAACACCTCCAGCAAATTCGGAAAATGAGCTTGGTATTTTTGCATAGTCTTCCCAAACTTTAGATTTTTTAGGATCTTTTCTAGCATGATCAAAACAAGCAGCTATATCAAATCTATCTAAAATTTTAAAAATATCTTCAATAGGATTTACTACTTTAGTATCACTATCTAAATATAATGTATAATCATATGGAGAATCATATAAGTAATTTTGTTTTTCTCTGGTATTATTAATTGGAATAATTTTTATATTATCAAAACAATTTTCATTAATATTTTTAGAATCTGTAAATAATGTTATATTAAGTTTTTTATGAATATTTTTAACTGCTCTTGCAGATTGTATAACTTCTTTTATATGATCTACACCCTTATGTTTTTTAAATACTATATATACAATACCATTATTCATTATATTTTCCTTACTAATATTTTAAGACGTCCACTTTCTTTATTTTTTGTCAATTCTAACAATTCCCATTTATCCTCCGGAAAAAATGAATGGAGTTCTTTTAGAGTCGAAAAGCAAAAGTAGTGACCATCTTTTGTAGGTATTTTTTGTTTCTTCTGTTTAGGTACTTCCACATATAAAACACCTTTTGGATTTAATAGATCGTATATATTATCTACTACTTTATTTATATCTGGACAATGTTCTATTACATGAGATATAGTAACTATATTAAATTTCATTCTAATTTGTAGATCCATAGCATCTGAAACTTGACAATCAAATCCATTTTTAATAGCTTGTTGAACTCCTTCTTCGTATATATCAACACCATATAAATCAGTAAATCCTTCATCTCTTAATACTTTAAGAAATGCACCTTCTCTAATTCCTATATCAAGCAAAGGACCTGATTTATCAACATATTTTTCCATTAATTCAATTATAGGAATATATCTATTTTTTTTAAGCTGTCTATATCTTTTTTCGTTAATATTTTTCATTAACTTCTTAGTATTTTCAATGTTGGTTTCGATGTAGTCCATTAATTCTCCTTTATTTTCTTCCTATGATCCATGTTAAATATAAGTTTTTATTATCGTTAATCATAACTTCTTTTTCTAAAGGAGTTCCTGGTTTAACGGGTACTTTGAATTTACCAGTTAATGCTTTTGTTATAAAGTTTAGATTACCAAAACCTTCTACTTGTTCTATATAAGAAAGGTTTTCAAATAATACTTTTAAACCATCTGGAGTAAATCTAAAATAATCTTCTGGTACTCCATGAATATAGTTCATTAAACATGTGGTAATAATTGCCCATCCATCAGGTTTTAATACACGTTCTATTTCTGCTGCAGCTAACCATGGTTTTCTAACATGTTCTAAAACTTGATCTGATATTATATAATCAAAAGTATTTTTATCATACGGCATATACATCATATCTACGTCTGGATATGATGGTGCTGTAATATCACAACCCTTTGGAAGCATATCTATTATAGCTGTGTTCTTTATTTCTATTTTACCATTTCCAACACCTCGTAAAGAATCCCCAACTAATAAACATTTACCAGGTTTATGTTGGTATTTTTTAAAAAAATTTTCTATTCGATTATACATATAATATCTAGTAGGTTTATACCTTTTATTACCCATAAAATTAATCTCCTAATATATTTTTTATACGAGTTTTTACTTTAGATTTAATTTCGTCATCTATCCCATCAAATATTTTGTTCTTAATTAAAGATTTAAATCGTGGTTCTGAGAATATATAGTGACCACATATTTTTATCAATCTTCTTTTATTTTTGTTAGGATCAAAATCATCATTTACCCATTTTTTCCATTTACCCGATTCTATACACATAGAGTGTAACTTTATAAGTAAATCTTCATTATCTATTCTATCTAATACACATAGAGTTTCTATAACACCAAACTCTGGTGCTATGTTTATTGAATCTAAACCTAAAGAAAACTTTTCTTTAATAAGATCAGATGATAAATAGTCTCCGTTGTGTTCTTTTGAAAGTACTGAAAAACCTTTACATACATCAATCATTCTTTTCAATTTAACAGAATCATATTTACCAGTGTTAGTATCTTCTTCTAATGATGTTCCTGATTGAATAACCACATATATTATTTTATTAAATAAAGTTTGTCCTAACCTACGTTTCAATCCATTTAAAAAACTAAACAATTCTTCTGAAGATAATTCACATATAGATTGCTCTGTGCCTACTTCAAACTTACAGTAAGGATTTATAGAATTACAAAGATCTATATACTCAGATGTCTTAACTACTTCTTCTTCAATAGATTTAAATTTTTTCCATGGGTCAATATGAATAATATCAAAATATAAAGCATCATATTTAAATGATTCTATACCATCATCATTCTCTTGTCCTTGCCCTGGACCACCATGATCTCTAACAAGTATACTGTTGTTAGCTTTACCTCTAACGTAGTTTGTAAAAGATTTTGTGATCCAACCATTTACATACCCGCCATTAAATTCTATTTGGCGTCTAGATGCGCAAAAACCAACACACATATCAGATTCATTACTAAGTTCTATCGCTGCATCTACAATGTTCTTACTCATTGGTCCCAAATATAGTTTTGATTTCATTTTGATACGTCCCTCTTCATTCCAATATACATAACTAACCAACGACCTACTTTCTGATTGGCGTTACAAGCAACTTTACCAGTATTAAACCCTGACATTAACTCATTCATATTACAGGAAAACTCAAACATTGATTTAAAACCAGACGGGGTATATCTAAAATAATCACCTGGACATTTATGGTAATCATATGCAAAAGGTGCTATATGTATGTTTAGTCCCCCTATCTTATTTATCCTAACACACTGTTCTGCAGCCAACCACGGTGTAGTTATATGCTCAAACACATTATGTGAATAAACTATATCATAACTCTCGTCAGGTATATGTGAACAATAACATATGTCTCCGTTCATTACATAAGTTCCATTTATGTTATTATCATATTCCATAACTTTATAATCAATATCGTAACTACTAACGCACTCCAAAATAAATGGTTGTGGTTCATCAGCACCAATATCCAAAAAAGATATATTTTTGTGTGTTTCACAATAACTAGTAATAGTCGCTAAAGCTTCCTTATAAACATCTATTAACTTCATATCAATACCTCCACTACCACTTGTCCATACCTTGGATCTTTTACTCCAGGATAATTAAGAAACTTAAACCTTCTATTAAAATTATTTATCCATTCATAAAATGCTTTTTGAGTTGTATCATTATAATCTATATTTCTTTCATAATACCAATCATCAACAGCAATTACTGTACCATTAACAATAAAATTATTTATATTATAAAATATTTCTTTTGCTGGTTTATATAAATCACAATCAAGATGTAGTAAAGCTATAGGTTTCGCTATTTTTAAATACTCAGGTATGGTATCTTTAAACCAACCAGTAAACCAAGTAACACCAGGTATATCTGGTACCTTACCATCAGTAGAAAGAGCACCCTTACTTAATAGAACATCTCCATCTGGAGTTATCCAATCTTCATCAAATCCAATAAAAGAATCAAATCCAAACACTTCATATTTTTTATCCTTTTTACTAAGTTCGGTTTTTATAATCCTCATAGTTTTACCTTTGAATACACCGAACTCTAATACATGATCTAAATGTTTTGGTATTAAATGTCTAGCTGCATATTCTATATACGTTTGTTTTCCCACTATAACTCTCCTTCAAGAGCTCTAAATAAATTTAGTTTTCCAAAATAATATAAGAAAATATCTAATGGATGATTATGTAAAGGTGCCATGTTTAACCATATTATAGAAGACATTAAATTAACCCTATTAATTGAAAATCCATTCTCTACTACAAATTTAAATAAGACCTTTTGACAATTATATAAATTATTACTCATTAATAAATCAACTGTTATTTCAGTCTCTTTTTCTACTACATAATAATTACCATTGTTGATAATTTTATGATTAAAAATTAAATTATGATTGAACTTTCCTAAATCGTAGTATATATCACCTTTTATTAAATCTCCGCCAAAGTCTTGTCTCCAATCTAATAAAACGAAACTATCTTTTGTTACTATTATATTATCAGATATAAAATCCCCGTGATAATTATATGGTTCAACATTACATAATAATTTTTCAGGAATTGATTTTAACATATCAAAAACTTTTGGGACTATAATTCCATTTATAACTTCTTCTCTATCACTAATGGTATGATTAACGAAAAAGTTATGTAACCTCTCATTAGTTTTATCAATATAAAACTTTCTACATACTTCATAAAAAGAGTCATTTTTATCACCAGAACTCTTCCACAAATTATCATTACTCCAATTAAGAAACCTCATTGTAAGATTTGTATTTAAAGCTTGTGAAAGTAATTCACCATCTACATATTCATACATATAAAAATTATTACCAGAGTTTAAAATTCTTGGGGTTAAATCTTTTAAAATCTCTGCTCTTTCAGTTCTCTTAGAAACCATATCTTCGTCATAAAAGAACTTAACTACTTTGCCATTTATAATGTATATTGATTCTGAATCTTTATCTAAAACATCTACAGATTCAAAATGTGTTCTTGCTTCTTTAAGTTTATCTATATTTCCTATATCTAACCAGGTAGGGAAATTAAAATGTTTGAATTTAAGTCCATCTTTTATTAACATTGGAGTAACATCAATGTCAGTTAATTGTGTATTGTCCCAGTGTTTGTCATATACTTCTTGGGCATATTTAAAATATTCTTCATAATTAAATATACCAGCAAGACCAATATATAGAGAATCAAAATCAATTTGACCTTTAGCATAAATAGAAGATACATAATCACCCATTAAACCTAATGTAGCATACTGTGTACTACTTTCTCCTTTATAACCACCTAACCAATTTATTACTGGTTCTGGTATTTGGTTATCCCTAATTATGGTATCACACGCATGAAAAATGAAAGGACAATCTATATAGTCTTTTGCTTGTAGTAAAGAGTATAATGGACTACTTCCCTTCCCATTGAAGTTATCAACAATGGCAAAATCAAACTTTTTATTCGGATATACCATTTCTAAAAACTCTTTAATTTGATTACCAAAGTAACCCAACGTAACTACGAATTCAGTATTGTCAGGATACGCATCAATGATATGACTTATTGTAGGTTTATTACCAACTCTAATTAGAGCTTTATTAGTATAATTAGTACAGTTACCCAATCTACTTCCAACACCGCTAGTCAATAATAAGACTTTATATTTCACTATGTTCTCCCATACTCATCTTGTAATCTAACTACATCATCTAGTTCAGATGTTGAACTCTCTAAATAATAACAGTCATCAAGAGACTCCATTCTATGAACTATCCCTGGTTTAATAACATATGTATCACCAATATTTAATATTTTATGCTCTATTGAGTTCTCATCTATACCAACCCATAAGTTCATAATCCCGTCTAAAATATAGATTGTCTCATGTTTTTTCTTATGATATTGTAAGCTACATTTATGACCTGTACGCATAAATAACTTCTTAACAGTATATGACTTATTGGTTTCAATTATCGTTTCACTTCCCCAAGGTTTTGGAATAAAATTATCTTTTCCCTCATCAACTGACTTATCAATGGATCCCAATCCTTTATTTCTTTCAAGACAGTATGTCTTTGTTGTGAAATCACCATTTGGTTTTCTATCATTTATTAAAACTCTAATCCCACCACCAACACCCATAATTAATTTATCATAAAATATACCAGAATTACTTAATTGTTTTTCTGTTTCTTTTCTTGTACTTTCTCTTCTACCTGTCATTAGTATTATATTACAATTTTCAAGATCCCATTTTTTTAACTTCTCTAGTACTCCTGGTAAAATTTTTGGTTTATCATTATATAATTTAGTAATATCCCCTTTATGTTTGAATATAACTCCATCAATATCACAAATAATAGTTTTTGGTCTTGTTATCATATTTTTTTACCTTTCTATGAAATAAGTTTTATTATTAATATTTATTAAAATATCGCTCTTTATCTCTTCAGAAAATTGTGCTGCTCTTAAAACAACTTTGGGTTTTTTTACATCAGATAATATTTTAGGAGAATGAACTGTAAGATTTGTACCATATAATCTCCTACCAATCTTATTTGGATCATTATCTAAAACGCAAATAAATTTTTTATGATCTAATCCAAATTCGAATAAATATTGAGTAAAAATATGTCCTCCAAATATATAGAAATCAGAACCATCCATATCATTAATCTTTTCAACAAACGATTCATGAAATCCAATAAACTCATTGAAAATATTTAAATTTCTTTCATATTCATTTTTTAGATTTATTTCATGGGTATCATTTACTTTTTCACATGCTATAAATATATTATATGAGTTAAATTTTTTAACATCTAAAACTTTAAAACCAGTTTTATTTATTAAAAAATATAATAATTGTTTACTAATCATATATGTATGTTCAAAATTAATACTATTAGTAAACTTATTTTTTACCATTTCATCTAAAAGAGGAACAGACATAATTAATCTTTGTCCTTCTTTTAACATACCTGAAAATATCTTCATATATTCTTTTGGATCGTATAGATGCTCTAATACATGTGAATGTATAATTGTATCTATGTCATAGTCTACATCATAATTATTATAGTCAAAAAATTCTTTTTTTGTTATTATATTTTGATTATCAGATTTTCCACAATTGGTATCATATACTGTAAATTTTAAATCATCATTAGTTACAAGCTCTGCTAATTTTAAGTTACCACCACCTATTTCTAATACACTTTTTCCACAATATTTTTTTACAAATTCAGAAAAATCACTATGATGTTTCTTCCATGTTTTACCATAAGCACTGTTATGTCCTCTATGATATAGAATTGATAAATCAATTAAATTTTTTAATTGAACACAACCACAAGATTTACATATCACCCAGATCATATCAGAATAAATATCATCACTGGGTTCTTTTTTATCTGATATTCCCATAAATACAGGAAAGGATTTAAATGTATAAAGAACCTCTAATTCGGAGTTACATATAATACAATTATTTCTTACTTGCATCCTTATCACCTTTTGAGTATAAATTTCCTAAACGCCATCTATATAATTCAAAATCATAATGTCTATAAAGAATATATTTAATTATTTTTCTTTTATAACCAAGATCTAGAAAACAATCCCATGCTGCTTTATGTTGTGAAACTCTATATTTATTATTTTTAACACCATTATATATTTTTAAGAAGTTATTTATAATATTTGAATTTCCAAAATACCACATATCTGATAAACTATGAATATTCTCAGACCTATTAATTTTGTCTGGTTTAACAGATGTATCTTCACCCCAACCGTTGGGTGTATTAAAATTAGGGACATAAAGTGACTGTGGATCACATTTAGAAAAGTCTAAATCAGTAAAAAATAAAGTATCAAATCTAGTAAGCATAATCCAATCATATTTAAAGTTGTGTTCTATTTCGTACTCTTTTTTTAGCTTTATGGATTCCTTAACACTAAACCATTTACTAAGTGCTCTATATCCATGATCTCTATTTTTATCTGTATATTTTTTTCTAATAAATGGTTCATATACAAACTTTATCTGTTTTTGAAATTTATGTTTTTTAGGTTTATATAATTCAACTAAAGGTTTCTCTGCATCTACTGACCACGAATGTATAAATACATCAGTATTATTAATATCAATGATATGTTTCTTATATGTTTCATAACATTCTTTAAAAGGAATATTACTTCCTAAACCTCCTTTACCATCAATACCTCCTACAATTCCATATAAACAAATTGCACTTCTCATTATATCTCCCTATAATCCTGTATTCTTTTTTCCCATTTTTAAATAGTATTGAAACTCTTTTTGAAATTTTTTATTATTAAAATGATTCCTTTTACAGTGCCACATTAATGAATCTTTAGCAAAAGAATCATTATTGGTTGAATCTCCAAGATCATTATATGATTCAGGCATTTCGATTAATTCTACATTTGGATTTTTCTTATATGCTTTCCATAATTCTAATTGACCCATACCCCATATAGCATTTTTTTGTAGTTGAGTATACCAATCATTTGTAAGCTTATGAGTTTCATCAGAATAACCCATATTAAAAATACCTGCATTGAATCTACCTTCTTCTATTACATGATTTCCTCTGAATAATATTTTTAATTGTTTTGGTTTTATTTCAAGAAATTGGGTCAGATCACTTCGAACCAATACATCAGTATCAATCCATACAGCATTTTCTTGATGTTTTTCAAAACATTCTTTTACTAATTCTATTCTGAATAGAATAAAAGAAATACCTCTCTTGTCAATTAATTTAACTTTTCTACTTTCAAAATTATGTCTCTTGAAAGCTTTAGTTAATTTATTTTTCATAGAGTCTGGATAGTTAGCAAGAAATACATTTACGACATGCTCTGGTGAATTACAGTCTATAGATGTTAAAAAAGCTATTAGTTGATTTAAATAAAATTCATCGTGTGTTGATATTGTAATAATCATTTTTTACCTTTCTTATATGCATATGCTCTGTCTGGGTTAATACTATCAAAATATCGTAATCCTTTTTTAGTAGTACTTATTTTTTGTACTACTTCTTTAGAATGATTTAATTTACAAAATTTAAATATATTAGTTAAAATTTCTTCTGGATGTAATACTAAATCCTCAAAAGTAATCTCCATATATCTAGAATTTTCTTGTAATTTTTTACTAACATTTTTGATAGAAGTTGTATGTTGATTTCTTACTTTACCTTCTTTAAATCCAAATTTCCTGAAATTAGAGTCTATAACATCTTCTGTATTTCTTATTATATGTATTATTCTAAAATTATTATTAAATGTATTTAACCATAATCTGACATATCTTAAAACATCTGAACCATTTTTACTAAAGTATGCTACTTTTTCACCCCAGTGTTTCTTAGTATCTATAGTACATGATCTAAAAGTAAAAGGTTTATCATTTTTTATTTTGTCTATTTGTTTTGATCTTAAAATTTTCTTTTCATGAATCATTCTTTGTACATCAGGATGTAAATTTATTAACCTTCGTAATAAAGTTGTTCCACTTCTTTGAAATCCTATAACTAAAATTTTCATATATCCCTCCTAATAAGCATTTCTCCTCGTAATGATTTAACAAATTCATAAGTTATTTTATTTCCCATCTTTTCAACCCATTTATTAACACCATCACTAACAGTTTTTATATATGTAATATCATCTATAAGTATTAAACCCGTATCACTTATTACTTTATATGCTAAATCTAAATCATGTTGAACACCTTTTGAAGTATGATCTCCATCAACATGAAATAAATCAACCTCTCGTATATTTAATGAATCAACTGTTTGGGTATCTAGTTCTATTAATCTATGATTATATATTCTCAATATATTTTTTGCCCATTCAAAGTATTTTCCATTCTGTCCACCTTGTCCTCCATGAGTTCCATTATTAGCATCGAATCCTATATAACCAGCATCAGGGCAAGCTTGAAGGAAAGACCATGCTGAGTATCCTGCTCGCACTCCTATTTCAGCAATAACTTTTGGGTTTTGTTTTTTACATATATCATATTTAACTTTATAATATTCTCTATATTCTTGTATTCGTTTTGGTGTTGCTGTAGGATCATCAGGACATACTATTGTTTCAGCAAAATAAAATGTCATATTTTAGCCTCCAATAACTCAATTAGTTTTATCATATTATCTTTTCTATTACCTAATTTAATTATCTTCTTTCGTCCAGCTTTTCCTAATTTTTTTCGTAACTTTTTATCTTTGGATAATATTTTAACTTGATTAATAAAAGATTTTAAATTATTACCTGACATTAATCCTGTTTCTTTATGAATCAAATAATCTTGCATTCCACTTAATGGAGCAGATGTACCTATAACAGGACATTCAGTTAACATTGCTTCTTGAGGTACTATATGTAGACCCTCACTTTCTGTTGGTGCTAACCATATATTGCATTTTTGAAATAATATTTCTTTGTCTTTTTTATTAGGAGATTTTGAATATCTTTGAGGGACATTAGCTACACCAGGAAAATTTTCTGCTCCCATTAATTGTAATTTTACAGCTTTATTATCTTTACGTAATTCTTTAACTACTTCGATAATCCAATTACTTCTCTTTCTATGATTCTGTTTTGTATGATATAGACCACCAATAACAATATCATATGACTCTCTATTCTGTTTTGGAGGATTAAATAATTCAAAACTATTTCCAGGTCTTACTATATCTGATTCAAATCCATAGGATTTTAATTTATTTTGTAGGCATATTGAATTAACTAGATGAGTTATAGGAGCTTTTAAAACTTTTTCAATAATTTGTTTTTCAGGCATCATCCATGTTTCCCAAGCTCTTAACCATGTAAATTTTTTTCCACATCTTGGTGGTAAATTAACAGTAGCTCTTATTGTTTTATATCCAGTAGCAATAATAACATCAGCATCAGGAACATTTCTATTTTTTCTAACAATTATATGTGGAACTTCAATTTCATCCCACTTATATTTATGTCTTCCTGAATCAATTATATATACTTCATGACCAAGTTGACTAAGTGTATTAGCTGAAAGGATTATTGTTTGTGAACCCCCATTTGACCCAAGTCCACAGTTCATTAAATTAAAAATTATTCTCATAGTTATCCTTTCTATCTTGAGATATAAGCACTCTCTTTACGAAAAATTCTTTTTTGTTTTATAGGTCTTCTAATACCTAAAAACTTTTCCATACTAATTTCCATGGCTCTTAGATCTAAAGTTTTGATATCAAGACCCTTTAGCCTCTTTCTTTTTTTAATTCGCTTGACATTTTGTTGACCCATCAATTATCACCCCCGTTATAATTATAGGTGCTACTCCAGCAGTAGCTATTGAACCAACTACTGCTTGAAAAGCTCCTTCACTTTGTGATTTTAACGCACCGGTTACAATTACAGCGACATGTCCACATTTTGATAAAACTATATCTATTCCAACTTTAGCTTTCATTATTCCATCTGCCAAACAAGTTGATGCTGTACCAATTACTGTTCCCGTAACAGGTACAGGAACTCCAGGTAATGATGGACCATAAGGTCCTGGTGGATGACCTAAAGCACATGTTCCAGTCCAATTATCTCCTAACCTAACCATTCCTGGCATATTATCCTCCTACGATGGTGGTGATGCATAAGTAACTAATTTTGTTTCTGATTCTATAGCATTACTTTTATTATTTTGTTGAATAATTTTACCGGTTCCTAAACTTGCTATCAAATCTTTAGTTCCATATGTTCCATCTATTCCTAATGGAGTATGAATATATTGATTAGCAAATTCAAACTCATCTATAAAATCAATAAGGGTATTTGTTGTTGAATCATAATCCCAACCTGTTCCATTTGGTTCTGAAATATATTCTAGTAAACCTGTTAAAGGTGTTGGAATTTTATCAGTACCAGGCATATTTATTTCAACATATGATTGACTAGTAGTATCAAAAGTTACTGAAATAACAGTACTTTCTATAAATGCTGTTGAGTCTGTAGTATCAAAATAAACACTTGAACCAATAGGAACCCACCAGAAATCCCAATAATCTCCAATTGTATATCCAGTAGTAGATCCAAATGTCACAGTAGCTCCATCACTTAAAGTTTGAGCACCGCCTGTAATAGTAACACCCGTTTCTTCCCAATTTAAACCACCTCTTTCTGACCATTTAAAAGAATCGGTTGCATCAATTTCAACTCGGTAATGAACTATTCTACTAGCAGTAACACCAGCTGGGTTATATGTCATGGTACTAAGACCACTACCAGTAAATTCAGCTATATTATAATCACCTTGTATTATAAATTCATCATCATCATGACGTGTTACTTCAGTTGATATTTTTTTAAAAAGTTGCCATTCAACAATATTATCATTAATACTACTTAGAGTACCTGTATAGTAATCATCATAAGTATGAAAAACACTTATTACAGAAGTAGCATCAATTTCTTCTTCTAAGTCAGATTTAGTATTATCTAAAACATATTTTAGAGCATCCTGTTTTTCTTGAAGTATATCAATTTGATCTTGTAGTGCATCTATAGCGTCTTGTGCCGCTTCTGCTTCTGCATCAGCGCCATCAACAATTCCTCTTAAGACATCTTCATTAGACATAATTAACCACCTTTAGCTTCCGCTAACTGCTTCCACTAATTGTTCCATTTCTTTAGTTATGGTATTTTTTAAATCTATGTTTTCATTTTTAAGAACTTCATTTTGTTTATGTAATTTTTCTATTTCTTGTATAGAACCTCTTAGAAGGAATATTGTTTCATTAAGGTCAAGAAAGCCATCAGAAGTATGTTTCATTACACATTCTTGAAGAGTTCGATTTAGATTTTCAAGTCTTAGTCTATACGATTGAATCCATCCGTTTTCAGTCATTTTATTTTCCCCTTTTATTTAAAAAGTTTGTTAGTTCGGTTAATATTTTCTTTGATTCTATTTTGAATTCTGGATCATCAATAAAAATTGTTTTTGTATTTTTTACATTATATGTTTTAGAATGAGCTTTATTTTGATTACCCCATTGAATTGTTGGAATACAAACTAAATTTGAAAGATTTGGTATTCCACTTTGACTTCCAACACAAACAATAGATCTTTTTAAAGCTTCAATAGTAAGACCTATAAGAGATAAATCTGTTATTTCTGGATCTATCATTTTATTGATATCAAAAAATCTATCTTTTTTATCAGGAACGTATTCTGGTTTTTTTCCACATATTATAAAATAATATTTATCATTTAATTTTTGTTCTATTTCATCATAAAATTTCTGCCAATGTGGCCAATTTCTCTTTCTTCCAAATTTTCTAAATCTTGGCGCCATTACTATTAAAGGTTTATCATTTGGTATTGTATCATAAATAAGTTTTCGATTTTCATGCCTGGGTAGAAAATCAAAAAGCATTTGATCTTTTCTAAACTGATTTTTCTCAGTAAATTTTCTTCCTTTTACTATTGGATAAATATTTTCAACTATTTTATATTTACTTTCATATTCTCTTTTTACTCTATCAATTAATCCCATATATTTTTTTTCTGGAAATCCTGTAAGTCTAAAACAATCAGAATTAAAAGTTGAATAATCTCCCTTTATATTAAGAGGTATTAAAATATCTGCTTGTTGTCCATATAGATCAAACCTATCAGGTCTTGTTTGTACTATTAATTTTACATTACCACCATATTTATTAATTTTATTCCATAGAACATGGGGTGCAAAACGTAGAATTTCCCAACCCATTTCACCTACATGAGTACAAATAATAGCTCTTTCTTTTTTATTTTTGATTTTTTTGTTTCCTACAGAAACATTTTTAGTTTCTTTATCTCAAGTTATATTTTCTAAGACACCATTCTTTTTTAACATCTTTTTATAAAAATCTTCAAATGATAAATCATCAACTTTTTTCTCTGACTCTTTACGTTTTGCTTTTTCTAATTTTTCTTTATTCTCTCCTTGTGCTAATATGTTACAAATAGATCCAACGAAACCTCCACAGTCTAAAACTAGTTTTTCTTTTAAACCAGCTATATATGGTTGTCCATTATTCTTTCTATCCATAAGAGTCCAATAATTTTGGTCATGTTTTTTATTCTTACCAACTAGTTTAGATAAATCTAAATAACCAACATCTTTAAAGAAAGTTGGTCTTACAGACCAGAAATAACTTCCTCCTAATTTTCCAAGACTATATGCCATACCTCCTAATTTGTCAGTATTATTTTTAACAGGATATTTAATACCACTACCCCTTGCTTGACCTATAACTAAAATATTATCCTTTTTTCTTTTTTTAACAACTCCCCAAGCTTTAGATAATTTTAAATCCCAATCAGGCATAACTAAAGCGTCATTATCAAGAAATAAAATAAAATCATATGATTTAATATTAGGATCTTGTTCATGATTTTTTCCAAAACTATTTAAAGAAGATGCTTTAGAAAATGCATTAAAAGTTGATTCTTTAGTATTAAACGTTACTTGTTTAATTTCGCCAGCAATCCATAGATCTCTAAAATAATCAAAATGTTCTTGAACTTTATAATTTGTTAAATTATCATAAACATATATTTGGTGAGGAAGTTTTGAATGCCGTTTTATAGCTTCTATACATTTTTTAGTTACTGCCAAACGATTCCGCACAGTTATGGCGATTTTTATCATTTTATTAACCTTTCAACTTTTTCTAATGATTCAGTTACATTAATTTTATCATAACATGTTGGGTGCCCATCTACTGAATTTCTGCATGGGTTTGGACCATGAATAAAACATGGACAACACCTTACTCCAACTGGTTCAATCCAGTCAACATTTTTATAAGTAGATAATCTTATATTACCAGGAAATGCACCATATATACCAAAAGCTGGTATTTTCATACTAGCAGCAATATGAATCAAAGAACTATCAGGAGATATTGCACATTTTGAAAGTGAGACAAGTGCAATTGAATAATCAAGTGATACTGATTGTTTAGAAAAATTTCTAGTTCTTTCCTGAGTAAGAGGATTTAAAGTTTCTATAAACTGATCTATTGATTTTTCCATATGAGGAGTATCAGTAATAATTACATTATAATTTTTCTTTACTAAACCATCAATTATATTTTTCCAGAAGGTAGGTCGTGGGGTTCTAATTGGAGATGATGCTCTAAGTTGTATTGTTATAAATCCTTCATCTTTTTCTCTTTCAGTTAAAAAATTATTACATATATCAACTAAAAGAGGTTTTGGTTCTTGTACAGGAATTAATTTTTCATCTGGTAATTCAAGACCCAACCAATTTGTAAATAGACGATAGGCATTGGTATATTTAGCTTCTTCTGCTCTTTCTATAACACCCTCGAAAGCTGCATGATAATGAGCAGTTGTTAAAAATGCAAATGGAAATGGTTGATCTAAAATCTCATCAATACAATCCCAATTATTAACCATATCTTGATATTGCGGACCACACGCAAAATAGATTTTACAAGTTGGATATTCTTCTTTAAGATATATTAAATTTGGAAGGATGAATAATAAGTCTCCTATTCCACCAGTTCTAGTTATCAATATTTTCTTATCAGTTAAATCTTGACCTTGATATGGTTTATAAATATTTTTAAATTTTACGGTCGAAGGTCTGAGTATTTTTCTACAACTTGCAGTATCATACCATAACTGTTTATAAATACCCAGACCCATTACATATTTTTTTCTTCTCTTTAATTTTTGTTTTTTAAATTTATTTTGCGTAAATTCACATGTTTGGATACATTCTGCTATAACTAAATTTAATGGTGATTTTCTAAGTTCTTCTATCTTTTCAACATGTTTAAGACCATCTGTTGATAATCCTAGTTTTTTTATTTCCACAGAAGAAACTTCTTTTATATCTCGTTGATTGAATTTTTCGCTATAATTCTTCACAATTTCATTTTTTCCTTTCTTATTTTAAAATATTTTTACATTTTACCAGCAGCTTTTAATCGTTTAAGCTGTCTAGCTAAAAATGCTTTTCTTTTAGCATCAGTAGATACATATAATTTTTCTTTTGGTTTAGGAGCTGGTTTTGCTTTCTTTTTTCTACCAGCACTTGCAGCATCTAACATTTTCTTATAAGTATGTTTACTAGTTCTTGCAGCTGCTGCACTAGTACCTTTAGGAATAGCTTTTCCTTTAAGCCATGATTTTATATCTTCATAAAGATCCTCTGCACTCTCTTGTTGATTCTCTTCATCTTCCTTTGCTGTTTGCATAGCAGCTTTTTTCTTAACATTCATTTGTCTTAAATAGTCCATACCTATTTGTGTGGCTGTTTGAATCCAATAACCAGGAGGCATAGCTTCATTAATTTCTTTCTCCATATTTATTTCTTTAACTCTTTTACCTGCCATTTTTTTCTTATGATCTTTACACATTTCATCAAATAATTCTTGATCTGTAGTCATAATATTATCTCCTTCTTTTTTATAAAAATTAGACCAAGCGGATTGTGTTATTTTATGGGGTTGACCAGCTGGAGTTGTAACTTTTTTTGTAACTAGTTTTTTTCTTCTGCTTTGAATAATTTTTTTAGCATGTGTTACTCTAGCTTGTTGTATTGTAAGTCCCATTATTAATCCTCCGATTGGATCATTTATATTTTGTTCTTATAATATAAACTTTTTACCAACTCAGCATGCACTACTTAAATATCAGAAAGAGCATTCATTGCACTTGTAGCTGCATCAAGAATATTAATACGGGATAAAACTTCAGTTTTCAAATCATCCCCAACTACACTTAGAGAATCAGATTGAACCTGTGCTAGATAATTATCAACCCTACTTTTTCTTTTTGCAAGATCTGATGCGAAACCTTCAAGTTCAGCAATTATAGAAAGAACTGCGTTTGTAGTTACATGCATATCATCTACTTGTTGTTTGTCTGTTGCAATTGTCATTTTAAATCTCCTTCTTTTAAAGTTACCAATAAATTAATTCTTCAATTGTTAAATCATCAACTGTTCCAATACATCCTGTACTTATTTTTAATCCTGAATCACTTGTATCTTCTGTTATTAAAGTTTCAGTATGATCATCATTTGTAATTACTTCAGTTCCATCAGTACCACCTGCTGTAGGAGTTGTACCTCCTGCTGTACGGTCTGCTAATGTCCATGAAATTCTAAATTCTGCAGTTGTATCTTCACTTGCATCTTGAAGTATTGAAGATTCTGCTGTTTGAGAACCTGTAACTTGTACCGATCTGGATACTTCATATATTTTTACATAGTTAATTACTACATCTCCTGAAATAGCTCCATCTCTAAGATAAAAAATTGCTGATTTACCAGTAGGAACGATAAAAAATCCACTATATATCCCTGCTGAATCAAGAGTTATATGAAGGTCAGAATGCCCAGTACGTAATATTATTCCTCCAGTTGCAGAATATACATCGCATTCATAATAATACAGTGTCTCTACAAACAACAGGCCAGATTGAGCAATGCCTATAGTATTACTATTAGTAACAATTCTTATTCTGTTATTAGTATCGTCTTTTTCAAAATAATTATTAGCATCAGGTGTTCCTAATTGACCCCAACCTTCAGGTAAATCATTAGCTCCCCAAGTACCAGAAAAGTCATTATTATTAAGAATTTGAGTACGATCAACTTCCTGATAAGGTCCAACTCCATCACCTACTACCCAATCATCTATAGTAGCAATTTGCATCGTTCCTGTTGTATCTATTACTGCTGTTGAATCAGATAAATCAAGATCTCCAACATGGTTTTTAAGTTTAGCATTACCATTAACATCAAAATCGTATATTTCATATATATATTTATCTAATGGCATTATTTTTTGTAAAGAAAGGTTATCAATATAAACTAAATTATCAGAAGTCATATTATTCAATCTTACATAACATCCAGTCTCACTATAGGCTTTGAAATAAAGAGTATAAGTTATTTTACTTCCTGTAAGGCTGTCACTATCATGATATGCAGTTCCATCATACAATCTTAAATAAACACCCGACGAACCACCTGTATAATACGCATCAACCTGAAATTTATACCATTGCCCGATTACAGTATTTTCCGATAAATCCCATGCATCTCTGAAACGGCTTTGTGCTCCTAAGTTACTATCAACATGTGTAATCTCAAGTTCATTGCTAACATTTGCAATTGTATTTGTTCCTTGAACTTCCCAACTATAAGTTCCACTCGTAAATACCGCAGCATCTTCATCCCAAATGGTAGGAGCAAGATGTTCACCAAATCCATCAAGATAAACAAAATCTCCCGGTGCTGGAGCAGATACTTTTTTGGTTACAATATCATCCATATAGAAATACTGATTTTCTAAATCAATACCGGACCAAGGCTCTACATTGACATCAAAATAATGACTACTCAAAACATCAAAATATCCAGACATTTTAACCCATGTGTCCGTTGTAGTTATAGTATCAATAGTATCCGCATATACTTGTAAATTTAATGTCGTTATATCCTGACCACTCGGTAAATAAACCCATGCTTCTAAATAAATTAAATCTCCTTCATTATATTGATTTGCTAACCAAGACACATAATGCTGCCCAATAGCATCAGTTGCTACGTATTTAGCTGAATAAGTTCCACTATGCGCTTGTTCAGACGATTGAGTCGTTCCCCCTCTTGCTGAATTATTATAGGTAAATAGTGCAGCTTCATTATCTCCATTTGTTACATCGTCTGCACCAATATCAGCAAAAGTCACTAATGCTGGATTAGTATTAGTAATTTGTGATATATTTATATCACTACCAAGTGTTATCTCTCCAAATCCTTCATTTGTTTGACGTGGAACTGCAGTGAATCCAAATATAACTGCTGTAGAATCAGAAGTTGTTATATTTGATGTACCTGAAAATTCAGTATATTGTTTTAGTTCTTCAATTGTTATATCATCAATTCTACCCATAAATCCTGTACTTATTTTTAATCCTGAATCGTCGGTTCCTACTGCAGTTAAAATTTCAGAAGAATGATCACCGTTTATTATTATCTCGGTAGTTCCATCAGTACCACCTGCTGTAGGAGTTGTACCTCCTGCTGTACGGTCTTCTACTGTCCATAAAATTCTAAAATCTGCATCAATAATCTCATTTACATCTTGTAATAAACTGGTTTCTGCACTTTGGGAACCTGTAACCTGTACTGAGGAATAAACTTTCAATATACTGACATCATCTATATACCAAGTTCCTGTTGTATCTCCCTGACCTGACACGAATGCTACAATTGGATTTGTTCCTTCATCAAGTATAGAATACCAAGTTATTTTTGTCCAAGAAGCTGGATAGACATCTCCCTCTACATCCGAATAATATACGAGAACACTTTCTGTATCAAGATAAGCCGCAAGTTTATTTGTGGCATCCCCATATATCCATGCAGTAATTTTATATAACCCATAATCAGCAGAACCAGGTATTGTTTGTTGAACTCCTTCATACTCTGCATCAACGGTGATTTTTCTACTATAGGTTAAACTATGTGCCTGTTCGCTGCTTCTTTCTTGAACAGTAGGTGTCAAAACACTCACCCAACTTGTATCAAGTTCCATATCTCCATTTACAACTTCGTTGTAAATAATAGAGGTATAACTAAAATGAGGACCAACTCCATCATCTACTGTCCAATCATCTATCGTGGCTACTTGACCGTATCCCGCTCCTGTAACTCCAGCAAGATCTGATAAATCTAAATCACCTACATGATTCCTTAAAGGAGCAGTATTATCCGTAAATGCTCCAACCTCGTAGATATAATCATCTATTGACTTTACTTCTTCAATTTCAAGAGTTGTTATATCTGTGATTCCGGCAGTAGTATTTTGTATATAAAATCTGGCAATCCCAGTACATTTTAAATAATGTACTCCAAATCCAGGTTCGTTACTTCCTGGAATTGAAGACCCTGCTATACAACGAATATCGCTACTTGAAGTTGACCCAACAATTGTTACTTTATACCATTTTCCAACTTCCATTATAGTCGTAATATATACAGATCGACTTGAACCTGTCGTAGTAAAAGAATCAGAATCATCAATAGTGCACTCTACTGATGTAGACCATCCACTTGTAAAATCCCAACCAGATGCAAGATCTGGACTAAGAACATCCCCGAAACCACCAAGATTTATAAAATCTCCTTCCTCTACTATTCCAGCAAAAGGTTCAATTTTTAAATTATCTATATAAACTACATTAGAGGCACCCATATTTAAAAAGCTAAGATCATGTCCATTTACTGACGTAGCCACAAAATAAAAAGTATAAGTTGTTTTAATTCCGGTCAACAAATCTGAGAGTATGGGTGTCTCTACCGCAAGACGCAATTGCACCCCGCTTGCACCACCTGTATAATATGCATCAACTGATAACTTATACCATTGACCGACAGTTAAATCAGAAATTAAATCATGTGCATCTCTTAAATAACAATAAGCACCTCTGGAATGATCTACAAAAGTAATTTCTAATTCATTTCCAACATTAGCAATTGTATTTGTATACGGAAGCCAACTATAAGTCCCGCTTGTAAATACTGCGGCATCGGCGTCCCATAAATCTGTACCAAGAGTAAATGTTGCAACTGCAGGATCAGCGTTAGTAATTTGAGATATATCAATATTAGATCCTAAAGATATTTCTGAAAAATCACCATTTATTTGACGTTCAACATAATTAATAAATAAACCATCACAAGAGGTTTCTATAACACATGAAGCATCTAAATATATGAAATTAGTCATAAATGCAGAAGAATCAATAGTTGTAATATTTGATGTACCTAATAATTTAGAACCTCTTTCTACTTCTTCAATTGTTAGATCATCAACTCTACCCATAAATCCTGTACTTATTTTTAATCCTGAATCATCAGTTCCTACTGTTATTAAATTTTCAGAATGATCACCATTTGTTATTACCTCGGTTCCGTCAGTACCACCTGCTGTAGGAGTTACACCTCCAGCTGTTCTATCAATTACTGAGAATGAAGTTCTTAATTCTTCATCAACAATCTCATTTACATTTTGTATTATACTAGTTTCTGCACTTTGAGAACCTGTAACCTGTACTGATATATCTGAAACTTCTTTAATTGAGACATTATCAATTGAACCAATAAAAGCAGCAGAATAAAAGCGTAGACTTTCACTAGTAGCCTCTAAAATGTATGAATATGTTCCTGTAGCTGTTTCAATCCAATCCCACGGGGAATTTATATATCCAATTATAGTACCTGATGTATAAGCTGTAACCTCAAACTCAACCTTATAAACTTTACCTGTTGTTATTATACTATTTTGGTTTAAATATCCGGGTGATCCATCACTTGTCGCAACACCTCCACCTATCGACCAACCTGCACCTACTTGCCAATTAATAGCAGATGTCATATCTCCGTCTATAACTAATTCAGGACTATCTCTATCAATATCAATATATGAACCAACGCCGTCACCTACTACCCAATCATCTATAGTGATAACTTTACATGTTCCTGCACCAGTAGCAGAAGTTGAATCAGATAGATCAAGATCTCCAACATGATTTCTAAGTTTTGCAGTGTTGTCAACAATATCATATATCTCGTAGACATTATTATCCAATGCCATAATAGGTTCTAAAGAAAGATTATCAATATATACTTTATTACCCGCTGACATTGAAATTTGTGTAGTGGCACATCCAAAAATAGTTAAAGCTTTAAAAACCCATGTATAAGTAGTTTTGGAACCTGTCAATGGATCAGAATCAAAACTGCCTGAATTCTGCAACCTAACTTTCACTCCACTGGCACCACCTATATAATAAGCATCTATTTGGAATATGTACCACTCACCTACTACAAGATTTCTCGATAAATCATAAGAATCTCTAAATGAAGAATATGCGCCTCTTTGATCGTCAACATAAGTAACTTCAAGCTCGTTTCCGACATTCGCAACTGTGTTACCATTGTAACCTTGCCATGCATAAACACCGCTCGTGAATACTGAGGCATCTGCATCCCAAAGAGTCGGAGTCAAGTGATCACCAAATTCATCTAAAACAATAAAATCTCCTTCGTCAACATCTGCAACTTCTTGTATAGAAACGTCGTCAATATACCAAGTTCCAGAAGACCCCGAGGATCTGATTAATAAATATGGTGTTGTATCTGAATCACCGTCAAAATATAAAAATACCTTTGTCCATGATGCAGGATAAACTGTTGAGTCTACTTGACCTAATGCAGATGAGCCAGCAACAATTATATTCAACTCATTTACACCATCTCCATAAATCCAGAAAGTTGCCATTTGTGGAACGCCATTCCAACTTATTCCTGTAAAGTTTTGCCTCAAACCCTCACTCACAGCATCTACAGTGAACTTTCTCGAATAAGTTCCAGCATGCGCTTGCTCACTTGATCGTTCTTGCACAGTAGGCGTTCCTTGACTAAACCAAGCAGCATCATCAGATTCCATATCTCCATCTACTACAATATCGGCACCACCAACAAATGTTGCAACTGCTGGATCTGTGTTGCTTATCTGAGTTATATAACTAGCAGATTCTACAGTAACATTATTAAATCCCTTATCTGTTTGTCGTTCAATATAGTTAATTAATAAACCATCACAAGAGGTTTCTATAACACATGAAGCATCTAAATATTTGAAATAAATTATAGCTGTATTATCAACATATGATGTTATATTTGATGTACCTGATAATGATTCTTCATGACCAAGTAGTAAAGAAGATGTTGTATTGGATGTTATATTTGATGTACCTGATAATGATTCTTCATGTCCAAGTAGTAAAGAAGATGTTGTATTAGATTGAATGATAGGTGAAGCACTCAAAGATACTATTATATAAATTAAACCTGTATGATCAACAGAGGTTGTTATATTTACTGAGCTTGATAATGATTCTACGTGACCTAGTTGTAAAGAAGATGTTGTATTAGATTGAATGGCAGGTGAAGAATCTAAATATTTGTAATAAATTATAGCTGTATTATCAACATATGATGTTATATTTGCTGTACCTGAAAGAGATTCAGGAAGACCAAATTGTAATAATCCATTACAAGAGGTTTCTATTAAACTTGTACTTGATAAAACTTCAATAACTCCAATAGTTAAAACTGATATAGAAACATCTGAAACTATTGAACTTGTACCTGAAGAAATTTCAACAACTCCAATAGTTAAATCAGAATAGATATCAGATTGAATGATAGATGTAGAAGTAAGTAGAATAGTTATTTCTACATTAGCAGTCAGATCAGTTCCTATAATAGCTGTAGCTCCAAGCTCAGCAAGATATTGGATTAATTTATAAACATATAATTCAATAATATCACCAGCTTCTAATGCAGAGGTTGTTTCTCGTTTTATCTGAATTCTTGTTTGACTATTATGTATATCGTAGTGGAGATCATATGTCATTGCTCCATATTTACTATTAACAATAAGATAATATCTTTCTTCTTGTAGAATTTCTTCAAATATAATTATAAATATATCAGAGGTAGAATCAATATCTGCATTAGTTAGTTCATAAAAATATCTTGTACGTGATTCTAATTCTATTTTTTGTACTATTTCTGCTTCATCAGGTAAGTCATCAGAGTCAAATTCAGAATGTTCTGTTTCACTTAATCCTGAATCCCAACTTGTTCTTGTTAAATATCTTCCTTGTGGGAGTTCATTATTATAATCTGAATATTCTGAATAACTTGAACCGTATCGTAAATCTAAGTTAACATGTTCTACAATATAATCAGTTTCTAATATCATATAAGAAGGAAGTTCAATTTCATATTCAACTTGAACTGTTAATCTATAGTCTGATAAAGAGTCTATCCCACCATGTCTAGTAGATGCATCACTCATACCCCTTATTGCATAAGTTGGTCGAATTTTACCTGGAACAACTATTTCGGTTCTATTTGTGGTTCTTACTAATTTACTTTCAATTCCAGCACCTGTCCAATCTAAATTATATGTAAGACCAGTTACATCATTTGCATATGTGAATGTATATAAATCATTAGGAATTATTATAAAAGAATCAAATTCAACTGGATGGATGTATTTTCCTTCACCTCCAAACATTTGTATCAAGAAAATCTTTACATCAAAATATTCGTAAAAGGAATTGAGTAATAATAAAAGTTCTATAGTTCCCTTTAATCTTGTGAAACCAACAGTTACTTTATTATTATTATCTTGATAGATAGGATCATATATCATACTAGAAAATCTAGACATAAGATTTGGAAAACGATATATACTTCTAGCACCAGTATTTGCTTCATCTAAATTAAATTCACCATCAGGATTTAAAATTATAGCGGGAAGATTTGGTTTATCTTCTTCTCTTGTATATTGATCTTTTTTTGTTATATATTCAACTGCTTTATCATAGGTTCCTACTACTTGATGCTCAAATCTAGGATATAAATAGTCAGCAAAAAATTCCAACGTATCATTTATAAATGATCCAAACACAGTATGTATAAATGTATAATGAAAACCCTCGGTTTCTCTTGCCATTAATCTCCTCCAAGTTCCTCTTCAGCTTCATCTTCCATTTTTTTCAAACGGGTGTAATAATCAGAGAACTCTGTAAGATGATCTAATGCAATTCTTTTTGAAATAATAGGACTTTTTGTATGTTCATATTCCACTTCTATTCCCATTCGTATTTGTTCAGAATCAAAATCACTTTCTTTCATTCCTTCTTCATTAAATCTTCCAAATGATAAAAAAGAACTAAGAATTGCATATATTTTAGACTCAAAATCATCAGGATCTATACCTAATTCTTCAGCAAGGTCATGTACTATATCATCTTTTGGATATGGATTTTTTATAAAAAAATCTATTATTTTTTGAGTTATTAGATCTTCAGAAGATTGTTCATATAGCATATGTAAATATTTATTCAACATTATGCTTCTCCTATACATTCCTATGTCTTGCTACAATTTTTGTTGTTTGTTTTTTAGTCTTTCCTTTCCCACGCCAATATGTAGAGCCAAAACTTTCATCTTTCAAAGCGGCACAATACCCTTCAGGATTATCAATATTACCTCTCATTTTCTTAACGCATTTTTTGAAAAAACCTTTTTCTTTTGGATCTTTTTCTCCTACATCTTTAGCGATAGTTACTCCTGCTTTTTTAACACTTTTTTTAGTCCAACCTTTAGGCATCTTCTCAAAACCAGCTTCATTTAGGTAAGCAAGATATTCTTCTATAATATCCATTTTTAACTCTCCTAATTTGTAAAAAGATGTTTTAAATAATTTTCTGCTACATTTACAGTTCCTTTTTGTTTTGCCCAACCAGCTTTAATATCATCAAAGAATTTTTTTCGTTCATCTTTATCTAGTTGCATTGGTGAAGAAACACCACGTTGTTTCAATTTATTTTTAAAGTATTCTTGATAGGTCATTACGTTAGTCCTCCATAATAGGTATATTTTATATTTTGTTCTATATTAACTTGGATAAAAGACAACGGAACAGAGTCGGAGTAACTTTAAATAATAATGTTACTCCGACTCAAAAACTAATTATTATGTTCTTATAATATCTCTTGATAATGCCAGACCTGCTTTCATACCTTGAAGCATAATTTTAACTTTTTCTAATATTTTATCTAGATCTTTATTTTCAAGATTTAATACAATTCCATCAGCACCTAATACCATTTTTAATAGATCTCCAAGATCAGATGCAATTATTTCATCATCACATGAATTTACTAAATATGTTACTAGTGCATTAACAGCTATATCAATAGGTTGTCCCTGACCATTTAAAGCTGTTAAAGTTTGATCTACGAACATATTAAATTTTTGTGCATCCTCTGGGTTTTTCTGTGCTATTTCATAAGCAATATGTTTTGATGCAACTTTTAAGGTCATATCAAATGTTGCTTCTTCTTCAGGTGTCATTGCTTCAAACATAGCACATCCTGAAAATAATAATGCTATTGATAATAATATTGATACGAATGTTTTATTAATTTTTTGTGTCATTTTAACACCTCCTTTAATATTTATCTATTTCTTCCATCCATTTATTTAAATTATCTAATTTTACTTCTGCTTTTTCTTTTTTAAAATCATCTGAATCGTGTGCTCTTATAATTTTTTCTAAGTATAATTTATAACATTTATTACAGTAAAGACTACTTCTTTCTAATTCATACTCCCAATTTAATAAACCGTTTACATATTCTTTTTTACAAACGTCACAAAAATTATCGGCTTTAATTGCACACATTTTCACCTCCTACTAAATCTTAATCATCAATATTGATTACCTCCTTTTCATTAGATGGGATTATAGTTTTTGGTTCTAGTCCTTTTTTTCCATAAACATTACTTTCTTTATGAAATTCATTTAATAAATTTAATGCTCTTGATGTTCCTATTTGTATACCTGTAGATCTTACAACTTTTTTTCCTAACTTTCTTATGATATTTTGTCTTTCAGCTATTATAAATATAAATTCATTATTAAAAGCTGTAAGAGTAAAACCATAAAGTGTTAATGTATCAAATAAAACTCTATCATCTAAATCTACTTTAGATAAGTTTATTGTCTCATTAAGAAATGAGCTTATATCATTATAATTATCTGACTTAATAGAATCATATTGATTAATGATATCTAAAGTAGACTTTCTAAAATTATGTAAGTTTATAAACGTCTCAGTAAACTTTGAAGATTCCAGATTTTTAAACATATTTATCTTAATACCATAGCTTGAGATATTTTTTCCTTCAAACTGAGGATCTACTCTGAACAACAAGAACGGTGATTTTTTATTAAAAAAAGTACCGATATTATAGTATCCATCTAAAAAGGGAATTCTTCTTGAATAATTACAATCAAATGTTTTTCCTAGTGTAAGTGCCATTAAATCTCCTTTCTCTCTTATTCTATTCTACCCAATTTCCATATTCGCTTCCTGTAGTATCTTTTAAATTTTCAGTTTCTTTTAACTTTGAAAGAATCAAATCTTTAGAAATACACTCTTCAATTTGAACTGCAAAATCTGTATATTTCATTTTCTTTTCAGGACTTGAATTCCATATATATAAACCCTTAACTATATTATCTCCAAATTCATCTTCTTGAAATAAATTATTTGAGAAATCATATTCATTATCTTCTAATTTTTCGATGTATTTAGAAAATTTCTTTTGGGTTTTTTCTGGAACTTCATTAATTTTAAATTTAATCCATCGTAAAAGATTTGTTTCTTGATTAACTTTTTCTTTATCTAAAGACATTGTTTTTTCTTCTTTAGGTTTTGATTTCTTCTTTTTTGATTTTTTAAATAATTCAACTATATCTGGATTTTCAGTAAGATCTTCAATCTTCTTTCCGTACTTAAATTTAACTTCAGTATTAACGACATCATTTAATATTTGTTCTATAGTAAACTTATTTTTTGGTGGAGCTTTAAATGAACCATTTTCATAAGTAGTTATATGTACTTCTGAAATGTTAGGTTCGTTAGGTATTGCACTTAAAATAAATTCTAACATTTCCTCAATTTCATAACCTGATATTTCAGTACAATTATTATCTTTTAATAATTCATCAAAATAATTAAAAAATCCTTTTTCTTTAAAATAATTAAATCTTGATACTATACAGTTTTTAATTATATCTTTATTACCTTCCAAAAAACTATAAGTTACAATATCAAGATAACAACGAGAAATAAAATAAGTTAGTGCTCCATTTGTATAATTATCAGGATTTGTATTTTCTCGTCTACTCCTATATGATTTAAGATAACAATTTATCATACATATGTCATATGCTAATTCTTTATTTTCATCAAAAAATTGAACAGGTTTATATTTAACAAATGGAACACTTATAGGAAGACAATCACCATTATTAACTAAACTATGAAAATGTGTTTTGAAAAATACGTTCGAAATATATAATGCTGACTTAAGATCATTATCTGGTAATGAAGGTAAAAGAATCATTTTATTGTTTGAACTAAAATCTGGATCAATTGTTTTAAGTATTGCTTCAAGTGGATTGTCTGTTGATATAGATGCTGACATTAAAGTTTCATATTCTTTAATATCACCTTTCAAAATTTTGTTAATAAAATTACTTTTAAATTCTTGGGTTTTAGGTTTTTCATCAGTATCAACTTTTGTAGATTCCAATTCAGGAATTACTACTTTTGGTTCTTCAGTTTTTACAAATGAATCAAATTCGTCCATTGATACTTCGAGTTGGACTTCAGTAGTTTTTTCTGGTGCAGCATTCTCAGGTGGTGGGATCTCGCGCAATCCAGTAGCGGAATAATCTGGTCGTACTTCAAGTGTTGTTTCTACCGGGATTATTTGCGAGGGTAATGTCTTTATTAAAGTTGTTTGTAATTTTGATTCTAATAGCTGTTGACCTGTAAGATATCTCATAGGTAAATTCACACACCAATTACTATAATTTTCATAAAATGATCTTAGTAATTTTCCAATTACCATATATTCTAAACTATATGGAACTATCACTTTACCTTCATCTGAATATCCAAATGAAATCTTTATTACTACTAAAGGTTCTTTTGTATTTTGTTCAACTCTATACTCGAATATAAGATCTTTATTCTTGTTGAATCTTTTGGTTATGTCACCTTGATTAGGATTTTGATATACTTCTTTAATATTTTTTGAAACCTCGTTGAAAGAGTTTAATAATTCTAAAACATTTGTAAGACTTAAACTTGCTATTCTTCTCTTTCCTTCATTATCTATTACTAAACTTAATCTCGGTTGACTGAAGTTAATATAATCTTTAGTAGTTGAAGTTACATTCATTTCAAAATAACCATCAGAATGATATCGTTTATCTTTGTATGACATTAATCCCTGGTTAACCCACATTACATCTTCATTGTTGAAACTCATTAGTTGCTCCTTTCGTCAATACTCTATTCATATATTTATTATTTGTTCCTATTCAATTCAATAAGTTCTTACCCCCTGACACGTTCCAGACGTGGAGGAAGGGGTTAGTGTATACTACCTCAAAATCAAATTTTATAATCTAGATATTTTGAATTTATGCATTACCTAGATAATATCATTTGAATCTCTTTTATATACTTAAGGTTTTAATTAAAGTAATCCCAAAAATCCTAATTATAATCTCTATATTATACCCATTTAAAATACTAATTCAATATAACATAAAAATATATATTTAATTATTTAAAATAAGTTTTAGAACTCTTTATAAGCTTTTTTAGTTTAAAAAAGCTTTAGGAGCTTCAACAGGTTAATATTATTATTAAATAACAGGAAAAAATCACCTTAATGTGTACCTTTATATACCCTCATGTGTACCTTTATATACCCTCATGTGTACCTTTTCATACCCTCATGTGTACCTTTATATACCCTCAGTCTCACCTTTTATTTTGATATTATGAATACTGATTTTTTATTTTTAAATCCTTTAATAAATTCTTTACTTTTAAGTTCATTCAAGATTCTTTTTATAGTTTGTTTAAGAGGAGATACACTTTTAGTTGTTAAACCTAATAATCTAGCAACTTCAATAAAATCTATATGTACATTGATATCTTTTTTCTTATTTTTACTATATAGACCAAGTAGATATAATCTATAAAAATTACTAGTAATCGGAGTTAATGAATAAAAATTTTCAGGAAGTACATCATATGCTTTTGTATAAATATTATGTAGAAAAAATACACTATGAATTTGTCCATCAAACTGTGGACCAAATTTAAATTTATATTTTAGATTATAAAATTTACCATCCTTACCTTTAGTTCCATTATCAACTTCATAATCAAATAAATTCCAAGAAGGTGCATTAAAATTCAAAGTATTAATTTGGGATTTTTTAAGAGTATATTTTTTTGATTCTGTTTTTGATAAGCAATTGTGTTTACCTTTAAATTTACATTTTGAAGCTTTTTCGATTATAGATTTTATTCTTTTACTTTCCCAATTTTTAAACTGTGGACTATCTAATAATTCATAACCATGAACTGTTATAACTTTATTATACACATCACTATTACGAATTCTTTCCATAGTATCAGTATTATACACATCACAATCTAATAGAAAGAAATCATCTTGAATAAAACTATCTTCAATTTCCCATATTCCGTGTTCACATAATATTTCTTCCATTAATTTTGTAGATAAAAAATCTATAAGTTTATAACAATTATGATCCCATTCAGAACCTTCTTCAGCTCTGAAAACACATTCACCCTTTTTAAATTTTTCTCTTGGTCCAGTTTTCTTTACTGGAAACACATTTTTATTTATACTTTTTTCTGTAATTATATTCATTAGTCTCCTTTCAAAAATTTACTCTATTTTCTCATTAATATGTTACTAAATTTCAAAAAAATAACTTATTTTAAATGAGTATATAAAATTGATTATGGGAACAAATTAAAAATGAGGAGGTTTGTAATGAGTAGTGAAAAAGTTTTAGAGGATGATAATTTTTCTGATGATAATATACCTGATTGGGTAATAAGAACTGGTATAGTTGTATTTATTTTATGTGTAGTTTTATTTGGTTTAGTTCCATGGACAATAGGAATAGGTAAAATGATTATGTGGATAATTTAAACAAAAAAAAAGAAAGGTGAATAGATGACTATTGAATTAAGTGAAGAACAGAAAAGTGTATGTGATAAAGTAGTAAAATGGTATAATAATGGTTATGATCCTTATATTACTATTGGTGGTTATGCAGGTACTGGGAAAACAACTCTCATTTCTTTTTTAGCTGATTACATTGAAAAGAAAAGAGGATATAAACCAAAGAATAAAAATAATAAATTTAAAGTAGCATTTTGCGCTTACACAGGAAAAGCTGCTTCAGTGCTTAAGAAAAAACTTAAAGGAGTTATAGAAACTGAATCAGTAAAATATACATATAGTAAATCAAAAAAAGGAGTAGTTAGAGCACAACCTGAAAGTAATTTAATAGGTACTATTCATAGTTTAATGTATAGACCTGTAACTAGGATGAATAGTCAAGGAAAGAAAGTAATAAGTCATTGGGAAAAAGTAGATGATCTTCAGTATGTTGATTTAATAATAATTGATGAAGCATCTATGGTAAACCATGACATATGGAGAGATTTACTTTCTTATGATGTACCTATTATAGCAGTAGGTGATCATGGTCAACTCCCACCCATTGGATCTAAATTCAACCTGATGGAAAAACCAATACTAACCCTTAAAAAAATTCACAGACAAGCAGAATCAAATCCAATTATTCAACTATCTCAAGACATAAGAAAATATGGAGAAATTCACGTTCCGTTGCCTACTTTAGATAATAAAGAAGTCTTTGGAATGAACTGGCAAAATCAACAATGTCGTGATGTATTTAATAGTATTACATTTGACAAAGATGTAATTTGTTTATGTGGTTTTAATAAAAGTAGGGTAAAATTAAATACACATATTCGTAAAAACATTGGTTTTGAGGTCGAAGATATATATCCTGGTGAAAGGGTTATATGCCTACGAAACAACCATGAAATGGGAGTTATGAATGGTCAATTAGGTAATGTTGTATGGTCATTACCTTTCGAAAAAGAATTATCAACAATGACAGTTCAAATGGATGACGACGAAGAAAATTATTATGACTGTTTAGTAAATACAGATTGTTTCGGACAAGAAAGTTATAATGATATATTTGATCATACTCATGATGAATATAAATCTGCTATTAAACGTAGTAAATGTTCACAGGTGGACTTTTTTGATTATGGATATTGTACAACTGTTCATAAATCGCAGGGTAGTGAATGGAATAGGGTTATTCTATTTGTACAGAGAAATAGTTATCAAAATGATGATGATTATAAAAGATGGTTATATACTGCTGCTACTAGAGCAAAAGAAAAATTATTTGTAGTGTATGATTTCTTTTAAAACAACAAGTCATTTTTTCATTTAAACATAACAAATATATAATAAAAAGGAGATTTAAATGTCAGAAATAAGTAGTCCGAAATGTGATAAATGTAGTTTTTATCATCCAATATTAGCAGATGGGAGATGTCCTATAAAAGAACCTCTTCCAGAAGATCAAGTTCATAATGGTCCCAAAATACAAACACCAATACAACCTCAATCAAATATAGCACCTATGTATAATACTAAAGAAGGTGGAATAGATTTTGAATCTTTATTCAAACCTTTGAGAGATATAATTATTTCTCAAGTAGAAAATAAAGAAATTAAAGATACAAAAAAGCTATTTCAATTTATAATTATTAAATTGGTTAATATAATAGATGACTATAAGGAGGAGTAATGATATCTAATTTCAGAGGAAAATATTTTTTCTTAAGTAATTTTTATAGATCACCTGTTACTTATAATTATTTTACATATCCTACTTCTGAACATGCTTATCAAGCAGAAAAATGTAGAGATATTAATGAAAAAATACAGATTTCTGAAGCTGTTTCTCCAAGAGATGCTAAAAATTTAGGACAAAAAGTTACTCTTAGAGATGATTGGGAAGGAGTGAAATTTTATATTATGAAAGAAATTTTAAAAGAAAAATTTTCTTATTCACCAATGAGAAATAAATTACTTGAAACACATCCAGAATTTTTAATTGAGGGTAATAAGCATCATGATAATATTTTTGGAAACTGTTTATGTGGTAGAGATGAATGTTTAATGACAGGTAGAAATATGTTAGGAAAAATATTAATGGAGCTACGAATTAGTTATCGAACATATGGTAGTTTTGAATAGGAGATTATAAAAGTGAATATAGAGCAAACACTATGGATTGAAAAATTTAGACCAGCAGATATAAAGGATATAGTTTTACCGGAAGTATATCAGGAAGAAATTAATAAATTCTTTAAGACAAAAGAAATACCTAATATACTTCTTAATGGAGATCCAGGCGGAGGTAAAACTACTCTTGCAAGAATAATATGTTCAACGTCAGGAGTGTTACAAATTCCTAATGCAAATTTATTAAAATTAAATGGTTCAGCTCAAGAGGCAAGGGGTATTAATTTTGTTCAGAATGTTATTGAACCTTTTCTGAAAATTCCCCCAGCAGGAGGTGATAAATATAAAATAGTTTTTATAGATGAGGGTGATCATTTAACTGAAGCAGCATTTTCATCTTTAAGAGGAGTTATTGAAAAATATCAAATTAAATATGGACGATTTATTATAACATGTAATTATATTTCAAAGATTCCTGAAGCAGTTAGATCAAGATTCAATGAGTATGAATTTAAGAGAATACCTGTAGCATTTATAATTAACTATTGTAATAATATTCTTAAATCAGAAAAAATTAAGTATAAAGAAAAAGATTTACAATTTATTATAGATCAATTATATCCTGATGTAAGAAAAATAGTAAGTACATTACAAAGAAGCTCAGGTAGTGGAACTGTTAAAGTAAATAGGGATATAGCATTAACATCTGAAAAAACATTAATAGCAGCAGTTATAGAAATAACAAATCATATAAAGAATAAACAAAGACATAAAATAAATAAAGAAATTTCTGTAATAAATAATACATTAGATAAACATGATTTGGAATATAGAAAGATTTTTTATGATTTATTTAAGAGCCCTCAAATACCAGTACCTGCTAAAATAGTAGTTAATAAATATTCTAATACATTTCAAAGTTGTTTAGTTCCTCAGATGCATTTCACTTCTATGGTAATGGAAATCATTCAGACTGTTGGTTTATATTTTGAAAATATTAACGGGGGAAAATAATGAAAAAAATTAGTAAGACTCAACGTATAAAATTGTTTAGAGAATTATGGGAATGGTTATCTGAAAATCCTGATAAAGAAAAAGCTGAATGGCATAGATGGAATATTAATTTTGGTGATATTATAATGTGTACTAATCAATGTCCTTTATGTGATTGGGTAGTAGATACATATGGTTCATTAAAAGATTGTAGTAAATATTGTCCGATTAAGTGGCCTAATGAAGAAAACTCATGTTGTAAGTCTGGTCCATTTAGTGAATGGAGTAGAGCTACTAATCATGATGAAAAAATTAGATATTCTAAACAAGTAGTTAAATTACCATTGAATAAATAATGAACTCAGAAATATGTAAAGGTTGTATAGTAGAAATGTGTTGTACTAAAGTATGTGAAGAACTTAGAAAAAGAATACGAAGCACAATTGGATCGCCAATATGTCCTTTCTGTGATGGAGAAAATTATTTTATGCGTTATTTAGTAATGTTTAATAGTGAAGGAACAACTAAATATAATGTTTTAAGGTGCCCAAATTGTGCAAACGAGATTTATGATGACAAATAAATTAACATGTAATAATTGTATAGTATCAGCATGTTGTACAAAAATATGTAATGATATTAAAAGACAAATAATTGATACTGAAAAATGTCCATTTTGTAAAGATAAACTTTATAAATGGGAAGTAAGAGATATGACACTTGCACATAGACCTATTGAAGGTCGTAATGAATATAGATGTTATAAGTGTAAAAGGAGATATAGAACATGAAAAAGGTAAACCATTCACACCCATGTAAAGGATGTATAGTTTTACCACGTTGTACAGAGATGTGTGATGAAGTATCTAATATGAGATCTATTGATATAAAAAGAGCTTTAAAAAGAAGAGAATGTCCAGATTGTGGTAGTAATATTAGGGGTAAAAATAGAAATAAAAAAATTTTAAAAAAGATATTACTTAAAAATGAAAATTGGTCTTGTAAAATATGTAATCATGATTTTAAGAAGTTCAATAATGCTTATTATAGAGATATACCACTTGAATTTGAAGGTATGCCAAGTAATTATAGTTGTAGTGTAAATGATAGTACATGTGTTACTAATTATCAGGTTCATCTTCCAGTATCAAATCATCATTCAATTTCTACTAAAAATATGGTGGCTTAAAATGGCAGGTTCTTATCCATGTGATGGTTGTGTAGTTTTACCATGCTGTACAACCTTTTGTGGTAAAGTATCTAAAAAGAAAACTGAAGCAATTAAAAAATCAATTGATAAAAGTATATGTCCTGATTGCGGAGGAACTAAATGGAGAATGTATATTGATACTACAAGTTATGGTTCAATTTTTATGTGCGAAGGATGTAATCATAGATTCAATTCTTATGGCGGAAGATATTATTAAAAAGGAGAATAAAAAATGAGTACTAGATGGGATAAGTATTTTTTAGGTATATGTAAAGAAGTTGGAAAGAATACTAAATGTATGTCAAGACAAATTGGTGCTATTTTGGTTATTGATAATTCTATAGTTGCCACAGGATATAATGGACCTCCACGAGGTATCCCACATTGTAATACAAGAGCTCAAATAGATCATGAATTTTGTAAGGAATTAATAAAACGATCAGGTTTATGTAATTATGAGGCAGAAAGATATCTTGAAAAATGTCCCAGACAACTTATGAAATTTAAAAGTGGTGAAGGTCTTGAGTGGTGTGTAGCTGGACATGCTGAAAGAAATTGTCTTATTAATGCTGCTCGTACTGGTGTATGTACAAGAAACACAACTATGTATATGGATTGTGGAATACCATGTACACCATGTATGGTTGAAATAATAAATGCTGGAGTAAAAGAAATAGTAGTAACTAAATTTGAATTTTATGATAAATCTTCAGAATTTTTATTAAGAAACAGTAATTTATGTTTTAGAATATTTGAGGTCTAATTATGTCTGAATACCCATGTAGAGATTGTATAGTTCTAGCATGTTGTTCAGAACTATGTGATAAGATAACATATGATAAAGACGAAATTAAAAACAGTATGATTTCTCAATTATGTCCTGATTGTAATGGCCATTTAAAAGCTATAAGCAAGATTATAGTAAATAATGGATATCAATTTGAATGTGAAATTTGTAAACATCATTTTGAGGAACAATTTGATTATGATAGGTACGAGAGGATGGATTTAATATGAAAAAGTTATTTTACATAGTTTTATTTATATTTACATTCAGTAGTTATTCATATGCTGGAGTTATAAAACTTTGGGGAGGATCATTATCTTCTTATATATTACACGAATCGGGTCATGTAATAGCTGCTAGAGCTACAGATAATAATACTAAATGGAATTCAGGTACAATAGAATTCGAATCAAATAATAAAAGTGATGTAGGTTTTATTTTATCAGCAGGACTTTTATCACAACTTATATCATCAGAAGTTATTCTTCAAACAGATAAGATAAATAATAATGATGATTTTGTAAGAGGTATGATGTTAATAAACATAATAATACCTTTAAGGTATTCTATTGATTATTGGTTCATACATAGTTTAAATAGAGAAAGAAGTGATGATGGATATTCAGGGGATATTCAAGGTATTGAACATCATTTTGATAGAAAAACAGCAGATTATTTTGCGGGTTCTGTATTAGCAATTACATGTTATCAAGCTTATCGTTTTTATAAAACACAGTCATGGGTTACTAAAAAAACTAAAAATGTAACATCAGATATTTTTATTAATCCTGCTAAAGCTGGAGGATTTATAATAACTTACAGGAAAAGGTTTTAATGATTGATTTTTTAAAAAAAATATTTAAAGAAGTAAAATTATATACTCCTATTTTTACATGTAAAGGTTGTATAGTTTTACCATGTTGTACAATGTTGTGTGATAAAGTTAGAAATGGATTAGAACTTAAGAGTTTTATAAATAAGTATTATTGTTGTCCTGATTGTGGTGGAGATATATTACAAAGTGAAGATGGAAAAGATCACTGTAATATGAGATATCAAAGGTGTTATTCATGTGGACATTTTTTTACAACAAATGATTATATTTTAGATAGAGGTCTTATAGTACAAAGAGAAATAAGCACTAGGGCAAAAGAAGAACAATATAAATTTAAAGATATAGATAGGAGTGGACATTAATGATAGGAATATATCAAGATTCTTTTTTAGATTATTTAAAGGAGAATTTAGGGGAACCAATTAAAGTAACACCAAAGAATATAATCACCAGATGTCCTTGGTGTGAATTTGGAGTTGAAAAGAAACATTATCATTTATGGATTTCAACAGAGTCACCAATATTTCATTGTTTTCATACTGATTGTACTGCTAAGAGCGGTATAATAAATAAATTAATTCAAAAGATTTCTGGTAAGGATACTTCTTCACAGTATGTTGATCGAGCTAAGATAAAAGAATTATCTAAGAAAAGACTTACATTTAAAAGAAATGTATTTAAACCAAAAGATATTTTATTACCAAAGTTAAATAAATCATTATGGGCAACTAAAGATTTATATGTAAGGCAAAGATTAAAATTCTCAAATATTAATACTGGATCAATTAAAGGTTTGGTTTATGATATTAATATGTTTATTGAAATGAATGATGTTCAACTTGATGAAAAAGTTGAAAGATTTAAAGATTATTTACATAGTAATTTTGTTGGTTTTGTATCAGAACATCAATCAAGTATTACATTTAGAAATATAGATCGAATGTCTAATTTTAGATATTATAAATTAAAACTACAACCGTCACAACTTTTAGATTATTATAAACTAATTGGAGGTAAAAAATATTCAAGGGAGGTGGTACTAGCTGAGGGAATTTTTGACATATATACGGAACATATATATGATTCATTAGGTATAAAAAGAAAATGTAGCTTATATGCAGCTGCTTTATCAGCTACATCATATGCTTCTTTAATAAAGAGTTTGGTATTTCATGAGCAGATATTTAGACCGGACATACATATTTTATCTGACAATGGAATAGATTTAAATTTTTATGAAAAATTAAAATATTTTAATAAACATATTATAAATAAGTTAACGGTGTATTATAACAGGTCAGGTAAGGATTTTAACGATACGCCTCTTAATATAGTGAAACATATAATTTAGGAGAAATCATGAGTAATGAAATAGTATTACAGAAGTTTAAAGAGTTATTTGAAAATGTAGTTGAGTCAAATGAAATGAAGTATGATGGTTCAATTACTAATATAGACTATTTTAGTTTATTTTGTAAGTCCGCAGCATCTGACAAGTTATATAAATTTTTTGGTGTTAATACATGCATGTTTAATTTTATTTATGAAAATGAAGATTCGGTTTTAATAATTTTTTCTATTCCATTGAATAGTGATGCAAGTGCAAAACATATAGCTGATAGAGTTATGGAAATAACTAGATCTATGGAAAAATGTTTTACAACATTAGATTTTATTTCTTCTAATGAAATGAAGGATGATAAATTTGTATATATAAGTATTATTAAAAAAGTGAATAGGGGAGATCAAAATGAGAGGTAAGAGAGCGAAGCAAATTTTTAAATTGGTTAGAAATAAGCACCCTGAAGTTCTTAAAAGTATAATAGAACGTGTGGGAAAAAAAGAGTTTGAAAAAATGGGTGGAGTTGCAATTTATAGAATGGCCAAAAGACTTTGGTCACAAGGGATAACAGGAAAGGAGAAATGGTTATGCAGCAAGTAAATTTAGATGGTGAAAGGTATGAAGAGTTGTTGAGGTGTTTGGGAATTTTGAGAGATATATGTAACGATGCTGATATTAGAGAAGGAATATTAAGACAAAAAACTGATGATTCAGCTACAGTTCTTGAAATTGATTTAACTCCAATTCTTGAAGATTTAAATATTCCATTGATCAGTATAAAAACTAAACTTGATCTATTGAAAATATTTACAGAACAAGAAGTCGAGATTACAGTAAATGATGATGGAAGTTTTTCATTTTCAGATCAATACTCATCTTTAAAATTTGAAGGTCCTGATCTTGAATTTATTGATAATAAGTTTATCGACGAGGAAGAATTAGCAAGCATATTTCCTATTAATGAGGATGATTTAATATTGTCTACTGATATTTCAAAAGTTATTTCAGATAGAATGAGAGTCATATCTCAGGGATTTAATGTTAATTCAATGCAAGTTAAATTTGAGGGTGAACTTTCTTCTTTAACTATGCAGACTCAGAGTATGGAACAATCTGCAAAAATTATGGGTGAAATAACTACTGAAAGACAACTTCAAGCTACAAGTAGTTTAATAAATACTCCATTTATAATTGATCATGAAGGGGATATAGTTTTCAAGATGTATAACTATCGTGAAGCAATTTGTAGTAATTTATGTAGTACATCAATCTCTGATATTAATATTAATATCTATTCAAGAAGTCAGTTAACCGAAGAAGAATAAAATTATGGGTCATCATTATATATATAATGATGACCCATATATAAAGGAGAAAAAATGGAATTTGGAAAAGCTATAAATTATATAATAACAATAACACCCACTAGTAATAAGGGTTTTATTGCTAAAGTTGGATGTGCTACATTTTGTTATTCTGATAAAGAATCTCTTTTAAAGGATCTTGATGAATTTCTTTCTGATCCTATGAAATTAGAAAAAGAATATAATGGAACTGATAGTAATGTGCCAATTTCTGATGTTACTATAGCACCAAGAGGAAATCGAGGTACATTAGCGAGAATAGAGCCAGAATGCCAAACAGATGAATGTTGTGATTCACCAGGTTAAAGGAGAAAATTAATGCATCCAAGCAGTATATGTTCATATTATCCAACCTATTCAATTTTAGATGAAGTATTGTCAAAAAATAATTATGATAGTTTGAATATTTATATAGATTTAAAAAATGTTTTACAATCATTATATATGAAACATACTATAATAAATCTAATCGAAAATACAAAAATGATAGGTAGGACTGACACTTCAATATTTGTTTCTGTTATGTCTTTTTTAGCATTTCATAAAATATATGCTATGAAAAGAAATATTAATATAAAATTCTTTTTGTTTTTTGAAAGTGGAGAAAGTTATTATCATACAAACATAAGTAAAAGATATAAGATTTCTAGACGTATTGATGATCTATATGGACTTGATGCAATAGATAGAGATTTATTTTTTGATTTAATAAGAAAGAATTTATTTCAAATTAATAATGTATTTAATAGGATTCCTAATACTAAGGTTTTTAGACTTCTTAATTTTGAGGCAGATTTTGTTCCTTATTTTCTTTTAACCAGAAATTTAGTTGATAGATCATCTAATGTTGGACATATAACATATAGTAACGACCATGATTTATGTCAGAATTTAAACAGAGATTCATATATATTTTCAAAAACACAATACGGTAAAAAACTTGTATGCGAAGGAAGTGGAATGCATTCTCAATTAAAAACAAGAACTAATTTCTCCGATCAACTTCAACCATTAGCTATTGCAATAATTGGAGATCCTGGGGATGATGTTATAGGAATAAATGGTGTAGGACCAAAAAGATTTCTTAATATTCTTCCAGAGTTAAGAAAAATGATAGGTGATATGGATAACCTATATATTAATGTAATGAATGACGAACCAATCTTTGATTCAACTGGAATTGCAAAGAACAAATATATAAGTAGGATTTTAAAAGCAGAGGAACAAGATAAACAGATTTCTAAGAATTTGAAACTTGTTTCTTTTGAATTAATAAGTAGATATTTTGAAGATCCTGATACAACTGAAATGTTGAAAAGACAAAAAGAATTTATGAGGGCACTTAAGGAAGATAATATAGTCCCATTTGAAAAAATGAATAATGTTTTAGAAAGTCATAATGTGGATTTTTTAGACGAGGATTTAAGGATGTTGTATCAAGGTTTTAACGGAGGTTAATTTATGTTAAACCAAACTCGGGTTCTTTCTTTTATTAAACATAACCTTGGTTTTCCATTCCAACATTTAGAGTTTGAAGATGAACAAATAGTGGAATATTTTACCACTTATTCGTTAAGATCGTTTTCACAATATGTTCCAGAAGTTAAAAAAATACCTTTAACATTATCATTAGAAGCAAATAAAGTTCCTGGTCTAGAAAATGAATTTTATATAACCGATCCACAAAATCTTGAAATATTAAATGTAGTAGAACTATATTTTAAAGGTAATGAATTATACATGCATGGTCATCCTTTCTTTGGTCCTTGGACTCATTTTGAAATACGAGAGTGGGCATTAGCATCAGAAATGGCAAATCAACTTAAATCATTTTCTTCATTCGATACTACTTTTGAATTTACACATCCAAATGTTCTTAGAATATCACCAATTCCTACAGAAAATAATGTTATAGTTGAATATGAAAGAATTCAACCAGAGGATCTTCGAGGAATACCAAATGAATTTCAAATTTTATTTTGTGAGTATTGTTTGGCAGATATTATGGTATCTTTAGGAAGGGTTCGTAAGAAATATGGGGATGGAAATATGAGAACTCCATTTGGTGAAATTCCGATAGGTTCCGAAATTTTTGACGAAGGAAAAGAGAAGAAAAGAGAATTAATTGAAAAACTTGAAAGACTTGCATTACCAAATGTAACTATAGAACATGGATAATTGAAAGGAACTTTATGACCAATGAAATTACGTTTGAAAGGTATGAATATGTATTTGCAGGAATTGATCCTTCTTTAAAAGGAACTGGTATAGTTTTAATTAATGAAAATGGAAGTATAATAAAACAACTAGTATATAAAACAGATAAAGAATGTTATATGAATAATGAACAATGGATTTTAGATGTTTATGAACAGGTAAAATTTATTACTAATGTTCCTAGATTAAAATCTGTATATATAGAAGGACTTGCTTATTCTTCACTTAGTACAACTCTTCATGAACGAATAGGATTACTATTTTTAATAAAAACTCTTTTATTCAAAAAAGATATAAAATATAAAGAAATCCCACCAACATCTTTAAAAAAATGGACAACAACTGATGGACATGCTGAAAAATGGTTGATGATGGCAGTGGCAAAATGTAGGTGGGGAATTGAGTTTAATGATGATAATATATGCGACGCTTTTTGTCTAGCTCAATTAGCGAGGGAAGGAAATGGAAAATAAATTACATCAAACTAGATTATTGAATGAATCTAGTTCTAATATTGTGAGATTTGCAGTTCATGATCATAAAGCTGATAGAGCAGGATATCACCAAGATTTGAGATTCCAGTTACCCGGATCAAAAAACTGGGCATCATTTGCAGTTCCTAAAGGAATACCTATGAAACCAGGTCAAAAAGTTTTAGCGATAAGGACCCATGATCATACAGAACAAGAAGCTTTATTTACTGGAGATATTCCACCAGGAGATTATGGTGGAGGAACATTAATAATTTTTGATGAAGGTATTTGTAAACTTGATAAGTTTACTTCTGCCCATATAATTATAACATTTCAAGGAAATAAATTAAAAGGATTATATCATTTAGTTTCTCTTGGTAATGTAAAAAGAAGTAAATTTAAACAACGTCAATATCTTTTATTTAAATCTAAGGTTAAATCGTATCGAGCACTTAGATTAACTGATTCGGAATTGAACAAATATAGGACAGTTTTTAAAAGATTTAAAAATGTAAGAATTTAGAATTAATGGAAAAAATTTTATATACAAGGAACATATTTATATAAGGTTTAATGTTAAAGGAGACATGAATGGTTAAAAAAATAGAATTATCTGACAATGCACTAGAGGTTGCTGAATCAAGGTATTTTATGGAAGGGGAGGATTGGGAAACTTGTACACATAGAGTTGCAAAAACAATTGCCGAACCTGAAGTTATGAAAATAAAATATGCAGAAAAGTTTCACGAGATTCTTTATAATATGGATTTCATAGCAGGTGGTAGGATAATGCGTAATAGCGGGAGAGCAAAAGGTTCTTTATTTAATTGCTATGTTTTACCAATAGGAGATTCAATTGAAGAAATCGGACAATTCAAAAAAGAAGCACTAATTTTATGGAGTATGGGAGGAGGTGTTGGTTGCAATTGGTCTGCTCTAAGACCAAAGAATGATCCAATATTAGGAAAAGGTGGACATTCCTCAGGACTAGTTTCATTTTTAGAATCAGCAGATTTTGATGCTAAACAAATAGAGTCAGGAGGAAGTAGAAGAGCAGCAGCATTAGCTTGTGTAGAAGTAACACATCCAGAAGTTTTGGATTTTATTGATGCAAAAATTGTACATGGAACATTATCACATCATAATATTTCAGTAGGAATAACAAATCAATTTTTAGAAGCAGTTGAATTAGATAAAGACTGGGAATTTAAATTTAAGCAAAGAACTTATGGAAAAGAAAAGGCAAGATTTATATGGAATAAAATTGTTAAAAATATGTTAAATCATGCTGAACCAGGTCTATTAAACTTTTCAAATTTATTTAAAAATAATTCTTATTATTATGATCCAGTAGTATCTACAAATCCTTGTGGAGAAGCTGTTTTATCACCTCATGATATATGTTGTTTAGGTTCATTAGTACTACCTAGTTTTATAACCAATGTTAATACTAATTGGATAAAATTAGAAAATACTATTAAATTAGCTATAAGATTTCTTGATAATGTAATAGAAATGAATAAATATGTACTTAAAGAAAATGATATTAAAGCTCATAACTCAAGAAGAATTGGATTAGGAGTTCTTGGTCTTGCTGAATATTTATTTTCTAAAGGTTTAAGATATGGGTCAGAAAAAGCTTTAGCTGAGGTTGATAGATTGGTTAAATTTGTTAAAGAATGCGCTTATCAAGCTTCAATTGAACTTGCTGTTGAAAAGGGAGCATTTACTAAATTTGAACCTGTACCTTATAGTAAAGCATCATTTGTAAGAAAACTTCCTTTATCTATGCGAATGGATATTAAGGAAAAAGGAATACGAAATGTTACTTGTTTAAGTTTTGCTCCAACAGGAACTATAAGTTTATTGACAGATTATACAAGTGGAATTGAACCTCTATTTTCTAAAGCTTATGAAAGAAAAGATAGGGTATCTAAAAGAGAATATATTCATCCAAGATATATGGAATTATTAAAATCAGGAGAGGAAATTCCAGAGTGGTTTGTAGATTCTTTTGATATTCAACCAAAGGATCATTTTGAAATGCAACAAACAGTTCAAAAACATGTGGATGCAGCAGTTTCAAAAACCATTAATCTTCCTCATGATACAACAATTAATGATTTAGATTCTCTTCTTCTTGAATCCGTAAAGGATTTAAAAGGTGTAACTGTATATAGAGATGGTTGTAGAGAAGGTCAACCTCTAACAGTAATGTCTGAAGATAAAGTTAAACAACATTTGAATTTAAATAAGAAAGTTGATAATTCATTTAAAATGGAAGATGTACAATGTGCAACTGGATCATGTGAAATATAAAGGAGAAATAAAATGACTATAGTTCTAAAAGAAAAAGAAGGATGTCCACACGCAATAAAATGTAAATATAATAAGGATGGATCATGCCTCGGAGCAAGTACAGACAGAGAAAATATATTCACATGCGAATTTGTTGATGCTGGTGGAAATATTATTGAGTCTGGTCATATACGAAGTAACCTTGATCAAACTGGAAAAATGAAAGTAATAATGGAGAGTTAAATGGACGGAAAATCTAACCATGAAGTAATTGATGAATTATTAGGAGATTTTCAAAATCAAAGAGATGCTCTAAAAGAAATGATTAAAGATGTTGAAGATCTTAAGGCTGATATTAATAAATTATTTCCTACTAAATTAGATGCTAGATATCAGAGATTTTTTGAAGAAAAAATTAAGACTGCTGTATCACTTCTTAATGTACTCTTAGACGTTAGAAAAGAATTAATTAAAACTATGAAAGATGAAATAGATATTCGCCGCAAGGTTAAGGTTGCTGGAGAGGATGATTTAGATAGTTTATTTAACGTTAGAGATTTAGCAAAGAAAGTTGAACATCTTCATAGAAAGAAAATAAAAGTAGAAGATAAAATAACCAAGAAAAAGAAAACAACAAAGAAAAAAACTCCTATTAGTATTATTGATAAGAGAGAATTAAATATTCCAAAATCTGAAGATGAAACAATATCCGAATCACTAGAAGAAAATCTAAATGCAAAAGGAGTATAAATGAATACTGACAAAAAAGATGAATATGAATTAGATGATGTAGAAAAGAAATTACAAAAAGAAATGGATGAACAAGAAGGTCCTGCAGATGTTACAGCCGAAGATTTGAATGACACAATGAAGTCTATAAAGGTTGAAACAGATTCAGATGAGGTAGAACCTTTAAAACCAGAGGCAGTAATTGATGACTTATATAGTGAATTTGGTAAGTTTCTAAAAGTAAAGGCAAAGTTACTTCCTGATTCTGGAACTAAAATAGTTGTACCAACTCCAATAAAAATATTAAATGCTTATATTGGTGGAGGTTTTCCAGTAGGTGCTATGAGTCAAATCGTAGGAACACCAGGAAGTGGAAAGTCAATGCTTGCTATCCAGACAATAGGATCAGGTCAGTTAAAATTTAAAAACTTTTTAGCATCTTATCTTGACTCGGAGGAAGCTACAACCTCAGTACGGTTATCAAATTTAGGTGTTAGATATCCAAAAATTAAACCATATAGTGATTGTACTATTGAAAAGATTTTTAAACATTTAGAAACTACATGTATCTTCAAAGAATTGAAAGAAATGCAAAAGGTACCTTCTATAATGGTATGGGATTCAATAGCTAATACTTTATCTGAAAAGGAAAGAGAAGCAGAGGATGTAAATAAGGTTATTGGATTCAAGGCAAGATTATTATCAATGTTAGTTCCAAAATATCTCGCAAAATGTGCCCAATATTCGATTGCATGGGTAGCAATAAATCAACTTAGGGATGAGTTAAAATTGACTACATATACTCCTCCAAAAGATTTGAAATTTTTAACTGCTGGTAAAACAGTACCTGGTGGTCAATCATTAAAATATAATGCTTTTACTATGCTTGAAATGAGACCTGGTGGAAATATGGATCCTGAATTATATGGATTTGAAGGTGTTATTATAAAATGTAAAACTATAAAGTGTAAATTATTTCCACCGAATCAAGAGATCAATTTGGTAGGATCATTTGTTACAGGTTTTTCAGACTTCTGGACTTCATTTTTATTTTTAAGAGAACAGAAAAGAATAAAAGCTCCCGGAGGATGGTTACATATTGTTAATGATCCAGAGCAGAGAAAGTTTAGAGCAAAGGAAGCAGAAAATCTTTATAAAAGCGATCCTAAATTTAAGAAAACATTTGATGATGCTGTAGATGAAGTAATTAAGAATGAGATAGTTGATAGACTGAACCCTATAATTGAATAGTAGTAACTTCCTTCAATAGTAAATTTATAGAACAAATTACAAATGGAATTATGTTACTTGGTTTACTATTGAAGGAGGAAGAGTTATGCAGAAAAAAATGTCGGAAGTTTTGGAGGAGTATGTCACTAAAACTGTTAAACTTCTTGTTGACAACCCAGATGAAATAAAAATAATAGCGACAGTTTCGACTAAAAATGTAATAATTCAAATAAAGAGTTTAAAAAGTGATCTTGGCAAGATTATAGGGAAGAAAGGTAGAACTATTGATAGTTTAAAAACTATAACTCTTGCTATAAAGAACACACATTTTCCTAGTGATACAAGAAGAGTTTCACTAGAAATAATTGAGGATGAAACGGCAAGTTTCTTAGACCTAGAATAAGGGGGAATTTTATCATGTTACAAAAAGAAAGTAAAATAAGGGTTCTTGAAAACTTTTATTCACTTGACTACGTATTTTTTGGAAAACCAGTTGCAGAAATGAGTGGTTGCTGCCCAGGTTTGATTGAAGAATATATTGGAGTTAAAGGTGCTTTAATGTCTCTAATGATTGAGATGTATGGTTTAATAGGACATAAACCTGAAGCAGTAGATATGGAAGTAAGTACTGAAGATCTTAGACATACAAGCAAAGAAAATGCTAAAGTTGCTAGAGAAAATGCAGAAGAACTAGTTAAAACTGAGCAAGGAAAAAAGGATATAAAAGCTGAACTTCAAATTGCAATTGAAGAAGATGAAAACTTAATAATCGAAGATATCGTTAAAGAAAAAATTCAGCAAAAAGCATTCGGATTAGCTATAGATAACCTTCTAATGGGAAGAGCTCTGACAGAAACTGATACTCCAGAAGTTTTAAATGATTGGGAAGGTGAACTTGTAGAAGATGCTTATAAAGTTCTTCGCGATAGTCTTGTAGAAAGCGCACTATTTATTCAGGAGGCTAATGAGCTCACTGAATAATAAATATGAAGACTTATTAACGTACTTAAAAAAAGAGAAACTTCTTCAAAAGGAATCTAAACCAATTCCTATTGGAGAAGTTTCTAAAGAATCAACCGATAATTCCATAGTATCCTTAAAAGATATTCATTCTGATGTTAAGTTTGAAAGATATATTAAATCATCAAAAGGGTTTGATGTTCATAAGTTTGAAGCTTTAATGAGGTCAAAACTTATTGATGAACATAAAAGACGGCAAAGTTATGAGCGTCCTTTTATTTCAGTAACAGAGCTAATTTCATGTTCGCGAAAAGTTTATTATGATAGAATGAAATATGAAATAGATCTTAATAAGCTCTATTCGTTTTCATATTTATATTTGATTAATAAAATTGGAACTGAAATACATAATATAATTCAAGATTTGTCAAATAATGAATCTGAAAAAAGTATTATTAGTGAAAAATTTAAAGTTAAAGGTAGAATTGATGACTTAAGAGATAATTTTTTAATCGAATATAAATCTATAGATATTGACAAATTTAAAAATACATACCTTGATATTCATTACCATCAAGGTGTTATTTATAGTTATATTCTTAATACTGAGTATAATTATAAAATTGATACAATTACTATCGTTTACATTATAAGAAATCTAAAACGAATTATTCCTTTTGATGTTCCTGTTAATCATGAATTGGGATTGAAATTTTTAAAAAGAGCTAGAGTTATTAAAACTTGTCTTGTTGATAAAGTTGTTCCTGATCCAATAGGAGCAGATAAAGAGCAATGTAAATGGTGTCTCTACAAAAAGTATTGTAAAGAAGATGGTAATAATATTACACAAAAAATAGAGAAAAGCTCTAAACCTAAGGATGTTAGCCCAGTATTTTTATTATAGGCTTTGGAGATAAATTATGATAGTTATATACCCTTTAATTGTTTCAAAAACAATTAGTCCAGATGTACTACCTGGTGTTTGTAAAGCTCTGGAGAAATATATATTAGTTTATAGACAAGATTCATTATTCGATTCCGTAAATAAAAATCTCGCAAAGAAAGCTAAAGGTAAAGGTGGTTTAATAGGAAAAAGTGGTAAGGCAATCAAAATAATCTCAACTAAAGCAGCAGGAATGTTTAGATTAGAAAATGTAGTTATTGAAGCAGATAAGGATAAGGAAGATCAATTCAATCTGAAATTCGGAGATTCTAAAGAAAAGAAAAAAACTCCTACTACTATGAGACCATCTGGGGAAAGACCAATTAGCATTACAGTTCCACCAGCTTCGACACCAATAAAAGCTATACCTCCAAGACAAGAAACAATTAAGGTTGGAAAAACTCAAGGTGATACACTTACTGTTGAACCAACTTATATTCAAATTTCTGTTGAGGATACTGGTACACAAATACTTGGAGTTAAGGTAGTACCATTTGTTATTCAAAATGATACATCGCTTATTCAATTGATGATGAATGATAAAAATAGATCTAGTTTTGCAGCAAATATTCATATACAATCTAGAAAAATTTTAAGATTTATGTATGGGATAGCTAATAGAATATGGAAGGTAACTGTTGCGCCTGCGTTAGGATGGACTGGTTTTGTTGGTTCTGAGCTTTATAAAGGAACTCTATCAGGTAATTGGAAGAAAGATATTGTTTTAGGATTAACTGATTACAAAAAAGATTTATTTGTAATGCTTAATAATGTTGATCTTAAAAAAGATTTTTTATTAGACGCTGGTTCTGTAAAAAGATTATATTCTTTAGGTTGGAGTTCATTTATAATTAATGATGATGTAAATGCACGAACTATATTTTGTATGAAAGAGTTTAGGGGAATGTGTTCGATAACTAATCATTCATATTTATATTCATCTATTAGTAAGGAGATGGGAACAGCTTTTAAAGATATAGAAGATATAAAGAGATCTTCTGGACCTTTATTTAGAGTAAGAGGGAGAGTAAATAAAATGTTACTAAAAGACGATCTTGCATTAGAAAAATTAAGAAAATATTATCCAAACAAATTTATTAAGGAAGAAGTTTTAGAGGAAGAATTTTTAGAAGAAGGTATTATTGGCGATGCATATGAAAAAGCTAAAAAATATTTTCCTTCAAGCACTTCAGCAAAAAGATTTATTACTAATTTGAAAGGTGCTGTTGAATCAAAAGATTTTATTAGATTTCAGAAACTTATAAAATCAACAAACATACCACAAGTTTCAATGGATGGTATTAAAAGATATTCTGCAAAAAAAATAAAAAACTTTAATAATATACATAGATTTTCAATTAAAGTTCTTAAAAATTCACTACCTGGCGTTCCTGATAAAGTAGCGGACGGTGTTGCATCTTTAATTGCTATACAATGTAAAGATAAGAAAAAAGCTTCTGATCTTCTAAAGAGAATTGTAATAAAAACTAGAAGTAATATTCCTAAATCAATTAAACAAGGAGATAATGATTGGGATAAGGAATTAATTATTGCTCTTATTTTTGCAACTGTATTAATTGCTGGTATAGGAACTGCTGGATACGGTATAGCTATTAATCTTTCAGCTATTTTTGATTCTTTCTTTGGTGGTATACATACTTTAATTTTTATAGTATTTCTAATTTCTGTTGCTTGGATGGCTTCATCAATAGTATCATCAATATCAACTAATAAAAAAGGTGGCGACAGTATAACTCAAGCTGCATATTAGGAGTAAAATATGGAAAAAGATAAAGATGATACTGAAGTAAAATCTAATATTGAGGGACTAGAATTATATAGTGATCAATATCCATTTCGTCTTCCATTGAGAGTGAGAAATTTTGAAAATGAATCAGAGTATATTAAATTTATAAAAGCATGTGAAAGAAATGTAAGAAATAGTGTTGAATATAGACATTGGAAAAATTATATTATAGATATATTGGGTATAAATACATGTATGATTACTGAAGAGAGAATGGATCAATGTACTATAGAAGTACATCATCATCTTCCATCATTATTTGTACTTGTTAAATCTATTATAAATGAAAAAATAGAAAAAGAAGAAGAATTTTGCTCTTTTGATATTGCAAGAGAAGCTATTGAAATACATTTTCAAAATAGGGTTGGGTATATAACTCTTATAAAATCAATACATGAAAAATTTCATAATGGTTTTTTATCAATACCTATAGAATTGATTAAAGGAAATTATACACAATTTGTAAATGATTACTCTTCTCATATGGACGATGATGATCTTGATACTATTAATCAGAGACTTTCAGTTAATGAAGGTAATTGTTCATGGTCAAGAGATAATTATCCTGGGAGTGTAAATGGATACAATAGATCAAATAAGTAAGAGAAATAAAGACCTACCTATAGATATAGATTTTATGGGTGACCGCTATAAAACTACTAATGGGTATTTTACATTCACCTCGCCAAGTTTATGGGCTCTTGAAAAAAATCTTTTCTATTTATTAAGACATTCCGAAAAAAGAGACTTTGAATCTAAGTATATAATGAGACCGGATTATTTAAGTTGGGATGAGTATAACACAGTAGTTTTAGCACCTCTTCTTATGTATGTAAATGGAGTTATGTCAATTGAAGAATTTAGTTTAAATGAAGTTATTATTCCAAAATTCTCAGCTATAATAAAGGTTACAGAGGATAAATTTTCAAAAACTGCCTCAGAGGAAATAGATTGGTAAAATGATTATAAAAGATAAATTTGTTTTATTAAAAGACATTTCAAATGTTCTAAGTTTAACACCTGGTGTTATTAGAGCTAATTCAATTAAAAATGGTCCGGAAAAAGTTCGATCAGTTATGGATCTTATGGAATCACGAATTGATCATTTTACTAAAAAATCAGTTTATTCTCTTTTAAAAAGTAAAAAAGAAGAATTTAATATTGTATATTTAGCTGGTTATTCTTTACCAGTGTCATATAATAAACCAACTAAAAGTATTATTATAAATCTAAGTTCATTTGGTGTAAGAGATATATCTCCAACAAATCCAAGTCCAAGAGATTTATATGCTAGTTTAGTTTATGGTGTTTGCTTTAAAAAATTGGTTACTAAAAAAGCTACTGTTCCTGATAGATTTGCTCAAGTAATAGTTTCATATATATTATCAACATTTGTTAAAATATTTGGAAAAGAGTATGGACTACTTGGAATATATTCTACTCAAATTCCAAAGTTTAAATTTTTTATTAGTTGTTATATACTAACATCATTTTTTGGAATTAAAGGAGAAGAATCATTTAGATTATCTACAATGGCATCTGGATATAGTTATGTGGATGAACTTAATGAACTTAAGAAATATGATTTTTCTAATATCAATGAGTTCATTAGAGCATTATCAGATTTTAAAGTACTCCCAGGAATAGGTAAATATAATTTTGCTTCAAAAATATATAGATTTTTAGGGGTTGGTTTTTTACCTGTTTTAGAAGATTGTTCAAGATTTATTTCTGTTATGACAGCAAGTAATGTTCCTGGGGTAACCCCAGCAGTAGCTTCAGCAGCATACTATAGAAATAATGAAGGAGAATTTGCCAAAATTATGGAGATATCAAAAATAATCTTTAGGTAGGAGTGAATTTATGGATGTCGGAGATAGACTACTAGGATTTTATAGAGCGAAGGTTATAGGAAATAAGGATACTGAATTTTTCGGAAGAGTAGTAGTTTGGATTCCTCAAATAATGCCTGAAGTTACTGAAGAAAATGCTGGACTTCTTGCTAGACCTGCCAATAATCCTATTGGTGGAAGAAATGAAAATGATGACCCTGAACATCAGTTTATGGGTACATGTTATATTCCAAAAAATGGAAGTTGGGTTTGGGTATTTTTTGAAGCTGGAAATATTAATAAACCATATTATTTTGCTGCTTGTGATCTTGAAAATGCAAAAGTGTTACCTGAATGTCAACTCGGAAATGATCATGAAGATAAATGGGTAATATTTAAATCACATGATGGAAGATGCATAGTTATTTCAGATGATCCTGATGATGCTAGAGTTGAAATAACTGGAAAAAAACATATGATAAAAGAACCACCAAGCGGAGATACAGATTCAGTTTATACAATAACTAATAATCAGAATACAATTTTATTAGATGAAAGACCAGGAACTGATGGAGCTTATGCTAATGAGAAAATTTTAATAAAGTCTCGTTTTGGTGATTATATCAATTTTGATATTAAGAATAAAACTCTTAATATTGAAATGGCTGGAGATTTAAAAATAAAAGCAAAAAATATTCATATTGAAGCTACTGGAGATTTGAAAATAAAAGCTTCTCAAATTCTTCAAGAAGCTGCTACAGGTATTCAAAGAAAAGCAGGAGCTAATATTAATGATCAAGCAAATGGATCTATGAATCTAAAATCTATAAAAAATACTGCTATTCAATCGGCTGGACCAGTTACTATAGATGGATCTGTTGTCTCAGAAAATAGCGGAGGTTTTGCTGCTCTAGCATCTGGAGTAACACCCGATAAACCTAGTGGAGAAAGGTAAATAAAATGGCTATACCACCAGTAATTGATATGCCAGAATTATCATCTGGACCACAAGGATCTGTATGCGCTAGTTTTGAAAAACAATTAGATGCAGCAATAGAAGTTTTAGAAATGACTGCAGATGCAATTGATGCTCCAGTTGATGCTATACGAGATCTATTAGATGACATAGTAGGAGAAGCTGCTTCAGCTATTGGTGATATTGAGGATGGTTTAAATGATATTTTTGATGCAGTTTTAGGAACTATACCTGTTGTTGAGGGTGATGATGAATGGCTTACTATGATGGAAGCATGTGGTCTTTTAGAAGATACAATAAATGCACAAAGTGCAAATAATATAGCATTTGAACTATTAAATAACACATTAAATGCTTCAATTAGTGCTTTAGAAGATCAGTTACAATTATTAACATCATTAGTTGAATTACCAATAGCTACTGCTATTAATGCTGTTAATAGACTACTTGAGGAATTAAAGGTACCTGATTTTCTTTCATCTATTGATGAATTATTCGATTGTATGGATGCTATATGTACTGGAGCAGATCTAACTAATAAGATTCAATATGTTGATTATTTATTAGATGAAATGTATGTTGATGATGATGGATTTTTACAAGATGACAGATTGATGAATGATTCTGGAATTTCTCAAGCACAAAAAGATATTATAATTGATGCACAAGCAGATTTATTAGATACTGGCGATACTGCTTTAAATTCTGCAACTGCATCTATTGCTACTGGAACTGCTGCTCTTAAAAGTTTAGTTGCTGCTCCATCTAGAGTACCTGATGAAATTAAAAGTTTCTTTACATAAGGATTAATTATGAAAATACCATTTAAACCAAGTATGTTCAAAGTAAGACGAGGAAAAGTGAGATGGATTATCCTCCATCATACCTCTGAAATATATGACAACCCTGAATCAAGAATTGATAATTCTAAATTTCAGATGCCTGGTTTAACTAAGGGAGTTTTAGAAAAGAAACAAGGTGATATAAATTATCACTATGTAATAGATAAAATTAAAGAAGATTACCAACCAATAATTTGCCGTCCATCAGTCTATTTATGTGATTGGGATGACATCTCTTCTGATATAAACAACAATGCAATCCATGTAGCTTTAATGGGTAACTATGATTTTAAAATTCCAGAAAAAAGATGTTATGAAGTTCTTGCATATAGAGTTCTGAATCCATTTTTAAAGATGTTTACTTTATCTCCTAGCAAGATTAAATTTCATAGTGAAGTTTCAAGTGATGAAGAACTTACATGTCCAGGTAATTTTGTTGATGCTGCTGTTGTAGAATCAATGGTTAGAAAATATGTTATAAAGTAAAACTCCATATATATTCATTAATAAGTTATACTTTCAAAATAAAGATATAAAAAATATAGCGCTAGTAAAAAGTGATTTTTTTTAGAACAAAATATAAACTTATAATGGGAGTTTAAAAATGGAAAAGTTACAAAAGAGTTTTCAAGTATTGGAAGAGCTTCTTAGACAAGCTACTAATTTAATTTCCCCTATGTCTCATCATGATGATCTTAAATTTCTTACAGCTGATTATATGGCCAAGGACTCTATCAAAAATAACAAATGTTATTTAACAATAAGAAAAAAATCAGGTAGTGTTTTATTTCCTATATGTTCAAGAGCAGGTATGAGAAGTCCTGAAATGATACAATTTTCTATGAAACTTGCTAAAAAATTAGCAGGTAAACCAGAAGTTCCACCAGACCAACTTCAAGTAATAATTAATAAATTAAGTAAAATGAATGCTAAATATTCTAAACCACTACCGAAGAGTAATAGACAAGCATATTTGAAAAGATTATCTACTACAAGACTTAGAAATGAATTAGGGAAAAAATAATAAATGCTAAAACTTATTTCTTTGAAAGGTTTTATTAGGAATCTTAATCCGGTTACATCTATGTTATCCACTGATAGATCAGGAGGATTTCATGAGAATGGTCTTTTTAGTGAAAGAATTTTCGGTCCAGAAGGTTCTAAAGAAAGAAGATTGATCTTTTCATATATTGAATTAAATGCTAAAATAATTCATCCTGCCGCTTATAGAATAATACTTCAACTCGATAAGAAAATAGAAAAATTTTTATCAACTGAAAGATCGTTTATTTTAGATGAAGAGAAAAAACTTGTGATGGTAGATAGAGGTGGAGTAACTGGAATTAAAGAGTTTATAAAAATGTTTCCAAAGATTAAATTTCGCGGGGAAACAGAAACGAGAGATAAGCTTATAGATTTTCTAAAAAAAGAGAATAAAAGAGATACAATTTTTTTAGATAAGTTACCAGTCATTCCTCCTGACTTAAGACCAGCATTACGACAAGACGATGGTAATTGGATGATAGATCCGTTGAATGATGTTTATCTTACAGTTATGAGAAGAGCATCTCAAGTTCGTTCTAGTGGTTCTGGTCCGCTTTATGATCTTTTAAATTATGCATTACAAAATGCTATTTTAGAACATGATAATTTTATTAGATCTAAAATAAGTAAAAAGTCTGGTATTGTAAGAAAGCTTATGCTTGGTAAACGTGTAGACTTTAGTGGAAGAGCAGTTATTAGTCCAGGTCCAGAAATGAAGACTAATGAAGCAGGTATTCCATTACGAATGGCAGTTGGTTTATTCGAACCATTTCTTATGCATAGATTATTATATTCAGGAAAAGTGGATAAAAATATACTAGCAGAAGAGGTAGAAAAATATACAGGTCTTGAATTATCAGTTGATAGTGTTAAAAAAATTATTAAATCTATTAAAGAAGGTGATAAAATACCAGTGACTTTATATGAGTTATTTTATGAAGCTACTGAAGTTGCAATGAAGGGTAGAGTAATAGTTCTAAAACGAGATCCTGTTTTACAAACACAAAGTTATTTAGGTTATAATCCTGTTTTACATAGAGGTAATACTATATTAATGTCAACTGTCCAAGTCGAGGCTCATAATGCTGACTTTGACGGTGACACAGTTGCTGTATTTCACCCTCTTACTGATGAAGCACAAACAGAAGCAAGAGAAAAAATGATGAGACTTACCAGCGGAACTTCATCTAGAAAATTTGCTTTTGATTTTAAGAAGGAAATGTGGGGTGGGTTTTATATTTTAACAAAAAATAAAAAAGTTTCTAAACCATCAATTGCGGTAACTACTGAAGAACTACAAAAATATACAGGTGAAATTTATAGACCTGTAAGATATAGAGGAGTTACTTCTACAGCAGGAAGAGCAATATTCAATAGTTGTTTACCTAAGGTTATACCATTTGTAAATGAGATAGCTACTAAAAAAGTTGTTAGCGAATTGATAGAAAAGATTTTTAATAAACTAGGTCAAGAAGTAACAATGAAGGTTATTGATAGATTAAAAGAGGAAGGATTTAAATGGGTAACTATAGGAGCTCCAAGCTTGACTTTAGATACTTTTGAACTCCCTAAAAAAATATATGTAATAAAAGATAAATTAAAAACTGCTACTCCTGAAGAAGCAGAAAAATTACTTGCTGAAGCTCAAAAAATAGTAGAAAAAGAATTAAAAGATACAGGATTTGGTGATTTAGTTGAATCTGGATCAACAAAGGGTTGGGGTCAACCAATGCAAATTCTTGTAGCTAAGGGAATTATTGGAGACTCTGATGGAAATATTCTTGATCCTATTTCAGGTTCATTTGCAGATGGTCTTACTAATGTAGAATATTTCAATGCATCTCAAGGAGCTCGTAAAGGAACTATTGACCGTGTTATTAATACTGCTGATACAGGATATATGTCGAGAAAATTGGCTTACTTATTAAATACAGTTGAGATTAATAGAAATCTTAAAGATTGTGGTACTAAACGTACTTTAGATCTTAAACTTACTGCAGATTTATTAAGTAGATTATCTGGTAGATATGTTATTAAAAATGGAAAATTAATGACTATTGAAGCATCAAAAGTTAAAGTTGGAGATATAGTTAATTTAAGAAGTCCAGTATTTTGTAAGTCAGCTAAAATTTGTCATACATGTTATGGAAAATTATTAAATAGACACCGAACTCCTTTTATTGGAATATTAGCTTCTCAAATAATTGGAGAGAGGGGGACTCAATTAATTATGCGTAGCTTCCATACTGGTGGAGCAGTCACATTAATTAAAAGAGAAATGTTAAATGATATTATAAATAACGATCCTTTATCAGGATTGGAGGTATAAAAATGATACTTGAAAATTACTTAAGTTGTATTCAAACAGAGGGTGAGAAATTAGATAAAATTAAGAGATTAGCAAAAAAACATGGTATTTCGCTATCTGCAATAATTGCTGCAGGAATAGGTACTTCTACATTATATAAAATAGCAAAAGTAAAAGCAAAAAATAAAAAACAAAAAAAGGAACTTAATCTTAAAAAATCAGAAAACGTAGATAAAATAAAAAAGATAGAAGCTCGTAAAAAAGAAGAGAAAAGAAGAAAAGAAGAAAATAGAAAGTTATGGAAGACTCATCCAAAAAGGGTATAATTATAATGGCAAAAAAAATAAAGGAATATTTAAAGCAGGAAGAGAATGTTTTAGTTGCTATTAAGCCATGTACGATTACATTGGACATGACACAATATGATAAAGAGAATATGCGAATTGAGAATGGTAAGATATGGGTTAAATCTTTAATATCAAAAGCAGAATTTAGTGATAAGATTATTGATATTACATTGGATTATTCTGTTGAGTTAAAGGTATATGAACTTGAAAAAATAGGAAGGGAATATATAAAATTACAATATGAAGCTAACTCAACTATACTTGAAGTTTCGACTGAGGCAGCGGAGATAAAGGGACAGATAGCTTATGTTGAAAGACTTATAGGTGGTAGAGAACTATTAAAGGATGCATCACATTTATTTAGAAAAATATTAGCTGTATATGCTAAAAACTCTGATATGGATGCTGTTCATTTAGAGGTTGTTTGTAGTCAGGTTTTAAGGGACAAGAATAATTTACAACAACCTGCTAGACTTGCTAGAAAATGGGATCCTGTTTTGGTTAATTTAAAGAAGGTAATATTCTCAGAAGGATTTATAAACGGTCTAGCATTTGAGAATATTAATGATGCTATTAAGACTGGTTTAATTTCTGAAGAACGAGTAGAAACTTCAATAATAGAACGAGTTATGACAGGAACACTTAAAGAAGGTGAAAGAAGATCAACAAGACTTGGAAGCTCTACATATAGGAACAGGTAATAGAATATGATTCAATTCAAATCAATAAGACAATATACACATCTAGTAGATGGAATTCGTTTTCCTCAAAATAGAAAAGAACCTTTTTTATTAATCTATTTTAGTGAAAATTCATCTTTTATAGATGATTACGAAAAGTTGAATTTGAAACGAATAGATGTTAGGTATGTAATAGTTCCGCGTACAAAGATTCCAATTTCTTATTTAACTCCTGATATAAAGAATTTATATAAAAGTCATAGTTTACTTGCTTTAAGTTCTAACCAGAAAGTACCAAAGGGACAAAATTTAGTATATGACCTTTCCGGTTTTTTAAATACAATAGACATATCATACAAGGTTACTAATTATAGACAAAGAGCAGGTTTCTTAATTAAAAATATGCTTTTAAAAGTTCTAAGTAGTTTCCCTCCAAATTATCAGAAAGTTCTTTTATATTCAGTTGATGCTACTAAAGAAACAAAGAGTCTAATTGATAGAAAGATATTTCCTTTATTACTTGATTTAAAGAAGGAAGAAATTAATTATGATCATTTGATTATGAATATTATAAATGAATCTTCATCTAATTATAGACTGCTTATAAAAGACAAAGACTTCAAATTTACAAGGGTTAAACAATTTTTAAAGAATATAAAACTTATAGATACAGAAGAAGAAGAACATAAGAAAATTAGTCTTGCTACATCCTCTATAATGAGAAGAATTGATGGAGACGTTAGTCCTTCTAATAGGTCTAAAATTTTTGCTGCTATCTATGACTTTTTTACAAAAAATAAAAAAGAAATGGATAAGGTTACTTATGATTTAGTTGATGACAATGATGCTAGAGAAATTGCAACTGCTTCAATATTATACAGGACTTCAGGTGATATTGAAAAGGCATCTAGAACTGCTAAATCTATTCCTAAAGCTAAGAAATTACTTTCATTAAAAGTAGTTGATAGACAATATGCTGATGAACTACTAAAACCTCAAAAGACTGAAACAACTTCAGGAGATGTAGTAATACAATTATCTAATGCTCCAAAAATGGTTGATAATAAGTCTCCTGAACATTTATTTGAGAAGAGAAAAATTGATTTTGAAACTAATCTTAAAAAGGATATGGCAAACTCATTTAAGGTTCTAAAAACTAAAGAGGTTCCACTAACTTATAAGAGTATTAAAATAATTGAAAAACCAACTAATATGGGTGAACTAAGTAGATCAGATATAAATACTGTCGAAGTAACATTAACAGGTATGTATAATAAAAAACATGTAGTTCGAATAGATGTACCTAAGATATCAGAAGATGGAACATTTCTTGTTAATGGTAGAAAGAAATGTTTAATTAATCAAATAGTTCTTAATCCTATTTCATTTCCTAAACAATTTGACTCAAAATTTGAAAGTAGTTATTCTACATTTCATATATGGAGTAAGAGAACTATAAGAGAAGAATACTTAGAAGCTTATATTGGTTCTTATAAACTTCCATTAATGATACTACTTGCTTTTAGTTTTGGTTTTAAAGAAACATTAAAATTATATAATCTAACCCATAAGTTTGAAGAGGAACGTCCAAAAGAGGAAAAATTTAGATCTTTGATTGAACCGAATAAATATATAGTTTTCAATGGAGCTGAAACTAAACTTCAAGAAGAATTATGTCAATCTTTTATACATGCTAATATTTCTTCATTTAAAATAGATAAAGAATTTGGTACAAAAGAATATTTTAATGATCTTATAATAAAAATGAGCGGAAGAATAAATTCTACATTTTTAATCCAATCAAACTTAGAAAATATTGTTGATCCGGTTGCTAAACAAGTTCTTATAAATCAACAATTACCAAGTAATCTTGATTTAATAATGAAATACATGGCGTCTAAAGCAGTTGAAGGATTTACACAAAAAAGAAATGATGTCTCAAATCAAAGAATAAGAAACTCTGAGATTTTAGTACATCTAGCACAAAAACAAATATTAGCTTCATATACAGAATATAAAGAGCAAGTATTATCCGGAAACAAGAAAGCAACTTTTGAATTATCTCCAACAAAAGTATTAAGCGAATTTATAAATTCAGAAATTGTTGTTGATATGGAATATGCAAATCCAGTTGAAGAAATGGCTACCAAAACAAGAATATCTCCAGTAGGTAAATCAATTGGAGGAATACCTGATAAGACGGCAATTCAAATGGAAGGAAGAAATGTCCATACATCTATGTATGGAAATATTGATACATTAGATACACCAGAAGGTGAAAATGTAGGAATAGTTCAGCAGCTTACTGTTGATGCATATATTACATCAGCAAGAGGTTTAATAACTCCAAAAGGTATTAAGGAAGGAGAAGATTCTGGTTTACTTTCAACTACTGCAGCTCAAATTCCTTTTGTAGAAAATAATGATGGTAACAGAGTTATGTTTGGATGTAATCAGCAAAGACAGTCTGTACCACTAAAGAATCCAGAAACACCATCTATTCAAACAGGATATGAATCAATATTAACTAGTGTCTTATCTGATGCATTTATTAAAAGATCACCATGTAATGGAAAAATAAAAAATATTACTGAGGATTTTATTAGTGTTACTTGCACAGGTGGGAAGACTAATAAGATTGATATAGTACCAGTTCATCTTAGATCAGGAGCTGGAAAAAATACTTTAAGTGTTTTCAAACCGGTAGTTAAAGTTGGTCAGGTTGTTAAAAATAAACAAATTATTGCTGAGGGTTCATGTATTACTTCTGGATCTATAGCTTTAGGTAGAACTTTATGTGTAGCATTTATGCCTTATAAGGGTCATAATTTTGAGGATGGTATTGTTATTTCAGAATCAGTTGTTAAGAAAGAACTCCTTACATCACTTCATGGAATAGTTGAAGAAGTACAAATTGATAAAGGTGATAGAATTATAAAAATGGTTGAGTTAGGTGCTGAAACTGAAAAAGGTGAAGTGTTAATACGAAAAACAGTGGGTGAAATCGAGCAATTAATAGGTTATGACGAGGAAGAAGAAGGTGTTGATATCATAGCAGGACACTATATTAAAAAATCACCAGGTGGGAAAATTGTTGATATTGAAGTGTTTTCTAATTTAAGAGAAAGTATATTTCCAGAATTGAAACCACTTGTTGATAGAACCAGAAAAAGATATAAACTAAAACCTAAAGAAAAATTTACTAATAGGGGTGAAAATGTAAAAGGTGTTGTTATAAGATTTAAAGTAGAACAAGAGCTACCAGTTATGGTTGGTGATAAGTTAACTAATAGACATGGAGCAAAGGGTATTATTTCATTAATTGAAAAAGATGAAAATATGCCTATTTCCCCAACTGGAGATCGAATAGATATTATTTTAAATCCTGTAGGTATTATAGGAAGAATGAATGTTGGTCAGTTTTATGAAACATATACAGGTTTAATTTCGCATGAGTTAGGAAGACAAATAATAAAATTAAATAATAAACCAAAAGTAGTGGCATTATTGAATCAAGTCTTACCTAAACTTGATACTACTAAAAATAAAGAATTTAGTAAGGGTCTTATATCTAAATTTAGAGGTATGTCTGCTGCTATGTTTACTAAATTTATTAGTCAAGTAAAAGCTAGCGGGAGTATGACATTATTAATTCCTCCTTTTAAAGCTCCATCTTATAAAGAAATTTTAGCTACTTTAAAAGCACTTAAATTAAAACCTGGATATAAATTAAGACTTCCAGAGTATAATACAACAACAAAATATCCAGTAGCAGTTGGATATTTGTATATGCTTAAACTTGAACATATAGGATCTGAAAAACTTCATGTTAGAAGTACTGGACCTATTACATCCAAGACATTTCAACCTACTGCCGGCAAAAGAAAAGACGGTGGTCAAAGAATGGGTGAATTAGATACGTATTCATTTATTTCTTATAATTGTCCTTCTTTACTAGAAGAATTTTTTGGTCCTTTATCTGATGATCATGTAACAAAGAATGAAATATTATCTGATATTATTCAAACAGGTGGTGCTAAGTATAGACCTCCTAAACATGCACCGGTAAGAGATTTATTAAATTCATACTTTATAAGTTTAATGATTTGGAGATAAAATGAATAATTTAAAAATTTTGATGGGTTCTTCTATAAGTCCTTTAGAAATGGATGATGAGGATTTAGTAGGTAATCAAGAAGAAGCATCAAACCAATATGATATTTTGGAGCTTGTTGATAGTATAGGAACCCCAGAATTCAAGGAAATTTATTCAAATAATATATGGATAGTAAAAGGATTACCCATTCCTAATCAAAAAGCTGCTTGTATTAAAATTTTAGAAAAAATTGATGAACTATATGAGTTTGAATTCACTCCAAGACCAGAATTTAATAATCAACTTATTATGAATGATCTATATGAGTTTTTAGAGTTCATTAATTATGATTGTATTAGTTTTTTAAGTGATGTTTGGAAGTTCTTAAAAGTAGAATTACGGGGTCTAGATGTAGTTAAATATTGTGAAAATAATTCTATGAAAGTTATCTCTGAAATTGAAGATCAGATAGAATCCAGGGATTTAAATGAGTTAATTACTTTTTTCTTGAGAACATATTATAAAGACGGGATCATTAAATGGTTCTATGAAATCACTGAAAAATTTAGAATGTTAATTGTATTAAGAATGATAGAAGGAGTTAATTATGATAAAAGCGAATAAAGAAGCAAAAGTAAAATTATCTAATAAAACATTAACAATCAAGAAAAAGAGTATTGAATTAAACATTGTTATTGATAGAGCATTTGTAAAAGAAGTAGTTGAAACTCCAGATGGAATATCATTTGATTTTAAAAATGGTTGTTCATTTTTTTATGAAAATCAGTATATGTCATCTGGTATGAAAAATAGAATGTCAGTAGCAGATAGGAAATTTCAGGATCATAATTTAGTTTATGACCTTGATAATCCCGCTCAACCAGTATTAGTAATAGCAGAATAAAATATTATATAAACTCAATAAACTATATATATAAATATACAAGAGAAAGAGTTTCACACAAAAAACACATAGACACAAATATTAAATCAAGAAGAAGGAAACATATATAATGTATTTTTTCCAATTACATAAAAAATAGGATAAAGTACATACCGTTGAACTAAGGAGAATTGTTTATGGGAAACAAATTAAATCAGGATATTAAGGAAGAAAAAATAGATCAGAATGAGCTTGAAGAGCTTGAAGAGCTTGATGAAGACTTAACTAAGTTACTTCATAATCATATTGATACTATATTTTCTAACCCAATTTCTATGATTAATTTTTGTTGGAAATTGGCAAAGGGACGTTTTAAAATGTTTGGTAAGGGTGTTCAAAATCTTGCTAAAGAAATCTTAGGACTTATGACGGAAGGGGGGGATATAGACAAATAAATGCACTGATGATAATCAAGCTGGATTCGTTAAGGGAATGTGAGTGAAATGTCAGAGAAAAGTGCTATAAAAATTGCGATTCAAAAGCTAAATCGACAACTGCTGGCTGCAATAAGACGAGCCACACTTCAGCAAAAAGTCGAATTAGCAAAAACGTTACAAATTGAGTTACCATCTATAATCAAAGACAAAATCAAAAAGTATGGTATAAAAGTTTAATTATTTAATAAAAAGATACCCATAAAGGACAATTTGATTCCTTTATCCATATCTTTTTCTTACGATAGATTACCTCCACATTATTTTAACCGACTTAGGTCTGTTGGATATGTGCTAGTTATCTCATATATTGAGAAACTAGTACATATCCAACAGACCTAAGTCGGATAGGTACGAGGTTTCCCTTTTTGTCGTTTTTCGTTTAGATTTATTTTTAAAGGAGGATATGTTTAAAATGAAGTTAACAAATATTGTATCGACTGAAAAGTTTGTTGAGAAATTAGATAATAAGGTCTTTCCGATAGCTATCATAAAGTTTATGTTGAATAAACGTAAAATTATGTATTATTTTAAGAGAGCAGCTGACGAAGATTTTGAAACAAACGGTATAAATTATAAAGCCGATCCCAGTGATTGTGAAATTTGTATATCAAAAAAGAATTTAAATATTCTTTGTAGACAACATACTTCAATTAAACGTGTTCTTAGTACGGATTCTGTAGTATTTGATCTTGATACAAATACATACTTTTATAAAAATGAAATTTTCAGAATGGTTGGAAATAGATTAGTAATTGTATATTGTCCGCATACTAAATTAATAATGGGTGATATTTCAGAAGAAAAAGTTAGAAAGGTAATTCCTATAACTATTGAAGATCCTTCTGTTACTGAACTTCCTAAATATAAGAATGTCAGAAAAATATTATCAAGCGAGTTAATGGATCGAAATATGAAATGCTGGTTTAATAATGAATTTAGTATAGTTACTATTCCAGATGATAGAAATAATAGTAATTGGTGTTTAATAACAAATAAGTAAAAGGAGGTCTTAGATGACTAGTTATGAAGATTATGCAGGATTGGGAGAAACAGGATATGTAGATCAACAACCAGTTGCACCAGAAGATGAGTTTTTTCATAGCATTTATATTGCTGGTAAAACAAGAAAGAATCATGCTGATTTAGAGGAACTTGCTGGAAAACTTCAAGTTCGTGGTGTTGAATATAATCTTGATAGTGTTAATATCATTGTAACACATGTAAAGAAAATACTGATGAAATCAGTAACAGTTGCTGGAAGACAGAAAACTGATTGCTTCAGTTTTAAAAAGACTCCACAACCACCATGGTTTGGATACAATGATCGTCAATGCGGAACCAATTCAGGGGAAAGAGCAGCAAGTGATTTTTGTAAAGATTGTAGAGAGCAAATTATTATTGGAGGAATCTATTGTGATGAATCCGGTAACCCTGTTCTTAAAGATGATAAACCTATTTTTATATTTTTAAGGGGAAAAGGAACAAAGTACAATAATGTTTCACAATATCTTAGTGATATGTTTCATATGGATTTAGATCCAATTTTTGAACCAGTAACTGAAAAATCCAAATCTTTTGAAAAAGCAACTGTTAATAACAAAAGATTTATTACTCATGTAGGAATGGGTAAAGCTCAATCAGCACATGGGGAGAAAGATGTTTTCACATTTGAAGCACAAGGAAAATTACCGAAAAAAGTCGTAATGGATGTTTTACGAATTGCAAAAGAAACTCAGGAAAAATTCGGTGAAAAAATTGATTGGTCAAAGGAAGTTGCAACAGGTTATTCTCAAGCATCTGTACCAGATGAAAATAAGATTCCTGATACAAAACCTTCTGTTGAGAAGGAAGCAGCAAGCGAAACAAGTGAATCAGCAAAAACTCAGCAAGTAGTTGATACTAATTTTGACTTTGAAAATATTCAGTTCTAGAAAAAACTGATTTTTTAAAAAGGGGTAGAAATGGTTCTACCCCTTAACTAACGAAACAATGAATAATAAAGGAGATCGAAAAATGACAGAGAAAAGTACAGGTAATGTTTCTTACAAGAGTACAAAAGATAAAATTTGGGCAGCTTATAAAGAAGCTACAGAAAAATTGTCAGAGAAAGGTCAGGTCCTTATGAATGCCGATGCAATTAAACAGAGTGAAAAGAAAAGGGAAGTTCTGGACAGCGTGGATGGTAATGGAGTTGTATCAGTAGATGGTCTTATGTTACATCTTGAAACATTCAAAACAAGTACCGAGGAAGCTCATACCAAATACACTACTTTAGTTGAGGCTATAAAACTGAAGGAAGATGAATTAAAGGAGTTATTTGGTATTGAAAAGAGTGCATTTTCCCTTGCTGCTTTACTTGATGCACATGAATTACAGAAAGAAGAATTACGTATTTCCAAAAATGAGGAAATTAAGCAATTCGAGGTAAGAATTTCTGAGGTAAGAAAAGATTTAATGGAAACTCAAAAAGAAGCAACAGTTGAAAATCGAAAGAAAGTTTCTGAGTTAGATTATGAATTTGAACGAAAAAGACTTCAGAAAACAAATGAACTTTCTGATGAGCTTGAAATTAAGATAAGAGCTCATAAAGAAGCTGTCGCGAAGTTGTATGATGAACTTGAAGCTACTCAGAAATTGTTTTCCGAGGAAATGGCTGACTTCAATAAAGAAAAGAAAGATGCTCAAGAACAACAGACAATAATTGATTTAATTCCTGAAACTGTAAAGTCAGCAGAAAAGGCAGCAGTTGGTAAGGCAGCAGGAATAGCAACCAAGCAATTTGAAACTGAGAAGAAATTTTATCAGCTTGAAAAAGAAACTGTGATTGCTAAACTCACAGCAGATAAGGAAAATTTAACTCAGTTATTAGTAGATGCTAAAGAGAAGGAAACTACTCTGACTACAAAGCTTGATTCTGCATATAAAGAGCTTAAAGAACTTGCCGGCGAAACTGTAAAGGGTGCTCAGAATAGCGAAATGTTTGATAAGATGAAAAGTATGATGGAAACAAGCGGAAAAAGTAAATAAGTAAGATATTAAGCACTATTAATATTATAAATGGACTTGCAATAATATTGTTGCAAGTCCATTTTTTAATGTTGATTGAGAGGTGTTTATGGACAAATCTGAATGTCCTTGCGATGAATGTATTGTTGGAATGATGTGTACTCAGATGTGTCAAGACGCCTTACCATATTTCAAATCTTTGACAAAGAAAAGAAATTTATTTGAACCATCTGAGAGAAAGATGAATATTTTTACTAGTACTCTTGAAGCAAGAAAAATGAAAGTATCAGATTATAGTCAATTTATTGACGAAATAGTTGAAGTTAAAAATGCAACAATTCCAAATGGAAAACCTTTAGTAGGAACATTGGTTAATTATTTTATAAAATTGAAAGATACATTTACTAAGAAAGGGGATTGAAATGGCGGATAAAGAAGAAACCCAGTTGGAATATTTTGAGCAACTTAATATTTCAGTATTAAGTATTTCTAAAATTAAAACTCTCATAAAAGAGGATATCAAACTTACTGAAAATGCGTGGGAAAAAGGGGTAGATATAGAAAGACAATGTTTTCATATTATCGGTCCTGCTGGAGTTGGTAAGACTGCTATATGTCAACAGATAGTGGATGAATTAACTGAAGAGCTTGATATCAAATTTAATATGATAATGGTTAAGGCTCCAGTTCTTTCAAGAGATGATTTTATAATTCCTTTTCCTGTTGACGGAAAGAAGTTTGAAATGCTTTATTCAAATTTTGTTCCTGATGATCAAGATTCACATGGTTTATTCGTAATAGATGAATTTTCCAGAGGAGATCATACTCTTCAACAGCTATTATGGCAGGTTCAAAATGAATATAAAATTCATCTTATGGACTTTCCAAAACACTGGTATGTGGTAACCATAGATAACCCGGACACATCTGAATATACTATGGATACTATGGAGGACGCAGCTGGTCTAAGAAGGCAGCTTCATTTTTATACTGAAGTAAGTGTACCTGACTTTTTGAATCATGCAATAAAAAACAAGTTTCATCAAACAATAATTGAGTTTATTCAAACTCATCCTGATTATTTATATGATTTTGAGGCACAAAAGCAAGGGATGGTTTTTGCAAATCCAGCAAGTTATGAAAAATTATCATATCAACTTATTAAATATGATCTTAATGGGAAAGTAGAAAATAATTTTGATTCTATTCAAATTTTAGCATCTGGATTATTGAATACTGGTAAGGCAAGAATGTTTATGGAATTTCTCAGGGAAAATAAAGATATCAATCCAAGAGAAATCTTTGAGAGTTATAAAGAGGTTCGACCAAGAATTCTCAAATTTGTTAAGGAAAAAGATAATGCATCTCTTGGAAATATTATGACGAGCTTCTTAACATATATGTCAACTTCTCGTCCACAATACCAAAAGAGTAATAAGAAGAACGTTTCACAGTTTTTGATAGATATTCCATTGGATACAGCAGCTATATTTGTAACGGCCATTGATAATTTCAGTAGAACAGGTCCTGAATTCAAATATATAGCAGAATTACATGTCCAAATGAATAAGGAATTTCCGGATTATAAAACCTTGTTTTATGAAGTAATGGTAAAACAAGGGAAAGGGGATTAGAATGTATGAAAAATATAACTCCTGATGAAAGGTTGAAAAATCTGGTAGCAAAGATGACTTTGAAGAGTAGTTACTGGGGTTATCTTTTTAGTAGAATTAGAAGGGAAGAAAGTGAATCAATCCCTTCTATAATGGGAGTTAAACCAAATATCAATGGAACTATAACTTTGGTTTTTCACCCTAAACTTTTAATGGGCACAGAGGATAGTGTTTTAAAGCAAATAATTGAACATGAAGGTATGCATGTTTTGAATAAACATATTTCAAGACTATTACGAATACTTTCAAATGAAGTAAGTGATATGCAAAAAATGCGAAAAGCTATTATTTGGAATATAGCTGCTGATTGTTCTGTAAACCATTTAATAGATTTACCAAAAACTCTTAAAATTGATGGAAAGGATTGGCCAGTTCTTCATCCAAAGATGTATAAGTTACCGGATAATAAACCGACTGAATTCTATTTTAAAGAGTTATTAAAACAAGATGAAAAAAATAAGAAAAATGGGGGAGGTGAATGCGCGGAAGGTTTAAAAAGTGTAGGTAAATCTATGGATGACCATTCTGAATGGAAGAACATAACTAAACAGTCTGGTGATGTTAGTGCTTTATCAAGATCAGTAGATAATTATATTCAAGATCTTATAAAGGATTCTTTAAAGAATTTTGAAAGAGGAAGAGGTGATCTTCCAGCATATATCAGGGAACTTATTGATAAAGCTCTTAGACCACCAAAAGCTCCATATTTTATGATCATTCGAAAATTAGTAAAGGCATCAAGATATAGTAAATTCAAGAGAGCATTTGCTAAAGTAAGTAGAAAAAGGACTTATACATTTATGATTGGTGAAAATAGTAATCTTCCCGCTATAAGTCCATTTCCTGGTCGTGCTCGAGATTTAACTTTTGATATTATTGTAGTAATTGATGTATCTGGTAGTATGTCACCTGATGATATTAAAGAAGGTTTATCAGGTGTCAGAAATGTTATTGAAGGTGATAGATTTTGTAAGTTAACAGTTATGGAAATAGATACAGTAATTCAGAAAGAATATCAAGTTAAAAAAGTTAAAGATATTGATTTTGAGGTAAAAGGACGAGGAGGTACAGTATTAGCACCTGCTCTTGAGAGATGTAAAAAACTTAATCCTGATGTTGTATTATGTTTTACAGATGGATATACTGATAATATAAATGGTATGCCAAAAAAATATTTACCCAAGAAAATCATTTATGTTATTCAAAAAGGTGGTACAGCAGATAATGTTAATAAAACTGGATATGTAGTCAGAATAGATGGCTAGAAAGGAAAGGAAATGGGAAAAGGAGGTGTTTGGAAAACTGTAGATTTTTCTGATATCTCAACTGAAGTTAAATATACATTTGAAAAACATTCACCAGCCACGATAAAAGGTATACCGTGGATGGTATGTAAAAATTGTGGTCTCGTATATCTAAGAAATAGATTTACTGTATGGTCTATTAAACAAGGATGTAATAGCGATTACCATAGAGATTATAACAAAATTAGAGCGAGAGGGTAGAAAGGAGATTATTATGTCAACAATAATCACAATATTAGTAATTATTGGATTATTCTACTTGATTAAAACTGGTAAAATTATTGGTCTTATGAAAGTTATTGTAAAATTATTGGACTAAAAAAAAGAAAGGAGATTTTATTATGGGGTATTTTGCAGGAATTCTTTCAGGGATTATAGTATTTTATCTTTATAAAGAAGGAAAATTATCTGTAATTTTTGAAGAAGGTAAGAAACTTTTTGATAAAGGTAAGAAACTTTATAATAAAGTTCTTTATAAATAAAAGAAAGGGGGTTTTTAAAAATGGAATTTGTAATTATTTATGGAGTTGGATGTTTTATTGCTGGTTATTTGGTTCGTAAATATGGAATCAAAGTAATTATAAAAAAAGCACAAGATCTTATATGGTTTAGTAAGGAATATTATGATAACAGAAAAAGAGTATAATGCTAAAGACATTAAAACTCTTTCTGATATTGAATCAGTTCAGGTGAATCCCGATCAGTATATAGGTAGTACTGAGAATCCAACTCATCTAATTGAAGAAGCATTAGATAATGCATTGGATGAAGCTCAAACAGGAAATGTGTCTATAATAGCTGTAAACATTGATACTAAAAATAATGTTTTCTCTATTATAGACAATGGGCGCGGGATTCCCTTAACTGATAATGTTCCCAAATTAATATCAACCAAGTTACATTCAGGAGCAAAATTCAGAGGGAGTAAAACAGCATATGAAATAAGCTCTGGACTTCATGGAGTTGGTCTTGTTACATTAACAGCACTAAGTGATTTTTATATTGTTGAAGTCTATAGAGAAGGTAAGCGAGGTATATGGGAATTTGAACATTCTAAATTAAAAAGAAATATGATAACCCCATTTACAGATAAAAAACCATTTTCAACTATGATTAAATTCAAACCAAGTAAAAAATATTTTGAGACTTTAATTCCTGATATTAATAGGATAAAAAGACGTCTCACAATTGCTTCTGCAGAATTATCACAAAATATATCATTTATTTTAAATGTTGATGGTGAAAAAGAAGTTTTGAAACTATCACTAATGGATTATTTTAAAAGTTCGTGTATATCAAATAGTGAGGAATTTGGAAAGGTTGCATATTTTAAGACTTCTAAATCACCAGAAGAATTTAATGTAATTTTAACATATGTAAAGACTGGATCAGTAACACCTAAATCTTTATCTTCAGTAAATTTATTACCTGTCGATGATGGCGGAACTCATATAAATATTCTCTATGAAATTTTAAGAGATTTATTTGTTGAAAAAGGTAAAAAACTTGAGTATAACTTTCAACCTACAGATACATTAGTTGGATTACGAGCATATTTAATGCTTAGTTTAAAAGAACCAAGATTTGGAGGGCAAACAAAGAGTAAACTTACTAATAGAAAAACTTATTTTGAGCATTTTAATAAGAGTTTGAGAAAACAATTAGATGTATATTTTGTGAAGCATAAGGAACATTTACATGAATTGCTTCAACAATTTCATGATTATAGACAAAAGATGGATGCTAAAAAAATTAAACCGAAAACTAATGGAAGAGCATCAACTAAGTTTACTAAATTACGAGATTGTACATCTAAGTTAGGAGAACTTTTTATAGCAGAGGGTGAATCAGCATCTGGTGGTTTGGTTGATTGTAGAGATCCAAGAAAGCATGCAATTCTTCCTTTAAGGGGAAAGATTCCTAGTGCTGCTACTAAAAAAGAGATATTAAAAAATAAGGAAATTTTAGAATTGATAATGTCTCTTGGTACTGGTTATGGACCTAATTTTGATTTGAGAAGCCTCAAGTATTCAAAAATCATATGTGCAACTGATGCTGATGAAGATGGATTACATATATTTTGTCTTCTAACATTAGCTCTTGCTGTATTAGTTCCTGAAGTTATTAAATCAGGACATTACTTCTATGCTCAGACTCCATTATATGCTATAAATGAAAAAAATAATTTTATACCATTATGGACTGAAGAGGAAGTAAGTAAAGCTAAATCTGAAAATAGAAAACTTATAAGGGCAAAAGGATTGGGAGAACTTAATCCTAATCAATTGAAAAAAGTATTAATTGATAATACAAGACGATTAATACCAGTTACTTTTACTAAGGATTTAAATAAAATTATAAAACTTTTTACTGACTCAAATGAAAAAAGAAAACTATTGAAAGGAGAGTGGGTAATATGAGTGGAAGAACAAAGGTATATACAAATCAATGTAAGGTTTGTACCAAGTGTGTTTCCCATCCAGAGTATGATAACAATCTTGAACCCATTACTAAAATGTGTGTATGGGGTAATTCAAAACGAAAAAAAGAGTTAGTTGAACCAAAAGGAAAAATGGTTGATTGTAAATTAATAGGAAAGGGAGGTGTGTAATGGCAGCCGCTGGAGGAAAAGGAAGAAAAATTGGTAGAGGACAAAAAAAGAAATCACGCATCCGCTATAAAGCTGAAGGTAGATCAGTAATAAATAAAGAAAGGAGAAGACTTAAACAAGAGAAGATTGAAGAAAAGCACGCTCTTAAAAAAGCAGCTAGAGAACAAGAGAGACTTAGAGAAAAAGGTTGAAGAAAGTGAATAAATGATATGTGGGTCAGTGGCGAAATTGGAGAAGACGCTATTAGTAGGCAAACGGAGCTGGATAATAGTAACCAGAGAAATAAACCTTCCGGCTAGCCATCCAGGTTCAAATCCTGGCTGACCCTCATACTTTTAAAAAGGAGATATATGGATAATTTAATAAAAAAATGTTATGCAAGTTATGGTGCATATGTAAATAAATCTAGAGCTTTACCATTATCTATAGACGGACTTAAACCAGTAGAAAGAAGAATATTATTGACGTCTTATATGATAGCAAGGGATAAAGAGGTTAAAAGTGCTAGAGTTAATGGAACATGTATAGCAAAGTTTCATCCTCACGGAGATACATACGGAACCATAGTTCAATTGGTTAAACAAGGATTTCTTATAGGTCAAGGAAATTTTGGTAATAATTTGGGTGTAATACCATCACCCCCAGCAGCACAAAGATACACTGAATGTAAATTATCAAGTTTTATAAATAATATGGCATTCAAATATATAAAATATGTTGATTTTGTTGAATCTGAATTAGATGATGAACCTTCTTATCTTCCTACTATGTTTCCATTATGTCTTTTAGGAAAAGAATACTTACAAGGAATAGGTTTTGGATATAGTACGAAGGTTCCTTGTTATGAATTAGAAGATTTAAGGAAAAGATTATACTGGAAATTAAATCCAAAATTATCAAAACCTATAATTAAACCTATTTCTAACTGTAAAATAACTGCAACAGATGAGGAACTTGAACAGCTTTTAACAACTGGTAAAGCGAAAATTAGTGTAGTTGGTAAAACAGTAAAAAATAATGTAAAAAGTACTATAACAGTTAAAAGTTGGCCACCAGGAAAAGGATTTGATGCAGCTTTATTAAAAAAGAAGAATATTAAAAAACAATTAGAAAATGGAGATATTGGTTATGTTGATTCATCTAATGGTGAAAAAGGAACTAATATAGTATTCTCAGTATTAAAACAAAGAAATAGATTTAAAATATTCAAGGAACTTGATAAGAATATCAAAGATGCAGTTACAGGAAGTGTTCCATTTGAGACAAATACTGTTGATCTTGATGGTAATGTACAGGTTACTCCAATTGATACAATGTTAGTTGAAACTTTTAAAATGTTTAGATCAACTAATAATGATATGTTAAATACAGAGATTTCAAAAGCAAATATCTATATTAATGAATTAGAATGTTTAGAAAAAATAAGACGCCCACTATCTGAACTTCTCGCACCTAAATATGGAAAAGTTCTTACTCAAGAAGAACTTATAAAAAATTATAAATATATATCCGAAATATCTGGCGTCGATGTAGAAATGATTAAAACATTAACTGAAAAATATAGAATCAAAAAACTTTTAACAATTAGTACTGATACAACAGAAATAAAAAATAAAGTTGATGATTTTAAAGATAAATTAAAAAATATAAATAAGTTTGTTATTAAACAATATACTGAAATATAAAGGAGGAATAATGTATAGACTAAGAAAGATATTCAAAATCCCTATTGGTCATAGACTGAGTAAACACAAAGGGTTATGTAAGAATATCCATGGACATAATCTTAAGATTGAAGTTGAATTAAAATCGGATTCATTAAATGAAAATGATATGGTTCTTGATTTTCATGACTTAAAGTTAATTGTAAATGATTTGCTTAAAGTATTTGATCATACAACTATTTTAAATATAGTTGATAAGGATAATATAGAATTTTTTAAGAAGCAAGATTATCGTACTCAGACTATAAGTTCTATAGGACAAGATCCTACAGCAGAAGTTTTTGCTGAACATTTATATTTTAAACTTAGCGAAGATTTAAGAGATGCTAATTTTAAAAATAATCCAACAGTTAGCTTTATAAGAGTTTGGGAGAATGATTCTGGAGCTGCACAGTATTCTCTAAGTTAGGAGGTAAATAATGATATCAATAATTAAAAGATCTGGACTTCTTATTCCTAATAAATATGATAATACTGATTTCTATTGTAATATAAGAGCACATCTAACAAGAAAAACAAAGGAATATAATTCTGATCTTTTTACTACTCAGAAATATTTTTTAGAAACAGAAAGACATTTAAATGTTCCTAGATTCTTTCCAATTCATAATTATTATGATTTTAAGGTACTTGATACAAGTCATGAAGGCAAAGATATTCAAATAGAGCATAATATTATAGCAAGAAACGATATTCAAAGAAAGACTATGAATTTTATGTTGACGAAAGATAATGCTATAATTCAATTGAATCCTGGAACTGGTAAAACAGTAATATCTATTTATGCAATTGCTGAAAGAAAAAAGAAGTCATTTATACTGGTTCACCGAGACTCATTAGTAAAACAATGGAGAGATCGAATTGTAGAATTCACAAATTTAGAATCTGATCAAATAGGAATTTTATCTTCTGCTAAATTTGATGAAGAAATGGATAAACCAATAGTTATAGGAACTAATCAAACATTTATTTCATTATTGAAAAGAAAGAGAGTTGGATTTTTAATTAAATTAAATAAAGCTAAATTTGGAATATTTATTGCTGATGAAGTTCATACAACAGTTGGAGCTGAAACATTTTCTGAATGCTCAATTCATATGCCATGTAGAGTAACATTTGGATTGAGTGCTACACCATACAGATATGATGGTAATACAGATATTATTGAATATCATCTAGGTAAAGTTTTTAATATTGAGAGCACTGAAGGTACAATGCCAGCAAGAGTTACTGTAATAGGCTTTGATTATCAAATAGACCAACCAAGAAGATATAGATATTTACATTGGGATGGAAACTTTCAAAGAGCAAGATATCTTAATATAATGAAGAATTCTAAAATATTTATGAACATTGTTAAATCTATTGTTATGAAAGTTTCTAATGAAAAAAGAAAAGCTTTAGTAATATGTGAAAGAGTAGAAAAATTAATTGATATTTTATATGACTGGTATCCACTTGAAAATAAAGGAAGATTTGTAGCTGGTTCGAGTAGAAAAGAATTAGAAAAGAATGTCGTATTTTCGACTCCAAATAAAATTCGTGATGGTGTAGATGCTAATTGGTTAGATTGTTTAGTAGTTACATCTCCTGTTGGTAATATGGAGCAGCTAGCAGGAAGAATAAATAGATTAAAAGAAGGAAAAAAGATTCCTATTATTATTGATATGGTAGATATGGGATGTCCTAATATTAAAAATACTTTATATAAAAGACTTGAATTTTATAATAAAAAGAAATGGAAAATTCAGTTTATATTTATAAATAGTGATATGAAAAGAGTCCTGGTCGATGAAGATCAGTTCTTAAAAATTATGAAGGGAGAATAAAATGGTTGAAATGAGAAAAAAATCCTTTGGGGATTCTTTAAAAAAACAAATGAAATTATTAGAAGGAAAACAGAGATATGTAGTTAATGGTTTAAAATTTCCTCAAATTCTTACATTAATATTCATTACTCTTAAACTTCTTGGAAAAATCGCATGGTCATGGTGGTGGGTACTTTCTCCAATGTGGTTACCAGTAGTAGTCATACTGGGTTTGTTTGTAGGAATACCTATTATTGCAGTAGTATGTATATTTATATTCTTTGCAGCTTCTGAGGGTATTGAATGGCTTATTAAAAAAGGGAGGGGTTAATGAAAATAAAAGGAGATTTTGTAACTAATAGTAGTTCGACATCATTTGTTTTAAAAGGAATTGGAAAAACAAATATTTTTACAGATGAGGAAATAGATCTTCCATCATTTATTTCTGCAGTTATGAGCAATGATCTTGAATTCAAAGGTTTTTCATCATTTCTAAAAATTAAACATGATAATCTTGAATTTGAAGGTTTCATTAGAAATCCTGACCAGTTCGAAGATGGATATACTCTGAAAGATAAAGAAATGTGTAAAGTTATAGATTGTGAAAATTGTGGTGCATGTGGTTCATATAAAGTTAGAGTTAAAAAAAATGGATCAAAAATAAAAATCGAGTATGAAGGATTATCACCAAATACAACTTCACCAAAAACTGAAATGCCTTATCATACATTTAAATTAATTATGTCAAAAATATTTGAAAATTTTGATAGTGAAAAAATAATGGTTGAATATGATCAAACAGTTAATGAAACTAGAGGAGATGGTTGGAACGGTGGAGATCCTATGGGTTATTATGCAAATACCTCTGATTGTTATTCTGCTGAAGAACTTAGAAAAAGAGAGGTATGGAATAAGGAAATAGACGGAAGACTAACCATTCATGGACATAAAGAAACAAAGTCATTAAATCGACAAAAAGGTACTTTTAATATTAATCTATATTTAAAACCAGAAGCTGGGAAAGGAGGTAATTAAGAAAAATAAAAACTGAATGTAGAAAACTATGTTAAATTGTGAAATTGTGAAGTTATTTAATTAAAAAACTTATGTAAGGAGAATTTTGAAAAATGGCAAAACAAGAGATTAACAGGGGTGTAGTTATTGGAGTAATATCAGTTATATGTATTATTATAGCCTTGATATGTGCTTCTAAAATTGTTAGCACTGTAGGAAAAGGTACATATCAGATAAAGCAGGCAGCCGTAACAGGAAAAATGTCTGCTAAAATGCAACCAGGACTTTGGCTTCAATTATGGGGTGACATTGACACCTGGCCAAAGGCATTTACATTCTTCTTTACACATGATGTAGAAGAAGGTGGAAGTTATGATCAATCAATAGAGGTACGATTTGTGGATGGTTCCTTATGTAAAATCTCAGGAACTGCTCGTGTACTTTTACCTGTTGGAGCAAAGGATGCTATAGAGCTTATAACAGAAGATGGTTACGCATCTCCAGAAGAAGTACAAAATAAAATGATTCTTCCAACTATTCGTAATGCTCTGAGGATGACAGCAAATATGATGACTGCTCAGGAGTCTTATGCTTCTAAGAGAATTGATTATAATACATGGGCACGAGACCAGGTTGAGAATGGTCTATATGAGACAATGGATGAGGAAAGAGATGTAATCGATCCTATATCTGGTGAGAAGGTTCATAAAACTTTCAAAATTATTAAAACGGTAGATGGAAAACCTAACTCTCAACCTCTATATCTTTCTAATCCTTTAGAGGGGACAGGTATTACTCTCAAGAACTTTGAGATTAAAACTTTTGAATATGCACCTAAGGTTAAAGAACAGATCGCTACTCAACAGGCATCCTTAATGGCTGTTGCAACTGCTATAACTGAAGCCAAAAAAGCGGAGCAGGAGAAGCTTACTATTGAGGCACAGGGAAAAGCAAAGGTTGCTAAAGCAAAATATGAGGAAGAGCAGAAGAAGGTTCGTGCTGTAGTTGAAGCTCAAAAGAATAAAGAGGTACAGGAACTTAATGCTGAAAGGGATAAACAAGTTGCTGTAATTGGTGGTGAGCAAAGAAAGACAGTTAATAAGCTGGATAAGGAAGCTGCTGCATTTAAGAAAGCTGAGCTGATTCTATTGGGTCAGGGTGAATCAGAAAGAAAGAAACTTGTCCTTAGAGCAGATGGTGCTCTTGAACAAAAGCTTAAAACTTATGAAAGAGTACAGAAAGTATGGGCAAATGCTTTTTCAATAAGACCTGTTCCAACAGTTATGATGGGTGGTAGTGGAAAATCTGGAGTAGATGGAGATGCTTTGGCTATGCAGGATGTTCTTTCTCTTATAGCTTTGAAGCAGCTTGGTCTTAATCTGGATATACCAAAGGGAGCAGTAAAAAAATAGTTAAATTATAGAGTATTAAATATATTTAATAAGAATGGGGTCCCTTTAATTAGGGATCCCATTTTCTAAAATTAAAAGGAGATAAAAATATGTTTGCTCAGGGAATAATAGGGTTAATTTTCATTGGATTTGTTGCTTGGGGTTTATGGAAATTTGTTGGTAAAAGAATTGTCAATTTAATTACCCAAGGTGAATTTATATCCGAGACTGTTGAGGATAAAGTTAAGAAGTTAAAAGATAAAGTTAAAAAATTAAATGAAGTTAAAGCTACAATGGATGCTATGGAACAAGAAGTTAGAGTAACCATAAAGATTAAAAAGTGTGAGAAAGACATCGAAAAATTTGAAAAACAGATATGTGAGTTGGAAAGTCCTCCAAGTGAGGGAGGTGGTAGTTGGGGAGGTGGATTTACTTTAATAGAGCTGATGATAGTAATTTCTATTATAGCTATATTGGCTGCTATAGCTATACCAAACTTCAAAGCATATTCAGAAAAAGTAGCTAAAAATGCAGCAAAAGAGATTGTTGTTGATACAGCTAAAAAAACTGTAAAAGAATATGCTACTGAGAGACGTATTGCTCAAGTCAAAAAGGGTATAAATATTCTTGCAAAAAAGTTGGATACTATTGCACAGAAATCAGCTTCCTCATCTATGATTGATATAATATGCAGGGAAAAGAAAGCTTATATACTTTATAATGGAGCTGAAGTTGCTATTGGTGCCATTGATGATTGGGGTGATATAGTACCAATGGAATGTGAAACTAATATTAAAGCTGAAACTAATATTTTATGTAGGGATGGTAATTTATGTGTCTCAGTAAATGATAGGATATTTCCTCTTGGTGTATCTGATGGATGGAGTGGTTTAAAACAGAAGAAATGTGAATAGGTGGTGTTATGAAATTAAGAGGAGATTTTGTAACCAATAGTAGCTCTGTTACATTTTTACTTTCAGATTCAAGAAAAGAAGGGGGTGATATAATTTCTAACTTCAATGCTTCTAAACTTTATAGGATTATAAAGTTAACTGATGAACAAATAGAGAAGGGTGCAGTGGAAGAAGGTTGGTTCTTATCTGATAAATTTCATAGAAAAGCAATTGAAATGAAAGCTAAAGGTAAAGAGGTTCATTATCTTTGTGTACAGGATGAAGTATTGATGGAATTTTTGGAGGAAACAGAAGGAATACAAATAGTGGACTGTGAAGGATACTAAGGAGGTATTGGTCATTAAATTTTATATGGAAGTTTTCAGTATCAATAATGATGGTGAGAGGGGGTGGCATAAAGTTAAACCATCTGGAAAGAAATCTGAACCGTACTCTTATGATACTTTTGAAGAAGCGGAAAGGATGATAAACATGTGTTATCCTAACGAACTTTGGAATAAAGAAAAAAGAATTACTTACGAAGGATAGGGAGGTGTTATGGAAATACAATGTCCAGTATGTAAATCAGCTCTACAACATGAATTAATACTTGATGGACAAAAAATTCATGAGATAGACAATAAAGGAAATGTAAAGCTTATACATGATAGGGATAATACATTTGGTAGAATTTATTGTTCTTTTGATGGTTGGCATAAAATCCCTGCTGAAATATTTAATGAAGTAATGTTATGTATAGGTAAGGAGGTGAAATGAAGATAAAAGGAGATTTTATAACTAATAGTAGCTCTACTTCTTATGTAGTCTATATTCCTGATGATTTTGATTATAAAGATTATATTGAGGATATTAAAACAGATGATATATGGAATGATTATTGTGAGGAAGAAAATAAAGATGAAATAGATAAAATTTGGAAACATATTAAAAATATATTTAATGAACTTAAAACTTCAGAAGATTCAATACTAGGAGAAAATGGTTATATGTCTCCTGGGTATTACATTGTTGAACATTTTATTAAAAAAATGGGATTTGTTGTAAGTGAAGTAAATATAGGTAGCTGTCAAGGAACTGTAACTAATGTCAATAATCCAGCAATAAAGAAAAAAATAGAGTTAATCAGAAAAAAAATAGAAAAAATAAAAATGGGAGGTGACTAAATGATTTTTGGTTATACAGCAGATTTTCACTTTGCTAAATATTCTCAAGATCCACTGGTAAAAGGTTTACCAGAGAGATTATATTTTCTTAACGTAACAATAAGAAATATGATCAAGTGGCTTAATGATCGTGGAATTTACACACTTATTGTAGGTGGAGATACTATTCATACAAAGAGTATTATTCATTCTTTTGCATTATCTATGTTTCTAGATATAATAAGGGAAAATACTGATACAACATTTATAATAATTGATGGTAATCACGATTTAAGTGCCAGGGGTTCTGATGGAGTATCAGCAATTAAAGCTCTTGATTCTGAACCAAATGTCATAACAATTCATAAACCCAGGACTATTGATAATATTCTATTTGTACCATGGAATACTGAGACTATGATTGATGACATAAAAAATGGTGAAGCAGAATATTTAGTGTCACATTTTGGATTAGATGAAGCACAGTTATCGTCAGGAATTTCAATTGTCTCAGATATTAGTATAAACGATTTAAAGCAATATCGAGTAGTTCTTTTGGGACATTATCATAATCCTCAAGAAATTATTAGGGGAGATGTCAAAGTATGGTATGTAGGTGATCCAATTCAATTGGACTGGGGTGAAAAGGGTGAGGAAAAAAGATTTTTATCGGTTGACACACATAATCATAATGTTCAATCTATTCCTACAGTTGGGTATAGAAAACATATTGAATATGAACTAACTGGAACAAATAAGATAGAGATTCTTGAGGAGGCTAAAAAAGCAAAAGAGGAAGGTCATCATATTAAGATAAACAAGATTGAAAAAGTTGATACTGCTGATTTCAAAGAATTTAGGGTGATTGATAAAGTTGAAAAGGATATAACTAATCGAGGCATTGATACCTCTATGTCTGAGAGTGATAGACTTGACAAATATATGGAAATTAAAGAAATCCCTGAAGAAAAAAGAGATGACTACCGAAAAGAAGCTCTTGATATTATCAATAGTTGCATTGGTGAATAGGGGGTGAAATGAGTGAAACGAATAAACTTTTAAAAGTAATAACTAAGAATAGAAAGGATGTAGGAACTTGTATGCTTCATAAAAATACAGGAAACTATAAGAAAGTTATTGAAATTCGAATTGGTGGAGATACTAAGATAAGGGTATGTTCCCAACATGGTGAAGAACTTATTAAACAACTAAAAAACGAATTAGAATTTGGGAGGATTTGGTAATGGTAGAAGTTTCATTAAGTGGTGTAAAGGAACCAGTTCCTGAAAAGAAACAATATCTTTATTTAGATATGGGAACTACTATTAAACTTATGGTGGATATAGCACCTTATCCCCCATTGAAACCATATTTAACATCTATGTCAACTACTATGACTAAAATGTTTTCAAAGAATATGCTTATTAAAGAAATCTTAAAAGCATATGATGTTAAGAGTGAAAGGAAAATGAAAAGAATAAGACAAAAAACATTTAACATTATAAACGAAATTGTTTTTAAAAACATATTTGAGGGGGTAGAATAATGAAACAAGTGAGTGAACGAGGTGAAGGTGTTGAATTAGTATATTTAGATGAGTGTAGAGAAACAAACATTTATGTTTATGATGATTCTTCTGATTTTTTCATTTTGAAAGAATTGGGTAAAGATGATGGTTTTGAATATGCTTGGATACCAATAAACGATCCATGTACTACTCATACAGATTCATTTGAATCTATCCAAGAAGCCATCTTACCTATTTTAAAAAATGGAGAATTTATATATGAATTCGAAGATACTAAAGAATTTATTTCGTGGGCTAAAAAGATTATTGATAAAGAAGAAGACTAAGGAGGGATAATATGAAGCAAGTATTCTTTGAGAAGCTATGGATGGAAAACTTTTGTAATCACATAAATCGTATAGAGATTGAATTTATACTGGGTAAATTAGTTATCATTACTGGACCTAATGGATCAGGAAAGACTTCAATGCTTCAAGCATTACCTTATGCTTTATTTGGAATATGTGAAAAAGGTAGAGGTGATGATGTATTAAATGATAAAACATTGAAAAATTGTTGTGCTGGTGTTAGGTTTCGTATAGCTAATAATGTTTATTCAGTTGAAAGGTTTATCAAATATACGAAGGTAGGAACTACTGTTATTCTTAAAAAGAATGGTAAGGTAATATGTCAGGGTCATAAAGAAGTTGTTCCTGAAGTTGAAAGAATACTTATTTCTAAAGAAAGTTTTAACAATACTTTAATGTTTTCTCAGAAAGTTAAAACTTTCTTTACGGATTTAGTTGACTCTGACCAAAAAAAGATTTTCAGAAAAGTACTTAAGTTAGGAAATTATGTTTTATTTGGAGATGAAACAACAAAAAGATTAAAGAGTATTGCTCAGATTGTATTAGATTTAAACAGAAGACTTGATCTTAATATTGGACTTCAAAAAGAAAATGAAACAATTCTTAATACACTTCAAAAAGAAAAGAAAGAATTTGATACAAAAAAGAAAAATTCTATTTCAGAGTTTAATGATATTATTAAAGTTCTTGAACAAAGAAAAATAATAATATCAACTACTTGTGACGAATATATCAAAATAGAATTAGATGATAATTTAACGAAAGTATCAGGAAAAATTGGTTCTATAACTTCTGATTTAAAGAGTTTAAATAATGATCTTTTTCCAAAGTTAAAGAGTATTGATGATCAGAAGGAATTAAAGAAAGCAGAAATGAAACAATCTTCGGAAAAAATCAAAACTGAAGCAAGAGACAAAAGGGATAAGAAGAAAAATGATTTAACTGAAGTATCTAAAAATGATAAAAATAATTTATTGAATTTAATTGATATAATTGATAATATAACGAATAAAATTGATATAAAATTAGCATCATTAGAATCTGAAAATAAATATTTAACTAAAGATAAAGAAAAATTAGAATTAAATATATCATCTTTAACAGATCCAACTTGCCCGTTATGTAAAAGTCCAATTAATGAAGAAAAAATAAACCTGCTTAAAAATGAGGTCAAAGAATTTGAAGACAAAATATCTAAAAATAAAATATCTATTTCAGAATTTACAGAAGAAAAAGAAACTAATTTTGTTGATAAAAATAAATATAATAAAGATTATGATTCTATTGAAAGTGCTGAACGTAAAGCATTACAAGAGATTGAATCTGAATATAATGAAACCTGTACCTCTGCAACTTCAAGATTAGAATCTGCAACTGAAAAAATTGATATATTTGCTAAGCATCAAAAAGCTAATATTGAAGAGGAAACAGAAAAAGAATCCTCAGATACTTTGAGAGAACTTAATACTTTAAGAGCAGAAAGGAAAACTCTTGAAGAAAATATTTTAGATCGAGATAATAAACAAAGAGAATTAAATGATCTTAATGTAAGATTAGCAAAAATATCAGAGGGTCTTAAAAAAGAGAAAGAAAATAAGTATGATGAAACTCAATTAAAAGTTCTTATTGAGAAGAGCATTGAATTCAAAATTGATGTTAAAAAACTGGTTGATGAAAGAATAGTACATGGTAGAAGGGTTGAAATACTTGAGTTTTGGAAACAAGGATTTTCAAATTCAGGAATTCAGAGTCTTCTTATTGATGATAGTATACCTTTTATGAATGAAAGAATTGCATATTATATGGAAAAATTATGTAATGGAAGATATACTGTTACTTTTGATACTTTGAATCCAACTAAGGGTGGAGAATTTAGAGATAAGATTCAAGTCAATGTTTTTGATAATGTAACACATGCTGATAGTAGAGTTAAGTTTTCAGGTGGTCAAAAGAGATTAGTTGATATAGGATCCATATTAACTTTACATGATTTACAGAGTCAAGTTCAAGATATTGAATTTAATATTCTACTTTTTGATGAGATTTTTGATTCACTTGATGAGCAAAATACTGAGTATACTGCTAAACTTATAAGGCAAGTATCTAAAGATAAATGGACAGGAGTAATATCACATACCAAGATTGATGCAATAGAAGCAGATGAGATATTATCATTCAGTTAAAGAAAGGAGATTTTATGAAAATTAGAGGAGATTTTGTAACTAACAGTAGTTCCACAAGTTATGTAATTGATGTAAAAGCAAAACTAACTGCTGAGGAATTTGTTAATGATCTTTTTAATGATGAAGGTTTTAAAGGGGAATTAGATGGATATGAATGGTGGGAAGATACAAGAGAAAGTGTACTAGAATCATTAAAACAAGAAGGAACTTTTCCTTTAGAAGTTGGTGAACATACTATAGTTTGGGGAGATGAAGATGGAACATCATGTGGAAGAGTATTTGATTATTGTCTAAGATCAGGATTTTCATTTGATATCTTTGAAGTTAGATATAAAGAATCTTTGAGATAAGGTGATATTATGAAATATAAAGGAGATTTTGTAACCAATAGTTCTTCAACATCTTTTATTTTAAGATCTCATGCACAACTTATTTTACCATCGTTATTAAGTACTGATATAGAACTAGGTAGTGTAAGTAAAGATGCATGGAAGTATGAAAATGAAAAAGTTATTAAAAAACTTAAAAAATTATTACCCTCATTTAATTTTGAAAGAAAATATAGTATTGGAACTATAATTGATGGAAATGATAAATCAAAACATGCCATAATAAATGGAGATTGTAATATTCTTTTAGAATCTATGGATTATATTCCAGGTCATAATGAACCTGAAGGTTTTTTAAGTAGATTTATTGAAGATTCATTTTATATTCCTTCTAAAGAAGAACTTGATCCAGAAGGATATATTAACATTCCAATTAGTTTCTTTACTATAGCTAGTAGAAGTGATCCAAGTACTGATTCTGATAGAACAAGTTTAATGGAGGATCATGAATGTCTTATTATTAAACTTTGTAAAGATTTACCTAATGGTAATTGGAAAATGTTTTATTCTCAATGGCCAGAAGAAATGGATAGTGGTGGTTGGGATGGTGGAGATCCAATGGGTGATTATAAATGGACATTTGATTGTATATCAAATGAAACTAAAAAAGGTTGGTTTTATATTATAAAGCATAATGGAATTATTAATATAGAAAAAGATGTTGTTTGAAAGGGGGGTATAAGTGATACATATATGTAATTGGTTACTAACGAGAAGATGTAATTTAAAATGTGAATATTGTGCTATTGTGAAAAACTATGAACACAAACCTGCCGAATATCCTGATATGAAATATTATCGTGATAATGAAATGAGTACTGATTTTGTCTTAGATACTCTAATGAAACTTAAAGAACATAACCCAGATATGTTTCATCTCTGGTATGGCGGCGAACCGCTTTTAAGAAATGATTTAGCAGAGATTATCAATTTTTGTAACAGTCAGGATATAAACTATACTATCATTTCTAATAATTGTGATGAAATTGATCCTTTATTTCAGAAACTTATGAATGATGAAATTAAGGGTTATACTGCATCTATAGATCCAATAGTTATGGCGTGTAGTGATAGTATTAAAAAAACTGATAGATATAAAAAATCTAAACATGGATTTCGTAAATTGATAGAATTATCAAAGGAACATAAAATAAAGGATTTAGTTGCTGAAATGACTGTATGTAAAGACGATGTAGAATATATTTCAGAAACTATTTATGAATTAAAATTATATGATATAGCAACGGATATTACTTTTGTTGATGTAGCAAAGAATGTTTATTATGATTTTTCAAATGTACGGGGGGACAGAAGTTCTTTAGTAAAACCATCTATTAAACTTGCTAGAGAGCTTATTAAAGCGATAGATTGGGATTTTAATGTTCATATGCCTGAATTATATGAGAGGGTGTTTGAAATACTTCCATCCAATCTTGATTGCGGTTTGGATAAGAATATACATAATATTACAATTGATGCTGATGGTAGTATGAGATTATGTTTAAGAATTAAAGGAATGGCAACTCCAAAATTGAAAGCTAATAAAATTATACAAAATGGTATAATTAGTCCAATCTTGGAGGAATTTATTGCATTAGATTTACATAGACGATGTGAGGGTTGTAATTGGACCTGTGTATTAATGAGTCAGATGTTAGAGGAAGGTAGTTCTAATGTGAATAGTTTGGTACATTTAGAAAAAAGAGGTGATTAAATGAAAATTATTAATATTAATTATATAGATGGTGAAATTGAGTTTGACATGCTTATTAAAGTTTCTAAAAAACAACCATGGTATAAAAAACTATTTAGTAAATCAAACGAAGAGTATATCACATATAAAAATATATTAGGATTATGGTACTATCCTTATAATGAAAGTCTTGTTGATGAAAATATTGCTAAGAAATTAGATGAATTATATAAAAAACATACATATGATAAATTGGTAGATTTGAAGAAAAAATCTAACGAAAAGAAGGAGAGATAAAATGGCTGATGACAAACCTGATGCAATTAAATCTGCAATAGCATTTTTAGAAAGGATTAAATCTGAGGATGAAGTTATAATCAAATTTAAGAAAAAAGACAATTCAATAAGAATTATGAGATGTACTCTTGATTTTAAAAAAGTTCCTAAACATAAATGGCCAAAAGATGTAAATCTTGGAAATATTTTAAGTAACATTCAGGGTAAACAACAAATTCATGTCTTTGACTTAGATAAACAAGATTGGCGTACAGTACCTTTCGAAAAAACTGAGTGGGTACAAATTGATGATAAAAGGTTCAGAATTCAACCCGAAAGGAGATAATGAAAACAGTAGAATTAAAAGCAGGAAAAAGATTTAAAATACCCAATGGGTATGTTATAGGAAAATTAGTAGTTAAAAGTAGAGATGGAACTATAGAAGTATTTAAAAAAGAAGATCATAATATTAAAAGGGATGATGAATTAGTAGAGTTTTTAGAGAAAAGACTAATTCAAAATAAACTGAAAGGGGGTTAATGTGCTACTTGATGAGTTATTAGAAGAGGTTAAAAAAGATGCTCTTGATGAGCAAGTTAGAAAAATTTGTGATAAAATAACTCTTGAGGAAATAGGCGACAAAGAAGCTCAAAAGTTATACAGTGGTCCAAGAGGACCGAATATATTCTTATCATTAAAGTGTACTGAAATTGATAAAAATGAAATATTTGTATGTTTAGAAAGGGAACAATCTCAAATTTATATAGTTTCTGAATGGAGAAGAAGTTTAAAAAAGAAAGGAAGTCCATTAAAAAGAGTATCGGTTTCTACTATTGGTAATGTAAAAAAAGCAAAATCGATACTAAAAGTTTATGCAACGAAATATAAATTCGTGAAAGGTGAATAATATGAAATCGAATAGTGAAATAATGAGTAGCATAATGATAAATAGAAATTATGCTACAATGACATATCCAGCTGTAGTACCAGTTTTAGATGCAGATGATAAGATAGTAGATGATTTACTTGTTTATAAAAGAGGGGATAAATTAAAACTTGAAGATTTTGTGAACAGAGTTATCGGTTTAAAAAATACATCTGGTCTTATATATCCTCCAGGATGTAGATTATATCATTCCAGTAAGACAGCTACAGTTTTAGTTATTGAAGAAGCTCCGAGAATGAGAACAATTACTGTAGATTTACCATTTGATGGAATTATAGCAAAACTTAATGCGACTGGAAAACTTGAAGAATATGGATTTCAGTCATTTTTAGAACAACAACCAGACCCACCATATGAACTTTCATTATATTTTCCATGGGTAGTTTATGTAATAACTCTTAATAATATTGGCGATTGGATAAGTATTAGACCATTTTTAAGACTACAACCAATTACAGGTTATTCAGACTATCTTTTACAATGCCCTCTTCCAAATATTGGAGCCAACTCAATACTTTGTACTGGTGATAAGATTAATAATGAAGATGAAGAAGAAGAACCAGATCATATAGGATTACAGGGACAAGTTACTGATGCTATAGAAAGATTTTGGTTCAATAGATTTAATTCAGATTATATATCACAATATAATCAGTATAGAGATATTCCATTTGTTTCTGATTTTTTAACATGGATGTATAATTCTCATAAAGATCCTATGTTTATTCACGAAGTTAAATGGATTCCATTTAAACTTTCTCTTGGTGAACTGGTTGATAGCTTATGTGTTGATCAATCACAGACGGAATATGCTTTTCAACAACTAAGTTCAATATTCAGAAGAGATGAAAATATGCCTATGAATGATGATGTTAGATACAAAAGAAATATAACTGAGACACTTTATATATCAGACGAATATATGTTATCAGTTGGTGAAAAAGTAAAAATAAATAAGGAAATTTATTATGTTTATGCATTTATAGGAATTCCAGGAGATGAACCAGAATTTATAGAATGTGAAGATGAAAATGGGAGTGTTCATAGATTTAATGTTACAGATGATTTAATAGAAGAAATCAGGAAATATTTAGAAAGGGATACTAAACTTTATAAAATAATAATAAATGAAATAGAAATAAAGAGGGGAGATATTTTAAAATTAGAATTTCCATTTGAGACTTTTAAAAAAGTTGATGAAATTATAAAATTCAAAGATGGTAATATTGAAATAAAATCTGGACAGGATTATTATTTAATGGAAAGTATAAGGTTCAGTAAATTCGATGGAAACCTGACTTGTCAAGGAAACGATTTAGAAGAAGAAAAAAAATACCTTATGGTTGAACTATCACTTGAATCAAACTATGGATATATACGAACTATGAAACCGGTTAGATATAGAGGTCCATCCTTTGATTCAGGTCAATTAACAGCAAAATTTACGTCTATGGAAAGTACTCATGAATATTTTATAAAACCAGGGGAAGAAGACACTACTTGTAAAATTATTAATATAGATGAAATTGAAAGTCCAATTTTATTAAGAATATTCAATTCTCTTATTTATAATAAGGAATATGATAATGGTTCTAAAAAATATTATATCAAAGACCAAATTTATCAAACTGGTTTAATAGCAAGAAGTTATCCTAATGATGTTGATGAAATTTTAAAAAATATTATGGATGATGATATGACTGAATTATTTATTCCATCTGCCGATATTGATATCCAATTTAGAATTGGAGATAAGGTTGTACATTGTAATTGGGATAATCCATTAAGTATGAATATCATTTTAACTATTACAGGTTTTTATGTCGAGATGTTTGAAAACAAAAATATGTTATATATTATGACTAAAGATGGAAATGATAAAATAGTAAGAATTCCATATATAGATTTATCAAATGGAATTATTAATATTGGTAAAGTAAGATCAATTGCTTTGGAATATAATGGATGGAGAACAGGAGATAAGATTAAAGCAAGTGAAACGAAAATCCAGAATTTTCCAAAGAAGGATACTAATATTATCATCGGATTTCTTAATGATACAGGGACTAAATATCCGCTTATGTTATGCTCAAACCATTGTACTCAATGGATGCATGAAGATGTCATGAGTAAATTTCATCATTATAAAAAAGGATCTCCTCAATGGATCAAAAATAAAGCTACATATAATAAAGATATGAAATATAAAATCCAATCTGGAGATTTATTAGTTAATAAGTGGGGAGATTTATATGTAGCGTTCTATAAATGTAATTATGGAGAAGGTCCCTATAATGTAACGACTAGATTGAGACTGGGAAGAGTTTCTAAACGGGATTTCTCTATTATAGATGAATGGGCATGTAATAGGAGTAGTGAACCAAACGGATATAAAAAATATGGAATTTTAACTCCAAGATATAACAGAAATGCTCAAGATATGATGACTCCTATACGTGCTATTCCTAATCTTCATGGTGGATTTACTATTGACAGGCGTATAAAACAAGGATATAGGGAGGTGTTAGATTATGTTTAAAGTACATATAAATGATGGTGTAAATGAGATGCCTTCAGATGATGTTTTATATATTATTTGTAAGGATAAAGTTTACTTAAAGAAAAAAGTAGGTTTCATGGAAAGTATAGTACCTATTAATAAGATTTCATTTCTTTCTGATGATATAATACCTCAAGCAAAAATGAATATCAAACGAATTTCAGCTGAAGATTTTGGAAAGATTATTACTTTTTTCAAGAAAGTATATCAGGATTATAATAGTAATGAGGCAAACACTGTAATACATTTTAATAAAAAATCTGGTAAATTTAAAGTTCAGGTTCCTCTACAGAAAACTAGTAGTGGATCTGTAGCTTATCTTAATGAACAGATTAAAGGATATCAAAGGATAGGTACTATACATAGTCACGCAGGAATGTCAGCATTTCATTCTGGAACAGATGATACAGATGAAGTTGATTTTGATGGACTTCATATTACAGTTGGTAATATGAATAATGATTTAATATCAATCTCTTGTTCTATTGTTGCAAATGGAACAAGATTTACTTGCGATCCAACTAATTATATTGATGGAATCAAACTTGAAGAGTTTGAAATTCCTGGAGAAGTTTATAAAAAATGGTCGCTTATGGAGGGAAAATATGAACAAGTAGAGGATGTTAGACCATCTAAGACATCTCTTGGGTATAAAGTAAAGGGGGTGATAGACGGAAATATTAAATTTCCAAAAAAATGGTTAAAGATGGTTGATAAAATCAAGTATGAAGAAGAAGCTAAAAAAGTCTTGCCTGAGGAAACTAAACTTAAAGTACATGATTTTAATCCATTCAGACTGAAACCTGAAAGTGTAAATGATTCTGGTTACAGAATTAAAAATGAGGAATGGAATCCATGTGAACAGTGTCCTTATAAAGCGCATAAAACAGAGCTTCTTATGCAGGAAATTTTTGAGGAACTTGATGAAGACCAATTAGAGAAATTAGGTTTTAAAGAAGAACCTGATGAACCTGATGAATCTAGTATATTTTAGTAGAAAGGAGTAAATATGAACATCAAAGTTATAGGTTTAGGAGGAGTTGGTTCTGCATTATGCGATAACCTTTTCAGATTTGTTAATTATATTGATGGTGAATTTAATATTACTTTGATCGATGGAAAGAGTTACAAGGAAAGGAATAAAGAAAGACAATCCTTTTCAAACTTTGGTAATAAGGCAAGAATTAAGAGAAGAGATCTTATTGCAATATTTGATAATTTAGAAGTTTTAACATGTACAGACTATGTTACCTCAAGGAATGTCAATAGAATTATAGAAGAGGATGATGTCATATTTTTATGTGTAGATAATCATAGGACTAGAAAAATTGTTTCTGATTATTGTACTACATTAGAAAAAGTTGTTTTAATCTCAGGAGGAAATGAATTTGTTGACGGAAATGTGCAAATTTATATACGAGAGAATGGTAAAAAAATAACACCATCTCTTACTGACTATCATCCCGAGATAGACAACCCGGAAGATAGATCTCCGGATCAAATGAGTTGTGAAGAACTATCAGTATCTGAGCCACAAGTGTTATTTGCTAATATAACTGTGGCTCTTATAATGTGCTGGTATTTTTATGACTTAGTTGGAGTAGGTAATGTACGGTCGGGTAAGAATTCAGAAGTTTACTTTGATATGGAAATGATGAATGTAAGACCCGCACAACGAGTAGTAATTTAATAAAACATTTAAAGAAAGGAAAAAGAAAAATGGGTAAAGCTAAATGGACAGTGGAAGCATTGGAAAAACATACAGTTTCTCATCTGAGAGATTTATGTAAAAAACATAATGTTCCTGGAATGTCTAAAAAGAGGAAAGAAGTAATTATTGAAGCGTTATCTGCCAAGAAGTCAAGAAAACGCGATACGGCAAGTATGTCAAGAGAAGTTGATAATTCAGGTGAAGTTACTGCTGTTGAGTGTAATGTAAGGAGTGTAATGACGAAACCAGGTTCTTCTAGTGGAAGAATCTCAAGCACTATACAGGTTTCTTGCGGAGCTTCAAGTGGTGAATATCCTGTTGTTGGTAAAAAAGTTGGTGCTGTTGCTGAGTTTCTTCGTGAAGTTCTTAATGTTCCTTCTACTCCAAAGATGTTGGTTAATGGAAAAGAAGTTGCTTCGTCTTATATTTTAAAGGACGCTGACAATGTTGAATTCATGAAACCATCTGGACGTAAGGGTATTGATGTAGGACTGTAGAAATTAAACTTATAAAATGGGGTGGACTATAACAGTTCACCCCAACTGAAAGGAAGGAGAAAATGATTGACAAAGCCATGACAGATATTCGTGATGTTTATTACTACGAAAAGTCTCCATGTGTTGGTAACTCGGTTACGGTGTGTTTATTTTTAGAAAAAGAATCTAATCTATTAGTTGCACGAGGTATTTCTATATGCTCTATATATGATCAGTTCAATAAGAAAGAAGGAAGAAAAAGAGCATATAAAAGAGCGAGAAATGCTTTAGGTAAACGATGCACAAGCCTGGAAATCAAAAAAATTAAGGATTATACTGAATATGATTATTTTGATTTAAGAAGAAAAAAAGTAAAGACTATTAAGGAAGAACGTGATTTTGTAGATAAATTAAGAGAATTCAAGAATATTGATTTTAAGGTTATTACAAATGGTTCTAAAAAATATGTACAATATGATTTACCATATTTACATCCAATGGAAATAGCTTTAAAACAGTTTATTTGGAAATCTTATTATCGACCAAACCCAACCGATCGCGAAATAGATGAATTTAGAGTTGGTTAATAGTTGCTAAAATTTAAAAGTATTTATGATCCCTGCTTATTTATAAGTGGGGATCATAAAATATGAAGGGAGTGAATTGTGAATGACTAAAAGTGTATTAATAATAGGTGTTGGTTCGTTAGGTGGATTCTTCGCTGAGTTTATGTCTCATTTACCGGGATTACAAAAACTTTCATTTATTGATAATGATTTTGTAGAAAAATCAAATTTAGAAAACTCTATTTATAGAGTTAGAGATTTAAAACGTAAAAAAGTATATGCGCTTTGTGATATGATAAAAGATAGGACTGATGATTTATTGGTAAACCCTATATATAAAAAATTTGATGAACCTACATGTAAAAGAATTCCATATGATATGGTTTTTGATTGTAGAGATGAAAGCTGTGATAGGAGTGGTTATATTGATATTAGATTTTATATTTCATTCAATAAGTTAGTTATTGATTGTAATAAATATGTAACATATGGTACTTCAAAACGGGGTACTTATACTAGTGATTTTTCAAAGGATGAAATAAGAAGAGCAGCATTTAAGTTATATGAACATGTTAGAACAGGAAAAATTAAGGAACTTATTGAAAGAGAAATTAAATATAGTATAGATTTGAAGGGTGATGATGATGATGATAAATTTCAGATAGCTGTTAAAAAATATAAAAATCAACCGGATTTAATTTATGATATTTCTTTTGAGGGGCAAGAAAAATTAACAGGACATTTTGAAAATTTACCTGCGATATTAAAAGCAAATAAAGATTCTTCTATACCTATTTATGTTGGTAGAAAAGAAGATTCTTTATGTTCATATATTATTTCTAAGCATGAATTACAATCACCAGAAGATGTTATGAGAATTCTATCAGAAATGGCTAATAATGTATTTACTTATAGAGAATATTTAGTCACAATAGGAATAAATGAAGAAAGAATATGTATAGAATTAATTCCAGAGACAGGAGGTGCATAATGAGTGAAATATTACAAACAATGAGAGAAACAATTAAACCTGCACTTATTAGATTTGATGATTTTCATACAGGGAAAAAAAATACATATGATATTAAGTGGGTTCATCAAAATTATATTATAAGTAAATATGATATTCTTGTGAATAATAAATTTGATAATGAATTTGAAGGAATAACATTATATGATGTTGCACATCCAAACTCATATATTCCAAAAGGAAAAGTAGTTAGCGGAAGCTTTAAATATTTTTGTAAAAAGGCGGATTTTTGTATTTCAGATGATTTAAAAGGAATGGTAATTAGTGGGAAAGAGAAATTATTAAAACAGCAATTATGGGCAATAAGGTTTATGTTAAGGATTTGGAATTTAAACTCGCCACATTTTTGGCCGGATTTTGATGAAAAATATATCAGATATGAAGGAGAAGCAGGAAGACTTCCAATTAATTATTTTTAATGAAGGGAGATAACATGGAAAGTGAGGAAACAAAAGATTTGATAAAAAATCTTTTAAAAGAAATTGTAGAAGAAAAACTAGAAGGGGAATTAGGGAATGTATTTGTCAAAAGACCAAATATGATGGAACAAATAAAAAAGGAGGTCAAAGCACAAAAAGTTGAACTAGAGAAAAGTGAAATTAAGCAAATTGTTGAAGAGCTATTGGTAAATCTTCCTGAAGTAGTTTCTAAAGAGGTTAAGAAACATTTACTTCTTTTAATCGGAGGACTTTCAAAGTTTATGAATAAGAATTTTAATAAAGGGGGATAGATGCCGAGTCTACTAAAGTTTACAGAATTTACAGAAAACCTTCCTGAAATAACTACAACTAAGGTAATGGATAAGAAAAAATTTCATCCGGAAGGACTATTTAGCGAACAAATATTTGGTCCACTAAAAAACTACACATGTCAATGCGGTACATATTATGGAACATCTGGTTCTGGAGGTACATGTAATATATGTAGTGTTGATGTTGTTAATAGTGATGAACGAAGAAGAAGGTTTGCAAAAATAGTTCTTCCGGTGCCTGTGGTCAATCCAGTATTTTATGATTTGGTAGTTGATCTTGCTGGTACCTCATTAAAAGAAGCTTTAAAAAAGCTAATGAGAGATGAAAAATCTGTCCTTGTTTTGGATGATGAACATGAGGATAATAATGATCTAATAGTTACTAATTCAGATGAAATTGAAGAAGGACGAGAAGCATGGTATGGGTTAGAAGCTATACATGAGCTTGTATTTAAGTTAGCAGAGAAAGCAATTGACGAGGAGGAAGATTCACCATGGCAGATTGTATATGATAATATTGATGAATTAATAATAGATCGTATTATTGTATTACCTGCTGATTTAAGACCTGCTACTAAAGGATCCTTAAGAAGTGAACAATATGCAGATAAGATTAATAAGTATTACATGCAGGTTCTTACAAAGAAAGAAGTTATTGAAGAATCGCTGATTGATGTCAGAAGAGATAATACCTTATTCTATAATCATTTCAGACAACTTCAAAAAGATGTAAATGAATTATATGCTTATATTCTTGAAAAACTTTCTAAAAAAGAAGGTCTTATCAGGGGAAACATACTTGGTAAAAGAATAGATTTTTCTGGTAGAGCAGTCATAGTACCAGATCCAACATTAAACATTGATCAATGTTCAATTCCTTATATTATATTTTTAGAAATCTTTAAGATTGAAGTAGCAAAGAAACTAATAGATACAGGACAGTTTAAATTGCTAAATCAATCTATTGATTTTATTGATGAGTGTATAGCTTCAAACTCATCAGTTTTATTTTCCTTATGTGAAGAAATATGTAGTGGAGAAGTTTGTATATTAAACAGACAACCATCTCTCCATAAACTTAGTATGTTAGCATACTATATTAAAATATCTTTAGATAATGTTATTAGAATTCATCCATTATCTTGCCCACCATTTAATGCTGATTTTGATGGAGATCAGATGGCCATATATGTTCCTATTAGCGAAGAAACTAAACAAGAAGCAATTGAAAAAATGTTAATTACTCAGAATTTAAAGAACCCATCTAATGGCAGTTTAACTACAACACCTAGTCAGGATATGGTTCTTGGTATATATGCACTTACTAATAATAAATTTCCAAAACTAAGTAGAAAAGTTGAATATAAAGGGGAAACTATTCAAGAGGATATTAAAATATTCAATGAATGTTTTCCAGAAGATTATCCACTTATTATTGAACCTACTAATTCAAAAGGATTGATTAGAATATTAAATGATATTAATCGAAAGTATAATTTAGCTACTACAGCAGAGGTGTTGGACAAAATCAAGTTCGTAGGATTCAAATACTCAACCCTATTCGGTCCAACTCTATCTCTCGATGATTGTCATATCGAAGGTATTGATACTGTCAGAGATGATATTTACTCGTCTGGGTCCATAAGAGAACAAGTTTTCAAAATCTCAACTGAGAATAAAGACCTTATGGATATTTTAAGAAGTGGATTTAAATACTCATATATGATTGAATCTGGAGCTAGAGGTAGTTGGGATCAAGCTAAACAGATAGTTTTATCAAGGGGTTTTGTATCAAATTTTAATGGTCAAATAATTCCTGAACCAATTAAAAATAGTTTTATAAGTGGTTTGACCCCAAAAGGTTTCTTTAATTCCACTTATGGTAGTAGAAAAGGTCTTCTTGATGTTGCTCTTAATACTGGAGCTTCTGGTTATTTATCAAGAAAATTGATTTTTACAGCAGCAAATTTATTACTGAGTTATGATATTGAAGATTGTGGTACAACGGATTTATTAAAAGTATTTATACGTGATGATAAGAAAGCTAAACAACTTATAAATAAATGGATGTCTGAAGATGATGAGTTAGTACTTATTACAAAAGATAATTATATGGACTTTATTGGAAAAACAATAAATGTTAGAAGTCCCATATATTGTAAAAATGAAAAATTATGTCATACTTGTTATGGAAAATTACATGAGGATCTTAAAACAAAGTTTGTTGGAATTATTGCTGCTCAATCAATGGGTGAATGTAATACTCAATTAGTTTTAAGAACATTTCATACTAGTGGAGTTGCAAATATAAGAGAAGGTGAAGAAGTAGATGAGTTGAAACAACAGGATATTGTTAGTGATTTATCAATGGCATCTAAATTACTACATAAGTTTGGTAAAAATGTTGACATACCAAAATTAGTTGATGATCTTTATACAACTTATAATACTTCTCGTACTATTAACCATGTTCACTTTGAGTGTATAGTTTCTCAATTAATGTGGGTAGGAATTTATAAATGGCGTCTTCTTAAAAATCGTGAAAAACTGGTTCCTCAGTTTCATTCCGTTCAAACCGTCCCCTCATATGAAAGCTGGCTTATGGGTCTTGCTTTCTCAAATCCTAAAAAACATATTATTAAAGGGATATTACAACCAGGACTTTATAAAGGGATTATGGATAAAATATTATGTGGTGAGCGAGTTTAGGGGAGATTTTATGATTGAAAAAATTAAAAAAATAATTAAGGAACATTGTTCTACTAAAATACAGATTATAGAAAATGGTATATATCAATCTATAGTTTCTGAGATTGCGGTATTATCTTTAGAACCAGAAGTTTTAATAATATCTTTTTCTGCTGCTCTATCTCCTGATATTTCAGCTACGTTGATACAAACACTTATGCAAAAAATTAATGTAAAAATTCTTATTGCTAAAATTCATATGGTTACTAAAGAAGGTGATATTATTTTTGGATACGATGCTGAAAAGTATTTTTATGAACGCGTTAGAAAAAATATAGAGCAAAATATTAGGAGAAAAATAGCAAGAGAATACAGTGAGATGAATTTTCTTATACACTCAAGGGGTCATGATTGTTGAAAGGAGGAGTACTTTTGAATATAGCTAATCCAGTTTATAAACTTGCAGAGAAGAATATTTTTGATATAAGAGCTAATGAATATAGTTCTTTATTAGAAGATATTAAAGTGATTATAGCACCTGTGGCTGATATTGGTTTTGAAGTTGTGGAATGTGAATTTAAGGAACCAAGATTTTCTACAGGTGATATAAGCAGAACATTGAAAAAAACATTATCAATTAGACTTCAGAAAGGGACGTCTTTAATAAATTTATCAATACAAATTCCAAAACTTATTGATAATAATTATATAATTATAAATGGCAGGAAAAAAATTCCTCAGTTTCAGTTTTTTGATATTCCAGTTGTTACAAGAGGAAAGAGTATAAAACTTAGAACCAACGTTACTCAAATAATGGTTTTTGAAGATAGAAAAGATTCACCATATACTTATATTAGTATTTTAGGAAGAAAGGTTCCTTTACATTTAGTAATGTTTGCTTATTTTGGTGTAGAGGAAATGAATAATAAATTTAAACTATCTTCTTTGAATTCTGATAGTTTTAGTAATGATGGAATGTATGGTGCTTTCTTAAAAGATATTTTAGATTTTTATGATGAAAATAAGAGAACTTCACAAGATGATATTATTAAAGAGTTAGGAAGACATTATTCAAAATATAATGCCAAAGGTAAGGGTGAAGATTTAGTTTTTGCATTAGACCTTATTATGAAGTGTGATGTTATGACTTCAAGGTTTTTTCATACTGATTCTGTTCTTGATGAATTAATCTATACAATGGAATCTGGAGGTTTTGATGATACAGACATGCAGAACAAGAGAATACGTTGTTTTGAATATATGATATTATCAAAGGTAAGTAAAATAATCTTCGATTTCTGTATTACTAATAGAACTGCCAGACAACCAAAGTTTAATGTAAATTCTACACAAATTCTTTCAGAATGTAATGTTTCAGATATAATTCAATTTGACTTTTCCATAAATCCAATAGAAGAACTCACAAAGTTAAGTAGAACGAGTTTAGTTGGTCCTGGAGGTTTTAATAAACAAAATGTACCTGAGCATTTACGAGATATTAATGATACAATGTTTGGTAGAATTTGTCCGGTGGATACTCCTGATAGGGAAAATTGTGGAGTGTTACAAAACTTAATTCCAAATGTTCCGTTAGATGAAAATTTACGTTTTACAAATGAATATCTTGAAAAGCAACCAATTTCAATTCCAGTTTCAATGGTTCCTTTTTTAGAGCACGATGATCAAACCAGACTTCAAATGGCATCATCACAAATGAGACAAGCAATCATGTTACAAAATTTTGATGTACCAATGATTCAATCTGGTTGCGAAGGATTATATACTGATAAAACACAGTTTGTTAAAGTTGCAAAGGAGGATGGTGAAGTAGTTTATTTAGATGAAAAATATCTAATTCTTGCTTATGATAATGAAGAAGTAGATATTTTTAATATATCTTATAGAAAGATATATATTTCAAATCTTGATGTCTTAAAAATTTATGTCAAATTTGGTGACAAAGTAAGTAAAGGTCAGATAATAGCAGAGAGTAATTATTGTACTGACAATAAGATTAATATTGGAAAAAATTTACTTACTGCTGTAATGGAGTGGTACGGTTATAACTATGAGGATGGTATAGTAATATCTGAAAGACTAAGAGATGATAATGTACTTACATCAGTACATTATATGGATTTGTCATTTACAATTCCACCTCATAAACTCTTATTAAGTTTGGATAAAAATGTTTTTAAACCACTACCTACTAGAGAGGATAGAATTAAAAAGGATGATACATATGCCATTATAAAAACTATACCTTCTAATCAGCAAGAGTTTCTTGATATTTTCAAACAGGAAAAGAATTTATATGCAAGAAAAAATTTGTATATCACAGAGTGTAATATATTTGCTAATGAATGGAATGAAGATGTTCCTGAATATAAAGAATGGGTAGAGAAAAAAATTACAGATCAGCAAGAGAAAGAGACTGATTTACGAAGGGTAATATCAGAACACCTTCCTAAAAAAGAAGCAATAAAGTTTATCAAAGATAATGAATTAGACACACATGCAAACATAGGAAAATTCAAAATTAAGAATGAAAAAATTAATGGAATTTTCGTAGAGTTATTCGCAATATTTTTCAGACCTATTCAGGTTGGTGATAAAGTTGGAAACAGACATGGAAATAAGGGAGTAATTTCAACAATTGTTCCTCATGAAAAAATGCCACAATTACCTGATGGTCGTCATGTTGATATATGTATAAACCCTCTGGGTATCATCAGCAGAATGAATATTGGACAGCTTTATGAATTACATTTAGCTATGTCACTTTCTGATTTAAGAAAATATATGAAATTAATTCTTGATAGAAAAATTAAAAGAGTTGAAGGATTAGATGATGCTCAAATACAAAAAATGTTAAAATTATACTTACTTAATTATATCAAAATTATTGACAGAACCGATGGTGGATGGTATTATGAACAATTTAATCAACAGCTTCCAGGAGAAATTACTGAGAAGTTTATTGATAGTATTGTTTTAATTCAACCACCATTTGAATCAGTAGACTTAGATGTTACCAGAAAAGCACTTGAATATACAAATACTGAATTCAAAAGAGAAGTGTACGAACCTATAGCAAAAGAAATTATTAAGAATAGAATAGCTGTAGGTTATATGTACTTTTTCAAAATGGTTCATATTTCTGAAACAAGATTATCAGCTAGAGGAATAGGATCATATGCAAGAAAAACATTACAACCTTTAGCAGGAAGAAAACATGGTGGAGGTCAAAGAAGCGGAGAAATGGAAATGGCGTGTTTAACAGGTCATGATGCTTCTGCAAATTTGTTTGAGTTTCTAACTACTAAGAGTGATTGTATTGATTTGAAAAATGAGTTTATAAGGACAAAGATAGATTCTGATTTTATGAAAGATGATAAAGAACAATCTATAATTCCAGAGTCTGTAAGATTATTAAATGCTTATTTAAAAGCCATAGGTGTAGAAAGGTAGGATATAAAATGGAATTTATTGAATTAATGAAGAATGAAGTAGGATTTATTGGTATTCTTTTAATTACACTTTCAATTATTTCTAAACATTTTAGAAATGAAATTAAAAGTCTTTTTAAGAGAAAAAAAATAAGGAGGTGATATGAGCGATTTACCGGATATTCAACAAAGCGAACCTGAAGTAAAAATTCCAATTCAACAGGTTGGAGTTGAAAATGTTGAAGTTCCGTTTATGTTACAATCTAGAAACGGCAACTATAGAAATATGGTTGCCAATGTTTCTATGAGGGCAAGTTTAGAATCTAACATAAAGGGTATTTCAATGTCAAGATGCATACGAACTTTACGTGGGTATCTTGATGAACCATTGAAGCAATCATTAATCCTTAATATTTTAAAAGATCTTAGGGATAATTTAGAAACTGATCATGTTTATATGAGATTTGACTTTAAGTTACCAATTATAAAACAGTCAATAAAATCTGATAATGAGTTTCCATTATTTTATGATTGTAAGTTTGAAGGACAACTTTTGGATGAAGATGAATTTAAATTCTTTCAAGGAGTTAGAGTTCAATATGCGTCATATTGTCCATGTAGTAAAGAGTTAGTAATGTACCTTGCTCGAAAAGGTCGTGGAGCTGCACCTCATGCACAAAGATCATTTGCTAATGTTCTTGTAGAGGGACATCCTCATCATCTAAAAGGTCCATTATGGTTGGAGGATATTGTTGATATAGTAGAAAAAGCAGTTAAGGTTCTTCCATATCCTATTATCAAAAGAGAAGATGAAATGACAATTGCTAAACATGCATGGAAAAATCCGATGTTTGTTGAGGACGCTATTAGAGCAATAGCGCAAGGTTTAAATAGTAATGATAAAGTAACTGACTGGATTGTCAAATGTGTACATGAAGAAAGTATTCACACAAGTGAAGCTGTAGCAATGATGTATAAGGGTATAAATGGTGGTTTTAATTCTAATAACTATTTTTAAATGAAAGGGAAATGAAAAATGACTGAAAAAAAATCTGTAGCAAAAACGCACAAAAATGTACTTGATCATGGTGTTATGCAAAAAGTTTTAGACCGGGGAATCCATCCGGATCTGATTATAAGTGAAGTTTCTAACTGGTGGGTTTATGATCTTTATAAAAGAAAACCTGCACCTGCTCTTAGAGATGGAGTGTTTGTTGGTACTGATTTGGATTTAGCATGTTTCTTATCCACTCTTGCCTATAGACATGCTCATGTAAATATTCCTTTTTATAAGAGCATGAGACCAAAAACTATAACTGAAGGTATTAAAGTTGTATCTGAAGGAAATAGGAATGGTCCAATTTTAAGTCTTGTTTCTAACAAGGAAGTATTTTCATTTGGCCTGAGGATTAATGATGATAATGTTATAGAAGATGGAGTGAGGGGAGTACCAAGATCATTCTCTGTAACTGCTCCAGATGGTAACTGGTACGAAGGGTGGAAAACAATTCAATGGGATCCAACCAGAAGCGAAAATAGTTTCCTTAATGAAAATGAACTATTTACAGGAAACAGACTGGTTTTCAAAGATTTTGTTCATCCTGCAAGATGGCAAACATTTTATGGTCATCATTATTTTATAACAAAGGTTCTTATTGAGAGATTGACTGAACAAGCGAAAGATAATTTCGCTCAGATGAAAAGAATGATTTCTGAAGGAATTGAATATCCTGAAACTGAGGAAGAAGGAAAACCTAAAGATCGGGGTAAATCAATGAAAGCAGATGGTAAATCTGTAAAGTTTAAATCTCTTGAAGTACATATAGACGTTCCTGACTATAATGATTCCTATCCTAAAGTTGAGAGTAGTCAAGAGAATCTTGTCAGACTTACAAAAGAAAGAAGATTATGGAATTATACAATTGTTCCTAATCTAAGGTTTGCAACAAGAGTTACCGAGCTTGCTTTTATGAAACATGATACAGGGAGGATTCCAACATGGTTGAAAAATTGTACATGGGAAAGTGATTATGTCCAAAAAGGTAAGAAGATTAAATGGGACAGACTCGTATTATTTCAACCCGGTCCAGGAGAAGTTGGAGTATCAATTCGTAAGAGAGAGAAGTATAAATCAGAAATCATGGCAAAGGATTATGTTTATAATGAATAGGTGAATCTATGGAAAACTTTGTACAAAAAGAAAACCCTGATAAAGAAAAGGATTTTATCAGGGTTGGTGATCAAAGGATCAATATGAATAACATATCTCATTATAAACAAATTAGAAATAGAATTATATTCTATAAAGTTTATACTGTTCCTTTAGATAATGATAAAAGTATTTATATTGATTTTCAAAATGTCGGAGAAGTTAATAAAGCAATTACAAACCTTGATAATAGATATGTAGGTTTGGTTCTTAAAATGTAGAAAGGAGATTAAAAATGGATAGAGGAACTTTATTTGATTTATATTTAAAGGAAAGAGAATATCAACAAAAAGTATTTGGAGATTATCAATTTGATAAAAATTTAAATATTGCAAGTTTTTTACAATTTATCGAAGTTACATTAGATAAAGCTAAGAAAAGTTATGTTGAAAAATGGGATTCTGGAGAACTTCCTCCATGGTTAAATTACAATAAAGAATCTTGTTCTGGTAAAACTTCACCTGTTGAGACTTATGAATATTTAATAAAAATATTTGCATTATCTGGAGCAGCTATAGAAGCGTTTACTGATATAGATCCTGCAAAGTGGAGAGAAGATTTAGAAGTAAAACAAAAATGGAATCGGAGGGAGATTAATGGAAACACCGGAAGTGAAAGTTGAAAAGGAAGAAAAAAAAGAAGATAAAAAAGTACCTTTACCTAAGGAGGGAAAAATTTTCATGTTGGATGGTTATGAATATAGGGTAGTATATATAAATCAAGGTAAGAATAGATTTTCGTGCTGCCCTGCTAAACAAGTTTATTAAGGAGGTTTTTAAATGGATAATTTATCTCAAGTGATTCAGGATGGAGATGTGACACCTGAATCATATGAAAATTCTGAAGAAGCTCTTCCAGGTGGAATAATAAGACAAGAAGATACTTCAGAATCTATACCAGATCCTGTACAAGAAGAATCTGTAGAGATAGGAATTACATCATTGTCTGAATGGTTTAAATCTAATAACGAAAATTTTGATAATGTAAATTATGTCAGATTAAATGTTAAAGGAGTTGATCCAGACGAGACTTTAATATTCACTATTTCTGATCCGAAAGGGGGAAAAGATAAGCGAGGTTTTGATAAAAGAAATATTAAAGTATTTGAAAATGCAAATCAATTTCCTGTTCTTGATTTACCTGGTACTACAATGGAAATATATACCAATTGTTTTATAATTACTAATGATATGAGTGATGCAAAATTTCTGAAATGTTACGGGGTGAAATCAGGTTTGATTGTATATTTCTGTATAAATATTGAAGGAAGTTTAATTCCGTATGCAAGAACTAAAATGAAGAAAAGAGAAAAGGGAGTTAAATTAATTAGTGCTGATACAACAGGTATACTTTCAAATTTAGCAGCACCAATTGATCCTGAGCTTTTAATACTTCAGTTTGCACAAATAAGAAAGTCCATTGAATCTATCACAACTAAAGATGAAGCTATAAAATGGTTCATGGAAAAAAGAGAAGGTGTAATAGATATTGGACATTTGATGAAAATTGAAAATGCTCTCATGCATCTAACTACCTATGGGTAGATAGTTAATATTGATGGGTGAGCACTATTACTCACCCATCAATGGGGAAAAGGATTATGGACATAAATCCAACATGCAAATTAGTCCAAAAAGATGTTTACTTATATGATATTTCTTCCTGTCACTACAGACTTTTAAAAAATCTTGGATTTGATCTTTCTAATATTGACAAAGATGATAAACTAAAAAGAAATACTCAAATTGGTCTTTTAATGAGAGAGCATCCTAATCTTATCCCAGCTTTGAGGAATATCACTAATTCTACTATTTCGGAATATATTTTAAGAAATAATGTTTCAGAAGATGATTTAATTTTAAGAGCTTATGATGGAATTATTGTTAAAAGAACTCTAAAGGAAACTACTGATAACTTTATTTCTATTGATATGCAAGCGAATTATGATCTAATGGTTATCTCATCTGATAGACAAAGATATATTTCAACTCATTATAATAATGTAATAATAAAGGGGGTGCCTAATAGATATTCAGAAATGGATAAAATGTTAAAGAAGTTAGCTTTTGGAGTTAAGGGTAAACCGAATGTAGTAGTATTTGAAGCAATGCAGAAAATTAAGGATGAAATTTTGAATAGTGAAAATGTTAAGTTATTTTGTATTCCTGGGGCAAAAGGTAAATTCAATATATTCTTAAAAGCTTATGGAGATATTGAAATTTCAGAAACAATGATTAAACTTTTGACTACAGAAGATGTTGATAAAGAGAGATACTTTGATTATTATATAAGACCATTTTGTGAATCTATAACAATAGAATACTTATAAGAAAAGGAATAATTTATGAAGAAAATTGTATTTGCTTATGATAAGAAAGTTGAGAATGAAGATTATGTTATTCTATTTAACACTAAAACCGGCCAGGAATTACTTTCAGGAAAAGATGGAAAACCTGATCCATTTTCATTAGAGTATCCAAGTATGATAGATGTAGGCATTATGGGACATTGTAAAAATAAATGTGAGTTTTGTTATCAGGGAGATGACTCTGAACCCAATATGTCACTGTTGGATTTTAAAAGACTTATTCATGCATCAAAGGATCATGTCATGCAAGTAGCTCTTGGTGGAAGGGGTGATCCTAATCATCATGAATACTTTGAGCAAATCCTTAGATACGCTAGAGAAAATGGAGTTGTTCCAAATTATACTACTAGCGGTAATGGTCTTACAGATGAACAGATAGAAATATCAAAGAAATATTGTGGAGCAGTCGCAGTAAGTATGTACAAAAAAGACTTCACATATTCAGCATTAAACCGTCTAATGGATGCTGGAGTTAAGACTAATATCCATCAGTTATTTTCTAAATATACATTCTCTGATGTGATAAGTATCATTGAGGATAATGACGTATGGGATGGTCTAGTTGACGTAGAACGATTGAATGCAGTGATATTTCTTCTGTTTAAACCCCAAGGTAGGGGAAAGAATTTAGACTGGCATCCAACCGATTTGCAATTTGAAACTTTTGCTAGACTAATTGAACAACCCAAAAGTAAGTTTAAAATTGGGTTGGATAGTTGTCTCGTAAATAAAGTTGCTAATGTAAGAGAACTTACAGAAAGTGAAGAATTATATGTTGATAGTTGTGAAGCTGCGAGGATGAGTTGCTATGTTACACCAGATATGAGATTAATGCCTTGCTCTTTTGGATGCAGAGATCAATATGGAAAAAACATAGTACCTACAAATAAAGCTATGATAAAATTGGCATGGGATGAAGGAGAGTCTTTTAAAAACTTTAGAGAAATTTTAAATAAGGATAGATTTGTATGTCCCTATGATAAGAAAGGATGGTAAGATATGTTGTATGCATTTTTTATATTTGGAGGATTTTGGTTTTGGTCATTGGTTGCTGTTGAGATTTTGTTTCTTGGATATTTTGTATATGAAGAAAGGGGATATCCATCAACTGCTGCACTTATAATATTCGCTTTACTTCTTGTTGGTTTTGGTGATGCAACTATTATCCCTTATATAAGGGATAATCCTAAGGCAATTGGTATTGGATTATCAATATACTTTGTAGGTGCTGTAGTTTTTTCAATAATAAAGTTTTACCTTAAGCTTAAAGATATCAAGAGAAGATATCTTAGAGATGGATATGAACATGCTGTACCTCAATTTCATGATATGTTTTCAAAGGTAGCTTTTTGGATGGCATATTGGCCTATATGTTTATTCTGGTCAATAGCAACTGATTTTATAGTCAGATTCTTCAAAGGGTTAGCTAATAGTATTTCATCGATATTCAAAAAGATGTACTATAGTGTTCTCGGAGATATACTTGAGGATATAAAAAATAAAAAAGATAGTAAGGGAAATTTAAAAGGAGGTGGAAGTTTTGAAACTTAAAGGGGATTTTATAACTAATAGTAGTTCAACCTCATATGTGGTTTTCATTCCAGAAGATTTCCAATTAAAGTCTTTTGATGAATTAGATATGCCATATGATAATTTTGATGAAGAAGATGATGATGAAATTCTTAAAAAAGTTCGTGAAGGAATTGAATTAGTTAAGAATGGTGATCACATATGTGAATGTGAGGATTTTGGATTAAATAGACAGTTAGCACATATTTGTAGAGAGAATAATTTTGTATTAACTGATTTAGATGGAGGTTCAGATTCTGGTGTAGTAGCTGGAGTAACCAAACGTAAAATAGATGAAATTTCAAATTGGAAAGGTAGTAAAGATGAAAATAAAGAGTGATTTTATTACTAATAGTTCAAGTACTAATTATATCTTTATATTTAAGGGTGATAAGATTAATTTATATAAAGCTCTTATTAATAATAAAACTACAATTGAAGATAAGGTTAATAATCAATTATGGGATTATTCATTCAATATTTGGGACCTTATACGACAACTTGATATGAGTATAAGAGAAGATAAACCAGGTGAAAAGAAGCATTGGATGTTTCCAAATATAAAAACATTAGATGAAGCTTTTGATGATAATATTATAGAAAATATAATTGAATTAAAAGCAGAGGGTTTTAATTCAGTTTTTGCAATTGGTATTGGTGATAATGATGGTGAAATCTCTGGAACAAAATTTTCTGGAGCTATGGATATGGCGGGTATAAATATAGAAACACCCAATTTAATAATAATAGCGGAAAACAATCATTAAGGAGGGAGGTGATATGAAAGCAAAAGCAGACTTCATTACAAATAGTTCTTCTGCATCTTTTGTTTTAACAGTGGAGACAAAAGAAGATACGGGTATTGAAGAGTTTAAAAACCAATTCGGTAAGTTTATTGAATGGTTTAAGGGTAACGATAATTGGCATGGATTTTCTAAAAATATGAGGTTTTGGGATGGATCAGATATTAAAGAGGACTCAAAACCAAATACTTTTATTATAGAGGAATGGACGTCCATGTACAATGGTTATGAAGATATACCAGATTATATGAAGTATCTAGCTCTTGATACTTTTGTATCTGAATATCAAGATGCTTATGGTTTTAAAGTAGTAGGAATAGAAATTCAGCATGATTAATCAACTTTAATTTAATGAAAGGAAAATTTAAAATGTCTAAGAAAAAACCAGTTTTACACGAAATTTTGGCAGTGGTAGGAAGTCTCAAAGGAGCAAAAGAAAAAATCAAAACTGAGACTGAGCAAACATTTTTAAAGAGAGTCTCTCATTTTCATGGTCAGCATCGTAGTTTAAGGATGTTTGATGATGCCAGACAAAAAGAGAATACTGAAGAACATCAGGAAATCACCACAACAGTTCAGGATAAACTTGACTATATGTCCGAGAGCTTCATAAAATTCTGGGATGCCAAGCTTCAAAAGGAAAGTGGAAACTGTCTTGCTAAATCGGACATAGCTGTGGATGGAATTACAATAGCAGAAAATGTTCCAGTTACATTTCTTCTTGAAATGGAGTATGAGTTGAGTACACTCAGGGATGTTTATAGCAAGATTCCTACACTTCCTCCTGGAATAAAATGGGTAGAAGCTCCTGATATTGGTGAAGGAGTATTTCAGGATGATAATATGGTTAAGGATCAGAAAACTGAAAAAACTCAGCAAAGTAAGGTTATGTACGATGCCACTGATCATCATCCTGCCCAGATAAAAGAGTGGGTTGAGAATAGTGCAATTGGTGAATATTCAACACACAGATGGTGCGGTATGGTTTCCCCATCTCAGAAATCAGCAATTCTTGCCAGGATTGATAAACTTGCTCGAGCAATAAAGAGGTCAAGGCAAAGAGCAAATGGAACTGAAGTTGAATCTCGTCAGGTTGGTAAAGAAATATTTAGTTACATACATGGCGCAATTAAGGGATAATTACTTAATTGATGAGAACATATTATTGAAATTGGTTCAAGCTTATACTTATATTCCTCATTATTTCTGTCCAACAATTATGTTGGATCCACAGATAGATTATCCTTATTTTAAATTACGAACCAACAAGCTTATAAATGCATTGTTGCCCAATAGTTGGTACTTAATCATATAATTTTTCTCTATGCACGGGTTCAAATCCCGTCACGCCAGCCATTACATAATTATATAAATTAAAGTTTATATAATTTTTTAATTACTGGCGTGTAGCTCAGCGGTAGAGCAAAGGGATATTTGTCATATTTAGATTGGTACTCAATGAAAAGCATTTTTGATGTAACCCTGCGGTTATTAACGTAACTGCACCAATATAACATAGCTTAATTGGTTAAGCACATGTCTGATAAACATGAGAACATGGGTTCGATTCCCATTGTTATGAATACTAAGAGAGGGGGTGGGTCCAGGCTAGGATCTGCCCCCATTATTCCGTCTATTTACTAAAAAAATGAAAGGAAATAATATGAAATTAAAAGCAGATTTTGTAACAAATAGTTCATCTACATCTTTTGTAGCGTGGGGTATATTGAAGGAGGATTACCAATTTAAAAAAGAATATGATAAAGAATTGGTTATTCTTCATAACGAAGACAATCCGGAAAATCCTGCCTTAACTACTGAGACTCTAGAAATGTATGAATTGGGAGAATTAGTATGCAAGGGAAATGATCTAATTAATTATCATGATTATGATGGTGATTGTATTCAAATTGGAATATCCCCTTTTCAAATGAAGGATGATGAAACTGTTTCTCAGTTAAAAGAAAGAGTGGTAAAACAACTAAAGGAAAAAGGAATTATCATAACAATTGATGAAGTAACATCTCAAACATATTGTGGTTATAATGGTTAATGAAAGGGGGTAGAATGAGAGAAGAAGTTATTTTAAATTTAGGAGCAGGTAAACTATTACCTTTGGAGTTGAAGAATCCATATTTTCTTATTAATATTGATACTGGTTATTTTACTGGGGAAAGATTAGCAGATCTTAGGGATATGGTAACTAGATGGTCAATAGAGGATGAACCAAGAGATAAAAGCAGAATTATATATCTTGATGATGATGTGTTTAAAGTTTTAAATGGAATTAATTTTCAAGTTGATAAGATAGTTGCATATAGATTTCTTGAACATATCCCTGAGAGTGATGTCTTATCTGCTATCTATCAAATGAGTACTGCTTTAAAAATAGGAGGGATACTTGATATAATTGTTCCTAATTATAAAATTTTAGCAAACATGCTTTTAAATGAGAAAGTATTAGATATTGATTTTTTAAAGCATAACATAACTCTCACCTATGAACTCCTTAATGAACCATCTTGCCCACATGCTTCAATATGGACAAAAGAACGAGCTAACTTTTTCTTTACCTATGAAGGAAGATTTAGATTAATGCATCTTGATGAAAATTTTGAATTTGATGGTAGAGATATTTATCTTAGATTTATTGCTGAAAGAATTAAATAAACCTTGAAAAGTGAAAGGAAATGATTTATGAAATACATAATGCTTTTTATTCCCCTTATGTTGTTGTTATTATTTACTGGATGTGATTCTATTGAAGGTGAGGAAAAGTATAATCTAACCTTTGAAAAAATGACAATGAAAGAAAAAATATTATATGATAAATGTGCTGATGTATGGGGATATTCAAAGGGTAGTGGTAGAACTGATCGTCTAAATTTTGTTAGAGAAGCAATAAGACAGAGAAAAGTTAAACCATCAGAATCAGCTATGGCATTTATAGATATTAAGGATATAATTATATCTACAAATGATACTGTACTTACCCATTCATATACTGCTGAAAGTAATATTAAAACATATGATGGTGCCAAGTTTGATAAGTTGGACCCTGAATGGTATGCTCGTTTGATAGGTACTGATAATTATACGGCTCCTTCAAGTGGGGATCAATCAGATGAGTTTGAATCATTTAAATTTTCAAATGATTTATTATTGGACTGTGAAAGGAAAGAAGGTGATAGTAAGGTTATACTTTATATTGGTAGAAAACTTTATTATGTAGCAGTAGAAGATGAATGGGGTGATTATAAATCTATATCTTGTGGAGGGTGATAAATGAAAATCAAGGGAGACTTTGTAACTAATTCATCAAGTGCTTCATTTATTTTAGGTATTAAGGATCCTAATGCTAAAAGTGTTCCTATAACAATTACTACAGTATATGAAGTAGAATATAGTGATCATGGTTCAGAAGTTGCAAAAACTATTACTCAGCTTGATGAATTATGGAAAGAAAACTATTTTGATAAAAATGAAGAATATGAACAATGTAAACAAATTATTGAAGGAGGTGGTACAGTATTAATCTTCCAAGCATCAGATGAAGGTGATGGAGGAGGAGGTGCAGAGATTACACTTTGTCATGAGGGAATAGAGGAAGGAAGTGTACCTGAAAATATAACAATTATTAAGGGAGAAGGAGGGTATTAGAAAGGTAGTAAATTTTTTAGAGAAGTAACGAAAGGAAGTAATTAATTAATTAACTTAAATGAAATCTGAAAGGAAAAAAAATGATTGATCAAAATGCAGCAGAAAACGTAGCAACTGAAGGTACAGAAAATGTAGACACAGACGTAGCAGCAAATGGTGATCTTGATATTGAAAATCTTGAAAATCTTGAGGAAGCTCTTGCAGCTAATGATATCGGATCTGAGACTGAGGGAGATCTTACTCCTGAAGCAACTGAAGCAACTGACACAACTGATGATACAGACGCCGGGGAAGATACCCAGGAAGCACCAGCAGATCCTGTACGTAAGGACTTTGCAGATAGAGCAACTGATATGGGTTTGGTTACATTATCTCCTGGTTGTTTTCATTATGTTGATACCCGCAGTGAAGTTGCTTATATGAATCTTGTAACAATGGGTGGGGAACATAACCCAATAGCAGATACCCTTATTCCTCATATTGCAATATTTACAAAGAGTATTGCAGCTGATTCTGTATGGAAATATGTTGGTCCAATATCCAATTTTTATAAGTTTGAGGGTAATGCTGCTCTGATTGACAGAATAAAGGAGTCTTTATCCGAAGTTGGTTCTCCGGTATTTAGTGAAGAGAACTATCTCTCCGCAAATTTTGCCACAATGAGACATGAAATAATTATTTCAAATGCCCAGAACGTTGCCCAGGTTGGAGATGTATTTCCGATGATAAGTGTCAGAAATAGTTATGACGGAACCAAGGCAGCGGATATTACATTCGGGATGTATTTCAGTAGCGGTGATGATGGGGATGTAAGATTCGGTTCAAAGAACAAACTTGGTTACATTCGTCAGATTCACATCGAAGGTGCCTCCACTATTTTGAGTTCAGCAATGGGTGAATATGTTACTGTTTTCACACAGAATATTGGTGACATGATTACTGCGAATATTCAAAGTCCTGTTACTGAAGATGATATGATGAAACTTCTGGACCTTATCGAAAAGAAAGCTGGGAAGAAAAGACGTGAAGATATTTCTGTTATTATTACAGAAGCGTTTGGAGAAGAAGGACAGCGTGCAAATATTACCAGCTGGGGTTTGTTTAATGCTCTTGCAAAATTCACAACCCTTGAGAAAAACATAAATGCAAAGACAATCCTGGAAGATGTTGTTGAGCGTGTGTTGGTCATTCCTGAGCAAATGATAAATGCCCTCGCTGCTATAAATGGATAGTTAATATTTATAGTAGATAACCCGGTAGTGCGACTAGGATGAGTTCTTAGTCGCACTACTCTTCTCGAAGAGTTTTACTCATAAATGAATATATATAACAACTTGGTTTATAATGGAATACGAAATTTCCACAAAAAGGAAGGAATTCTATGCTAAAATTCGAAAAGCAGCAAACTAAAAAATGGAACATTTTCAAGGATGATGAGATGGTTAAAACTCTTAATTTAGATTCATCCACAATAACAAACAAATTTTTCATAATTACTGATTTCATAGAAAGACTATCCATTCAAATTGGAGAATCATTTGATGAATGGTTTATAGATATATTTCTTAATTTAGGATCATTAGAACTTAAAGATATGGTTGATAATATTAATAAACTTAAGGAATTCGTTGATGAATACATTGATAATTTACAAATTGATTATGAGACTTTTGTAAATAGAAAGAAAGTTAAAAAAGGAACTATTCTATTTGAGCCAAATGAGATTAAAAGCATTATAAGAACTTCAAATTATCTTAAAATATTTTCAGTTTTATTTAATAGTGATTTAAAACTTCCTAAAAAGATTAATAAAAAACTTTATAATATAATTATTGATGAAATTATCGAAAAACAAATTGTAAGTAAAATTTTGAATGTTGTTAAGACTAAAACATATAGATATAATCTTACTGATGCATATATGTGGGAGTATTTAAAGAATATGCATTGTAAAACTATAGATACTCATGCTGATGAAATATTCAACTTCATAATGAATTCAATTGTGGTATTATGTGAAGAACAGAAAAATCCAATTACATATTTTGTTGGTGTAGTAGATGAATCAGTTAAATGGTTCTTACGATCTGTTTATAAAAGAGTTATGATTTATGATGATGAGATTTCTACAGAAGATATTCATAGTTCAGATAGAGATAATTTAAAAACATATTCCTTTAATGATACATTAGGTAAATTAAAGGTTATAGCATATGAACAAATTCATGAAGCTATTGAATCAGAAAGTCGTTTTATTATAGAAGATGATGCAAATGATAAAAGAGTTAATGATTTTCATAATCGTATCACTTCTATTGAATATATCTCACCTCTAAGTGATTGTTTAATATTTCCACTTTTATCAGAAATGACAGATATTCCATACAGTTATTTTTCAACAGTTTCACCAGAGTATTCTGCTATTTTATCTGTTTATATACACTCAATTTTGAAAAAAGTATTTAAGAATGAATACAGTGATTTATTCAGTTTACTTGAATTTTATCCAGTAAGTCAACCAGCAAATGCTACAACATATAAAATTAAAAATGTTAATAATGAACTTGGTTTTATAAATATTCAACAAAGTGTTGAAAACTTTTTTGGATTTACTACAAAAATATTACCATACGATATAATGAGTTTTTTCGTAGGAAGAACATCCAGAGTTAATTTCTGTAATATTTATTCAGGAAAAAGATTGACAGGGATTCCTCTATCAAAGATAGAAGGTGATATGATTAGATTTTATACACTTTTATTTGCTGGAAAACTTAATCCAAAGATAGAGGAAATGAAAAATATAATGAACTCATATTTCTAAGGAGGTGTTTATATAAATGTTGTATAAATGTAATATTGAAATTAAATGTTATTCAGAGGATGTAGGTAGTAAAGAAAATTTGAGATACATAATTACAAAAGAGATTGAATTACCTATTGAACCTAAACCTAAGATGTACATTAGAGATAAAAGGATAGATTTTTATACTGATGCTTTACTTTATGATGTACAAAAAAATAAATTTTTTATAAAAAGTAATATAACTGGAGCAGCAAGATATTATCATGGTGATGTTTATGAAGAATGTCAAAAGGTTATTAAGAAATTTAAAACTTCTGGTTGGAAAGTAAAAAAAATAAAGGGGGTCAAATGAATAGAGCAGCTGAACAACCAATGTTATTTGGTATAAGTTCAACAGGAAAGGTTCAAAAATGGAAAGTTAAAGTTGAGGAACAGGATGATAAAACTGCTTTTTTGATTAGGGAATCTGGTCAAATAGGTGGAAAGATTAGAGAAAATATTAATCATGTTAAAAAAGGAAAGAACATAGGAAAATCAAATGAAACAACTCCTTTTAAACAAGCAGTTAATATGGCGGTTTCTGAGTTTAATACAAAAAGAGATGCTAATTATGAATTTCAAATTGATGTAAAAAATTATGTTCCAAGGATTATTCTTCCTCAATTAGCTAAAGGTGTTAAAAAAGGTAAGATTAAATTTCCATGTTATATGCAACCAAAGTTAAATGGAGTGTGTTGCATGGCTAGAAAATATGCTTCCGAACCTTCATTTAAACAATATTCCCATGAATATATATCATGGGCAATACATAAAGGTTTACTTCATCCGGTAAATGAAGATATGGAAGAAGGTATTTGTTATCATTCACGAGGAGGTCATTTATTTCATACTCTTGAACATTTCACTGATAAACTTAATGATATTCTTAATGTTAATGAGATGGTTCATGGTGAGTTATATAATCATGATTGGTCTTTACAAAAGATAGGTTCATATACAAAAGACCTTAAACCAGATGCACATAAGCTTGAATATTGGATTTATGATTATCCTAATACTACTTTACATTTTTCTGAAAGACTTAGTATTCTAAATGAAATGTTGATTAATGAACGTACATCCCCAACTATTCGTCTGGTAAAAACCATAACTGTCAATTCATATAAAGAAGCAAAACTTCGGCATGATAAATGGGTTTCTATGGGATTCGAAGGAGGAATGTTAAGAAACAAAGATGGTCACTATATGTTTGAGTATAACTCTAAGGATCTTGAAAAAGTTAAGGGATTTAAAACTGCTGAATTTGATATCGTTGGAGGAAAAGAAGGAACAGGCACTGATGAAGGATGTATAGTATTCAGATGTGTTACTGAAGGAGGATTAACATTTGATGTTCGTCCTAAAGGTACAGTTGAAAAACGTCAAGAAATGTATCGTAATCTTAATAGTTATATAGGAGAACCATTAACTGTAAAATTTGCTGAATATAGTGATGATATGGTTCCTCAACAACCTGTAGGAGAAGCAGTTAGAAATTATGAATAAGGGGTTTAAATATGCAACCAGAAAGAAGAGAAGGTCAAACTGATAGACGAAATCCTAAAGATCCATTTAAATGGGACTATCTTGCTGATAAGGAAAGGAGAAAAAGTAATGTAGTCGATAGGAGGTTTAAATATGGAAAACCGCCTTCCTAATGAACTAAATAAATTAGTTAGAAGGATGTTAAAAGATATTTATAATGAAATAGATTGTGAATGTATATCTGAAACATCAAATGTTAGTATGTCATCAGTGAAAAAAGTTCTTGTTGAGTATGGAGCAAATCCAGAAGATTTAGATTAGGAGGGGATTATGAAGTTACAAATAGAATGTTTTGCTGAAGAAACAACAAACGGAATGTATGGATATTCTGAAAAATTAACATTTGGTCTTGAATGTGATATTAGAGTGATATTTGATAAAGAGGAAATATTAATCCCATTCGATACATGGTCTTTAGAAGCTAAAATTGATGAGGCAAAATTATCAGAGGAGCAAAAAAAGGAACTTATAAAGGATGATTTTTTAAATATTAAACTTTCTGAAATAATGGGAAAAACAATTGAAAATCTCCACTCATTGACTAGATTTTCTATGACAACTTAATGTTGAAAAAAATAAGGAGTGTATTTAGCTTCTTATTTTTTTTTGTCTTTTTTTTGGAACAAAAAATAAAGGAAATATTATGAACAAACCACTAGATGTAGAATCATTTTTTCTAAGTATTATTAGTATTATTTTGGAAAAACATGGTTGCAAAATTGATGATTTTGATTTTAAAGATCGTACTATTAGTGTTGCTGGATCTAAAAAAAATCAGATGGAATGTGCTGCTGAAATAGCTAGTAATTTTAGCGGACCTAACTTAGGAGGTTTAAAAATTGGTAGATAAATTACTTCAACCAACTAGGAGTTATGATATAACTCTTTCTATTAATAATAATCAAGATACATTATACTCTAAATTTCTTGAAGAAATTCGAATAGAGACTTCATTAGTATCAGCATGGACCGCTGTCACTCTAGAAATTTTTATTCCACCTCACGTAATAATCAAAGATAAATTATATGGTCAAGATACAATTACTTTGAAGTTGGATTTATTGGGTCAAGATGAAACTATTAAAGAAAATACTGAACTTGATCTTCTTATGATTTCTTCAGAATTTGAAGTACCCGTGACTACTGAGATGGCAACAGGAAGTCAAGAAGATCGAACTATTATGAGAATTCAAACTGTTACTAGAATACCATTTATTACGATGACTACTATGGTAAATAAAGTTTATGGAGTTCATATGAGTCCCATGACTCCTAAACAAATTATAGACGACATGATAAGTACATATGCTCCTAATGTAGAGGAAACTGAATGGGGAACTGGAGATAGTATAGATATTATAAAACAAGTATGTATTCCACCAACAACACTTTACGATGCTATCAATTATATAGATAGTACATTTGGTATTTTTGAGGGTGTCTCTGGAATATTTTGTAGATATGATAATACTATTTTTATAAGAAATTTAGCAGAAGAAATATTAAAACAACCATCAATGATTATAGAGCATATGACTACTAGTGATAATCCAGTACTTAAAGAAGAAGATAAAAGTAAAGTTTTAACATATGATAATATTCACACTTCTTATACAGGTAATGCTAAATTTAGTTATTATGGAAAAACTTTAAAACATATAGTTCTTCCTGACGATAAATTAAGTGAAACAATTGAACTTGATTTAGAAACTATTTCTCAAGAAAATGGATGCAGTGATGGAAGTGAAATTCCTATTCATAAAGATTTAGAAAGAATTCGTTATTATATTGCTCATGGAGGATTTGGTGAATCAGAAGTATTTGCTAAATCAATGATGGCTAAAAGTATTTATGATATGACAAGATCTAGAATTAACATAGAAAAAAATATTTTAATTGAACCATTATTAAATGTAGGTGCTTCAATATTATTAGGTATAAAAACCTTAGAGCATAAACCAATTGGAAAAAAATATATATTACTTTCTACTGACATTAAATTACATAGAACTGAGGCAGGATGGGAAGCAACTGCTGCTTTAGAGCTTGTTAAAACAAATAGAACAGTATAAAATTTGTACAATAAAATATCCCAGAATTGGGAATATCTCATTTCTGTTTATAATTAAATTTAAGCTAAACTCACTGGATTGCAATAGGTTAAATAATAAGCTTGATCCCGCTAAAAATAAGATGTTTTTACTTAACCTATTGCAATCCAGTGAATCCGTGGTTAAAGTTTTTTTAATCTTATTTTCTTCTAAAACGAAAATAACACCTCCCTTAGGTTGTAAATCATTTTTGTCACAACATAGTCCAATTGTAGTCATAATGAGAAGTCTCCTGCTTCTTAGCATTAACAAAAACTGATGAAATCATCCCTGCACAATAGCCAATTTCCTTCAAAAGAATAATCATGTGTCGACCCCTTTTTAGGATTAATATAAAACTACAAAAGATATAAACAAACTTGCAAACATATCTTTCACTTAGTTATATATATAGTAAGATTTTTTTAAACTGATTGGAATTTTACTAGAACAAAATATAAAAGGAGCGCCTATATGGTTGCAAAATATGACGAAAAAAATGAAAAACTGAAAGATTTAGCGCAGAAGCGATTACTTGAATATATGGAATGTAAGAACTCATTTGACTATTTTTGTTCAAGATATATTTTCATTGAAATGCCAGGTGAAGATGTACTATTACAACCATATGAACCACAATCTAGACTAGTACGAACTATAAATGAATTACATTATGTATTAGTATTAAAGTCAAGACAGATAGGAATCTCAACAATAATTCAAGCATATTCAGTTTGGTTAAGTATATTCTTTGATAATGTTGTAATAGGTATTATTTCAAAAGATGGTAAGGAAGCAACTGACTTTGCTAGAGCAATTAGATCAATGATTGAAAAGATTCCTGAATGGTTTAATATTAAATTTGATAAGAAAACTGAACAGTCTTTTATACTAACAAATGGTTCAAAAGTATATGCATCACCTGTCAATCCAAATGCTCCAGAAAAAACTCTTCGTGGTAAAGCAATTACATTCTTAGTAATTGATGAGGCAGCTTTTATCAAGTTTCTTGATGAGGCATGGACAAGTATGGTTTCAGCATTATCAACAAATCAGATGCATGCAAGAAAGAAAGATGTACCTTATGGAACAGTAATTCTTTCTACTCCAAATAAAACTGTTGGTCCTGGAAAATGGTTTTATGAAAAATATCAAAGAGCAATAGGTGGAGATGATATTTTTAAAGATTTCGTAATTCATTGGAAAGATGTTTCAGAATTAGCTGATGATCCTGAATGGTATAATACACAATGCCAACTATTTGAACATGATTCAAAGAAAATTCAACAGGAGTTAGAACTGAAATTTCTAGCAACTTCTGGATCATTCTTTGATGAAAAAACTAATCAAGTATTACAAGATATTCAAGAACCAATCATTGAAAAAATTAAGTTATTTAATGGTGAAGCATGGAGATTTAGTAAACCAGTTGAAGATGTATTTTACATAGCAGGAATTGATACGGCTCCGGAACACGGGGATGATAAGTCGGCGATTACTGTTTGGGATTATGTAAATTTAGAGCAAGTTTTTGAATACCAAGGTAAATGTAAAGTATTAGATTTTGTTAAAGTAGTAAAAGTTGTAGCTGCTCAATATCCTGGTCTCCTTGTTATAGAATCAAATTCATATGGAAACCAAGTAGTAGAAGAAATGTGTAATAGTGAATTCAGACATATGGTATATAGAGAAACTAGATCAACTAAAAAGATTAATGGACTTCAGACTACAGGAAGATCACGACCATTAATGATTGATGCTCTATATTCATTAATTACTGAGTTTCCAGAATGTGTCAAATCTCAAAGACTTGTATTAGAATTAATTGGTCTTATAAGTAAACCATCTGGAAGAGTAGAAGCGGATATTGGATGTCACGATGACTTAGCACTTGCAACTGCTTTAGCATTTTTTGTTCGTAAATATGATCCACCTCTTATGGTAGGAACTACTAATAAATATGAAGGTCTATTTAAAGATATTATGAGTTTAAATGATGATACACCAACAGGAATTACCAATGAAGCAATACTTACACAGGTTAAGAAAGCACAAAGAGAAGGGGATGATTCAGCTAAAGGATTTATAAATACTTTAGAATTTTTTGGACTTGATTCTCGTTAAGGAGTTATTAAATGAATGATAATGTTTTAACCAAAGAGTTTATTGATAATTGTAATAAACAATATATCGAGGAGATATGGACTGTTCCTTGGAATACATATCATGTAGCTAATATAGATGGAATGAAAATATACACATCTCAAGGTCTTAAAGATCGTTTTTGTTTAGCTATGGTAAAAGATAAAAGAACTAATAAAATTTCAGACAAAATTAGAAGTCTTGTAGATAATAATAAAGTGGTTCCAGCATGGTTAAATAAAGGAATATTTTCTTTATCAATATTTAAGATTTTTGCTCCTATGGGTTCTAAAAGTATAATGGGATTTTATACAACAAAAGCAGATCAAATATTTTTATTAATGGATAATAATATGTCTTTTGGTTTTGCATCTAATAAATTATTAGCTGGACTTTTAGTACATGAATCTATGCATATGGCTTCTACGCACTTGAAGAAAAGATATCAAAGAATATTTGACAAAGAATTAACGTTATATTATTCAACATTTTTTAAGAAATTGTTCGATATTTCAGGGGATATTAATAAAGAAGTGAAAATTTTTTATTCATTTTTATTTAAGGAATTTGAATATAAAAATACATCAGTAGGTAGTTTAAATTCATCAATTACAAAATACACAGACTTATTAGTTAGATTATTTAATAACAGAACTGGTTTAGAGTTTGATAAATTTCAGGAATTATTAATACAATATATGACTATGATTAAATTATATTTTATAAATTTAGATGGATTTATTTCTTCAATACGAAATTTTATACAAATATATAGACCTATGAAGGACGCATATAAAGAAGGTTTAAAAGTTAAAAATGATAAAAGCTTATGCATTCAAGAATTAATTTATCCAAGTGAAGTAATTTGTATGTATTCAGAACTTGTTAATCCAGGAAAGATGTCAAATATTTACAAAGCTTTTGGAGGGATTAGATAGTGGTTAAAAAAATAGATAATAGAGATGCGCTAAAAGCTGGAGATCAAAGGATTAAAAATATCAGCGCTGTTTCGCAAGTTGTAACCGAAAGGGCAAATAAAGAAGCTAGAAAAGCAAGTAAATATCTTGATGAAAAAATCTCTAATAAAAGTTCAATTAGCTCAATAGATAGGGTACTGAAAAATCTCGCTGATGCTACCGGTACGCTTACTTCTGGAATGAGGCATATTACTGCTGAAACAGCTAGGGGAGTAAAACATATTAGTCTTGGTGGAGCACAAGCTGTAAATGAATATGCTAAAGCAATTAGTGAAGATATTAATGTTAATAAACAAGCTTTAATAGTTACTACTGTAGGTAAGATAAGTCCAATAGTTGGTTATGCAACTGCTAAAATGATGGAAACAGTTGTTTTCAAAAATATGATTAGTAGAATGAAAGAAGGACTAGGTAAAGCTTTATCTTCAGTTACATCCAGATTCAAGAGTTTAGCTGGAGCAGGTTGGGAAAAATTAAGAGGTGTCCTTTCTTTTGAAAAAAAGAAACCAAAAGAAAAAATCCCTAAAATGGCCAAGGGAGGGTTCGTCAAAAAAGGGGGTATGGCAGAAATACATGCCGCTGAAGTAATTACTCCTGTTAAAAATATTGTAGCAACCATTGTCGATCAAGTAAATAAGAGAACTGTGACTAAAGGAATTAGTAATATTGCTGATCGAAAGATGTTTATTAAAGAAGCTATGGATGCTTATAAAGATACTATGGAAGAAGTATCAGGTAAGCGACCTGCTCTTGAAAGAATTGCTGATAATACATTTGGTACCAGACAAGCTGTTGCACCTATTGGCGGTGCTATGGGATTTATCAGAACTATTTTTGCAAACTGGGTTGCAAGACTTGGTCCATTTCAAAGATTTTTCATATATGGTTTAAGAACTTTACAAAAAATGGTTATGACACCATTTAGGTTTTTGTTTAGAAGACGAGGTGGACCTTTAAGACCTACTGGATCAATGGTCAGAGATATGATGGCATCTTCATTTTCTCAACAAAATCTTCTTGCTGAATATTTACCAGCTATAGCTAGAAATACTAGTGATGCTGTTAATGCTTTGGTTGGTATACTAGCATATACCTCTGGTAAAACTATGAGTAGACAAGGTATAGAAAGAAAGGAATCATGGTCAATAGCTGGTAGAGTAGCTGCACTTGCATATAAAGGTACTATTGGACTTGCTGGAAAAGGAATAGGAGCATTAGCTCAAAAAGTATTACCAGAGGAAATGGCACGTCAACTTACTAGAAGAAGAACTATGGCAAGTGAATTGGAAGAAACAAAAGAAGCATGGGGAGAAAGAGGAAAAAGAGCTGGTGCTGCTGGTAGAGGCTTGCTAGGAAGAATAGGATGGAAAGGTAAACCTGCAGCGGAAGAAACAATTGAGGCCGAATATACTGAAAAGAAACAAAGAAAATTATTCCCAGCAGCTAGACCTGGCAGAATTCCACAGAAGGTGTATAAAAAGATTGATACTATTATTGATCTTCTACGAAAACAAAATAGAACTGCTGATAAATCTCATAGATATTTAAGAAGACGAGGAAGAAAAACTGCTGATACTACTAGTTTTTTAATGAGATTAGTAATGCCTATAATGGGTATGGTACTTCCAATGCTTATGAAGTTTAAAGGAATAGGTGGAGGTTTATTTGAACTTCTTGGAAGAGGGGCCAAGGGACTAGGAGGTCTTTTAATTACAGCTTTAAAAGCTATTCCTGCTGGTGGACTTATGGCAGCACTTGGTCCTGCTTTAGGAATTGCAGGAGCTGCAGGTTTAGGTTATTTAATAGGTAAACCAATAGGTGATGCTATAGTAAAATCACGAGAGAAAGAATGGGGTAAAGAAAAATTTATAAGAGAAAAAGCAGATATAGGATTAAGAGCCGCTACTGTTACTCGTGTTAGGACTATGCAAGCTGCCCGAGGACCTGTAGAAGAAAAAGTAAAAGCTGCACATGAAGAAAGAATTCATAGGGGTATTGCTAGCCTGCAGAAAAAACGACAAAAACATATTGGTGAATCAGATCAAGATACTATAAATTCTATAAATATTGGTCAGAGAACATTTATGCAAGAGCATATGGATGAGTATGCTAGATATGGATTTGTCACTGTTAATGCTGCTAGACTTAATTTTATGAGGCAAAAACGTGATATAGGTATATATCGTGGAAAAGATCCGCATGGGTATGGAATGAGAAGAGAACAAACATTCTTTAAATATTTAGTAAAAATAAATGAAGGAAAGATTAAAAGTGAAGAAAAATTATATGCTGAAGTTGGTGGAAATGAATTTAGAGAAAGAGAACGACAAGCTAGAGTACAACTTAGTGAACAGGCCAAAAGGAAAATCACATCAGTTTTAGTTACCACTGGAGCAATGACTGAAAAAGTAACAGCTTATTTACCATTTCCTATAAATCTTTTGGGTATGTTAACAAATACAGTTCTTATGAATTTTCCTGATGATATTATCAGAGCTTCTGAAATGGTTTTAACTAGTGGTAAATACACTAAAAATTCTATTGGTACAGGAATATGGAAAGCTGCAGAACTTGTTAAAAAGAACAAAAGTAAAATTTTAGCTTGGAAAGATATTAAGGAGAAAGCTCAATCATCTGGCGTGGCTACTCTTGAGCAAATGAATAAAGCGTATAGTAAATTTGCTGCTGGTGGTTTTGCTGGTATGACATCTACTGCTAAAGGTGGAATTGATAAAGTTACTGCTGCAATGATTGAAAAGAAAAATATTCTTACTAAAAAAGGTTATCTTCCTACAATGCCAGAGGCAAAAGAAAGATTAAGTAAATTTCATATGGATAAAAAATCACTTGCAGCAATGGGTGTTAATAAAGATATGGCAATATTCAAGCAATTAACTGAAGGATTTGATAAATTATCAGGAGCTGTAATTTCAGGTTCTCAGGCTGCTAGTAGTGTAGTAACATCATTTGTGGATAGTTCTCAGAAAACTGCTCAGGTTAGTAATGGTGGTGGTACGGGTGGTTTATCTGGACCAAGACCATATTATGATGAAGCAGTTGATTCAATTCTTAGAGGAAGGTTAACATAAAAGGAGAAAATTAATGTCTGTAATAATAGATTTTATACCTGGAATGCCTCCAGTATCATATACGACTGCTGGTGTTGTTAAAAATACTATGCCAACTGCTACTATTACCCCATGCTTACCAAATTTTAAGGAAGGATTACAATTATTTGGTCTTAATCCAACTAAAGGAATGGAATTATATAATAAACTATTAAAAACCCATGGTTTTGAATTACCTACTAATCAGAAAAAGTTAAAAATAGCATTTCTAGCAGACGCATTTCCAACAGATACATTCAGTAATGAATATGGTGAGAGTTTTCTAGATAAATTTACTCGGATGGCTTCTTCTGGTTTAGCTGAAATATCACAATTTATGGGTGCTTCAACTATTTCAGAAGCTGCAAAAAATATTGGTGGTGCTTTAGGAGAAGGTTCTCTTATAGGAAAAGCAGCTTTAGGTGGACATAAAAAATTACAGGAACTTCAAGAAAGTTTAAAAGCTAGACAGGCAGCAGGATCAGCAGGTGCTGGTCTTGCTAAAAAAATGTTAAATGTAGTTAGTGCTGGTTTAGCTGGAGCAAGAGTTGACTTTCCTAAGGTTTGGAAGAATAGTGCTTTTGAACCTTCATATACTATGACTATTAGACTGTACAATCCAAGTCCAGGCGATCCTGACATGACTAGAAAGTATATTGTTGGACCATTAGCTGCTATTCTAATTCTAGGATTACCAAGAGGGTCTGCAGATAATTCAGGGTATCAATGGCCATTTCTTTGTAAGGTAAGGGCAAATGGAATTTATGATATTAATGCTGCTTTTATAAATAGTATTTCTGTTATAAAGGGTGGAGATCAACAAAGCATTGCATGGAACCAAGCATTATCAATAGTAGATGTACGAATTGATTTTGGTAGTTTATATAATAGTATATTAGTAGAAGAAAAAGCTGGTACTGCTGGAGATAATAGACCTACATTGAATTCATATTTAAATGTATTAGGTGGTAAGGATAATTCTATAAGTACAAGGACTCTTTATAAAATGTATAATGTTCCAGGTCCTGCATCGACTAGCAACCAATCTATATCACATTTAAGAATTAGTGAAGACGCAGATAATTTTACACCACCACCTAAGTATCCTGGAAAAACAGTACAATCTCCTGAAGTAGCTGAACCTGCACCTAGAAGAGTTTCTGTTGATGATCAGGAAAAGGCAGTTGATTTTGCACCACCTGTGGGTCTGGTCTAATTGGAGGTGCAGTAGTAGGATCTTAACAAATTGTATTTCTAAAAACTATTGTTAAGTAGAATGCTAAATATAGGTTAATTAAGGATTGGGTTTGTTTAGTAAGTTTATTATATTCTTTTTCATATTTTAATGTTTTTAGAAGTGATAATAACAAATCATTAATTTGTTTTTTAAAGTAGATTATTGATTTAGTTCTTTTAATAGCCATAAGACTCTTAACATAAGTGAAGAATTCATCTCCACATAAGTAGGATACGTTTTGTAAATCTTTAACAAATAATTCTAGGATTGTTCTTAAATCATCTGCATATTTTACATCAGTTATATTACTTGAAATCATGGTTGCTAGACTTGATCTAATTTTAGTAAGATTCTTGGCCATTTCAACTGCTTTTTTATCAACAACTCTATAAACAGTTATCTTTCTAACTACACTATTTATAACTCTTGAAGATCTTTCTAATTGTTGATGTTGTACTTCACCTCTTTCTTCTTCATCTTCTTTTGGTTGTCTTATTCCTAAACCTTCCTTACTAGCATGATAGTATAATTCTGCAAAACTTTTAATACTTTGTGATACTCTTGTTCTACATACAGTTATAAATAGAATTACTCTATTTACATCTTTATTTATTATATCTTTGGTATAAGCTTTTTCCATTTCTCTTGATAAGAAAACTAACGCATTTGGAATTGTTCCCTCTCTTACAAATAAATGAGTTTTTGCTATATTTTCTAAAGTATATTTAAATGCATCTTTATTACAAAACTGAATTTGTTTATTCATAAGATTTGTATATTGTCTTATTAGATGTAGAAGCATTATAGAGCGGTATGTATTAACTTGTCTTTTTGTAAGAAATACATGCATTAAAAAAATATATAAATTAGTAATAGGATCTCTTTGAAGTTTCCATTTAGCAGCTGGTGTTCCCATATAAAATCTTTTAACATAATCTTTGATATCAGATTCTTTTAATTTACATAGATGAAGAAGTTCATAATAGTATTTTTTTAAGGAAGGATAATAACATGGTTCTGTTAAACCTGGTAATTCAGTTCCTACTATTGTATGAATTTTTTTTCTAAGTCTGATAAAATCTATATTTGATTTAGCTAGTAATATTTCCATAGGTTATACTACTCCGCAGGAAGAACTTTTATTGTAATATCATCAATTTCAAAATATACCCATTCAGGACCATATTCAAGTAATTGTTGTTCTGTAAAATCTAAAAGATCAAAATTAAAGAAAACACTACTTTCTGGTTCTATTAATCTACAATGGGAAACCCCAGTCACTCCTTGAATAACTTCTATTATTTCTGTTCTATAAATAGTTAAATTTGGACCAAATCTACTAGAAAATGCTGAAACTAAAGCAGCTTGTATATTATATACTAAAGAAACGTCGGTAATTGATGAATCAAGAATTCTAAATAGTTCTATAGATATTTGTAAAGGAATATCATATTGAGGTATTTTCCATCCATATTGTGTATAGATATAATTTGAACTCTTACTTTGAACGTATGTAATATCATTAGCATTTGGCATTATAAAAGTCCATGTTGAAGCAGTAGAATCTGTACAAATTGCTATATCATCTCTATGACCAGTCCATGTACCTCCTTCATTACCACTTATAATATATCTGTCCCCAGTAGTTAAAGATGTAGGAATACTAGTTAAACCCATGTCTTTTACTGCTAACTTATTATTCTTATTTAAAAGCATATTATTCATCTTACCAGTAGTACTACAGAATTTAAGATTAGTGAAATCAGTCATCATTCTATAATCTTTTAAATCCATAGATGATAAAAATTCTTGTATAACAGCAGATTCAAAATCTATTTTATCAATACTATCATAGTAGGATTTTTTAATTCCTGGTATATCATATATGATGGTTGTAGTACCATCATTCGCTGTATTTGACATCATATATAATGGTGATAAATCCTGTCTTAATATAAAGGAAGCAGAATATCGTGATATTAATTGTTGAATCGGTAAGTTTGAATTACTTACAGTAAGATAATACGTCTGACTTCCCTTCGGGATATCAGTATAATTTGGAAATGTGTATGAAAAAACTCCTCCATTTGCATTTGCAGTATTTGTCATAGCACGAGTATCATCTGTAGAAAGAATTGTTAAATCACAAGAACAATTAGTACGATCTATTTCATCTGAAAAATATGAAAATTCAAAAGTTACAGTTGCAGATGCATCATTATATGATACTAATAATTCATTTGAGTTAAAGTTATAAGCATCTTGATTTGCACTACTCCAACTTTGTATTAAAAGAGGTGTAATTTGTAGTTGTAGTAGATTATATTCATAGTCAGCATATGTATTTAGTGATGATATTTCTATATCAAATATAGTAATGTATTCAACTCCATCAAATGTAATTACAGTATCTCTTGGAATTACTGTAGTACCAGTGGGAACTGAATAATATATATTTCTGGTTGGAACTATTTCATTATTGAAATTAAGAATAGTGAATAACTGAATTTCATTAACTTTAAGATCAGATCTTTTTAATACTGCTATAGAATTTTCAGCTATAGGAGCATCCTCAATTATAGTTTTTACATGACCATAATCACCTTCAGAAACTAATCTATTTAGAGATGTTAAACTATCTATAGAATTTTGTTTTATTTCCTGTAGTGACTCTTCATCACTACCACCTGTAGCAGGAGAAGTATTTGTTACTGTGTAATTTACTATTGTTGAAGCACCACCAGCCATTGTATATATTCTACTACCTGTTGTTACAGAACCAGCTATAACGTTACCTGATTCCCCTTCTGTTATGTCAGTGAATACAATTACTGTAGAACCAGGAAGAGGTTGTTGTCCTATAACTCCATTACCAAAATATAATCTTTTACCTTCAGATATGTTTCTTGATACATATCCATAATCAGAGGAAGTCATTAAATATAGACTATCAAAAGAGCCATCGTACAACATACCAAGGGTGTCTACATCACTTCCAGGGTTCCTAACATACACCGACATTTCAGCAACTTTACCATCTATAGGAACATCAATATTGGTAAACTGATTTGGTTGAAGATCAGGATCAATAATAAATTCAGATCTTGTACTTTTATATTGTCTTACAGGTAGTACAAATTGAAACTGTTGATCAGCAGAAGTTGTATCAATATAAACAGGTAAGGTATAAAGTTTACCATCTTGATCAATTTGTATAGTAACATCACTATTATTTATTACAGTTACGGTTGTTGTATAATATGTTAGAAATTTAATACCATCGGATGTTTGAAATTTAAAATTACCATCTCTTCCATCTGCTATTGAAAAAGTTATATTTGTATCATTGAAAGGTAGAGGTACTGTTATAAGAAGATTTGTAGAGGAATAACTTGCTTCTGATGGAGTATAACCTATAAAAGAACTTAAGTTATAAATAGACTCTGGTAATTGAGCTTTTGTCATAAAGAATTCTCTATAAACATTACCTTGGTAAAACATAAGATTTGAGGAAAGTATAGACATAACATCCGTAACATATGATAGGAATGATGTTTTTGTCAAGTCTACATTACCTAACTCCAAGTATCGCTGAAGAAGTTCAATAATTTTATCTCTAGTAGCATCTCGACTTTGGTATATTTCTGAAGATACTGTATTGTCAGTCATAATTGCCTCTTTTAAATATTATAAAGACCTGAATTTTCATCCCACATATTTTTTAAACGTTCCCTTAATGTTTCATTTTTTATTAGTAATCTAGTCAAATCTGTAGCTTCTTCTAATGTATGAATCTTTTTATCATAGTCATAAAATGCATATGAATTCTCTGTTTGATCGTTAATATCATCTACAGTTTCACTTTGATTTACTTTTATTTTAAGTTTCCAAAATCTTCTATCTGTATTTGGATGAGGTTCTACTCCAGTTACAGCAAATATTGGAAAATTATCATTAGTTGGACGTAAAAACTCTTGTTCTAATTTTATTATATCTCCTGCATATGGGGTTATACCATATTCAGAAGGAATTACAATACTACTTTCTTGCTCTTTTATAAGTCCAGTCTCTGTACCCTCAAATGCTGTTGTTATTTCTTCTGAAAAATATACAGGCAGTAATAAATATTTGTTCCACTTAACTCCAGATAAACTACCTAACATTTCATAAGCACCACCAAACATTTGTTCATCATCCCATACTGTTACATCTTTATTAATATTCCAGTATGTAGTCTGAAATGCTACAGCACTATGAGCATAATATTCATAAACTAGTTGTTGATACTCATGAATATAATCATAGAGACGAGACCATAATTGCATAATATTTACTCCAGAAACCTTATGTATACATTACCATCTATATTAACCTTCATACGAGTCTCTTCCTCGCCAAACACGAAATCTATATTGACTGTGAAACCTTTTCTATCTCTCATGAAGATTACTTCAATATTTGTGATAACTGCTCTATCATCAAATTTAGTTAGTCTATATCTTACTTCTTCTTTTATATCATCAACTGTCTCATCATCATTTTGATCGAATACATATTTATATAATTCACTACCATAATCAGGATCATATACATAAGTTCTAAGAGGTGTTAATAATATATTATTCCAAGAAGATATTATAACTGAAAGCTCTGTTACTCTAGTAAAGTCGCCACTTGAGGATATTATAGGAAGAAAATCTGAGATGAAACCTTTAGAACCAACTACATTTTGATTAAAAAGATCTATCATTGAAGGCATAATATATACTCCTATTTACTATTTATAAGTTTTGCTCGTTGGTCCTCTAAATCTGATTTCCATTTAAGCATGTCATAAAATCGTTTTACAGGCATATACATTATATCAAGATATCCTTGGTGAAGGACTTCTATACATGTGAATATATTCTCGCTCAGCAACTGTCTATATTCTTCAATCAGCTGTGGACGAGTATGCCATACGAAAAAATTGGTTTACCAAATCTATGTCAATGTCTTCTGCATTACCGCATTGAATACAATGACTTTTCATTTTCAACTCAATTCCGAATTTACCAAACATTTCATCATATGCTTTATGAATTGCTCTTTTATCTCTTGATGGAAGAGTTAAGTAAGCATCAAGTATATCAACACGATCTGAATATATATCTGCTTCTTTACTTTCTTGAACATCTTGTTTAAAAGAGTCAATTATCATAGTTTCAGCAATAGTCTCGATTGATGAACCAGGTCTAGATCCTAATTCTTTGGTAGCTTTTACCTCATCAAGAAGACATGGTTGTTTTATTACTGCTATAACTCCCTTAGTAATAGGAAGAGGTACATCATGTCTTTTATTCAAAATGTCCTTTTGAGGATAAGGGTTGAAGCTGAAAGTATCAGAGGCTTGTATAGTTACTGGATATTCTTTTCGGCATGAGGAACATGTTACATCATAGTTTCTAATTTCCTCATATGTTATATGGTAAAGTCCATATAGTAGAGCATCTCTATCTTTTAAAGTAGTCTTACTTAAAAAGTCTTCGAATGTTTTAATCTGAGCTGGCTTCTTCGTCATAGCCTCATAAATACATTTATTTAAATGCTCAGCAATACTATTTGGTGTGTTTAAACTGCCTTTTAAACGTTCCTCTTCTTGAACATTTAAAGTCCTTACATTAAAACTTAATCCTGTTTGTGGAGTCTCAATTGTGTACTCCGGATACTTGACATTAAATCCTTTAAACGGCATGGTACATCTCCTTTCTTTTTCGATTTATAAAGAAATTCGGTTAGTAAGTTTTTGGGTTATATCCCCTTCCCTTCTTTTTTAATTTTTCAAGACGTTTTTTATATTTTTTAATTTTACCTTCTTCGTAATCTACTCTATCATCAGCATTTTTTCTACACTTTTTAGGATCCCTTTTCTCATCACATTTCTTTTTTTCTTTCTTGATGAGAGTAATTCGTTCTTTACAAAATTTTATCCTATTTGTTGCTATACATGCATCTCTCTGATTACTTATTTTAAAAGTACCACATTTTTTTCGAGCTTTGTCATTTCCAGTACCAATTTTTCTCCATGCTGTCCAACCTTGAGCAGATAGCATTGCGATTAAAACATAGTCCCCTTTTACACCAAGCTCTGAGACTATCTCGGAATCCTGAATCATTCCAAGATAGTCTTCAACCAGAGAGTTTTTCATATGGGTTACCTCTTATGCTGTAGCTTTTTTAGCAGAAGCTTTTGCTTTCTTAATACATGAACTTCTATCA